AAAAAAAAAAATAAAAAAAGGGAAGAAAGAAAAAAGAAGAAGTGTATAATAGAGACGAGGAGGAACGACGAGTCTCTATTATACATTTTTTTTTTTGACCTCATAATTTGTACTAGCATCGTAAAGTTTAAGACATAAATTGTTAAGTAAATAAATAATTAATTATTGATATTTTTTATAAAAATAAAACTACTAGTAGACTATTCATCTACTAGTAGTATTTTTATACCATATTATCAACTGCATGAATCAAAGGAAACTGACCATCAATTAAATTAAATATAGTTTTTATTTCAGGATTAAGAAGCAATAATTCTTTTTCATTCCTGATAAATGATAATGCTTCATTAAATTCTTTTTCAGTTCCATGAAGCATATATTTTATTTTTGCTGCTCTAGGAATAAAGTTATACAATTCAAGTCTAGAGTAATGAACGTTTTTCTTGTTATTTGTTCCATTATCAGCTTTTTCTTCTGCAGAAAGTTCTTTAAGTGCATCAAGTCTCCATGTATCCAATGCTACAATTGCATCATTATATACAATCTTCATTTCATCTGATAAAAATGAAGGGATATCATATTTTGATTTTACACCGATTATAGCTTTCAAATCACTATGATAATATACAAGGTTTGTATATGCTAGGAAAGCTAAAAATGTCTCCATACTAGATTCAACCGCAAAGTGATATGTGAAGTCTTTTGTTACATCAATATTATATTGCATGAAACTAGCTTCGGTTTTAAGTAACTTCATGTCTCTTATAAGTTCATTAGCATCTGTATAAGATGACATACTAAGTTCTGTTAATGGATTTCTTATATGTGTACATACACAAGGAACCATTGTATTTGTGTATTTTAAAAATTCTTCATTAAAACGAACATCAGATAATACATCTATACCTGATAACATCGTTTCCATATAACTGAAGAAATTTTTAATAAATTGAGAAGCACAAAGATTTTCAAACGCTTTCGTGCCTTCTTCAATAAATTCATTTCGTTTACCTTTTACATACAAAAGGTATTCAGGAAATGCATTTAAAAGTGCCATAATATTAACACCTTCAAATCTTGCAAGTACTTTGAATCTGAAAGATCCTATATCATACATACTGTCGATAGAATCTACATCCTGATCCCAAAGGTTTTCAGGATTCTTATTTCTAATATATTTCTCAAGAGAAGGTATTTTCTCTGATAAACGCGATAAATCTCTTTCACGTTTAACATCGTTTTCATTTTTAATCTGGTTTGATCTTAAAACTGCATTTGTAATAGTTGCAGGTTTGTCTCTAAAACTTAAACCATTATTATCAATTACATATAAAGATGAACACCATTTTCTTAATGTTATAAGTTCTATTCCTTTAACATCAGAAAGAAATAATGAGATTTCCATATTTTCAAAAAATTCTGCTTGTTTTGCACTGAATTTTAATGGGGTTTGACTATTCATTGATGCTTTATAAGCATTGATTAGTCTTGTTATTCCACTTGAAGTTACTTTTGTTATTTTCATTATTTACCTCTTTTCATTTCTTTGTATTCATTTCTTACATTAGTTCCTAATGCGTCTAAAACATATTTACATGTAAGCATTCCACACGAATAACGCATATTAGGACATGTATCACATTCGTTTGTTTCATCACCAACGTTATTAGTGACTTCAGCTAAATTTGTAAATCCTCTTGGGCAATCCATTTTAGTTTTCTCCTTTCCATACAGAATTTAATACATATGCAATTTTTTCAAACTTATAAAAATAATTATTTTTAGATTCACTTATCTTCAAATCATTAATGATATCATCATATGGAAGTACTAGAAAACTATTACGCCTTGATATATCTTGTAGTACAACCATATCTATTGAATTTTCAAATTTTATCTCTGAAATATAGATTAATTCATAAATAACGCCATATTCAGATTTTACTATATCTCCCACATTAATATCCCTATTTATAGTGGTTTCGACAATAGGATTTTCACAATTTAAATATACCATTATGATTTGTTCTTTTAATGTAAAATACCCCATTTAATAATAAGAAATCCTTTCAATTGTTATAAAGTAGTTTTTTAAATAATTGAATATAAAAAGTTATATAATTACATTACGTTAATCTTATGACATGCTTTCCAAAAATTCAGATACGATTGTAGAATATCGAAAAATTTACCTAGTAGGAAAATATCCTACTAGGTAATTTATTTATTATATTTATCGCAAAATCCATTAATCATTTGATATGTTTTATTAAATATTTTAAATGCTACATCTTCATATGAAGATATCAACCATGGAACTTTATCGAGTTTCTTATGAAGTAATATCATTTTTTGTCTCTTAGCTTCTAATGTAGCATTACCTCCAATTTTATTATCTAATCTGAAATTGGAAAACTCTTCAATATCTTCTTCGTCATCTTTAATTGAATCGACACAATCGTCGATAACATCAAATACTATATCTACTTTAAAATCTCCGATAAATTTAAGTAATTCATTAGTTATAAAATACATATTGAATGTATCTTTAAACGAAAAAACTTCATCACATAAATTATCGAGTTTCTTTATCGCTTTCTCGGTATCTTCAATTCCTTTAAAAAGTTTTTCGCCTGAACTAAAATCAGATCTAATATAAGAAGCAACACGATCACCACAATCTTCGAGAGCTTTAAATAAAGACTTAATAAGATCGATTCTAGAAATTGTAATACTTTTTTTAGCAAAAGTATTATCTTTTTCACATTTATTTTGAATCGATTTAAGCTTTGATTTACACTCATCTACTTTAGTAATCTTAGCATCATCCAATCTAGATTCAAACTTATCTGCGTGCTCCTTAATTCCATTTGATCTACTATAAAAGTCAAAAGATTCTTTGACAAAAGTGTCATAGTTTCTAAGATCCGAGAGGATTTGTTTAAGATTATTTATATCCATAAACGTTGTACCTCATTTCTTAATATTAAACAAATGTTTTTCGCTTTAAATATGTGAAGATATATTATTTATTTGAATAATTCTGGAGGGTAAAATATAATGAAAGGTGATATCTATACAGAATACGTTAAAATGCTTAATGAGACATTACGTATTTCTAAGTATGTAACTAATTATAACGGTAATTACAAAAAAGATAAAAAGACAGTAAAAAAGATGTTGAAAAATGTAGAAGATGGAAATGGTCAAAAATATTTAGCAGAAAATTGCGAGGATGATCTATATGAATAAACAAAGGTACAAATATTGGGTTTACTATGTCAATCCAGACATAGTTGATGATCTTACTTGTATAATAAACGAACCCAATTTTATTTATGCATATACAGATTCAAAAGAGTTATCGAATCTGTTTGAAAAATTCCATGATATGAGAAAATTCATAAAAAAGAAACTCATATTAACAAGACAAGAAGTGAATAATTTAGCACATGATGAAATGAATCAATATTTAATAAAAAGAATTTTACATTCACAAGATAAGAATGGTAAAATGATTGATATTGAATGTGCTGTGACAAAACAAGAGGAAAAACATTTAGATCTTCAAGTAATGACAGTCCTTAATAAATTAGTATATAACGTAGGCATTAATACTTTTCCAGCATATGCTTTAAAGGATGAAGTAGCTTTAGATCTAGAAAAATTTCGGTTCTTTTCAATTATAAATAATCAAGTTACGTGTAGAGATACTCTATGTATTTCTAATAATTGTATTCTTATTGCTGGTGATAAAAAAGGACCTAAAATATATGCAGATGAAGTTTCCATTTACATACATCTTTTTCACAATATACTTATTGAAGTAAAGAAGACGTAGGTAAAATTATGAAATATTATGTAGCATTTTTAAAAGTAGATCAAAAAACTCGTTCAAGTATAAAAGGACTACAAGGAATGAATTGTCCATTAGATTGGGAATGTGACGATGATAAAAATATATGGTTTACTTTATATGCTTGGACAAACGAAAAGAAATTGATGAAAAAATTTAAACGCCAAAGAAATAAATCATTATTTGTATATAAGACATTTGATAATCCTGTAATTGATCATGATCATCCATATGATTTTGACAAAATGAATGAATCTTGTAAGTTACGTGAGTACACATATCTTTCAAGTGTGAATGGAGAAGAAACTTTAATAGTTTCAACAGGGTTTGAAAATACATCATCATGTGATGAAGGATTATTATTTGAAATATTTGGTAAAGTTGATTCTTTACCAGATCCTTTAATATTCTCAAATCCTATATTGTTTCTACTTGAAAGATTTGGATATTCCTATATATTCTTCAATTATTCAGTAAATTCGTTACCGTTTGATGAAGAAGGTCACCCTAATGACAATGATATTGATTTAGGATGTAGACAAGATGTATTTTGGAATAATTATTCTTATATGGATAGAGAAACATGGACATACTTTAATGAAAAAAATATGAACTGTAACGCATTTAAGATTAATGAATTTGACAGTTTCATATCTTTATTTGGTGAATTATTTTAGTGAGGTGTGAAAAGATGATAGTATACTCATTCTTTTTAAAATATGATCAAACTAGATCGGATGAGTTTGATTTTATCACTGAGTTTTCACATTGCTTAAAGAAAAATTACAAAGGCTTCCATCCTGTTATAAATTATCAGGATGGAAGTTATTTAATCCTTTACGCAATGACAACATCTAAAAAATTCCGTGATATATTTCTCAGTACTAGAAATATGAAATTATTTAAATATTATAAAACTGAGATATCTAATGATAAGTTTAAACCTATGAAACAAAATTTAAATCGATTAATGCTTAGAGAAGATAAGTTGATTGATATAATTGATGGGGATGTAATTAAAACTCCTACTGTTTTAACGGTTTATGAGCATGAACGAATTAATGATGACGAATTTGTTATAAATAAAATTCAAGGTATTTTTAGAAGAGAAGACAAACTTCCACTGATAGAATATGATATTCTTGTAAATGATTTTGAAAAGTTTTTAAACAAAATTCAACTTCAAAAAAGTATTGATTTATTATCTTTTAGTGGAGCAAATGATTGTGATCTGGAATATTATGGATCTGAATATCATAGAGTAATGGATTCTTTTAAAGATAATATCGTTATTAAAACTCTGGAGGTATTTCTAGATTTATTTGGAAATACATTAAAAGAAATTTAAAAGGTCAGGTGAATAAATATTGAAAGTTTTTATGTTTTATATTAACCCAGCAGATGAACGTCCTGGTTCAGAACGTTCTGATACGAAGATTTTATATGCATTAACTTCTAGAAAAAAGTTATACAAGTCGTTTAAATTAACAAGAAACATGAAGTTGTTTGCTATTAAAGAAGCAAGTATGGAGCCTAATGAATTCTCTCATTTTGCTAATGAACATAGAGAATGTGTTCTTGAATGGTGTAAATTACGAGCTAAGAAAGATAATCCATACCCTAAAACAACAAATGAATCATTTGGAACTTGTGTTGAAGAATATAAGTTTGCTATAACTTATCTTGAAAAACAGGCAGTAAAAGAAGAACAAGAAAGACTATTTGAACATGTTGATTTAGACTTACCAAATCCATTATTCTTTCATAAATCTCTAAAAGGAATATTTAAACGATTTGGGTTAGATCATATATTTAAATTAACGAGATTTCCATATATAGGTGATGATGCTATGTACTGCACTGATTCAGAATTAGCAATAAGATCTACTAATGCGAAAATGAAATATTCAGACGCTGCATTCTTAAGAGAAGATATGGATTTTTCACAACCTGAAATATGGATAGATGAAGTCGAGTTGTTTTTAGAGATGTATGGTCATTTAATGAATATATAAAATGATTAAAAATTATAGAGATATATTATTTATTAGTAATAAAGTATTTTCGTTAAAACGAAATACTTAACATAATTTCACATGTTAAAATTAAAAAGAAATCGGAGGAGAAAAACATGAGTGAAGTAGGAAGAATGTACATGAATGACGAATTGAATGCACAGGTTGAAGCACAGGAGATGACAGTTTACAGTGCTCTCAACAAAAGAAAGATCTATCTTGAAAGACTTAACAAGCTGTCTTCTTCAGGTGCATCTTTTTGTGGTGCAATTCAGGCAAATGCCGTTGATATTAACGGTATGAGTATTGAAGCATTTGAAAATAAATGCAAATCTAATTATGATAAGGGTGTAGCTATTTTAAGAAATTTCTATTCCCTGAATGCAGCTATTACTGTAAGTAATGCAACTACTCATCTTATGATCGGTGAACGTGATTATACAGTTGCAGAGGCTATTGTTCGTTACGACCGATTAAATGCTGAGATTGAATTCCTTAACAACATCGCTAAAAGTGTTGCTAATTCTCAGGCTCTCATTTCTAAGCAGAATGCTGATAAGCTTTCTGAGAAAGCAATCAGTGATTACGTTGTTAAGATGCTTTCTAACTGCAATATTACTGCTACAGAATCCAATTCCCAGGATGAGCAGATTATTAATCTTCAGAACAGATTCAGAGAAGATTACATTGCAGCCAACACATACAAGATCATCGATCCTTATGATCTTGCTTCCAGAATCGAGTCCATGATGGACGAACTCAGGGAGTTCAGAGATAAGTTCAACGAGGCTATTAATATCTGCAATATGCAGACGGTTATTTCTGTTGATCTTATTAATGATTAATTAAGGTATCATTTTCCTATTATGATGAAAACCCGAATCATATCATCCTGTTGGGTAAGTTCAGAGATGTAAAATAAATATAGCTTTCCCACCATATAACTTCAATACTCCAACGTATTGAGTCAATAACAGATTTTGGAGAAGTTATACGCCCTTGACTTTTAATCAAGCTTGCGTATCGGTGGTTCGAATCCACATTCATTAAATGTTAAATGTTATATGTCAGATGTTATATGTAACCTGTTAGTAGGATTTATCAGAGATTGATAAATCCACTTAAATGTGAATATTCAGATGTAAGGATGTAAATTGTTTATAAAATCCAAGGTAAAAAGGTTAGGTTATATGACACCACGGTTTCCTCTTGGCTATTATAATGGGAAAAGATATAAAGTAACTGCTAATTGTTACAATTGTTAAATTTGTTACAATGGGCAGGAGTTGAATTAAGTAAATTCCTGCCCGAAAAAGAACTAAGCAGATGGTATGAAAATACCATTAATATAATCACCACTGACCTGGTGATGTTTCCAAAGACAAAGTATACCCATTTTGACGGATTTAAAGTTAGGCATAGAATTCTTCTTTGACGACTTAATATATTTGGTTAATGAAAATACTAATATAACTATCTTAAATAGATATATCTCCAGAGTCATTAGTAGTATTCGAAAAATCCGTCTTTATATACCTCACAGATGTATTTTGTAAAGTATATATCAGAACCACTCTGCTTGGTTCTTTTTTGTAATTCTAGTAACAAAACACCTTTTTAATTTAAGATTATGGAAAGGTGGGTACAATAATGGGAAAACGAAAAGTAACAAAAATACCCAAATTACAATCATTTGAGTATCGAGTACCACTTGATACGTTCAAAAATAGAGATAAATTTATCAAAAGATGTGAAAGACACATTAGAGGCTCTTTAGAGTATAAAGATCTTATGTTCTATCTCAAAGAAAATATGGATTTTAATAAATGTGCATTTTTTACACATGTTGAAAATGCCAATGGTATAAGATCTAGAATTGAAATTCATCATGAACCATTTACATTGTATGATATAGTTGATACAGTCGTTCGAAAATTCGAAGCTGAAGGAAAACCTATTTCTGATATGTACATATGTGATGAAGTAATGGAACTCCATTACAGAAATATGGTAGGATTAATACCACTTTCAAAAACACTTCATGAAATAGTTCATAGTACATATAAAGAAGGAACAGACAAACTTTATATCCCAATGCATATTGTATTTGGAGTATTTAGAGAATTCATTAAAGAATATGGTGAATATATAGATGACGCTATTTACGAGCGTTATAAATTTAAGATCGACAAATCGAAAGAACTTACAGCAGAATCTTTCAATGCAATACTTGCAGAATTTGAATATCTTGATGTTGCAGGTAATGAGAAATTGCAGAAAATGGAAATTGAAGGTGAAGCAATAGCTTAATTTAAGAAGCATACACAATTAACGTGTATGCTTCATATTTACTCCGAAAACCTAAACCATTTTTAGGTTTCAAATATATATTATTTCTGTGTATAAAAATACTACTTAGAATGGAAAGGAGATATAACGATGAAACAGGATGAGTTGATTCTTGATGCCGATTCTGATAATCCAATAGACCTATCTGATGAATCGGTTAGACTTAATCCTACTACGGACGTTACACATTCTATACTTGAGCCAATGAAGATAGAGCCGTTACGACTGCCTCAGCATATCATTGAGCAGATGAAAGCAAGTTATGAAGAAGTATGTGTTAATGACTTTAAAGACATCTATCATATGTCTGAAGAAGATCGAAAACAAACGTTCCAGTTCTATGAGATCTTTAAAGAACTTAGTGTGATAAAGATTAAGCATAGGACATTAAACTCATATGTGGAGGCATATAGAGTTATGATGAAAGTATTGAATGCCGTGGCTGAAGTTAACGGTGTATATGAAAAAGATGCTTTTATCAAAAGAGTATTAAAAGGAAAAATAAAAGTTTCTGGACTTAAGATTCCAAAATATATAGGAAGAAATAAGAAAGATATTAACTGGGAGTTAGTAGCTAAATATATTTTGGATACTGAACTTGATCCAGATGATCTTGTTAAATCAACAAACGAAACATTCTTCGATCTTGTTACAGATGACGATATCAGTGAAGCTGAAAGGTTAGTTGGTCAGGACTTAAACCAGTATATGGATGAACAAGATAGTGAAATTACTGAAGAATACCTTGAAGAGGTAGATTTGGATGAAGTTGATATTACAGGATCTAATGTATTAAGACCATTTACAAAGAAAGAACAAAAGAAGTTATTTAAAGATAGCAGAGTTTTACTTATGGGAGTTAAAGATTCTCGTAAATTTGCATCAAGTAATGGTCATAGAATTTATAGTTCGTTTGCTTATGAACTTACCCAAGATGCATTTGCTGAAGTTAGAGAACGAGATGAAGAATCAGGTCGTCTTAAAGTTCCTGAATTCAAAGGTGATGCATTTAATCAAAGAGACGTTGATAAATATCTTGCTGTACTTGAAGAGTATGAAAGAAAGAATACACAGGTTGAAGTTAACGGAAGATTTTACAGTCTTGAAGATGCAGATGAAATGTCTCTTAAATCACTTCTTGAGAATAATGGATTTGATATTAGAAAGTTCTATTCATATAAATCTGATGAGAAGAAAATGATCAGACAAAAGAAAAAGGACGAAAAGAAAATCAAACGTCTTAAGAAGATGCTTCGTGATACTAAGAAACGATATGAGGAACGTGATTCCAAAGGTGGAGTTAACACGAAGAAAAAGAAAAAAGGTAAGAAGAAAAAGAAAGCGGAAAAGAGTTTTAACGAAAATATAATTGGTAATAGATACGATTCTATAGAGGATTACGTATCTGCAATGGAAAGCTGGGGTGATGATTAATGGAAGTTCATGCAGGTGAAGAGATCTTACTTCATAGTATGATCAAGAAACACTTCTCAGTCGATCTGTTATTTGAATTAGATAGACTTAGTATGACACATAACGTAGATAACAACACGAAAGGTGTTGTTATAAATCAGATACTTACAGCATATAAAATTCCATTTAAACCTCTTGGAAGTGGAACTAATAGATATGCAGTTCTTATTGAAGATTATGTGTTTAAGTTTGCTTTAGATGAAGATGGTAAAACGGACAATAAACGAGAATTTATCTATTCAAGGTATATTCAACCGTATGTAATTAGGTTTTACGAATGTATGAAGAATGGACTTATCGGTGTTTGTGAATATTATGAGGTATTTTCTGAAGCAGACTTCTATTCAACAAAGAATCAATTAGAAATGAAAAGAATCTTAAAAGAGATTTCTAATACGTTTTTGATTGGTGATATTGGTATTTACAAAAAGAATTATACTAACTGGGGTTATAGACAAAGTGATGGAAAAATCGGTATTTTGGATTTTGCATATTGCTATAAACTTAGTTACAAAGTATTTCAATGTACATGTGCAGATAAAGGAATGCTTTATTATGATGACAATTACAACCAGTTAATATGTCCGTTTTGCGGTAAAAAACATACTTTCTGGGAGGTACGAAAAAGAATTCCTAGAAAACAAGAGGAAGAAGAAATTGGTGATATAACAACAAAAGGTTATGTTGTAAGAGATGAATGGACTAAGACAACTCTTAATCCGTTATTTACTGATACAGGTGAAAAGAAGAAAAAGAAGAAAAAAGATGTCAAACCTGAAGAGAAGGTTAAATCGTTTTTATCTTATGATTCGTTATCAGAGTATCAACCGTCACCAGACGAAGCACTGGACATGTTTATTGCCGAATTAAAGAAAGAAAAATCTATTAATGAAAATGGAGGAGACGATGATGGGAAAGAAGAATAAAAAGAAATTCAAAAAAGATCTTTTCGATCAGGATTATGCAGATATCAGTCTTGAAGAACAGCTTAAAATGAGTATGATGTATGAACAGATGTTATCTGGTAAATCAGTAGATCTCGGGTTTGATAATAAACCCGAGGAAACTTATGAAGAAACTGAAGAACTTAGTGAGACAGAGGTTGAAGATTCTCTTGGAGCATTCTTTGGAACTATTGCTGAATCACTCGGTGTTAAAAATACTTCTTCAGCAGGAGTAATGAATGATATGTGTATTCCTATTGATCTTGAAGAGGAAGAAAATCATGGTTCATTAGCAGATAAATTAATTGAAGGGTTGAAGGTTAATCCTGAAGTTATTCATGCTGAAGAAGAATCAGAAGAAGAACCTGTGATGGAAAGAGGAATACCAGCAGCTACCCCTACTCCTGCACGAAAAGAAGCACCTGCTAAAATGAGACCTGTCACAGTACAGCAGGCTAAAGTGCAAGCGTTGACTCTTGAAGAAGAGAATGAATATGAAGATGAAAGTGGAGACGATGAAGATATGGAACTTACCACATTAGACAACACGTTCCCGGTTATTCATAAAGATGAAAGTCTTGGTGATCTTATTATTAAAGATGCATGGGATGATTTCAAGACTCATTCGTTCACATTCTTTAATATGATTCCGGCGAATATGAATTACAAGAAATCCCCTCTGTATGAGCAGATGTGTGGTTTCATTGATTTCGCTATTGCGTTTATTTCAGGACCTGTTCTTGTTATTAAGCAGGGTAATGAAAAATTCAAAGAGTTGGTTAACACGGTTGAGAAACTTGATAGAGAGAGAATTTTCTTCTGTAGTAAAACAAGTGAAACTGAAGTTGGACCTGATGGAGAACCTGCAATTCATTTCCTTATGTATTATATTGATAAGGATAGTAAAGAAGAGTTGGAGATTCTCTTTGAAACATTCGAAGATCCCGAGAATGAAAATAATAAGATCATTCTGGATCTGTTATACAGCGTATACAAGAAAGCTATTGACAGACATGAAAATCCTTGGGCATGTTATGATGGCTTAGATGCATTGATTGATGAGAAAGAATCTGATGATGATGATATTGATTTCGTTATCGATCTTATCAAGAATGATGAAGATACAGTTCTTGGTTCATCAGATTTCGATCATTTCATGGATGAATTCGTTCTTCCGATCGAGACCTTTATTAAAGGTGATGAAAAGAATTTCGGTGTTCTGTATACATTTGCGAAATTGCTTGAGTATACATTTGACACATCAAGACCTGATATTAAAATTGTAAATGAAATCATTCAGGTACCTGACAATTTTGGCTATACAGACTTTGGTGCAAATTCTGTTAATTATCATGCAGCGGCATCGGATATAGTATTTGAGGAAGGAAAACCTAATGAAGAAAGTGAAGAGCAGGTTATTATGGAAGATACTGAAACCGTATCTGAAAAAGATGATATTGACATCGATGATGTTGACGATGGAGATGATTTACTTTCGGATGCCGAAGATGTAGATGATGAAGATGAACTTAGTCCTGCTTCTGAAACAAAAGTTGAACCTGAAGTACCTGTAACTAAGAAGCTGGGTACACCTACTCAGACGCAATCAGGTATTAAGAAATTTGGTTCAACACCATATCAGGGTGGTCCAATGATTATTAAATAATCGTGGTTTAAAAGGGGGTGGAAACATCCCCTTATTTTTTAGAATTATTAATATTAACCATATATCATATATGTGAGGTGATATAAAATGATCTATATGATGAATACAAAATCTTTTATCAAAATTTTCTCACATGAAGATCCTAAACATATTGAGAAAACTCAGTTTGTTGTAGTATCTAAGAGAATTCGAAAAACTGTCGAAGATGACAATGTAATCTTTTGTTCTAAATTATTTCCTTCAGATATGCTTCTTGCTGATTATAGAACAGAATTTGAAGAAGGGTATTTTGAAAAAGAGTACAGAAAATATCTCGATAAAAACAAATTAACTCTTGCGATTATACTTAAAGGTGTAATTGAAGAGAAGTACACAGTTGTATTTTTGTCTACACTTAAAGAATGGAAAGTTGGATTTATGCAGATTCTGTCTAAGTATATCTTTGATGAATTTGGTTATCCGGTGATAGACTATAAGAAATACAAAGTTGGAAATAAACTTCCAGCATCAGTTAAGAATTTCGATGACCGATCTGTTCTTGATAGATGTAATGAAGTTATTAAGGAAGAAGAACTTAGTAGAAAGAAACGTCTTATGAAAACCAAAGAAGGAAGGTATGAGCTTGTAACTAGCATGAGTAAGGATGAAATGAAAGAACAACTTAAAAAAATGAATCTTTATTCTGTAGGTCTTGACAAGCATACTATGAAAGAACTTCTTATTGAGTTCTTCGTTAATTAGGAGGGTTATAATGCTTCCTACACATTTCGAAAATAAAACTAATTTTACGAATCCTAATATTCTATACCTATTTAATAGAACCATATATGAATACGATATACATTCAGCTGATATTAATTTGTGTATTTATTATGATATTCTTCCAAAAGAACAAATTGAAAAGATATCTAAACTTGATAAAACAAGACGCGTGATTAAAATGGGTATACTTCAAAAGAATAAGGAATTTCGTGATAAATTAAAAGAAGCATTTGCTAAAATAAGAAAAGAATTTTATGAAGCAAATGATCTTGATATAACAGATATTATTGCTGTTAAAAAAGATGCTATATTCACTACAAAAAGATGTGACATTAATACATTTAAAAACGTAGAGTTTCAAGTGAAAAATATGTATACATCGTTTATTCAAATTCGTAATCTTGAATTTTATTATGGATATGATAAGTGCGATGTAAAAGGTATTGATGATGATAATATCAAACTTCATGAAGAAGGTATGATGAAAATCATTCGGATGTTCTTTAAAAAGATGGAGACTGGATCGATACCAGACGTACTTTCATATTTAAATAGGATGAGTTCGAGTTATAAACGCCGAGAATTACCGTTAGAATTTTACAGAGAATTCAATACTAACTCTAAATATACGGTTATCGGAATAGATGATACGTATAGTGAATATTGGGATGATAGAATAGATGAGTTGAATATTACGTATAATTTCACTCAAATATTAATTCCTCTTGTAAAAATAGCATTATAAAATCCCTGATATGGATAAAACCATATCAGGGATTATTTTTTAGTCTATTACTGAAGCATTGATTTCAATAACCGTTCGTAAAGTCATATTAAATGATTTCGAAATAATATACTTCATAATATAATCGGTGGAAAATACCAGTTCAGATGAACTTATTTGTTTATTCAATCCAGCAAACACATTAGTTGAAATTTTTTGAACGTCTTCATCTAACTTAAGTATTTCGTATTTCGTATTTAATGAAATATTAGCTCTTAATGCAGAATACACTTCTAGCTCAATCATAGAGTCTATAAGGTCTTTAATTCTTTCTGTTTTCTCTATACACTCGATAGAAATCTCTTTATTATTAAGAACTATATCTTTTGCAATGAATTCCTCGTATTTTTCCATACGAGTTCTATAATAATTCTGTTCTTCTGGATCAAGATTTTTCATCCAAGTCAGTTTTTTCAAAATCTTTTCTTTTTTCTTGTTGTAATGTATTTTTTTAAAGAACTTTATGTAAATAGCAGTCCAACCTGCTATAAGTCCCATGATAGTAAAAAGAATGACTGAAATAATAATTACACCAAGAAGTATATTAACTATTAAAGTATTCATATTGACCTCCTAATTTATGAATTATTTTATTGTGAAAAGCATAAATTTTCAATGATGTAATATTATTATGTATAAAACAGGAGGTGATTAATATGAATCATAATACTTTTAGATTTGAAACAAATGTTGGTGGTGTTGTTGCTATTGGAATAGTATCTGCTGCTATTGTAGCAATAACTATAAACGAACGGCACGAAAAACGAAAAAAAGATGTTGAGATTTTCAAAATAGAATCCGAACTGCGTCAAAGATATGCAGACATGGAATCTAAGAAATAAAGAAATAAGGAAACTGAGAAATCAGTTTCCTTATTTTTTAATTCCAAAGCTTGTTATTTAAGTCAAGAGTACCATAATCAGTAGATTCTGAAATAATAGCTCTATCATAATATCTATTAAATTTATCCCTCAAATCAGGTCCGATTGCACAAGCATATTTTTCAATAAACTTTTGTAAATTTCCAAAAGCCTGATCTGGATTGATAAAGATATTTCTATTATGAACCTGCTCATGGATTGTAGCAGATAACATAACAACTTGGATGTTATTTTTTTCGTGCTCTTTTAATACCTCATCTGCAACACGGAAAGTTGTAATTTTCCATTTTTGAATAAGGCAGTATTCAAGGATAATCGAGCAATAATCATAAAGAGTAAATATTGGACCATGATGCATTTCAATTTCAGCATCTTGGGTAGTTACATCTTTAAGAACCTGGCAGTGATCCATTCTTGCTTCTCCCATAAGATACGCTTTGTATTTACTGTATCTATCTGAAGATCTTACAAGTTTTTCAACTGCCTTTACAAATTTTTGATAAGAATCTAAGTTAGAAAAATAACTTTCATCCTTATAATAGGGAATTGTATATAATGCCTTCTTTGAATCGATAAAAGGTACTATACTTTTATCATATTCTGACCCTTCGGCATATTCAATATCAGGTAAATTTTTTGGCATCTTCTTTTCACCTCCATTAAATTTGTTGTTTTATAAGAAGTAAAATATGATGGGACACATCTTCCGATGTGTCCCATTTTCTCGTAGCGGGTTGGAATATTCATAAGTATGTCGTCACATACTTTCCATACAATAGGAGACTGCATGTAGTACTTGTATTTAAATACATCTTGCACTTATGACATATAATTACAAAAGATGTTGCCGCTACATATTTAACTCCATGTTACGTTTTTTATTAATTCTTAAAGCACAATTCTTTAATCAAAAAGAAAGGAATGATTTAAGTATGGCTAGTATTCCTAGAGATACGGATATAAATCCGTTATCACAAATATACGATGAATTAAGAACAATCCTTTCTGGACTTGTTGTAAAATTCAGCATTAAAGCTGATAAATATGAAACTCTTGAAAACCGTCAATATAGTGATACCTATATTGCTGCTATTAATAAGACTGATTCGTTTGGTCTTTATGAGTATACTAAATCCGAGTATATTGAAGCAGGAGTTTTTGATGAAGAACTTATAAAGAAGTACCAGAACGGTGAAATTGAAATTCCTAAGGCTCTACAGAATAAACTTCTTTTAATTAGAAGAGAAACTGTAATCAAAACATATGATGAGCCAAATGATTATTATAGAATACTTAATGGTTTACCTCCTAAAGGATTAGCAGGTGCATCTATAGTTACTTCTATTATGAATAAATCACTTCTTGTTGTAGAAGATGATGACTATGAACTTATCAACGATTACACAAGTATGAGAATATCCAAAACCTCAGCTTATAATATTATGGGTAATAATTTATTTGATGTTGGTAATCATATTTATATAAGTAATGCTGTAATTCAAAATGAAAAATCATCTTTTTCAAGATCTTTTCTTATCGTAGGAAATGATGATACCATTGATATTTCAGTGAAATCTGTATATCTTAAAGATGTACAATCGATACTTTATAGTATTCCAGAAACAGAAAGTATTCCTGGAGATGAAATCATTGGTAAGTATTTTCATGTTAATATTGGAGATACACTTGATACTACTTATTATTTCACAAATAGTTTTATTGTTGTAGAAGATACTGTGGATAATTATGATAGTAATGAAATGATAAAGTTATCAGAAGCATTGCTGAATAATAAAAATGTCGTTGTAGGTGATAACATCCTTTTGTCTGGATATTATTACGTTACATCGGATGTTGGAAGCGTTTACGGTATTTCAAATAAGGTTCCTATCCATTGTATTGGTTCATATTATGGAGAACGATTTGTAACTATTTTGGAATCAAATGGATATTTGGATAAACTTATTAAAGACCATCCAAATGATGAATATCTTAATCATATTGGAAGTAAAAGAATTCCTATATTGAAAGCAAGAAGTGCTAAGAATTTTGATATTCTTTATATTCCTTCTTGTACACGAGATGTTATTCAATGGGTATTTTCCGTATCATATAGTGCTGCAAGAGATTATATGGTAAATACAGTATATAATTTTTATTATAGAAGCGTGTATGATTATTATGATAATTTCATTGGACTTGCAATTGTCCAGTTGGCTGTATCACAGACGATGGCTAGATCAATGCAGACGGCAATAGACCGTGATTTTTATGATGAAACCATGGTTCGTTTATTATTCGAAATGTATGGAGTTCCATATTATCCATCACTTCCGTATCAAACACAACGTCGTCTTGTTAAGAATTTAAATTATTTAATTCAAAATAAGGCAACAACAAGAGTTATTATGGATATTGCATCAATTCTTGGATATCACGATGTGAACGTTTATAAGTATTATCTTGTAAAGGAACGAGAATTTGACAGTGATGAAAATCTTATGTATTTCGATACAACAACGGTTGAACCTACTATTGATAGTGAAGGTCGATTGGTTGATAAAGAAGTAATTATCAATGATCTGAAAAATATGTATGATGTGTATTTTCAGAAAGTTGATATTGAAGAAACGAACTTCCAAGTAGCATTAACAGATGAATCTAAACGAGTTGATTTCGAATCAATTACATTAGAAGATCCTCTTTGGTGGGATGATGCTGATACATTTGCTGAAGTATATGGTGATTATACGAAACATACAGCAGAAACTGAATCTGAAGTTACTCATATTCATTATAATTATCGTGAAACTAAATATCTTGGAATGTCTATTAGTTATAAGATGTCGGAGGTTTTATATGAGAATATCTTACTTCTAAGGATGTTACTAGATAAAAAAGATGAGACAACTGATGTATTTGTAACATTGCCTAAAATAACAGGTACAATGAATATCAGTCTTTTCGAAATAGTTGTATTCCTTTGTGCATTAATATCAAAGCAATATCATCTTAGAGGAGAAATTCTTACAAGATATTCCTCTATTATGGATGTAATGGGATATATAACTGAAGATGTTGACGGTTATAGACCGTGTGATACGTTAGCATTTAATTTTGAATTGTTAACGAATGCCGAAACTTATAAAGAAATTGTAAATAATCCATCTAGATTTTTACGACCTGAAGAGAAAGATCAGTTTTTTAAATATTTATCTGTTCTCACTCTTAACCAGGCTACAACAAAAGAGAAAATTACTGCTATAAATGATATGTATCAAAATATAAAAGGACTTGGATATTTCCTTGGTAGAAAAATGTCTGAAGCAGAAAATCTATTTGAGTATAGAGCATGGAGAGATTTTTACAATGCTTTGTTTATAGGTCATGAAAACGCAGAAATATTTATGATGGGTAACACAGGAAAACCTGCTGAAACTTATCTTGAATATTTATCACTTATGAATCCTGCATTATATAATGCAATAGTTGAAGCAAGTGATGATATTATTTATACATATATCGATCACACAATTTCACGACTTGAAAAGATCGTGCATGATTTACATACTCTTTACACTGTGAATGATAGTAATTCATCACTTCTTAATTATTTGATTAAACTCATCAAATTTTTCAAGTCTTATACGACAGATTTAATTGATGTTACTACTGAATATATATTCGATATGAGACCTGATAACTTATTTAAGTTAGTAGAGTACTATAAGATTTATATGTCTATTGTACCAAAGGATTCATTTCCACTTATGTATTCAGACACAATGAAAATTATTGAAACTACAAAAGAAATTGATCCCTTAAAGTATAAAGAATGGATACGCCAGTATCAAGATGTTATTCTTAAAGATGTATCCTCTGTGAATAACGTTGATTGTAGTAAGTGTAAAAATTTTGGTCATTGTAGGAATTTCTGCCATAACAATAAATCATCATGTTCAGGAACATACAATGAAGGTGATGGTGAAAAAGAATGCAGATATTATGGATATGATTCAAAAGAATTTTTGGATTATATTAATCATTACAGAGATCTATTACTTTCGACAGATGCTAACGAAAATGAATGTGTAGCATGTGCTATTAGGGATCATTTGAAAAAAGTATATTTTGCATATTCAATGATTGATTCATATAATCCATATACAGATGAACTTAAGTTTTCACCTGAAAGACTTGTGACATTGATATTCGAATCACTTGATAAAGTTAACGAGATTTTAACTGATAAAGGATTCGACTTAGTGATTTCGTCAACAGGTGTTGAAGGAATTCGTGAATGGATTGAACTTTTATCTGTTAAAGGAAGTGATGTTAAGAGAATATGTAAAAACAAAACATATCCTTGTCGTGATCATACATGTTATTTGCGTGATATGAAAGATAAAGTTATTTTTAACGAAACTCTTTATCATGATGACTATATGCTTTATATAGTGGAAGCAGACTTCTATTCTACATTATGGCTTGATTGCTGTAAATTATTTAGAAGTGATGAAATAAATAAAATCATTCAAACTGTACCACTTACTGATGATTCTAAAATCAAATTAAATGACGGAATTGATTTAATTAAAGTTCTGGATTTTGATGAAAGAACTATTAATTATATTGATACGTTAGCAGAAATAACAGAAACTGAAGAACATAGTGAAACATTTACATTGCGTGAAGAACTTATTATGTATGAAGAATCCTAAGTTTTTTCTTAGGTGAAAACAATTATATTAATGAACACACTTTAAAGAAAGGTGGACGTGAAAAATGTCAAATTTAATTTTAAAAGACAATATCGGCATGGCTGATAAATTGATGCCTATGCCTAAGCTCCATAGATCTGGTATTTATCAGAGAACACGAGTAATGGGCGGATATGGCTTTACAAGAGACGTTAATGGTGTTTCATCTCTTGGTGAAACGACATTTGATGAAGAGAATATGATTCCTCTCGGTGGTTGCCAGTATTCTTTTGAGCAGCTGTTTGGTGTTAAAGGACCTGTAAAAGTTCCTACTTTATATGAAGTATCTGGAAATACTATCGGTCTTCCCGATGTTACAGTTGGTGATTACAAGGCAGCTGGTGAGGTTGTTGAATATCATGTTCCTCACCTTAATGGTGATACTGCTAATGCTAAAAAAGAAATTACACATCCTCTTGGAGAGTATGTATGTCTTTTCGGTGTTGGTATTACAGGTTCTGCACTTAATGTATTGACAAAACCTCCTGTTGATTACAAAGAGTATTCGATTCAGGAGAGTCTTGGTACTGAAGATGGTGCACCTATGAACGGAGTAATGATTCCTTTTAGATTTACTCCTAATCAGTTATCTGAAGCTGATGCTATTAAATATTTCGGCAAGACTGGAACATGGACAGCTTCTAATACTGATAATATCGGATATTATTTAAAGAAGTTTGAAGGTGATCCTACAATCAACCACTTCTGGAAGGCAGCTTCCGATGAAACTGAAAGTACGAATGAGGTTTCTCAGACTGAGTATTATCCTCGTACTAATACTACGAACTCATCTACAATCGAAACATACACCGAGATGGTTCTTAAGATTACTCCTAAGGATATCAAGGAATGGTTTGATGCTACATCAAATATTGATGAGACACGTATCAATACAATTGCATTGTTTACAGGTAGATACAATGCAACAAAGGGTGATTACGAGAACGTGAGATTATTCTCTAAATTAACTTTCCAGGTTAATAACTTATCCTTAACAAAGGATTTCGTAATTATCTATAGAATTTACAGTTCATAACAACAATTTGCTGAAGTGCAAACTTGAAATAGAGTTTTGCACTTCAGTAATATATTATTTAAGTAGAGATAACTTAATTTAACTTAAGATATCCAGAAAAATTCCAAGTTAAACAACGTTAAGAAAGGAGAATTACTATGTTAAACGTAGGAATTATCGGATGCGGTAATGCTGGAAATCAGGTATGTGCATTAAGTACAAAGAAATATCCTGATATTCCTGTATTTGCATTCAACTGTAGCGAAAACGATATGAATACTTTACCTGCAAGTGTTCAGAATCGTATCCTCATTGGGGATGGAAAAGGTGCAGGTAAAAACAGAGAGGAAGCAAAGAACTTTTTACAGAATGCTATTATGGAAGTAGTAGCAGACGATCAGTTTAAATCCTTCCTTGGAGGTTTGGATATTGTATTTGTTGTAAGTAGTACCGGTGGTGGAACAGGATCTGGAATGTCAGTTCTTTTCACGAACATCATCTCTATGATTTCTCAGAAGTATGAGAAACCTGTGTTCCCTATTTCTGTAGGTATTTTACCTACATTAAATGAAGCCCTCGCAACGCAGGCGAACACTCTTCAGTATCTTACTGAATTATATGAGTTATCAGACTCACCTACTTACATGATGTATGACAATGAAAAGTTTTCTAAGATGTCAACAGTAGAAACTCTTACTAAAGTAAATGAGAGAATCGTTGAAGACATTAATGCTCTTCGTTGTTATTACAATGCTCCTACAACTTTCAATTCCATTGATGAACGTGATGCTATGACTTTGGTTACAACACCCGGTCGTATTGTAGTAGGTTCACTTATGGATGTGAAAGAAAAAGACTGTGATGACGATGAAACACTGGAAGATAAGCTGCTTACAGAACTTAAGAAAAATGCTCATTGCGAAATGCAGTTTGACAGTATCGTTAACAGAACAGGTCTTATCGCTAATCTTAGCGAATCTATGTTGGCAAGATTTGATACGCATGTTCCTAAGGTACAGAAGCTTATTGGAGCTCCTATTGAGGAATTTGAACATGTATCTATCAATGCTGAAAGAAAACTCCCTAACAATGTATTTTACATTGCAACAGGTTTGACTCCTGTGAACGATCGTATTGCAAAGATCAAAGATCGTATCGATGAAATTAATGAAGCACAGAAGAAGAAACAGGATGAAATGGAACTTGATGAAAGCCTCCTTAGTGGAATTCAGGAAAAGAGAGTTTACAGACGTCCTGCAGGTGCTAGTAATGGACAGCCTGAACAGATCGATATCTCCGGTTTGTTTGACAAGTTCAAAACGAAAAAATAATTTCTATTTTCTAATCGAAATAATAAATTATTTATTTGGTAACGTAACTTTAACTATTAGAGAAATCTAACAGTTGTTACGTTACCAAAATTTATTTCGAAATTTTAAGAAAGAAGGAGAATCAAAAATGAGTAGTAACAACCAGAAAAAGGAATTTAAGATTCCTGAAGATGTAAAGTTGTTTGCATCTTTAACCGAAAAGAAGTACAGAAAACATTATGCTGACGGCTATGAGTCCAAGAAAGAACAGAAAAAGGGCTACTATGAAATGCTGCTCAGTGAATTACCTGAAGTAATTAAGCTTCTGGTTAATTACTCCCATATCGACAAAGTTGTCGAGCTTAAGGGAGAAATTTACGAGCGTTTGTTTGATAAGAAGCTTGTAAAGAAGATTACAAAGAGCGTTGATAAGGGAGATGATATTGATAATATCGAGATGCTTCCTATCGTTATTTACGATGTGATCAAAGAAGCCACAATCCAGCACCGTAAGGATAAGGAAGAAGATCCTGATGCAAAGGGTTATGATCTTTCAGATCTCATCAATCTTTCTAACATGATTCTTCGTAAGAAGATGAAGAAGCTTGATAAAGCTGGTGTTAGTAAGGAATTGGCATTTGACTGTCTGAGCGTAGTTCCTACAAATAAAGTTTTGGAGCGTGGAATTTATCGTATGAGACAGCTTATGCAGGTGCTGTATGCACATGCTAAAACAGAAGATATTGATTTCGCTGTTATTGCTAAGTACGTGATTACAAGCAATCATTATCCTGAACTGATCACTTACCTTCTGCTTGAAAGAAAGTCTGATTTTGTAAATCTGGATGAGAAGCAGAAAGAATTCTTCTATAAGGTTTCCGATTGGGTATTTAATACCATGGAAGAGATGGACAAGGTTGAGATCCGTGAAATCCTGCTTGCTTACTTCAAGGCACGTAAGCGCGATAAAGGAATGAGCAAGGATTCCAACAGAAGATTCTTCCTTGGTACATTGCCGGAGAATGACTTCCCTAATATCACTAAGGTGATTGCGAAGATCAAAGACTCGGATTCCAGTATCGAAGAGTTCTTATAAGAAGTAAGAGAAAAGCGAGGGTAATAAAATGAAAGTCAATATCATTACAATAGGAAAAACTAACCATGCTAAATGGGGCATTGGTGGTGAAGAACACAAAGTTGCAGGACGTTTAGTTCTCAACTATTTCCTCGAATCTGAGGATAAAAAAGTATTGCAAAAAATTAAGCTTGGTGGAGCTACTAAACAGTTCCCCGATGATGCAGAATTCAGTCCTGCTAACGTTGTTATCGGAGATATCGAAACCAATGAGAACGGTATTTCTATGCAGGAGTTAGAAATTCCTTTTGGATCTGCATTTATCAATTCCAAGAATTTAAATCCATACCTGGCAGGTTTAAACACCGAGTCGAGAGACCGGATCGTTATTCTGTTAGTTGGTACAGATTATTCATACATCAGATCGAATGTAAATCATGACGTCGGTGAAATCATTTGTACATTCCATACACCTTCTGCAATTGCTTGTATTATGCGTGTATATGAAGGTGCACTTGAAGATATTAAGAATCAGGAAAAACCGGCAAAAGAAACAAGTCTTATTATGGTAGATACTGTAAAAGACGAAGAATTCATTCATTTCAGAATGAATGTTGTTACTGAGACTGGTGGTTTGAAAGCAGTTCAGTCTACGATTAAGAAACCTGAACTTATCAAGAGACTGAGCGGGATTGATCAGAAGTTCAAGATCAAAAAGACTGCAAGACGCTTTGTTCGTTATACGCCGTCTATTATAACATCATTCTTTGTATCACCCGTTAGTATGAGTGATGAAGTTATTGGTGAGCTGGTCAATCATCATCCTATTAGTGATGCCCTCGGAGAGAATATACCATTCACTTCATATCAGGTGACTGTTGGTGAAGATGGATCAATCATAAATGATGAGAATTTGACAAATGTTGTCAACAGCATGATTGAAAATAAGGTTAAAGCATTCACCCTTGTTGGTTGTCGTGCACTTAAGAACCAGTTTGAATCTGTTAAACCGTTGTACATTTTCAGTATGGACGGAACAGAAGATGTAACGAAAGACACTGTTACAATGATTAAATGTATCAAGAGTAACTAATATCTTTTGAGACATAACGATATATTATTTATTTGAAGTAAAAATCGAAAGGAGCTAACAACAATGGCTAAGAATAAGAGACCTGATTACAAGATTACTGAAGGAAGTGTTATTTCCGTAATCAAACAGAATACCACAAAGAATGGTAAGATCCGTGGTAAGAATAAGAAGCAGACAAGAGTGCTGCGTGGTGCGTGTGTTCATCACACATTGAATAAGAGCGGTAAGGTAAAGCCTACCATCTATAATGATGGAAAGCAGACTTGTACATGTAGAATGTGTCAGGCATCCTTTAAGGGTCGTCCTTATGATAAGGAAGAAGTTATCAATAAGATCAAGGGTGCTAAGGAAGTCGTAAACCAGCTTAAGTATTTGAGCGTTGCCGTTAATGCAGGTAATGATGCAGTTCGTTATGCATCTGAACTTGGTTCCATGATGGAGTGTTTGCCTAAGAACTATCGTAAGGTAGCAAGTATTGCTGAAAAGGCAGAATCCGTAAGAAACAAGAAGAAGAAAAAGAAGAACGGTTCTGATTTCTCTACTATCGGTAGCTGGAGATAATTTCGTAATACCTGAGATGGTATTGTCGTTTGAAAATGAACAAACGAATATCTCCTTCTTAACGAACAACTGATAGAGGAAAAGAATTAAATGAAACAGGGAGGTGGAGCCTCAAAACTTCATCTCCTACTCTTTCCTATATAGACGAATAACGATAATATATGACACGTAATGATAATAAACGTGAAAGTATTTATTATCACCATATAAAACACATGCTTGGTGTTTATATACATTAGGACAGTTAATCCTAACATGTATAACATGATAAGAGTGGTGGTTTTGAAACAGAGGGTTTCAATTACTACTAATAGCATCAGACAAAATTCGGGCTCATACCCTGAAGGTATACGTGATGGCTATTTGATTACATGTTAAATGTCAAATGTTAAGACCTTAGCTGTGACATGTTAGTAGGATTTAATTCGAGAAGGATAAATCCACTTAAATGTGAAGTTTTATATGTGATGATGTTAATTGTTTATAAAATCCATCGATTTAGGTTTGGCTATCATACAGCTTTCGTTTCCTGATGGCTGTTTATATGGGAAATAAAATGAAAATTCCGGTTAATGGAAAATAATAGTGGAGAGTGTTGGTTTCAACACTCTCCATTTGTTTCCATATCTACAGTTAAGATCCTTTAAATGTGAGATGAATGATAATACCATTCATCTCATTTTTTGTTATAAAACCCCTAATAAATAAGTTGCTTCATCGTCTGTAATTACAGACATTTTTTTAGATTCATTTATCATATCCTTAACAACATCTACTGATTCTTCAATTGAATCATTATCTATAGATTCTTTATTTTCATCATAATATTCGTCATATTCACCTTCATCAGAGAATAGTCTATATTCACCATTACCGATATAACCTCTATATCCTGAAGAAACAGGATAACCTTTATGATTGTCCATAATAATTACCTCTCTTATAAAAGTAAGGGTTCTATTACCATAATGTTTTTGAATAATAGAATATCATAAAAATAATGTTACTGAGGGAGTACTCGAATAAGTAATAATTTACTGAATAACACGTAATTAACACTTATATTTTGCACATTTTGATTGAAATGATGTATTATTATTATGAGTAAATAAAAAGAAAGGAGATTGGTACACAATGGCTCAAGATTCTAAAATGATGTACATTGAGGATGACATTGAAAAAATTCAGATGAAAACAAACTTATACCTTAAGTCTTATGGACCTGAAGGTGCATTTCATCTTACAAAAGAAGTTGTCCAGAATAGTACAGATGAATGTAAGAACCCTAAGTCAGAGGGTAGTAACATAAGTGTTATAATTGATAAATTAGAGGATTCAATCATAGTAGAGGACGACGGTCGTGGTATTCCTGAAGATGATTATCCTCTTGATATTTGTTGTACAAAGATACAGGCTGGATCAAAATTTATGCGTGATGATGGAGAAGGTAGTGCTGGTGAATTTGGAATTGGTATTACCTGTTGCAACGCATTGTCTGATGAGTTTACTATGACATCTTATCGTGAAAAGGAAAAGACTGCTCATACTATTTCTTTCCGACAAGGAAAGAAAGTGCTTGATGAAGTTAAGCCTATAGATAAGAAAGGTAAACAACACGGGATGATTACCAAGATGATTCCTAGTAGAAAATATCTTGGCCCGAATACACATCTTCCTTGTGATACAATTGAAGAGTGGATTGCAAAAATTTCTTATTTCTTCACAAATAACATGAGACTTGATTTTACAGTTCGTGAAGGAATGAAAGAGATCAAACATATCGTATTTGAGAAAAGAGATCCAATCGGTCTTTTGTACGATATCTGTTCTCAAAATATTATTCTCAAACCTATTACATTCGAAAGAAGTGAAGAGTTTGATGAAGAAGTTATTAATACGGATAGAACCAAGGATGTTGACACAGTAGTTAAACACAGAAATGCTAATTACGGACTTATGTTAGCATACGACGATTCTATTGATCCTATGTATGATTCATATTGTAACTTCACTAATACTATTTCCGGTGGTGTTCATATGGATGCAGCAGAAAAGGCTTTCTGTACCTATATTCAGAAAGCAGTAAAAGATTCTATGACAGAGAATGAAAAAGGTAAACTTGATATTCTTTGGAATGATATTAGAACTGGACTTAAAATGGTTGTATTCCTTAACACGAATGCAAATGTTCAGTTCGAAGGAAATGTAAAGGAAAAGATTAAAGCTGAAACTTTAAGACCTATTCTTTATAATGGATTTACAGAAGAAATTGAGAACTTCTTTTCTTCTAATCCTGAGAAATTACGTGCAGTAATAAAGATTATTAAAACAAACGCACGTGCTCGTGTTGAAGCAACCAAGGCAAGAGTTGCTACAACTAAAGAAACAATGACTCCTTTAAAGGAACAGCAAATTCCTAATTATGACAGATGTCTTAACACCGGTAAGAACGATTATCGTGAAATTTTTATCGTTGAAGGTGATTCTGCTAAGGGTTCTGCTACAAGAAGAAGAAATCCTAATTTTCAGGCATTCTTTGCGGTTAGAGGTATGACTGCTAATCCTTATAAGAAGACATTAGTTCAGTTAATGGATCCAAACTCTGGTAATAGAGAATGGAGAACATTGGTTAACATTTTGCGTTGTGGAATAGGAAAGAATTTTGATATCAATAAACTGTATTTTGATAAGATTATTATCTTAACAGATGCAGATATTGATGGCCATGGAATTTCGTCTGCGATGTCAGCATTCTTTATCACAGCGCTTCCTGGTATTGTTGAAGCAGGTAAGTTATATAAAGCTTTACCCCCTCTTTACAAAATCAGTGATGGAAAGAAGTCTGTATTTATCCATAATAAGGAAGAATACGTAGACCTTTACAGAGATAAAGTTATTAAGAATTATGATGTAAAAGTAGTTGCTTTTGGAAATAATAGTCTTAAGAAAGATGAGTTCAGAGAATATCTTCTTGATACAGTTGATTATTTAGACACACTTACTTCAATTGCAGCACATTTTAAATCCAATGCATTCTTAATTGAAAGAATTGCATCATATTTGGTTTATAAGTTCCCTGGCATTTCCAGAGACACAGATGTTGCTAATCTGTTTAAAGACCAAAAAATACTTACAGATTTTATGTCAACTATTCAGGTGATGTTTCCTGAAATTAAGTATTATGAAGATACTAATACTATGTCCGGTATTGCAGAGGGTCATTATACATCCCTTAATTTAGGACATAGATTTATGAATAAGATCGTTGATTTGTTCGATGTATATCGTAAATATGGTTATGCACTACTTGTTAAAGAAAAAGACGGTGATTATAATCAAATGTCCATTGGACAATTTAGTACGAAATACTGTAAGTATATTCCTAACATTGATGCCCGTTATAAGGGACTTGGAGAAATGTCTCCTGAAGATTTGTATGGAACAACTCTTGATCCTAGTAGTAGAGTACTTATCCAGTTAACAATTGGAGATCTTAAGAAGGATTTGAAGGTATTTGATAAACTTCATGGAACTTCAAATAAAGATAAAAATGCTCGAAAGAAAATGATGGAAGAGTATCGAATCAAACAGGATGACCTTGATAATTAAAATGAAAGGAAACTAAAGACTATGGCAACACCAACTAAAATTGATCCGAGTAAATTCGGTGAAACTATAATTCAGGTTAATATTGCCGAAAAGTCTGAAGAATGGCAGAAGATATACGGTGCAAATAAAAACTTGTACCGTTACTTCCCATCTTTGATTGACGGTTTAAAACCTGTTGAACGAAGAGTTTTATATGGTTTATATAAAGAAGGACGATATAAAGGTCGTCTTCTCAAATTATCTAGAGCTGCATCTAATGCAGTCGAATTTCACCCACATGGTGATAGTTCTATAGCAGATGTGTGTATAGGTATGAGCCAGGATTGGACTAATAATGTACCACTTATTTACACACCGGGAAATAATGGATCTATCCGTGGTGAGGCTGCTGCGGCTCCTCGTTATTTAGACGTAGCTATAAGTGACTTTGCATATGACTGTTACTTTAGCGATTTTGAAAATTCAAGTGTAGATATGAGACTTGCATATACTGGAGAAAGTTATGAACCAGTAACATTACCTGCTAAATATCCTGTAGCAATAATCAACGGAGGATTTTCGAGTATTGGTTATGGATTTTCGAGTAATATACCTCCGTATAATTTCACTGAAATTTGTGAGGCGGTTATTGCATTAATTGAAGATCCTAAGGCTAAAGTTCTTATTTATCCAGATCTTCCTACAGGTGCAGATCTCATTATGACAAAGAAAGAAGCAAAGGAAATATTTGAAAAGGCTGAAAATGATGTCAAAATTAAAATGAGAGCTCATGCGAATATTGATTACCTTAATAACGTCATTACATTCACATCAGTTCCTATGCAGGTTAATACCAATATGATTATAACCGCAATTAATAATTTGAGATTGGCTGGTGGTTTTGATGAAATTAAAGAAGTAAATGATAGAACGACAGATCAGGATGGTCTTAATCTTGAAATAGTTCTATATCATAAAATAAATGTAAAAGATAAGGGTAAAGAAGCAAAAGAAGTTTCTGTTAACCCGGATGAAGTTCTTGCTAAGTTATATAAATCTAAAGTATCTCTTAAAAAGACCAATGCATCAAGTATTATTCTTATTGATGATTTCGTATCTGATGATTATTCAGTAAGAGATGTTCTTCTTAACTGGATCGATTACAGAAGAGATATGGTGAGAGCATCACTCAATAATAGATTATCGAATCTTCTTGAGAAGCAACATATTAACAAGATTAAAGTATTCTTATGCAAGAACGATAATATTGAAAAAACATTGGAAATTGCTAAGAAATCAAAGAATATCGATGAATATCGTGAAGCTTTGATGAAAGCATATAATATTACAAGTTTACAGGCAAAGATTATTGCTGGTATGCCTACATCATCATTTAACCAAGATTCACGTTTGGCATTTAAAGATGAAGGTGAAAAACTTGAAGAAGAAATTAAAGAACTTTCTAAGATCATTGATAGTGATACTAAGGTTGATAAAGTTATTATTAAAGAGATGGAAGAAGGTATAAAGAAATATGGTCGTGGTCGTAGATCAGTTGTTGTAGAAGATGAAAATGCCATAGCTGTAAATAATTCTTGTATTATTGGAATTACTGAAGATGGATATATCAAAAAGATATTACAGGATGGAAAACCTATCGGTTCTGTATCTAAAGATTCATCTGCAATGATGATGGTTATGCCCGCTGAAGATACTGATACATTGATTATGTTTGATAGTGCAGGTGTTAAGCACTTCTTACAAGTATCAGCTATACCACTTCTTAAAGAGAAAAACAATGGACTTGATATATCAAAATATATCAAACTTTCAAAAGGAAGTAGAGTAGTATCATGCAGTGTTGTACCTAAGAATGCAAGTAATCTGAAAGATTATTTCTTCATAATGATTACAGCGAAAGGTATTGCTAAACGAGTATCTATAAGTTCATTCTTTAAAAGTAAAGACATACAGTCTGGTTCGTCACAAGCTATTTTGCTTAATGATGGTGATGAACTCGAAGTTGTATTATGTACTGATAATGAAAACCGTGATATTATCATGTTTACTGATTATGGTGATGGTGTGAGATATCCAGTATCTGATATTCAATTACAACTTCCTGGAAGTAAAGGTTCACGACTTGTAACTCTTAAGGGTGCTGAAAAGATAATGGGTGCTAATCTTATGAGACCCGAAGATCAGTATCTTGTTTATGTAACATCATCCGGACGTGTAAAGAAAACCGAATTACAGTATTTCCCTGTTATGAATAAGAAAGATGAACCGTTATGTCTCATTAATCTTGATTCACAGGAATATTTAGTATCGGTTAAATCTGTATCTGGTAATGAAAAGCTTATGTTCTATAAGAAGAAATCTGGAACTGAAACTTTAAATGTTTCTGATATTCCTGTTAAGACAAGAGCTGCTAAAGCAGATAAGATGCTTAAGTGTCCTAAGGGTGATGTAATATTGTCAATGATAATTATGTAATAATTTAGGAGGAAGTATGGTCATACTTCCTCCTAATATTTTGTAAGGAGGAAACTATGTCAAAAGTAGATTTAGATAACTTACTAAATAAATACGTAAGCCAGAATATGTGGAAAAATGACGATGATGAAATTGAACCTATAGATGACGTTTTGGAAAAAGTCAGCAAAAGATTCAATATTATTCGTCATGATAAAGTTAAGGGCGATGGAAGACCTAAAAGAGAGCATATTCCATTTTATTCACATGAAAATGATATTTTCTCTGATTACGAAGCTGCTATGAATCTTTTTAAAGAAGGAGAGAAACCTGAAGATATGGATATAGGAATTTTAAGTAAATTTGAAGTTCCTATTAAATATGATTCAGATCAAATGAGTGGATCTATTTTAAGTGATATATTTAAAATGGTCGGAGAACAATTTGTGGAACACTTTAATTCTAAGGAAATTATTAAATTAGAAAGAACCAAAGATCAATATGGTCGTATGATACCATTTATATCAATTAATGTTTTTAACCAAACTATGATGCATAATATTAATTATAATCTTACCCGTATCCAAAAAATATATTTAACTAATATTTATGGACGGGCTGGAAGAAAATCTAATATGACAGATTTAATGGTTAATCCGACATTAACTGAACGGATATTATTATCCACATTGAATGCACTGAATGACAGTTTCATGTTCATAATTAAAGAAGCATTTGATGATTTTCTTAGAATGAGTCCTACACACTACAGAGGTTTTAGCTCACTAAAAGTTATATTAGAAAATCATAAATCTCTCAGTAAAACAGAATTTGAAGACACTTTTAATAAAGCTAGTGACTTCATGTTTACTTTATCTTCAGTTCTTTGGTCAATGTGTAAAAACAGAATGACTGATTTAAGTATATTTAAAAGGTCTTTTGATAAAGCATTATTTAAAGAATTGGACAGGAGTACTGATAGAGATAGTGTAGATATATCAGAAATTGCTTATTGTAGTAATAGAGTGTTAGATGCAATTAAAAGTGTAGTTAATTCTGTAGACTGTCCTATTGATGTAAATTCGGATGAATTTACTGTAGTTTCAGATATATCATCTTATTTGGATATACCAAAGCATGTTGATTACGTACCACGTCGAAAACTTAATGAACGATTTGGACGTTGGAACTAAATAGAAGAGGTTGAGATTTTACATCTCAACCTCTTATTTTTTATTGTGTAATTGTCACAGGAACTCTTGTACCGGTAGTGGTAAGAATTCTGCAAACTTCCGAAAATGCGTTGATATTTTCAACGCCCTTAACCTGAATCATGTCAAGATATGCCATTACAGCATTCATATTTTGTTCAGAGAACATGATATGATCTACAACGACAGCTTCAGGGGCTACAGCTTCTGTAGTTTTTGTTTCTTCAATAGGTGCAGGTTCTGCTGATTCTTCTACAGCAAGAACTTTTGCATCGAAGTCAGTTACTTTTTCGTTCGTATTACTCATTTTGTATAGTTTCCTTTCTTTTTTATTTATCTAGCTGTTATGACTCAGTTGATAAAACATTGAACCACATTGTGTATCCTGTTGAAGGATTTGAAGGTGCCGTATCAGAAACGACATTATTATCAAGTCCATCCATTTTAGATACCATTGCTGAGGACATTAAACCGTTAGCAGATGTTGTTGCTACACTATAAGTAGTGTTAGGCGGTTTAACCCATGTTCCATCTTCTCTTAAGTATTTCGTTGTACCAGCTGTTGTTGAAGGAGCAGGAACAAGTCCAGCTTTAGCTCCACTACCAGATTTAACGAATACTGAATAAGTTGTATTCGTAGGAACAGCCCAAGTACCATCACCTCTTAAGAATGAACTTTGCTTTCCAGCCGCAGGAGCAGGTACTAAACCAGCTTTACCAGCAGCATCTGCAGTTGCAGCTGTCATGTTTGAATAAGTTGTATTCGTAGGAACAGCCCAAGTACCATCACCTCTTAAGAATGAACTTTGCTTTCCAGCCGCAGGAGCAGGAACAAGTCCAGCTTTACCAGCAGCAGAAGATGTTGCAGCCGTCATGTTTGAATAAGTTGTATTCGTAGAAGGAATACCTAAAGCAGTAATATCATCTTTCGTAACTGCAGTAGCAGATGTAACATGTCCACTTGCGTCGACAGTTACCTTATAAAGACCGCTTGTATATGCAGTATGCGTAGGATGTGTATACTTAGTATCTGTTGCAGTGAAAGTAACAACACCATTTACAGCACTGATAGACATATTTGATCCTGCTTTAAGTTGTACACCATCCCTATGAGTAGTGTTATCTACCATTAACAAGTAAGGATTACTTGTCGCACTAGTAGCATTAGCATTACCACCTGATTCACCTACATACAAATGAGATGTAAAATGTGTATCAGTATTCTTAGGAGCGTAAAGAATAATATCTTCACCGTTAATATTAATGGTACCAACCTTGGTTCCACTTGTTAATGACTGTGTGAATGATACAGCATCTGCACTATCAGAAATAGCATTCAATTTCGTAAGCATTGCTGAAGTAGCTAAACCATTAGCAGATTCAGTTACAGCTGAATAAGTTGTATTCGTAGAAGGAATACCTAAAGCAGTAATATCTGCCTTTGTAACTGCAGTAACTGCAGAAACATGACCTGTAGCATCTACGGTAATTTTATAAAGACCGGATGCTTGGGCTGTATATGCAGGATGTGTATACTTAGTATCTGTAGGAACAGCCCAAGTACCATCACCTCTTAAGAATGAACTTTGCTTTCCAGCCGCAGGAGCAGGTACTAAACCAGCTTTACCAGCAGCAGAAGATGTTGCAGCCGTCATGTTTGAATAAGTTGTATTCGTAGAAGGAATACCTAAAGAAGTAATATCATCTTTCGTAACTGCAGTAACTGCAGAAACATGACCTGTAGTATCTACTGTAATTTTATAAAGACCGGTTGCTTGTTCAGTATAACTAGGATGTGTATACTTAGTATCTGTAGGAACAGCCCAAGTACCATCACCTCTTAAGAATGAACTTTGCTTTCCAGCCGCAGGAGCAGGAACAAGTCCAGCAGCACCAGCTGCAGATGAAGAAGCGCCAGTCATTGCAGAGTAAGTTGTATTCGTAGAAGGAATACCTAAAGCAGTAATATCATCTTTCGTAACTGCAGTAGCAGATGTAACATGTCCACTTGCGTCGACAGTTACCTTATAAAGACCGCTTGTATATGCAGTATGCGTAGGATGTGTATACTTAGTATCTGTAGGAGTAGCCCAAGTACCATCACCTCTTAAGAATGATGCCTGTTTTCCAGCCGCAGGAGCAGGAACAAGTCCAGCAGCACCAGCTGCAGATGAAGAAGCACCAGTCATTGCAGAGTAAGTTGTATTTGTATCTTGGGTTTTAACTGTAAATGAAGTTCCATTACCACGGGTAATCGTAACAGTTGTTCCACTTACGGTTATATTTTTAATATAGGTTTCCGCAATATTCTGATTCTCATTATCATTAATTGCGTTTGTTGCTGCACCACCTGCTGTTGCAGAACCAGCATATAAATGAGTATGTGCAGAAGGTGTGTATGTGTCAGGTTTTCCAGTTACACCAGACCAAGGAACACTAGATGCAGCTCCCGCTGTATAAACCTTATAACCCTTAGAGTTACCAAGGTTAGTAACATCTATTACTTTATACATCGGACCACCTTCACCGATTTGTACAGTATCACCTAACTGAACATCATCAGTTGTAAGTGCATACATTGCATCTATACTAGCAACTTCTACAAGTCTTTCTAAAGCACCTGCAGGAATAGCACTAATAGGTACAGTTCCAGTAATCTTACTACCATCAATACTTGTAATATCGTCATTTCCATGCGTATGTTCTTTTTTAGCAGCATCAGTGATTCCATAACCTGCTAAAGTAGTAGGGTTAGAACCAGCTGTAACGTGACCATACGCATCAACAGTTACTGATCTATACGTACCTGCGGTTACACCACTAATAGGGTGTGTATAAACAGAAGACTTCTTAATAGAAGTTGATTTTCCGTCTGAACCAGTAAGCACAATAGAATCAGAAGTTTGAGAAATTTCGTAAGTTACATTTGGATTATCAGGTAATGTAAATTCTACAATACCAGCTTCAGTGATATGACCATTAGCATCATATTTGAAAGTAGGAATCTTAACAGTTCCACCAAATGTAAGATCTCCAGTAGTTCCAGGAACTACTGAACCTGCAGTAACATTATTTCCATGCTTGAATACAGTACCGTCTAATACAATACCGTTTGAACCTGTATATGTTGTATCGATATTATCAGGTAATGTCATCGTTTCATAACTTACTGCTGTAATATGACCATTAGCATCATATGTTACAACAGGAACTTTGAATCCTTCGCCAAAAGCTAATTTCTTAGTATCAGTTTTAGGAGTCGTACCTGCTGCAATATTATTACTATGACCTATCTTTTCATTTTCAATTTTAATTCCATTTTCACCTACTAATGGAGTAATTGTAACTGTTTCAGTTCCAACTGTTACAAGATGTCCATTAGAATCATATGTAAAAATAGGAATATTAATAGATCCACCATTAATAATTGATGTATCTCCGCTGGCAACAGCACCAGCTTCTATTTTATTTTTATGAGTGAACTTAATTACTTCATTAGCATCGTCTTTTTCAGCCTCAATATCATCACTGCTATTAAGTTTTCCAGCTACAGAAGAATACTTAGCTTCAACACCTTCTTCATTAAGTTCAGTTTTTACGTTTTCAACTGCCTGATTTGCATGTTCTTTAGCTGCAGTTAAAGCGTCTTTAACGGCTTTAGGAGTTGCTGCCTCAGTTTCAGAGTCAGACTCCGCAATAGAACTTAACTTTACCATACCTTCAACGGATGTAGAACCTTTTCGCACAGATGTTTCACCTGTAGTAGGATCAATTTCTAAACCGTCACCTATTACAATACCACCTTTAACATCAGCTGATGCAGTAGGTAATGTATATGCTGCTGGTAAAGATACGCTCACTAATCTATGTGATGTTACATGTCCTTTGGTATCAATAGAAAATGCTGGAATCTTAATTACAGAACCTGCATCTACACTACCTTCAGTACCAATAACTTCACCTGATGCAATACTATTTCTATGGGTAACAGCAATAGTTCTTGCCATTTCATCCATAGTAAATTTCATATCTTCACTTGTTGTAAAGATATTCATAAGATCAGCATAATTAGGTGTTACACCCTCCATGTCAATCTTAGATATTTCGTTATTAATATGATCGATAGCGGCTGCTAATGCGTCACTTACAGCCTTAGGCGTAGCAGCATCTGTAGTAGAATCAGAGTTTGTGAGAGAAACAAGTTTAACAGCACCTGCTTCACTTTCGGTAGCTTCTTTAACAGAAACTAAACCAGTCTGATCTACATTTAATCCGTCACCGACAATAATTCCACCGAGACTTCCAGTAGAAGCCTTAGGAAGTACATATTCGTTAGGAAGAGTGATAATGCTCTTACCAACAGAAGTAATATGACCGTTTTTATCAAAAGAAAATGTAGGAATTTCGATTGTTGCACCATACTGTACATCACCAGATGTAGCAGTAGCAGAACCTGCTGCAAGGACATTTTTATGTGTTCCTACAACTGTACCGGTCTCTTCGTCAAATTCGAATTCAATGTCATCACTATTCTGAAAGATTGCCTGTAAAGATGCGACATTAGGTTTTACACCAGCTTCCAACATCTCACCAAGGTTCTCATATTCTGCACTTTCTTCAGTGAGTAAAACATCTACGTCTCTAACAACGGGATATAAGTATAACGTTTGACCATCAGTCGTCTTTTGCGACATCAGGATCGAAACATCACTTTCAGTTAAAACTGGACTCATAGTTTGATACCCCATCCTTTCCTTTATTTTTGTTGAATTATAGATATTCTGTTAATTGATTGTTTTTTGTTAAAACATCAGCTAGAAGGCATAATAATTGTTAAAATCAACAAATATGTAACGAAAAATAAGAAAGGAAGGTATCTGTTATGCCGATTTTAGATACAGAAAAAATTTTAAATGGTACTGATACCAAGCAGATTATTCATGCATATGAAAATCTGAAGAGTCAGTATTCAGATGAAACGGCAAGAGATTATCGTACCTATTATATTGGAAAGCCTCTTTCCTTTATAGTAAAGAACGCGAAATATATTATACCTGAACCTCAGTTTGGACTTCCTTTTGTGAGATGGGTTGCTAAGGCATTTCCTAATCCTTATCGTAATATGATTGCCATTAAGCAGTGTATCGAAGATTACTGGATGACTAATCGTGAGAAAATGCATCCTAGTATGGAAAAGATGTACGCTGATGCAGTTAACGAAATAGGATCTATCCTTAAGAGCAGATCTCCTGAAAGTGCAACTGAGATGTGTATGTTCAAGGATGATGTATCTGATGAATTCTTTGATAATTGCTATGCTGCTTTATGTAAAAAGAGACTTGAAAATAATGATGAGTGCGCAACAACTTTATTTGGTAACGATGTACCTTATGCAGGTTGTAATGATTTTGATTCTTATATCAAGTCATGCCCTCATCAGATGAAAGTTATGTATATGACACCTTATGCAAAGGAGCTTTGTTTGGAAGGCGTTCTTTGTGAGAGTTATTCATCTATGATAAATGAGAACTCTACTGGTGGAGATAATAAAGCAACAAATCTTGTTTCGTGCGAAACTGTACAAAATCTTGTACTATCTGAACGTTTCATGGAAGCTGTAAACCAGTTTTCTAACATCCAACTAAGAACTTTGGTTAATGGAATGATTCGTGCGGATATTGCAGATGAAATTGTGACAGCATTCAAAGAAGCAGCTGAAGATACGATTAATCCTGTATATGATAGTTCCAGATCTGCAGTAAATGCGATTATGGAAGAATCCGTATTCGATGAAATGTATAAAGAAGAAAGAGCTTCAACAAAAGCTGAACTTCTTAATATGAAACATGATGTGTATGAATCTGTTAGACAGACTATTCAGAATTATTATGTGGTTCTTGAAGAAACTGATATTTTACCTGAAACTGAACTTTTCAGTGTAATTAAGGAGTCTATGGGTATTGAAGGACCCATCAGTGTAGGTGATGCATTTAAACTCATTAATGAAGCAGTTTCTGAAGTAGAAGCAAATGAATCCTCTTTTTTTGAGAAAGCGGGGGACGGGTCTGCTAATAAGATAATTCAGAGATCACATCGTATGTATAGAGAAATTGATGAACCTGTTAAAAAAGGTTCAAATAATTCATCTAAAGATAGTGATGATGAAGATGCTTTAGAGGAAGAAGACGATGAAGCGGAACTTCCCAAGTCTACTAGGGTAGCTAGTGATGACTTGCCTGATTCTTCGAATCCTAACGCTACCAATTCTAAACCACAGAAAGTAAAAGAGGGTTTTTTGACAAAAGTTCAAAATAAAGCAATGGATGCCCATAAGAATAGTAGAAAGAATTCTGCTAAACTTAGACAAACTGGTACAGCTGTTAAAAATGCAGGTACTGCAGTTTTAAAGATTCCTGCTGGACTTCTTAATGGGTTAAAAGATATGATCCAAGGATTTGACAAGATGGATGATGATCGAAGAAAAGCATATATGATGCAACCCGGTTATAGAAAAAAGGTTATTAAGAATCTTAGAGTTGCAGCTACGTATGGTTTAGCATGGCATACTAAAAAGATGCTTATTCCTGTAGTTTGGTTTGGAAGAAAGTTATCGAAAGAAAAAAATAAGAGAATTCGTAATGAATTTGCACGAGAACTTGATACAGAAATCAAGGTAACCGAAGCTAAAATTGAAGATGCAATGGCAGCTGGTGATCAAAAACAAAGATACCAACTTATTCGTATTCGAGATGAATTAGCTAGACAGAAAGAACGTGTAAGTACTAACGGAAAATATATCTAAGGAGGTAATGACTAGTGATTGTAAAACATGCTAGAGAAATACCTCTTTTTGAGTCGCTTGGTATTTTTACTGAAGCACCTAAAAAGAAAAGAAAACCTAGAGTCATTTCAGTAAGACCAATTCGAAAGGATTATACATCAATGGTTGATCCGGATGAATTGATTGATATTGATGATATAGACTCTTTAGGAGATGATTTATCTGATTATGATTCACTTGATATGGATATAGGTGATGATTTAGCAGATGATGAATTATTAAATGATACACCTATAGAAGGTGACGAAGATGATTTTAATATTGGTCAAGATGACATTCCTGATGATATTGGTGAAGAACCTATAGACGGTGATGAAGAATTGCCTGATTTTGAAATTCCTGAAGATATTAGTTTTGACGATTTGACATTAGATGATGATCAAACGCAAAATGATGTACCTGCAGAAGAAATAGAATCACCAGAAGATCAAGATACATCTGATGATGACCAAACTGTTGAAGTACCTGAAGGTGAAACTACTGATACTAGCACGGATACAACAGAACAACCTGCAGAGCAACCAGAGGGCGAACAACCTACTGAAGAAATACAAGAAGGAAATGAAGTCATCGATGCTACTGGCAGTGAAATGCCAGAAGATATAGGTGCTGAAGTTGATATAGCTGCTGCTGATGGAACTGATTCTTCAGCTGTTAGTACAGATACTTCGGTTGATCCTTCTGCTGGTACAGATGAAACATCCATTACAAAGGATGATATGAGAAAATATGAGTTGTTTAAGAGATTTATGAATCTTTTAAACACAGTACAATACTTTATAGATAAATTAGAAACTGGTGTTTCTGATAATATAAAGTTTGAATATGCCGCTAATAAGGCACTTATAAAGTTCAAAGCTTTGGAAGATTTGTTAAAAGATTACATGCTTTTAAAATTTCAGAATGATAGTTTCTTACAGAACTCATTCTTTTATGAAAAAATAAAAGCATCATCACTGTTATTACTTGAACTTATGAATTTAAATAAAATTACAAAAGATGAGAAATAACAGTAATTTAAAATTACTTCTATTGAGGTAATAAACCTAAAACATATGTATTATGAAACCCTTATACGTTAAACTAAAAAATAAATATAAAGGAGGACGAGATAATGTCATTGGCATTTCTTGAATCTGTAAAGGATTTCAATGCAGCTACTACTATCGGTGGTTTCAATCTCGCTAACGAAGAGAACGGTTTTGACGCTACTTTTGAAGCAGCTGTAAACGAATTAGAACAGAGTAGAATTAATTATTTCATGGATATTGCAGCAATGATCAAGAATCCCGAGATCATGGCAGCTTTCAAGGAGAGCGCATTGTCCAGTATCAAGACTGAGTCTGATCAGAGAAGTGATGTTGATAAGTGGGGTGCATACTCCAATATGTATAACCAGGTTTCCCAGCTGTGGGATAACTGTACTGCAGACTTCGTACGTGAGTCTACTACAGTAGGTCAGTTGATGCCTATTAAGGCTATCGATTATCCTGTATTGGTTAAGCAGCATCTGTCTTTGGCTACCAAAGATATTCTTCAGACTGAAGTAACCAAGAGTCCTGTAATCAAGAAGCAGATGGAGCAGGTTTGGATTGTTGACAACCAGACTCAGGATCGTTGGAGATATCCTCAGTGCTTCTACAATGAAGATTATAAGACCATTTATGCAGCAGGTAAGGGTCTGCCTATCAAGGAAGACGTTGTTAAGCTGCCTATTTTCAATTATGATATCATCGGCAATTTGACTGATGCTGTTGTTCCTGCAAGAGAGAAGTTTACCTTCAATCTTAAGATCAAGGCAGTAGTAGCCGGCGATGTACAGATTCCTGTAAATATGTGGATCAATGTTCATACTTCTCAGTGGATGGGTGGTAACATTGATGCTAAGTATACTGACGCTGAAGGTAATGAAGTTGAAGTTAAGGATATGCTTTCCGGTAACGTTGACTTCATCAGCAACACTGTAACTCTTTCTTCTGCATCTGGTGCTGTTACCGGAGTTATCTTCGAAGGCTACCTGAGCAATGAAAAGAATGAAAGAGCCGTATCTTTCGATTACACTCGTGAAGAGCGTGAATGGAAGATTGAAGACGGTCACAGAGTAAACATCCCTTACAGCATCGAGCAGCTCGATGATGCAAAGGCTCTGCTTAATATGGATCTCTATAAGAAGACATATGATAACATGGCTGAGTACCTTACTCAGATGGAGGATTCTCAGGTTATCGACTTCTTGGATGAGCAGTTTGATCACTTTACCGGTCTTGAGCTGGATCCTCTTCAGTGGAACAGCTTTGTAAGATTTAAGGATTTCAACTGTGATTCTACAATTCAGACTGTTGCATTGCAGTCAGAGTACATCGAGAAGCAGCTTAAGTGGGAAATCGATCGTTTCATCATTGATTTGACCAATACTGCTAAGATGGAAGATTTGACTTTTGTTATCTATGGTAATCCTAAGTACGTTTCTCTGCTTGGCAAGAACGTTAACTGGGTTCTTAACCAGGGTAGCACAACCGGCGGTATTAAGCATAACTACAGCTATGGTGTTATGACTACCGGTAATGTAAAGGTTCAGGTTGTTTCTGCACTCAAGTTTGATGAGAAGCATCCTAATCATCAGGGATTGAGAATCGTGCCTATCGCATTGAATCCTGCTCAGATGACCTTTAAGCACTTTAAGTACAATACCCATATCCTTACTGCTAAGGACAGCGCTTACAAGGCTCCTGATCTTCCTGGCGGTTCTTACACCAACCTGATGGGTGTATCTCGTTACACAGATGCAGCTGTTCAGGGTATCCAGGGTCTGGTAACCTTCAGCAATGCTGAGTTCATCGATTCTAGCTTCAATCGCTAATCGAAGGATATTGGTAGATACTGAATAAACCTATAAGAGACTAGGGCGGTTAATTCCGCTCTAGTCTTTTTATTTTTAGTAATAAAATCTAATCATAAAGTAACAATTATTTAGGCAGTAAAATAGAATAAATTCTGCGTATCTAATACCTTCATTGTACTTTTACCAGAGGATAAGCTCAATGCTTATCCTCACAATTTTTTGTTTTATAAAGATGACATTATAATAAGCTAGAATTGGCTAGCAGTTATTCTTGATAAGGAGGTAATAAAGAATGAAAGCTATGTTTTCTGCAAATATTCCTAATGTCAGTACTCCTGTTGTAGCTATTATTGTTGCATCGGTTGTTATCGTTGTAGCATTAATCGTGTTATATATCAGGAACCGTAGTATTGAAGGAATTAGAGAAGATGTATACCAGTTGTTCCTCAAGGCAGAGCATTTGTTTGTTGAATCTGGTGCTGGTGCTGAAAAGATGGACTGGGTTTGCGAAAAGGCATACGAAATGTTGCCTAAAGTAGTTAAGCTTTTCACAACTCCCGATATGATTAGAGTAATCCTTCAGAAATGGTTTGTTCAAATTAAGGATTTACTTGATGACGGGAAAAAGAATGATTCCGCAGAATCTGTCGAAAACGAAGAATAAAATATAACCTGGTAACCTTTTTTAGGGTTACCAGGTTTTTAATCTGTGATAATATATTATTTTATTAGTAATTACCATTGGAAACGAGAAGTTGACAGATACCGGCAAGTATCTGTCAACGCATTGTTAAGGAACCCTAATCCAATGAAAAAATTGTATGGTATTTTTATATCAGACCATTCTGATTACTAAATTGTTTTTATATTAAAAATAAAGGAGAATAAACAATGAAACGAGTTATTGAATTAACTGACGTAAAACTTGGACTAGAAAAAGGTACAATAAGTGTTGATGAAGCATCCAACGTTTTACGTCGTAGAGATAATCAAGAATTTATTCATACTATAATTAAAGAATTTGATAGTGGCATGACTGCATTAGATGAATCAACGGCTGCTATAATTGGAAACATTGTAGATATCGCATATTATATCTACACTTATTCAGGATTAGATACCGGATTAACTGATAGTGAGTATGATAAATTGTATGAAATGCTTACTTTAAATGGTAAAGAAGACTTTGTTACTTTACCCCTTATGAATGAAAAGAATAAAGAAGTTTCTTATCATTCATTTCCAAAGCTTAGAGGTACCTTAAGTAAAATTCATTATTTACACCATCCGACTGAAAAAGAAAATAAATCAAGAAAATCACTTGATATGTGGATTGAATCTGCTGAGAAATCTTATTACCAGAAAACCGGAAAACATATAAATTTTAGAGATCTTGATGTGTATGTATTTCCTAAATGGGATGGGGTTTCAGTTATATTTGAATTTGAAGAAGATGGAACTTTAATAAAAGCTTTGACACGAGGATATACCAAATTTAATACAGCAGAAGATATTACCCACCATTTTAGAGGACTTAAACGACCTATTAGACGATTAGAAGGTGGTAGTGAAGATTCCGAAGAATATGGTCTTAAAACTGAAGTTATGGTATTAGAAGAATCTGTTCTTGAATATAATGCTATGTATGGTAAGGACTATAAACAATCAAGATCTATTGCTAGTGGTATTATTAATTCCGATAAACCTGATGAACGAAATAAATATCTGGTTATAATGCAGCTTAGATATATTACGAAAAATGATGATGTCGAGAAACTGTGTCCTGAAGTGTTTGATCATCCATTCATTATGTGTAAACTTGGAGATTACGATAAAATTGAAGAGTTTGCACAAGATCATAGATTTACCGAAGGATTAAGATGTGATGGATGCGTAATTCATATAAAAGATGAAAATATCCAACGTATTCTTGGTAGAGAAAATGATAAGAATGCTTTTGAAGTAGCATACAAATTTACTGAAGAATATGAGTATACTACCGTTGAAGATATTGAGTTCCAGGTTGGATTATTAGGAAGAATTACACCAGTTGTTAAAATTAAACCTGTAAAGCTTAAAGGAAATACAATATCATCAGCATCACTTAGTAATATGGATAGATTTAATGAACTTCACCTTGCAAAAGGTGATAAAGTGAAAATACTTTATGACATTATTCCATACGCTACAATCGATGGTGAATGTGAATTTGATAGAAGCGGAAATAGCCCAATTAAACCTAAAGAAAAATGTCCAAGCTGCGGATCTAAACTTGAACGTCAAGGTGCATTTTTGGTATGTAACAATGTAAACTGTGATTGCAGAAAGAAAGGTCGTATCTTAAATTATCTTGTAAAATTACGTATACAAGATATCTCATATGCTACAGTTGATGAACTTTATGATCTTGGTATTTTACAAAGTATTGAAGATATATATAAACTTCATAAACACGGAAAACTTATTTGCTCTATTCCAGGTTTTGGTGAAGTAAGCTTTAATAACTGGATAGACCAGATAAATGATAAAAGACGAGTTCCTGATTATTTGGTTCTTGGTGCTTTAGGTATTGATGGAATTGCGGAAAAGAACTTTTCAAGGATTTTATCAAAATATGATTTCGATGAATTTATGGATATCATTGAATCTGGTGATATTGAAGCTTTAACAGAGATCGAAGGAATTGGTGAAAAGAAAGCCAAGAAGTTAATATCTGGAATTAAAGATAATAAATCACTCATTAAGTTTTTATGGAAAGAACTTGACATTTATCACAAAGATATATCAAATGCCAAGTTTACAGTGTGTTTCACCAAGGTTCGAGATATTGAACTTGAGACATATATTATTAATATGGGTGGAGAAGTTGTAGATAATGTAAATGCAAAAACTTCAATACTTGTAGTACCTAATTTGGACACAACATCTGGTAAAGTTAAACTTGCAAAGAAACACGGTGTTCGAATTGTGGAAATTGATAAATTGAAATCCGTTATTCAAAGAAGATACGGAAATTAATTTATATAAGAACTAACCCAAGTTCTAGAAAATACCATATTAAGGAGGAGAAATGCATGGGTAGCAATTATTGGACTCTTGACGGAATGATAGATTCCGGTAAGAAGAAAAAGAACAAGGAATCCAAAGAAAAGAAGCACGGTAAGGAGAAAGACAAAGACAAGAAGAAAAAGAAGAAAACTAAAGGAGTAAATTCTACTTTAGAAAATCATTCTTGTTATTCGATTATTAAGGCTGATAAGAAGTGTCAACCTAGTAACGATTCTGTGTATGTTCCTTATGCTGATTTCTTGAAGAATGATGGTGAAGGAATATATGTTGTTCGAGCATTAGTAGGTGATACAAAGCTTGAGACATATATCATTAAGTCTGATGAGTTTGAATTCCCGAGAATTGCTTTATCTAAGTCGGGTGATAGTTACAAAGACTGGCTTAGAAAGAAATTAGAATCTATGGATTCTGATGTAAACGTTAACAAAATTCTTTATGGTAGTTCTGTTAAAAAGATGGAAGTTCCTAAGGGATTTTTAGCTAAGGTCATTAAAAACAGTAAGTCTTCAGATGAAGATTAATCTATAAAATGTGCCTTGGATAATTTATCATTTTTCAAGGCACATTTACTTACTGGTCATTATTGACTTATTACGGTTTGAAAGGAAGGTTAACCCAATGAGTAAAAAGAGCGATTACTCTAAAGTGTTTGGTGGAAAATCCAAACATGACACCAAGATCAAAAAGAGTAAAAACCAGAATATCTTTGGTATTGAAGACTCTGGTAAAAAGAAAAAGAAAAAGAAGAAATCGAAACCTGAAAAGGTTGAGAAAGTATTACGTAACATGCTTAAAGATGAAATTGCTGACGATACTTTGTCAGAATTCATTATCTGGGAAAAGATTAATGATCCCGGAATTAAATCTTTTAATGATATTTCAGAAAGATGCAAAGGTCTGTTTGTTCTTGAAGTAACCATTAACGGTGATGAAAGAGCACTGGTTCCTGTAACAGTAACACCGAACAAGGAAGTTCTTCATGCTGAAACACATGAACCTATCGAAGAAGTATTTGCGCACTATTCTACCGATGGTGAAATTACAGAAACAGATCTTGCTGTTGCTAAAGATGCTTTATCAAAAGCAGAACTTGTCGATGCTGTTTATAAGATCGACACTAACAAGCTCATGGAAAACATCAACTTATTCAACATTGTTGATGAAGAGTAAAAGAAAGGATAAAATACCATATGAAATTGATGAACACCCAGGATTATATTAAGTCCTTGAAAGAACTTGTAACTGAACTCGGAAAAGAAGCTTCCGATTACGCAATCAGTTTCCGTCCTGATACTTCAAAAGAAGAGAACGGTTCACTGACATTTGTGTTTGTCATTCGTAACAAGAAGAGTGACAGATCTAAAGAGTATAAGATTGCTCTGTACATCTTCGAAAACAAGAAAACCGTAACAAGCTTTATTATAAATGGCAGAACGTTGAATATGCTGTTTGAAAATTCCACAATCAATTCTCCTAATGTGGCACTTCATTATCTCAAAGATATATTATTATCAGAGGTAAAGTGGATACGTGAGCTTGAAGAGACTGTAAGAAAGCAGGAAGAAGAACGCAAGAAGAAGCGTATGGCTAACAAAGGGAATTCCGGTAAGAAACCCTATAACAATAGGGGTGGACAGAAGAATTTCCATCAGCAGTCTGGTAAGAAGCCTTATAACGGAAACAGAAATGGAGGGTCTAACCATCACAATTCCGTTGGAACAAGACTTAATATCCGTACCACAAAAGGTACCTTTGGAAATTCTAAATCAGGAGGTCAGAAGTAATGACAAAAGCAGAAGAGTATTTTGACAATGTAGTTGTGGAAGATCGCGACTATATCGAAACAATTGCGGAAATGGCTCGTCCGGATATTTACCGTAATTTCAAAATCAAAATGGGAAGTAATGCAGTTCCCATCTCAATTTATGCAGTTGTATTTGACTGTATTATGAAACACCTTAAGTCTCTTCAGAAGACAAAGGAGTCTCATTCTATTATTATCGCTAACAGACTTGAGATTGGTTTTACAACAAGTTTTGATGTTGAAGAAAACCAGGATCTTGAGAAACTTGGTAACTTTATGCCGTTCATTAAGCATATTGAAAATGATAAGCTTACTGAGGTTGATGAAACAGAAGATAAGTCTGTTATCAGATGTACTCAGTGGAACGAATCTAATATCACTACATCTATTGATGACGTGAAGCAGATTACGAAGTTAGCAGTTGATAAGGTAAGTTCTGAATTATCTATTCAGGGTGCAAATCCGGAAATTATTATGCCTATTTTCTGTTCTATCCATGATAAGGTAGTAGAGTTCATGAAGCTTAAGAGAGCGGAAGAGGATAAGTGGGAACTTCGCATGAACATGGCAGGATGTTATGATATTTATGCAAGGCTTATGGAAGATGGTATCGAGATATCATTTAAGCCTTGTGTATACAGCAAAGGTCTCATCAAAGAAGACGGAGATGCAACCACAAAATATGAATAATAAATAAGTGTATTTGAGGATTGTCTTGCAGGTTTTACCCTGTGAGTCAATCCTTTTTATACCCAAATAAAAAGTTATGTAAATCGGCTTTTATTTTTTGAAGAAATAACTTTTAATGATTTATTATTTATATGAAATAATGGAAAGGAGAACATCTTATGCTACCGTTTTTAAAAGACTTCGTAGGAGATTATGAAGACGAATTAAACGTGGATTTAATGACTAAGTCAGCAGATGGTGAACTTGTTGACTATGTTGTTGACTCATGGAAATCACTGGAAGTAGTAAAGTACATTAAGTTCTTAGGGTATGAATTTAATACTAGAGAATCAACGATTGATATTAATCGCCATATTTTCAAACGTAATAAAAACGTTCCCAAGAAATATCAGTACGACTACAAATTGATCAATGATGATAGAGTAGGACTTCTTACAGTTCATCTATTAATCAGTATTACAGAAAAAGACCCTAAGACAGGTCAGGAAAAAGTTAGGGAGAAAGTAATCAACAAAGATATGCTTATTCCTCTTGAAGATGATGATGGATATCTTTTCATCAATGGAAGAAAGTATTATATGATTTACCAGCTTCTTGAAAAGTCTACATATACGACTTTAACATCGACTGTTATTAAGTCACTTATGCCAATCGTAATTAAACGTGTACCTTGTGTACATGAAGATGTAGATGGTAAAGGATATATGTTACCACTCTTTAGAACTTTTGTGTTCCATAGAGAGACTGATGTAATGCTGTTTGTAGCAGCAAACTTTGGTATTGAATATGCCTTGATCTACCTTAAGGTAGATTCAATTATTCATTTAATTCCAAATCTTGACAATCGTAGAGATGATTGTTTATATTTCCAGGTTTCATCCAAATGTTATTTGGAAGTAAATGAGGAAATGTTTGAGAAGTGGAATTATGTGCAAGCGGTTGTAGCAGGATTCTTAGAGATTCTTACAAATCGTTTTGATTTATCTCAGATTGATAATACTGAGAACTTCATTAAGAAACTTACTCCATCTAATACAGTTGAAAAAGGTATGGATACTTTAACATCATTCAATCGTATGCTCGATGAAACGACAAGAAAGATTTTAAAGATTGATGATTACCATAAGAAAGATGTCTATGCTATTATCAGATGGGCTATGATGGAATTTAATCAGCTTCGTATGAAAGATAACTTGTCTCTTGAAAATAAGAGACTACGTTGTTATGAATACGTAGCATCATTACTTACACAAGAATTTAGTACACGTTTGAATCGTATTATTAACATGGGTGCTAAGGTAACACTTGAAAATATATGCGACATTTTCAAATTCCCTGGAACCCTTCTCATTTAACACAATGGGTGAGAATAAACCTCTTTAATTGCGGGGACATAATCAATGACACTTACTTACTAAACTAAGATAGTAATATACTTAGTGGCAATGGGTAACTCCAAAGGTATAGTAAAAAGAGTAAGTTAAGATATAATCCGCAGCTAATTATCTATTCGTTACAAAAAATAAAAGGAGTTAATATATGGGTAATAATATAAAAGATAAAATACAAGAATCATTAGGAAATATATTAGTTTCAGAACTTGATGAAGAATTGCAGTATAAAGTAATCAAGATGTTTAGATTAAATAATGAAACAGATAATGCAATTTTTCTAATGAAAGAAGGTCATCTAATAATATTAACTGATTTAAAAGAAACACCTTATCATTTAGATAAAGATTTTAATGTAGACCCAAATGGAGAAAGAACTGTTACATCATTTAAAGATGTTATAGTTATAGACGAATCCCCAATTACAGGTTTATTAATTGAAGCAATACGAAATAATTAATTTAAAACGAATAGATACAAGTTCAACGACTATCGAAAGGGTAGCTATAGAGAAATACTATAGTGAGTAACCAAGTAGAGTAGGAAGTAATTCCGAAATGGGAGGCATTTTATATTTGATAAAAGAATATAAAATGAAGATATAGTCTAATTGATTAAATCAATTGCAGAAGATGCATGTTTCAGGAATTTTGCGCTTCAACGAGTGTATTAATGATATGACATTCTTTAACAAATTTAAATGGACGAAAGGCTTGTCCCGAAACACAGTAATGTGTTGGAAAAACCTATCTAACTGCGGGAACGTATCCGTAGTATATATTTACTAAACTAAGATAGTAATATACTTAGTGGCAATGGGTAACTCCAAAGGTATAGTAAAAAGAATATATACTGATATAATCCGCAACGAAGCAACCATTTCATTCAATTTATAATGAATGAAAGAAGGTGAATCATATAGGAAAGAATAGAGGAAATATACCTAGAATAAATAAGAAAGGTGAAATATGGGTTCCATTAGTTTATGAAGATATTCGTGAAGGTATGTATGAGATTAGTAATAAAGGACGAATTTATTCTATAAAATCTGATACAATTTTGCGACCAATTAAGAAACATAATGGATACTATAGAGTTAATCTTTCATCGAAGAAAAAAGGTAAACAAAAAGAATACTCCATTCATAGATTAGTAGCAATTCATTTTATACCATTACCTGAAGGATATACTTTAGAAGAACTTCAAGTTAATCATAAGAAGGGTGATAAAAGTAAAAATGGTGCTAAAGATTTAGAATGGGTAACATCATCTGAAAACATAAAGCATTCTATTGCTATGGGATTACAAAAAATACGTTATGGTGATGAATCTAATAATCATAAATATGATAGTGATTTGGTTAGACGTATTTGTGTTAATCTTGAAATGGGATATTCAACTAAAGAAATAATAAAAAGACTTAAGTTGGATCCTAAAGCAGAGAATTTAATTAGGCGTATTAAAGAAAGACGTCATTGGACAGATATTTCTGATGATTATTATTTCTACTAACTATATGAATGAAATGGTTGTGTGTTCATCGACTATCGAAAGGATAGCTATAGAGAAATACTATAGTGAGTAACCAAGTAGAGTAGGAAGTAATTCCGAAAAGGTAGGCTCCAATATAATGGTAATAGTTATGTTGGATGATGATATAGTCAGCATCAAAATATTTGATATGAAGCAAAGGTCCACATTCATTAGGGCGCAAGAATAGTAATAACATTTCCGCTAAATATAGAGGATTACACCCGTCATTTATTAGTGAGTTCGATTTGTTAACTTGCGGCAACAGTGACCCAGGTACGAGCGGGATTCTTTCCCCGTTCAGTAAGATTAAAGGTCTCTATTTTAATAACGATGGAGAACCTGATTTCTTCCTAACAGAATTTGTTAAGGATATTAATCGTTTGATTAAGAAAGAAGGTCACGAATGTATTGAAATTGAGTTCGAGACCAAAGAAGAGTATTATGAAATTATGAACTATGTAGAGCATTTCCTTGATAACGACATTGTCGCATATGGAGTATTCAGGGATAAACCTGCAGTTATTTTCCAGCGTGAACCTGATATGATTGCTGAACATGAAACAGGCGAAGTCACAACGGATTATGAGGATACTGAGGATGATGAGTAATCATCATCCTCTTATATGAAAGGAGTAAAACCAATGGAAGTATTAAAATTGATTTTTGACTTCTTACTTAAATTAGCAGATGGGCATCAGGGATTAGTGGTATGGTTTGTTATACTTTTCTCATGTCTTTCTGTGATTATATTATTCTTGTTAGTATGTCAAGTATTTGGGTTGTTTAAATCCATTGAAAGATATCTGCTTGAAAATAAGGAACTTAACACAAAAAGAAATATTTACCACCGATTTTCTGAAATTGCAAGAAGTGCTCAGCTTGCCGGTGGTTATGTTGAAGCATCTAATATCATGGCACAGTGTGCATTGGTATTATTTGGTAAAGTCCAGGCGGATAATGAAAAAGATATTATTGGAGATGATAAGAATGCAAGACCAAAATCAGATGTTTCAAGGAGTGAAGAATCCGTTTCAAGGGAAAGTGGACAAGGTTCTGATAGAACTTCCGATGGTCCCAAAGAATCTTACGCTAAAGTTACGGATTAGGTTTACTCATAATCAGGATACAATATTAAGGAACCAAAAATTCGGTAAAGTGGTTAGTCCATCCAGAGTACATATTCAGTCGATAGATGGACAGTCATTATATTTATCAAGTTCACCATTAATTGATTATCCGTTTAATATGAGAAGTATGGACGGAAGATTTGATTCTAAAACTACAGTATATTTATCTCATACTCATTTAAATGCTCTTAAACAAACACTTCGTAGTATGCAAAGAGGTTTTAGTAGACAAGATTTATTTTATCTTGTAAATAACCAATTGCAGATAAATGAAGATATTGTAAAAAGAGAAAAACAACTTCTTCCTATAAGGGGTTCTATTATTGAAATCATGTATTGTATAATACGTGAAATGACAGGTAATAATGAGTATAGTATATATGAAGGAATAAGAATGATTAATCCTTCAAATAATACAATTGCTGAACTTACTGTAGATGAACTTGCGGCTTTTATAGATATACTCGATTCAATAAAACCTGCACAGATTTCAATGCAGGCTACACAGATGGCATTAGGTCTTTCTACAATGAAACCAGATACTGTTTATGGGCTTAATATCCCTAGAGAACAGATAGTGTCTTCATAATTGAATTGATATATTATTTATTTAGAAAGGAGAAACCTAACCAATGAGTGAGAATACTACATCACAAATCGATGAAGCAATCGAAAAATGCAGAATATTTGGTTCATCTAAAAATGAAACAGATGAGACTCAAAAGCAAATGACTTTCCCACTTCATGCGACTATTCAAGGGAAACATATAATGATTATCGGAGAATTTGCAGAATCAAGTTCTAATGAACTTATTGAGAATTCTTACTATATTCATGACGGTAAAGTATGGAAGTATAAGAAGAAACTCCCTTCAAGAGCTAAAGAATTTCCGATGATCAGTATTGATAAGGAACTCGGTATTGTAACGATTCCTTCAATATGTGATGGTGAAATCACGTATGAAAGTGTGGAAAATCAAAGACTCAATTTAATATGCTCAAGAACACCGGTTGATGCAGATTTTGGAAAAGATGAAAACAGTGCATACATTGCATCATCTTCAGCTCCGTATGTTCCTGAGATTCTTGAGGAAGATGACTTTCTTAAGAAATTAATTAAGACAGTCTTTTTGATAAAGAATGTCGCTACAACTAAATACAGAAAGAAGTTATCTAAAGCTTATGCTTTCAGTAATCTATTTCAAGGTCTTAATTCATCTACAAAAGTTTCTACAACTGTTTGGCAGACATGGATTGAAATTCTTGGAGTTGATTGTGTTATTATACTGAAAGATAGTGGAACAGATAACGAAGATCCTATCAGAGATTACATCGTTTATAAGAGTCGTAATGACTCTCTGAATGTAGTAAAGAAGGATGAGATTAAAGAGTTCTTATCAGAGAACTTATAAAAATACCAATTAAGAAGGAGACCTAATCATGTTTGGAAAAAAGAAAAATAATGAACCCGTTAATACAGAATTTGCTGAAACTGTAAGAAACCTTACAAATATAGATCTTAACCATAAACCTGGTGATGATCTTGAAGTTGAAGATTTGGATTCCATTAAGGAAATAGCTGGATATGTTTCTGAGCAGGAAGATACTTCTATTGAACTTATGCAACTGTGTGAATCTAAAAATACAGTTCGGATTGGTGAAGATACTGATGAATATACAATGAATATCCCTTATACAGCGATGGTTACAATTGCTGATGATGTGGATTCATTACCGGTTAAAGATTTCCGTATCGCATCATCTCCTGTCGTATATACAATTGATAATTCCAAGAAAGATCATATCTTGCATAAGAATCCTAATGGAATTTTCGATGCAGCCTTTACTTATATAACGGAGAAGAGTAGTGGATTTAATGAAATCACAGCAGAAGTTTCAGTTTCAATTCCGGTTAGACCATTTAAGGTAGAGGATAATGAATCACCTTATGACAAGTGGTTTGTTCTTGTGACTAGTGTTGCTGTTGTTGCTTCATTTAATGTTAAAGAACCAGTTTCACCATCCCTCATCAAAAATACATTGTTGTATGCTGCTAAATCAGTATTTGAAAGATCTATGAAGTCTGAACTTGCGAATATTCTTATGTCAGGGAAAGCTTCTCTTCCAAATATCTTTCCGGCAGCAATTGATGACATTAGACCTGTATTTACAGAAGAGGTTACAACGTTCACATGTAAGTACACGACATCTGATGCAAGAATCGATAACATGACAAATGAAGTTTCGGTTAACGGTGTTTTAATAAAATAAAGAAGGAGTGATTACTTATGGCAAAATCATTTGTACAACTTAAATCTTCTCTTGATGATATTAGAGAGGAAAAAGATGCATCCATTAAGAAAGCAGGTAAGGAGATTGCTAAACACTTAAGCGGACCCGGTAGTGAAGGTGAGAAAAGTGCAACAATTGATAAGTTGCTTGCAGGTTTCACTGATGCTGATAAATTCCTGATTATGAAATATGCTTTCATCTACATGTGTTAGGAGGATGCAGTCATGCCGAAAGATAAAAAGAAAAAAGCCAATAACTCTATTCCTTCCAGGAATAAAAGTTCGTTCTTTGGTGGAAACCAGAAGAATTTAAATTCCAAAGGATTTAATTCTATGAAAGTTAACAGGGCTTTTAAATCAAATTAATACCACGGGAACGAGTTTGAAATATAACTCGTTCCTTTTTTGAGGTGATTCTTATGCAAAAACGAATAGATGTGTTTCATACACATATAGAAATTTCTCCGTATGTAAAAGGAGAATATTTTGAATTGGAAAAAGCATTATCTAGATGGAATCAAATAACTAAAAAACATGGACGATATGAAGCAGTTGCATACTTCATTCGCGAAGATGTTTTATTTATTCCAAAAGGAATTAATATAGAAGCTCTCGAAGAGTATTTTGGATGCAAAGCTACGATGAATTATAAAGCTAATCCGAAACAAAAGATGAGTGAAAAATACGAAGTATTGATACCACCAAGATCACAAGTTCAAACAGATAGTGTTGAGTTTTTAACTGCGACTGGAAAATATGCATCCAGAATTGCATATTGTCAATATACACTTAATCTGGAAACAGCTGGTGGTAAAACATATTGTGCTATAAACTCATTTACACAGTTAGGGGTTAAAACTCTTATTGTTGTGAATAGAGAATATTTATCATCACATTGGAAATCCGAAATAGCTAAATTCACAAATATTCCAGAAGATAGAATTATGCAAGTTGATACTGATGGAATTAGACGTGTTCTTGAAGCTGAAGTTGATGCCGATGTGTATATAGTTATGCATCAAACTATTCAATCATATGCTAAATTGTATGGTTGGAGAGATGTAAATGAATTTATGAAAGTTGCTGGTATAGGACTTAAAGTATATGATGAATGTCATGAATTCATTTCATCTATTTTTGTAATTGATGCGAATACTAATGTTGAAAAAACATTTTATCTCACAGCAACTTATGGAAGAAGTAATAAACAAGAAAACAAAGTATTTCAGTTAATGCTTAGTGCATCTTGTAAGTATAATGATGAAAACAGGGATTATGTTAAAAAGATTCATTATCATCCAGTATTATATAAGAGTAAGATTCCTCTTAAATATGTAATGGCAATGAAATCTGCTCATGGGTTTTCATCTTATAAATTTATAGATGGTGCTCTTAAGTGTGATCCTGAGAAGAAAGTTCTTCATGCATTACGATTTGTTCTTCATGAATGCTTAGATCGTGATGGACAGATATTAATAGTAACGCCAAAGAAGGAATCTGTAACATTTATTGCAGAATTCTTGTCCGAGATTGTCGGTAAATCTCGCAGTATAGGAACTATATTTTCCGATAATAGTGAAGAAATCAATTTCAAGAACCAGAACTGTGATATCATTAGTTCAACGATTAAATCATGTGGAACTGGATTTAATCCACCTAATTTACAAACTATAATTTGTATTGAGCCGCATTCATCAAGAATAATGACTCATCAGTTAAAAGGTAGATTGGATAGGTTTAAAGGTGATGATACCTATTTTTATGATTTGATTGATATCAATATTCCATTTATGGAAACAGTAAAAACTGCTCATACAAAAGAACTTGAACGTGTTGCAAAAGAAATATCTGATATTGAAATATTAGATCATGGAATTACTAATATTAAAGAAGGATGGTAAAGAAATGAATAAAATAAAAATTGTTATATGTCCTTTAGGTTCATTACAAGGTTATTTGCAGGATTCGTATAAATTAATAGATGAAGGCTGTAATGTTTTATTTCATTACATTCGAGGTATTCCCGATTCTTTAGTATCAAGTCATGTTGAATTTTTGAATATGGCTATAGAAAACTTAGATCTTATTATTATCGAAGTTGATTCATTTGCAGTAATTGATAAACTTATCGAGAATGGGATTGATATTGTGGCAATGTGTCCTGATAAATTGATTGCATTCCCTGCATACTCAGCACCTGAATGTGAAGTGATATCTCGTAATTTCTCAGAAAACTGCAGTAACAGAAATATACAAAAATATGTTTATCCTAGAACTATGGAGTTCTCCAGAATTATGGATAATTTAAACACATTTGTGAAGAATATGTGTGGATTAGCAGGTCCTAAAAGATATCAATTAGCTGGGATCGAAAAACGTAATATATGGTATGAATCGCAAATGGTTTGTTATCGTATGGTAGTTGATAAGATTGCTGAACTGGAATCTGACAAAGATTCAACACTTGATGATGAAACTCGTGGAGCATTATTATCAACTTTAAAAAGAGAGTTAATTATATTAGAAAAACTCCAGAATAGTGCACTAGATTCAATAGGTAAACAACTTGATCAGTATCGTTTACTTATGAAGAATGCAAAATTGTATTTAATTGATGAAGATCAATATAAATATATGTGCGAATGTGTTGATAAAATCGAACAGATTAAGGGACTTATGTAGATTAATAAGACTAGGTAAATAATTTACCTAGTCTTATATTATTTTCGTAAAGGAGATTAAAAAAATGAAATCTAATTGGAAAGACGCTTCAATTGAAAATCCTATTCCTGAAAAATGGTATACCGTAACATTTGACGGTTCTCTTTTAATGGAACCTAATTTTGTAAGTAAGGATATTTATGAAGAAACTCGTGATGGAAATTTTATTTGGAAAACATCATCCGAAAGCGATGAATATCGTGTTATTGCATGGGATGAACTTCCTGAAATTTATGATGAAAGTAAAGAAGATAACGGTGATTGGATTAAATTTAATCCGGAGTCTGAAAATCCTTTTGTTCCAGAGAAGACTTATATTTTAACGATTGAATTCATTACTGAAACTGATAATGGCGAAATATCAGATAGCTATAAAACAATAGAGTTTTTAGATTATCATGATACAGGTTTCTGTATCGATGAAACATTAGACATCAATGAGTCTTATGTAATTTTAGCATATCAGGAAGCGCCTGAAGCTTTTGAGAAGGAGAACTAACATGGAAAAAGAAGCATGCGTTAAAACAGTGATAAATGAAGATGGAACTGACACTTCTGATTTTCCTGTAAATCCGTTAAAAGAGAAATGGGATAAATTGTATCCTCCTATGAAAGATGGAAAACCTTGTAATTACATCTTAGGATATAAAGAAGATGGAAGTCCTATAATGAATTATAGCTGTGTTTTATGCCATGAAGAAAAATGCCAGTATAGTAATAGCTGGAAAATCCCGGATGAAGATAAAGATGAATATGCTAAATACGAAGAACAAATTAGAGAATACCATAGAAAACATAATCCTGCAATTATTAATATGGTAGAGACTATGTTTGGTGTTAAATACTAAGGAGGTCGGTATTATGAGTGGTAAACTTCCTCATCATAGATGCTCAGGTAGATGTGAGGAATGTGATAAAAGCATGTTCTATGAGAAAGGTAAATGGTATACTTGTGATCCAAATAAAACATCTGGAATGATTATAATTTCAAAGAATCCTACTATGCGAAGATTACTTACAGATATTAAGTGTTATGCTAGAGGGTGTGATCATAACAATATTGATTGTACGTGTATGTACGGATCTAAATTAAATTGCCATGTTAATTGTGATAATTGTGTTCGGAAATGCAAAAAAGTTAATGGTGAAAGAGCATGTAGAAGATTTAAGAGAGGGAATGAAAAATGATAGCTATTTCATGGAATGATTATTTAAAATTTGGTTGTGTGAATTGTGGTTGTGATTCATCTTATGGTGGACCTGTTTCTGGTGGAGGTTGTGGGACTAGAACCTGTAGAGAATGCGGAACTACATTTTGTTTATTAGCCAATGGAGTGAAAAAATCATCAATAGGGTTTGGCACAGATATGAAAGATAAAGAAGGTAAAATTATATTCGAATATCCTGAATTACAAGAGCATCCTAGAAAAGGAATTCCTTGGCATCCATGGGTTCAACCAGATCCCAGACCTGAAGAAGGTGAATATTGGAAATCAAGAGGTATTGGATATGATCTATCAGGCTTTGTTAAATCTAAAGCTGCAGGTGAAAGACTTCTTGAAATGGTTAAGAAAGTTCTTGGTAACGAAAACCCTAAATCATGGTTAGATTACAGAGAATTCGAACCAACATGGATTCAGTTTAAATTTCAGAAAGAAGAGTTTGATCTTGAGAAACTTGATAAACTCTCTGAAGAAAATAATGGAGTTTTAACTGAATCTATACTTATTGAGTGTAAGCTGTAAAATAAAAGAACCTAACGACGAAATAAGCGTTAGGTTCTTTTTTAATTATTGTTGTCATCTGGCAACACATAAGACTCTATAGGTAGACTCATCAAATCTAAATATAATTCTTTTGCCCATCCATTTCCTCCACGTTTTTCATAACTTTCAAATTTGATCCTCAGACGTTGTCTTATTTCACGAGTCATCGGTTCACCTTTTGTGATATGTCGTTCATGGAGTTGTGTCAAATAAATGCGAAACTCGTTGTTCTCTCCTTCAAAGAGAACACCCATATCAGTTTCAATTTTTTTGGTTGATTGTCTCATATCACTAACTATTTCTTGTGTTTCCTTGAGTCTTTCAGCAAGTTCATCATCATCATGTTGTGATTTATTTGCTAAAGAAGATATATCTGCTTTCATTTCAACCACAGTATTATGTAGTGATCTAGTCGTATCAATCCATTCATCTTTTAAATCTCTAAACGAAGAAACTTCATTTGAAAGAGAAAGAACTTGCTGATCAAGCTCAGGAAGATGCTTTGCAATTTGTTTGATACTATCTTGCAATTCTTTAGCCTCTTTTAGTTCCTTTTCACGTTTTGCATCACGTTTATCTTTCCAGTCTTTATATACACTATATAACCATTTCCAAAATGGTAAAAGTGCAATTATAACGACAATGATACATACTATGATAAATCCAATTGGACTTTCCATCATTTTTTCCAGAACTTTATCTACTGTGTTTTCTGGTAGTGTTTCCATTTGATCATCGTCCTTTCCATTTAATAATATCATTAGATAAATGTTAGAAATAGAAAGGATAACTGGTGCTCTATCCGTAAATATAAATTTGAACAAAAGGATGTAAAAGTCACTTATTTCATTTATATATCATATTAGTGAATATAAATGAAAGTGAGGTTATTTGTATGAGTTACGCAGACAGATTGATAGCTGCTTTGTGGTATGCAGCTATCAATCTTGGATTTGTGTCTGACGAACAAGTATTAATTACTTGGTCGAAAGATCCAAATTCAGTTACATACCTAATGTCTCTTCGTTTAAAAGCTCTTGAAGCCAAACGAAACGAATTAGGTTTATAACATACACATCAAACCTGATTTACTATAATACTTAGTCCAGGTTGGTATTTATAGTTATTTACGATAAACTATAAGAGAGTGGAACACCTGGTACCACTCTCTTATTTTTTTTGTTAAACCCCGCATAAATATTTAAAAATTTCAATGATATATTATTATATTAGAATAATTACAAAAGAGTTCAATGCCTACTTGTAATTAAAAATAATAAATGGAGGAAACAAAAAATGATTGTAACAAAAAGAAAAATGAAAAAGATGAAAACTGAAATGATGGTAGTTGCAGGTACAGGTGTTGTAACCGGTGTAGCTGGAGTAACCATTGGAACTGTTGCTCTTGTGAAGGAGAACAAACATGAAAAAGAAGTAAGTGACCGACTTGATAATATTGAACGGGCTGTAGCTGCGACCGAACAATCATGCACGAAAGCATTAAGATGTGTTGTACCAATGCAGGATGCATTACTTAAAGCAGGTATTATGATGAAATAAATTTAAGGGTAATCCGTAATTGGATTACCCTTATTTTTTATAATTCTCCGAAACAAGCTTCATATTCCTCATCAGAAATAGAGATGTCTCTATAATCATAAATTGCATATTCGGAAGGGAACGCATCTTCCAAAGATGACTGATCTAAAAGTCTTGGTGCGCCTAAAACATTTTCCCATCTTGTAACAGGGTAAATTGTCTTTTTAACTGTACCAATACCAGCGATTTTATTTTTTACATGTAAAATTACATCTTTTGGATGTGGAAACATAATCTTATTCTCCTTCCTTTAATTCTTCATATTTCCAGTCAAATTGATAGACAGAGGATTATTATTACTTGGAACCTCAGTATCAACCCTCGTTTCATCAAGTACTTCAAATAAGAAGTGTTGAGGATATTCATCAAATCCTGCAGGGTGCTCTCCAATTACTTTATCGTTCATATGAAGACACTGACAGTTATCGATGTATAATGATTTAGATGGAGTTAATAATGTAGCCATTTATATTACCATCCTTTCTTACAAATTTCTGCCAATAACCAGAAGGTTTTCAGCATTAGCTAACTGATCCGTATATTCAACGTTGTCGGATGTATCCTGATACAATGCTCTTTCAAGATCAGAAAACTTATTTACAGACGCAGTTTCTTTCACAGCACCTCCATACTGAATGTCACGAATTTCTTCTGCCCATATAGTATCTACAGGCCACGCTGAAGGTTCTTCAACCTGCGACTGAATTGATCTTGCACCACTTGCTGTAGACAAGTATACAATAGCTTGGTCAAGGAATTCAACATCATAACAATGATTGATTAAAGTGTTTTCATTTGTAGGAAGTTGAGATGCTCCAGAAATAAAATAAAACAAATCAACTGACTGTAAAACTACTCTATCATCAGCTTCCATCATCCTATCTACGATTGGATTGATTCCAGATGTTGCATTACTGTCATTTGCAAGATATCTTTCATACTGCAACTTAGGTGCATAAATTTTTGTAACAACTACATTTATAGTTGTAATGTGTTCCATTTCCTCATCATAATCATCAGGAAAATGGACAAAGTTAAATTCATCAAGCTGAATAACAGTTGTAATGTCTTTAACATTCGTTACTGAATTTCCATTAGCATCAGAACCTGTGACTGTAATAGTACAATCAACAATAGCATTTGATGCTGCCCATTTTTCTTCATCTCTCCATTCAGTATAAAGATATGGTGACGAATAAAGAGTGGAAATATCAAGCCATTCAGTAAAGGTTCTTACTGTAGTACCAAAATTAACATATTCATGTTCAGCAAACTGACCAGTAAGATATCCATTAACAGTTCTGTCACCGAGACGTGTAATAGGTTTGATATAAAAACCATTAGTCTTACCTGAAACTTCAAACCGGAAATCTTTTTTATCACCGTAGTTTTTACTGAATTCATGATTCTTCAATAAAATGTCAGTTTTCTCTTCAATAGAGACGAACTCATCAACATCTACTTTTGTTCCAAGAAGATATGAACCAGGATCTTCAGGATATGTGAATCCGATAGATGACTGGAACTGAATATTGAATTCTTGGATAGCTTCATATACACTATGTGATTTCTGGCGGAAACTGATTATCTTTCCATCGTGAGGTCTTTTAATATAAACCTCACCCGTAAGTTTATCAGTCATTATTTCTCCAGACACACTTTGTTTATTTTTGTCGATGCTTAGAAAACTAGAACCATATCTAACATCTGCATCGTATGTTTGATTTGCCATGTTTCTTCTCTTCCTTTCTTAAGTTATACACCAGCTTCTCCCGTTAACATTACAAAAGATTTTTCAGGATCAGCGTCTGCAGTGTCAATTATCTCATATATATTTTTGTATCTATCATAGATTCTAGCAGTAACATCTGGATCTAAATAAATAACTTGAGATTCACCATCATCCGATTCAATCATGAATTCTTTAGTAAAATCAGGGAAAACTTCAGAGAAGTAAGCCTTATTAAATTGTAATGTATCAGGGTTTCCAAGACCAAGAGGTAACAACTCTTCAAAGAAAAAGATTTTCATTTCTTCAATTAAACCATATTCAACATCAAATATGATTGTTTCCTCAGTAGGTTCATTTGGAAGTATGATAGCATTTTCATTTTTAATTGATTCTATATATTTATCGATAATAACATCAACTTCCTTAGGACTTAAAAAGATCTCATTTGTAAGATCTGTTGCCAAATAGAAGTATTTGTCATCGCCAACGGATTTTGAATAACCGAAATATTCAAAGTCTCTTTCTTTTTCGTAAATAGTAAGTAAATACTTACTTTTAAGACCTCTAAACACAGATTTCGTAGGTCCAAATGCAAATAAGTTAGGAAGACCAAGTCTTCTACCATTTACATATACTTCGTAATATTCAGGTCTCAAAGGTTTATCAATATATTCAGAGAAGTCTATGATTGCATCTGGATCGAACTCTTCCATAGTGCAAATAAGTTCTTTTGTATATGGAGAAAATTCAAACATGTATTGATCTCCTTTTTTACAAAATACCCTTGATTGTACATAGGATCTTCCTTGTGAATCTACTACCCTAAATGTATTACTTGGTGTTATTCTTCCATTGTAATACATTCTTGCATATGAAACCTCAGGATTTAATTTAAGTTCAGATAAATCAAATCGTGGATACCCATTTCTATGTGCAACACCTGCAGAAACGAATGACGTTTTGTTTACTTGCACATCTACATTTATAGGGAAAGTTCTTGTTGTATTTGTAAACTGTATTGAAACATCAGTTACGATACCATATTTATTCACAATATTATGGTTTTCATCTTCCATTGAATAATCGACATCATTTCTTCTAAGTAACATCGTGTATTCAGTTTCAGGAACTGTAATTCCATTCACTTTAAGTACAATATCACTCATAGTATATTCAACATGATCGACATCAACTAAATGAATAACATGAATATCGTCAGAAGACTCAAATTTAAGTGTTTCTACCTGAGGATCTTCCGTTGTCCATTCAAGTTCCATCATGATATAACTATTTTCATTTACCATATTTGTAGGTAAATATAAATAATCCGTTCCAAGACTATTTATAGTTATGACATCAGTACATAAGATTCCATCGATAAAGATTTTTAATGCTAAATAATCTTTACCAGGATTTTTGAATGCAAATACATATCTATCAGTAAGATCAGTGAATTCTACAAAATCCCCAACCTTAACTGAAGGAATTAATAATTTAATATCATCAATATATACTTCGTTGTTGATGTCATATGATTTCGAATCCGTTACAATATATGCATTTGGATTTGAATCATCAGTTATATTAGCAGAAGATGCAAATGATATAATATCATTTTCTCTGTCTTCAAGACGTGTAGATCTTCTTATACGTCCAGACAAATTGATAGTATTGGTGAAGAAATGAAAAAGAGTTTCTTTTCTTCTTTGTTTAATGACATATTCCGGAAGAACGTTCCAATCAGCTCGTATAAATTCCATCATTCTAGCAATTTTATACTGAAGAGGAATTTCATCTCCCTGGTAATCGCAAATAAAATCAGGAGTACCATACTTATATTTGTAATCTTGATAATTAAGCATTTTTTCAAATACGGTATAAAATGCTTCCAAATATTCGTTTTCAAGAACACGAAGTCTAAATACATCCGGATCAGATTCGTTTTCATCTATAGTCTCGTTTACATTATAACCAATTTCCTTAAAATATATCTTATTAAGGACTTCTTCTAAGGAAAGTTTATTATTAAAACGAGATCTAAGATAATCATAATAAAAATCAAATAGAGGTGTATACCTCATATTTTCATTATGTTTGTAAAAGTAATATACCTCATATCTATCTTCGATCTTATGATTCTTATCATCTATCTGATAAATATTAGGATAATATAATTTAGTTGTACATTCATATGCTTGTTCATACCTATCGATTGACGTACCTTCATATATTGATTTGAGAATCAATACATTTTCTTCCGGTACAGGCATAGGAAGAACTGAGCCATCTAAAATAGGAATAAACAACTTAGATTCAGGTCTTTCTTCATAAGTTTCTTCTGTGACATAAACTCTTTTAACTGTAGGTACAGTTCCATCAGCAGAAAGAGTAAAGTCATACTTTCTTAAATCTTGGAAAAATATGATCGCAACCTCAATATTTCCCTGTGAATCATTGATAATTTTTGTTGCATTTTTGTTAATTTTTGCAACGATGGTATTTTCTTCTACCTTAGTTGGAATAAGGTTAGTTGAATTCTTTTCATTTTTAAATGATACGAAATAAGTTCCAACTTTGAGATTATTGGGATCCTCCAAAGGAATGATCCCTTTTAATGCATCATCCTTAGTCATAGATATAAATTTGATAACTACGTTAGGGATACACATAATACAAACATCATGAAATTTCTGAGATTCATATACGTTGTATAAATCCTTTGCAGTCATATGATGAAAAATTATTTTCGTTCCCTGTTCCAGAGGATAAATGCTAATATCCGTTCGAACTTCATTATCCATAATACCGATAGGAAGTTCTCTAAACAACTTTTTATTGATCATGATCTCAGTAAGAGGAATATCAGTTCTGTAATATTTAGAATTCCTGAATGTTTCCTTTACTTCAGGAGCTATTATGTCATGATCAATATTTACACAGACTCTCCTCTTATTATCAAGATATAAGTCGCCGAATCGAACCTCACCATATTCAGCGAGTATTCTTTTAAGTCTTGCAATTTCGTTAGGGTCAGGATTTTCAGATTTTTCAAGTTCCATCAATTTATCGCCATTTTCCTTAAGACCCATTTTAATATCGTTATAGGTTGTATTTAACAAATACTCTCTTGTTTGAAAGTGAAAACGTGAATAATTAACGGAATCTCTTTGCAATCTATAAAGATATGCATAAGACGATTCCATTGTTTCTTTCAATGTATCTGTTACTGCACTTTCTCTAAAAGAGTTGTTAATTTCAGTTTCTTTAAGAAGCTTCTCTAACGTATCAGGAAGCCCTAACACTGGTTTCCAGTCTTTAATTGGAGCCATTATTAACACCTACTTTCTTTTAGTTTCAGTATTAGAATAATGTTTTTTCGTTGATTTTACCCTGGGTTTGTAAACATATATTATTTATGTATATAAATATAAAGGAGTGAAAATCATGGTTCATTTTTATAACGATCATAACACGTATATATCAAATGAATTAATTAAACGTGAAATATACGATAGATTTGTGAGACAAACTAGTGTTGATGGATTAAGTTTTCCTCCATGGAGAACAGATCATATATCTAGAGCGAGTCAATATGTAGATTTTCTATTAGAATTATCCAATATTGTATACCCTGAAATAGCAAAAAGTTTCTTATCAGATGTTTATGAAGATATGACTTGTGGAGACGATGATTTTTCTATAGATAATAATATCAATGATTTAATATATGCTATAATATCTAAACCGTGGACTATTTTATATCCTGATTATTATGCAATAGGAGGATGGACTGAAAATCGTATGGGTCATTATACATGCGCAGATCATATTCGTGATATGGAAATAAAACGAAGAGATAGTTCTGATATAGAGCATATTGATATGTATCAATTTATACCATATTATGCTCGAGGTAGAAGACCTGCTACTGTTAAAGCATATGACACTCTATCAAGTGATTTCTCGTCTGAAGAATTTGAATTGAAGCAATTTAAAACTGAAAGTGTTTCTAATTATAGAGGGAGGAGGTTATATAATAGATGGAGTTAATAAGAGGATATGAAGATATTAGAAATAATACTATAACAGGAGAATGGACGATATCTGTTTCAGAACGTAATATGATGTTAATGCAGGATGTAAATGACTACCATGCTAAAAAAGAGAAACATGATTCCATTAATCAATTTGATGAGAATATTGATAAATATATAGAAGTTTCAAAAATTCTTTCCGGAAGTTATTTCCAATGTTTATATAACAGGTGGGTACGAGAAATTCTTCATTGTCCTGTTCTTGATGTTAATAGTTCTTTTGATAATTATAGATTTGATTCGCTTCATAATCTTATATATAATCCAGATTATATAAGTATGACGACTATTAGAACTCCTAAACATCCATGGTATAAATACGGTGAACATAGAGAAGAAAGCCTTACGAAACGATTACAACGATTATATTCAACGATGGGATTTGAAAAGAATAATATTTCATCTAGTTTAATTATGATGGAAGTTGGTCTTAGATTAAAATTAGAAACTAGTGATCATGGTGATATAGATGACATATATGATTCAGAGAATGAAGATCCCGAAACTCCAGTTTGTCCTATTGATATATACAAAAAACTTTGTGAATTGAATGGATATGATGAAATGGTATCTTCTCATTATTCAATATAATATATGGATTACAGAAATAAGAAATCCATACACTCAAAAGAGTGTATGGATTTTTTTTTAAATTACGTATATTGAATCGATTGAGAATCATCAAAAGGATCGAATTCTACCATTTGATAAATACTCTTATTTATGGCAGTTTTTTCTTCCCTTTCAACTGCATTCTTTTTACCGCGTTTCATATCTTCTAACGCAGACATTTGATTACTCATACCAAGCATCATCAGAGGTCTATCGAGTTCAACATCATCAATTAACCTGATTTCATTTCCAGGTTCATAAGGATGATTGAAATATTCGAGTTTTCTCATCTTGTCATTTTCATCGCTTGACCTATATCTTCGTTTAAGAAGTTTGAATGTCATAAATAATTCAAGAGTTTCTGTTTTAACCTCCTGGTTCAAAACACAAACCCAGTCTGAATTTTCTATGATCTCCCATGCTCCAGCAACACCATCACGTCCAATTAACTTTGTAACATCTTCTTTTTTAGCTTGTAACGCAGCATCAACTACAGAAGATGCAACTCTGTTAAGCTGTTGCGCTGTTATAACAGGTACGTCAAAATGTGTTGCTAAATTCTTAAGTTCATTTGTGATATTCTTAAGTTCTTCTTTTTCACTTGCAGCTTTTTCTGCAGGTGCTATTCTTTTTACGTAGTCGAGAATTAATGCAATAACTTCGTCGCCCTCATCATTTAAATCTTGAAATATACCATAGAGATCATCCGTGGTAATAGATCTATTTGGATAATATGTAATAATGATATTAACGTTGTTATTATCTGTAAGGGTTAAGTTACCACCATCTTTTAATTTCTTTATAATCTGCTTAGGTGTATAATTACGAATATCATCTGCTGAAACCATCATATTGAATATACGTTCAATAGTTTCTTCGATTGAATTTTCCATTGTAATATATAACACTGCAGGTCTTTTCTCTGGGTCTTTTGCTTTTACATGACCGTTATATTTCTTAATATCAAGAGCTGATTTAAGAAGTATTTGAGATTTACCACCACCAGGGAATGCAAGATACATATAAAGTCTCTTAGACATATATCCTGGTGCTAATAAAGCATTTAATCCCTGAATACCAGTTTTGAAAATCTTCATTCTATCTTGTAACTTCGTTACAGCAGATACAATCATTTCATCAAACTTATCAGGATCCAAAGTGAATTTTTCATCACTTTCTAAACTATTAGTATTTCGTCTTATATTAACGATTGATATTGCAAGTTGTTCAAGATCATCTGCAATATCTTTATATGATGAATATTCTTCATCATCAATTGCATTTAAAAATTCTTGTAAAACTTCTTTTATAGTTATTACATAACCAAAACGAAGTCTATCATCAAGTTTACGAATAAGTTTCTTGCTATCTTCGTAACCTATATTAAGTGAATCTATATTCTTAACATAATCATGTATAAGTTCATCAGACTCACTATCATCCATAAGCTCAGATTTGATAGCATTATATGATTCAAGTCTAGTCTCTACCATTAGATGTAAAGACTTTAAAATTACCCAGAACCTAACTCGTAAATCTGGATTCGCATAATAAGGTTCTGGATTTATATTTGAAAATAATTTAAAAATATTCTTCAACAACTTTTGTGTTTTTAATACACTATCTTTATATAGAAAAGCAACTATAGAATCGAGTGTGAATATTTCTAGCTTTAAGTTGATTTTCTTTAATTTGAGTTGTTGAAAGTTAGTTATCTCTTTCAACTTAAGGGAAACGTCGTTCTCTTTTTTATGTTGAATTAATTCCATATTCTTTGCCATAAAACAAGTTTCCTTTTCTCTTTACTAAGTTAATATTTCTGTTGGAAGAAAAATAAGACATTATTCTAATAGAAAATTAGAGGTGACTTTTATGAATGATATCGCATTACCAATTGGTAAAATTATAAAGGCTAAAGTAATTAGTCCTATAAAAGCTAGCAAAGATTATGCTAAGGCTAAAATTACTTTAAGAAAATATGAAAAACAGACAAATGTAATACCACTTTCTAAATTAAAAAAGAAAATGTTTTCATCTAATGAAAATTTTGTTGATATGGATAAAGAAATATCTAATCCATTAATCAAACTTTTAAAATCTTCATCTGCTAACACAACAGATGTGTATTATGATTCAAATAATAAAGCGATACTTTCATGTTCATATAAAATGACGCAACGATTAATGAATAAAGACTCTCAGATAATTTGCAATTGTATTACAGCTGAGGCAACGCTTCATTCAGATTATTACTATGTGGCTTTGTGCATGAGACATAATATCGTTACAGATCAAACTGAATCATTATTAACAGGACTTCAGACTAAGATTCGGTGAAAATACCGCTTTCTTTCATTGTATAAAGTTTCCTTCTTAAATCGGCAATGTAATGGAGTAGCATGTGCTACTCCATTACGCTGTCTTATAACCCATGGTATTTATCAACAAGTTTCTTTACATTTTCAATAATCCAAACTCTGTAGTTTGGTTTCTCTTCTCCAAATACAATTGCTCTTAAAACATCATCAAATATAATAGCAACAAATGATAAGAAGAACCATAAAATCATAAATAATAAACAAACTTGTCCCATGATATTGAATGGCAAGTTAGAATAATCCCATACATCCCATCCAAGTTTTACATTTATTAATAAACCTGCAAAAAATTCAACGACAGTAATAATTACAGATGCTATAACAGCCTGAATTTCAAGATACATTTTGTATGTGAATACTTCATTAATAAGACCTACGAGAATGAAGCACAAACCTCCTACAATTCCCATAGACCAATGTGTATGACCTCTCCATAGTATTTCTACACCGAGGTATACAATACCTCCTGCAATAAAAAGAGCTAAAAGTTTAATTACATGATTTAAAACTTTTTCTAAATATTTGTCCATTTATTTGTTCCTCCTAATAAACATAATATGACAGGTACTAGTTTCCTAGTACCTGTCATTACGTTTAACTGAATTATCAGATTAAACAATCTGCAACATGAGATCGGTCTCAGACAGATCTGCAGGAATCTCTTCAGCAACGATAACACGTGCCTGAGCTGCAGCAACACCCTGCAATACAGCGATGTCTTCAGCGTTCTTAACAGCCTTAGCATCAACAGCGGCAACAGCCTCTTCAGCGGCAGTCTTGTTAGCAGCGATGTCTTCAGCGTTCTTAACAGCCTTAGCATCAACAGCGGCAATAGCCTCTTCAGCAGCAGTCTTGTTAGCAGCAACAGTCTGAGTCAATGCAGCGATATCAGTCTTATTCTGCTCAGCCTTAGCTTCAGTAGCATCAGCAGCAGTCTTGTTATCAGTTACAGTCTGAGTCAATGCAGTAACTGCATCTTCAGCAGCCTTCTTGTTAGCAGCAACGGTCTGAGTCAACTCACCAATAGCGGTTTCGTTAGCAGCAGCCTTAGCTTCAACAGCGTCAAGGCGATCCTTAATAGCGGATAACTGACCTGCGATAGATGTAGCAACATCTTCCTGACTCAAGTAGTCGATCAACTCACGCAGAGTATCAAGTGCAGAGTCAGTACCAGCAAAATCAACATCCTTCTTGAAAGTATTCCATGCTTCCAAATCAGTGTAAACAGTAGACAATACATCAGCCAAAGCCTTAACTTCGGTACCGTAAGTAACCTCTACCTGTGCACCAGATGTCTTAGGAAGTAATTCGAAAATTTCGTCAGCGATTTTACGCTTAATAATAACATTCTTAGATGCCATTACAATTTACCTCTCTTTCGATTTTTTTGTAGGTTAGTTATATTGATAGGGGTGGTCCCATTTCAATTATTTTAATGTTCAATTTATTTATCCCCGATAATTACGGTATTATTCTACATCGGTAGATGTCATTGTAGGATCATATACATTAAACCAGTAACCTCCATTTGCGAAAGTAGGCTTAACTGAATCTACTACAATTGAGTTTTCTGCCATATGATTATATTTTTCAACCATTTCGGGGGTGATAAATCCAGGTTCTCCAGTCTCAGGATTTACTGGTACTAATTTATCACTAATGCTTTCTAATTGAGCACGTAATGGTTTCCCAGTAATCGGATCAAGAACTGCATCTATTTGAGTTTCAGGATGGATAACGTCGCGGTTACCTTGTTCATCCTGAGGTGTATATTGTCTGCCAATAATGGTTCCCATATTTGACACCCTTCCTTTCTTATTGATCATTAGTTAAATGTTTCTTTTCAATAAAGAAAGCGTAAATATTTTTAATAGTTATTCTAACAAAAAGTTAAACGAATTTGAAAGGTGGTAAAATATGAGATTTCATAATATTGAACCTAATAATATTGAAAATGGTGCAGGAATAAGAACTGTTCTTTGGGTTTCCGGTTGTTTTCATAATTGTAAAGATTGCCATAATCCAGTTACGCATGATCCTGAAGATGGGGTATTATTTGATGAAGAATCTATGAAAGAGATTCTTGATGATTTAAATCATGATTATATTCACGGTTTAACTTTAAGCGGCGGTGATCCTCTTACATATTATCCTGAAGATGTCGTTGAAGTAATCAAAAAAGTAAATGAAACTTATGGCGATGAAAAAACCATTTGGTTATATACAGGATTCACATTAGATTGGATTATCAAAACTATATTATCTAATACAGATAGAGAAGTGATTGATACATATTGTGGAATCCTTCTTGGGATTGATGTGCTTTGTGATGGTAAATATGAAAATGATAAAAATGATAAAGACTATCATTGGGTAGGATCTACAAATCAGAGAGTAATTGATATTAAGAAAACTCTTGCTCATAATAAAGTTGTATTTTTGGAACCCGAACAAGAAAAATTATGTACCACAGATAATACAGAAACAAATGAATTGATTCGTCAATTCAATAAATTTTTAGAAACACGATAAAAAATGAAGAGATAAGCATTTGCTTATCTCTTCATAATTATTCGAAAATAAGATCTTTAATAACATTTTCAGCTTCTCTCATAAAATAAATATATACAGCAGCTGTATATAATACATTCGGAGAAGCGTGTTCGACAAACGGATTTTCGGTTAAAGATGTCAATACATACAAAATTTCATTAAAACTTATATATTTAGACTCATCATTTATTCGTATACGTATAGATCCATTTTCAGATGATGCAAAATACATTTCATCAAATGATATTTTACGATTACGATTATATTCAAGTTTGTTATTTTTTAACACAAATTTAGGAATTGATTTGCACCAAAACTCGTCTTGAATACTTCTTATTACGTTTTTGTAATCTGTAGCATAATCTACACATTTACCACTTTGATTAGTTATTATCTTCGATAATAACTCAAGATATTTTATTCCGTTTGTATTAATTATAGTTAAAATATCATCATTCAATTTAGTAAACGCCATCGTATAACCTTTAAATACATGAGGTTCTGTAATGGATGATACTGCGAATTTAACTCTGTCATATTCAAACTTAAATTTATTTTCACGATCTCTAAGTTTATCTTGCCACCGTGTATATGATATCCCAGACGGAAGGTCACCATTAACTCCAACTATAGTATCATAAAATACAAATAAAAATTCTTTAAAATATTCATCGTTATTTTCCACTAAATCATTTAAAAACAAAGATCCAAAATCAAATAATGGATGATAATTTGCTAATTTAGTAAAATTTGCAATTTTACTCATCCACTGACCTTCATCACCCATTGAATGTATGACGTTTTCAATTTCAGATATTTTCATTGTAGTTTTATCTTCGAAAATAAGATTTAACATATTAACAATGTCATCTAATGATGATATTGGTTGATAGTGTAAGGTATCAATAAATTCGATAACTGCACTGGTGAATGAAAAATTGTTATTTATATATTTACGAATAGACATATTTACATTCTTACATGATTCAGTATTTGTTTTCCTAAAAAATTTCATTTCTTCTCCTTTTAAAAAATATAGGGTAGAAACTAATCTACCCTATACATTTATTACATAAGTCCTTTAGGTTCACGTGTTCTCTTACGTTTTGTTGTTCCGTAAATTTCACTCAAGTTAGGAACCTTTGTCTGTAAAAACGGATCAATATAAGATGTTCCAGTTCTTTCCGTGACAATTTCATCACTAAGAAGCTGTCTCTTAATATATTGAACAGACAGACCGAGTCCAGGAGATTTATTATCTTCAAGAGCCTTACGAATTGTAATAATTGTATAAGGTTCTAATCTCGTACGTGTAAAATCAGGTCTGTCGTAAATGTTTATATCACTTCGTACTAAACGATTGATAATACATTCACCTGCAAGAGATGACGCTTTAATACCAGAAACAACAAGAAGTTCTACAAAGCGTTGTGTAACTTCATCAATTGTTTGAGGTTCACCCTCTTTTCTATTACGGTTCAAAAGACCCATCATTTCATAGAGAGGTTTTGTAAGCTCGTTATTTAAGATATTCATTTCAAATACCTTTACATCATCGGACAACTCTTTGAACTTAATATATCCACGACCATGTCTCATAAGTTCAAGTGCTTCATCAGAAATAAATATTTCTTTTCCTTCATTCTTAAGTTTAATTTCTTCCATCTCACCTGTAGTCATATCAACTACATAGAATACTCCACCCGCAATGAATGTATTATAACCATTTTCATCGTCCATTTCATCAACCTTTTCGATTGTGTTTGGAGCAATATAAATAGCGTAATTATTAATATCTTCTACACTATCATTTTCATCAACCAACGGATAAACTTCTCCAGATGTTAAAGTGAAGTATTTATCAAAAGCGTCATTAAACTCCAACACTTCTGATTTTGTTGTAAGTAAATGCTTAGATGAAAGAACGTTCTGCTCAAGCTCTTTTGTAATTTCTTCGGATTCGAATCCGGCAACACCATCAGCGATATCATAGTTAAGACCAGCTGTTCTACCAAAACACTTAGCACATACATGGTCACCAAGTGCACAGGTTACAGGAGATCTGAGCTGAATTGTTTCACCTATAAGATGCGTATCATTATCGGAATCCAATAATTTTAAACTATCATTTTCATGAAGTCTATAATATCTATTATTGAATTTCTTAAGCATCTTCTTACTATTAATAGTAATATTAAGTAAATGCTTTGTCTCGCAATCCGAAATAGTACGGGATAATCCAAGTGTTTTAGCAAGCTGTAATGTAAGCTTACCAAAGTTACCAGCAGTACCCATAACAGTTTTATTCAAAATTAAGGATTTTCTTGCTGCTGAAGCATCTATATATACATAAGAAGGACGATCCAAACCACGAATTAATGTAGAATTTTCAATAGGTACTGGCATAATAACACCATCCAAACTAGGCTTTAATCCTTGAGCTATTGTAAATTCAGCAAACTGTTTGTGCTTAATTCCAGTTCCTGATCGTAATATTGTACCGATAGGGTTTCCTGGATCATTCATGTAGATTTCCAGCTCTTCTTGTAAATATTTATCAATAGTGATCTCAATATCTCTAGGTTGCATTGTTTCATCAAAAGTACATTCCATAATCTCTTTAATTCGAGGGTTCTTCTGATACATCTCAATGAACGTGAAATATGAGAAATTGAGATTCATAATTAACGAGAAATCCAACGAAATATTTCGAAGTCTGTTACAAACTTTCGAAATACTTTTGTTAATAGTTATTTCTTTTACATTGTAATTTCTGAGAACAGTTATGATTTTTGTATTGATCCAGTAATCAAGATCATACTGTTCTTCAACAATAATTTTCGTTCCATCCATGATATATCTATCATTTAAAAACTTGATGGAATTAACATGGACAAAGGGTTCCCACAAAATGAGATTAATTATGAAATGACGTAACTGCATTTCATATGTATTCTTGTCATCGTTATAAAATTTAAACTTAACAGGATACTCTCTACATTCTTTCTTTTCAATACACCCTTTGATAATCGCATAAAGTTTTTCAAAGAAATCTTCATAGATTTCCTCTGTAGCCATGAAATACTCCAAAGTATAACAACTCATAAGAAGTTCTTTAAGATCATCTGTAGAGTTGATAACCGGAATTTCATATACTTGTTGTTTACTCATTACGGATTCCTTCTTTCTAAATCTTAAAATGTGTCAAGACACATATTATCGGATTGTGACTCCCAAACTGATTTCTCATAAGGTTTTATTGGTTCTCTTTCGATAAATGTATCTTTGTGAATGTCTACAAATAATGATAATGTATCGATAGTTATATGACCTGAATTGTCATGTATTTGAGTCATTCTATCAATAACCTCTTCATATTTCTTTTTAAGAGGCCATTGTCTTAGTATCTGGTCTATTTCACCAACCATGTTTTCCATTGCTTCAACTTCATATGTTATTTTATCATCTTCTTTTCCTGTAGCAATAAGTTCTACATATTCATTAGAACCAACTCCAGTTTGATAAGGGTACTTATTAAGTTGAAGTAATTTATTTGTATACATAAAAATCTTTTCTGCTTCACCTTTAAGCTTCTTTTCTTTAACTTTGAAACAATTAGGGTTTCTTTCATTTAGAAACTTTTCAGCATATTCTTTTACTGTAGTGAATGCGTAGAGACTTCTATCGTATTTTAAAAAGAATAAATAAAACTTCATTTAATATCACCAATCTTCATCAAGGTATTCAGATGCAAAATTTGGATCATTTTGGCAACACTCTTCAATCTTATCTGCATCAAATACCAAATCAAGATCTTTTCCTTTTCTTAATCTTTTAGCAGCTTTCCTTGCTTTCTTCATGTACTTTTCATACTCTTCACTTGTACATCCTTCAATAAATAAAAACTTGTCGACAAAGTCTAAAAAGTTGTCGATTTGATCTGCCATCTCTTTTAGTTTTTCAGGTTTGATAGCTGCAATGATTTCGTTTTCACTTTTAATCTTACCCATTTTAACTTATTCCTTTCATAATAAATTACTTTTTCCAAGAAGATAATCTTCAAATTCTTTATCAGACATATTGTTGATTTTATTATATGCCAGTTGAAGATGGGGTTTACATTTGGTATGAATTTTGTCACCATCACAACCATGCCACTCAAAATCTTCATCGTCTTTTACTTCATTTCCACAAACAAAACAATTACCCATTTTGAATCCTTCCTTTCTGTTTTATCTTATAAAATAATATACTTCTAAAACCGTATTTTGAGTTAAAATAAAGATATATTATTTTAGTGAATAAAAACTTCATAACGCTATAGCACATAACTACAGTGATCTATAGGTGCAAAAAATAAACTTCATAAGGAGGGTCATTATGAATAACAAAATTTCTATGACTATCGAAAAGTATCCTGCAACTATTCTTGAAACTCTTGGTGTATCTGAAGAAGTTATTAGCTCTCTTCTTCCTTTAACAGGTCTTATTCCTATGGAAGAAGATAGTGCATATGCAAAAGTGTATAATGCATACATTAATGAATTAAAGAGACTTGATGAAATTCCGGGATTACTTGATCTTGATGTTCGTCAGGTATCAGCATTTGCTGGTGACATTATTGGTACTTTAAGCGGAATGCTTACTGAATCAATGAAAGCTTCTAGAAAAACTGGAAGTGAATTTGATATCTATGAGTATGCGGATGAATGTAACGCAGATTATTTCCACATCCAGACTGGATACATTTACCATATCCAGGAATATAACCGAGCTAGAAAGTTCGGTTTACCTACTCCTGGTATTAGGGTAAGTCAGGATGGTGTAACTATTGGTTACGCTGAAAGATTGGAATAAAGAATAGAGGAAGGTGATTTATACACCTTCCTCTTATTTTTTGTATAAAAGTTACCCTAGGAGCTAAATGACTCCTAGGGTAAACCTTTGGTTTATAAGTTTAAAGAAATGGAGGATTAATAACGCATAACACGGATCCAACATGAAAGCAGGAAATAGGTATAATCGTTATGGAATATTCACCAAATCTAAGATAAAACTCTTAACCAATCTTTTTTGCTGCGTTAGCAATCGTAGGAGCCTTAGAACGTCTCAAACGTACAATGTACTCCTTAGCTTTCTTCATAGCCGGAGCCTTATATCTCTGGCGAAGAGTTGCTTTCAGCTTTCTTCTAAGAACCTGTACCTTAGCAAGCTTGAAGTATACAGGGTCATTCTTAGCACGGGCAATAGCCTGTACACAGATTTCGAACAACTGGTTTGTTCTTGCTTCCTTAGTGAAGCGAACCTGGTTCTTGTTATAGAACTTAGCTTCAGTAAAGAGCTCACCAGTGAATGAACCGAAGTTATCTTTAGTTCCTTCAAGTGCAAATCCTTCTTCGATAGCCAGATCGAACTCAGCGGATTCAACAAAAGCATCTACAGCTTCCTGAGTGAGAACCTCTTTCAAAATTACGGGAGTTGCTGCAATATTGATAATGGAATCAGCTTCAGCTTCCTCTTCAGGAGTAAGATCCAAACTGTCCGGCTTTTCAAGATCATCAACGAACTCACCTTCGATGGTATCATCGTCGCCATCATCGATTACGATATTATTTATATCTTCTGCACCTTCCACAACAGGTTCAGCAACGGGCTCAGCAGGGGTATTTACAGGTTCCTCTGCAACGGGAGCCTCAGTAACAACAGTTGAAGGAAGGGGATTTCTTAATGCGTCTAAAAAACTCATAGTCGTCATTTCCTTTCCATATATTAAAAGATTTTTAGATTTCTCTAATTTAAATTATTGTTTTCAAATTAGAACTTACTCAGCATCTTTCTTCTTAAGGTTATCAATCTTTTCCTTAAGTTCATCTGCTTTAGATTTAGTAGCCTTAGCTACTTTCTCAGCAGCCTCTGTAAGATTACTCTTCATATCTTTGAATGCTTCTTTAACTCTCTTCTTAAAATCAAGAGCCATGTCAAGTTGCTTCTTAACTTCATCAACTTCATCAGAACTAACGTTAAAGTTTTTAGCTTCAATTTCAGCTAATTTCATTTTAATTTTCAGTTCGATCTTATCCATAGCTTCATCGGCTTTATGTTGAAAACGATAATAGATATCATCATACTTCTGCATATCTTCTACACCTTTCTTCCAAAGATTAAGAAGTTCTTTATTGTACTCTTCCATAGCTGCAATAACATCCTTACATTCGGATGCAATTTCAGACTCTTTAAGAGCTGCAAGAATCTTCTTATTAGAAGCGATAATTGCTGCTTCAGAATAAGGTACTTCTTTAACCTTTTCGTTAAATACTTCCTGAATATGATCAATATCATCGATAGTTGAAGCAGATTCAATCATAGCGATAAGATCTGTAACATCTTCCTTGGGAAGAGAACTCTCGAAAACTTTAAGTTTCAAACTGTCTTTTGTCTTCATATTTTATATGTTCCTTTCGTTGGATTTTTGGTAATATAAACCAAACTGGTTACAAAATTGTTTTCTTAATTAAAAGACTGAAAATAAAATAAGAAATAACAATTAGATGGAAAAGAAAATATGTGTCTAATTTGAAATGGGGTGAGTATTTATGAAAACCTATGCCTATGTATCAAAATCATTAATATCAGATTTATCTGATAATCCAAAATATAATTTAATAAACGCAAAAACTAGAGAAATATTTCTTCAAAATAGTTCTATAGAAGAAATTAAAAAATATATAAACGATAACGATTTGGTAATAATTGCAGGTAGAGAATATCTGTAAAAGTACGTATTTTCGTTAAGAAAAATAAACGTATATTATTATAGTGAATAATTGTAAATGACTTTGGTATTGATATAATAAAATATTAAAGCATATACAAAAATTTAAAATATCTTAGAACGATGTGTCAAACAAAACTAAGAGGAAAGGAGTTTTAGGATATGAAAGTTGTTAAGAAAGCAAGAAAGACTTTTAAGAAAGCAACTAAAGCAGTTGGTATGTCCAGCATGCAGTCCCGTCGTCTGAAGAAGACAGTTAAGGCTATGTCATACGATGTAGCAGTTAACGTAGCGACTACTATTACATTGGATATTATTTATACAGCTGCAGATGCTGCTGCTACAGGCGCTTGCCTGGTTGCTTCTAAGGTTGCATCTTTGATCCCTTCCAAGAAGGGCGAAGTTACTGCTATCGAAGAAGACATTGCAGAAGCTACAGAAGACAGTGAGGCGTAAAAACCTCACTGTCTTTACAAAACGAAAAGGAGATCTACAAAATGAGAAAATATTTTGAAAATATTAAACGTGTTGCTGATCACGTAAAAAGAAACAGCGGTACCTATATTATTATTGGCATTTTTATGTATCTTTTCTATCAGGTAATGAAGATGGTATGCGATACCGGTAAAACAAAAACCGGTGAATGCTACTATGAATCATTTGATGAAAATGCGACGCCCAGTGAAGAATAAGGAGGATAAAACAATGAGACCTAGCCAGAGAAAAGCTAAAAGAGAGAAAAAAGAATTAATGAAGAATGTTGGTATCGGTGCAGGTGTACTTACCGGTATTGGTGCTGCTGTTGCAACAGCATACGGTGTTACCAAGAAAAAGAATTCCGGCAAGACAGAAGATCAGCTCACTGATGTTAAAGAAGGTGAATAATTCACCAATTATAAATAAAGATAAGAGTAGTTGGATTACCCAACTACTCTTATTTTTTTTTAAATTAAACTCCTATCATTTTACGAACTCTTGCAAGATCGTCTTCAGAGTATACGTTATCATTAACTGCTTCAGTCATGAAACTGATAACATCATTTGCTTCGTCTTCAGTTAAAGAAGATTCACAAACAACTGCGTCAAAACCTGACACAATAGTATTTTCTACGCCTTCTTCAATAGGCTCTTCACCTGAAGGCTCTTCTCCGGCGGGTTCTTCTGTTACAGGTTCTTCTTCACCTTTACCACCCTTATCTTCTTTAGCCGGTTCATCTGCCTTAGGTTCTTCAACCTTCTCTTCAGCACCTTCTTTTACAGGTTCTTCTTTAGCAGGTTCACCTTCTGCAGGTTCTTCAGATGCGGGCTCTTCTTTTTTATCATCTTTATTCATTGCATCCGCAATAAGCTGGTCGAACTTCTCCGCCATCTCTTTCTCTTCATCAGATAACTTGATCTTCAAAGATTCAAGCTTTTCAACGATAGAACAATCAGCTCCTTCAGTTACAACATCGTTACCAGATTCAAGAGCTTTCATCTCATTTGCTTCATCGATCTTAGCCTTAATTTCTGCCTTCTTAACTTCATCATTTTCCTTAGCGGCCTCAAGATAAGAGGAAACTAAACCAGGAAGCTGATCCGGCATAGCAACATCAAACAAGAAATTGTCATTAGCCATTTCTGCAAATACTTCATACTGTGTAGAAGTAATGAGACCTGCATTAAATGATTCAGTAATGAAATGGTTGAATCTTTCTCTCTGAGCATCAATCTTTTCATTTACCTTTTCATTGAATACTCTAAGTCTTTCAATTTCACCAGAAACAGACTCGAGAACTGTGAGCATATAATCTCTAAGTTCATTACTGATGAGTCCCTTGCTGTTCTCTTCAAAAACATCGAGCTTCATAGATTTTATTTCGTTAGTAGTCAACATGATATCATGTCCTCCTTCATAAACAACTTTACCGCGTTTTAACGCGTCTTTATTAACTTTAACACCTAAGGAATATAAATCCTTAACGCATTTGTCAATATCGGTTTTGGTAGTTTTCATATCATCCATACGTCCATTAAACTGGGTTCCTTTTTCCTGTCTTTTTTTAGGATCAGAAGCCTCCATCTGGATACGTTTAAGATATTTAACTTTGTCGCCAAGTAAATTCATTAATCTACCAACTTCAGCACTAACTGTTCCGTCAGGACTTCCTGTAGGTAAATTTTCTCTACGAATTCTTTCTCTTTCAGCAGCTTTTGCAAACTGCTTTTTAGTTGTATAAATTGTACTGCCGTCTTTAGCAGTAGTTTTTATATATTCTTTTTTACCAAACATAGTTATCTTTCTCCTTTAAAATGAACTTAAGAAATTACTAACTTCATGTTTTGTTTTGGGAGAAATATTAGCATAGATTGTGTTATCACCATCTCTAATAATTGCATGATTGAGATTATTGTCAAATCCTACAATATCATCAAGAGATAAATCAAATGCTTCCAAAATAACCTGAGTGTTAGGATCTTTCATACCTGTATATTCCAGAATCTCCTTAAGAGGAATTAATACATCCTGAGTATACTGGTTTCTGATATCTTCAATTTCTCTAGCTCTGTCAATTCCGGCAGATTCTAAAGATACCAAAGCAGAAGACTTCATGATAAACTTAGGTTTGCCATCCATATTAGCCTCTTTATGAGAAGGATATAAAACCCAGTCGTAAGTTATAAGTTTTCTTACGATTACATAAGGTTCACCTTCAATCATCTGTATACCAGCAATTGCTCTACAACTAAAGGATGGAATGAGACCTTGAATAATCTCATCACAGAAACCTCTACCTGCTTCAGTACCAGATGCAGTCTGAATCTTAGCTCTAAGAATGTCTCCATGAACTTCAGGGCATAATATTTTATGAGATCTTCTGGACATTTCAATTGTTTGAATTCTTTCAGAAGATAAATCCTGGTTTTTATGAAGAGCGTATGGATGATCCATTTCACCGTACCAACTATTAGTTGATAACATGGTTACAATTCGCTCTGCCTTAAGCATATCATTAATATTGGGACCCCAATATTTTCTACCGTTTCGATTTATACATCTGAAGGTTTGTAAAACCGTATCGAATTCCGCATATCTCGTACTGGCACTGTCGTTATATTTCAAATTGGAGATAGTATTATCTGACGGAGAAACCTGTTCAGAAATATACATAAGACCAATATTTCCAGCACTCTGATTACAGAAAATTTTAGATGATGTTGCAGTCATCATAGGTTAAACCACCTTTCTTTTAAATTTATCTGTTTAGAGTATTGTTTTTGTGCGATTTTTACAACTAAAAGAAAAATAAAGTTCCAAAAAATAAACGTATATTATTTTTATGTATTTAAATACATATACATGTTTTAGGATTTAATTTATCCGGAAACGTAATCTTAAAGTCAAAATATTTTTGAAAGTATACTTATGACGTTTATTAACAAATTACAAAAGATGTTAAAGTCTTTTGTAATACCAAACTTGATTAGAAAATGGTATGTTAAAATTGTTTGAGTATAGACGTTTGAATGGCGGTGGTTCCGCCATTTAGACATTAAAGGATTTTTGGGTTTTGTTTACCCAAAATTCTTTTTTGTAGATATATTATTTTTTAGTATGTTTACAGAAAGGAGCCTATGACATGAAAATTACTGATGAACAAAAACCACGACTTAGAGTATTCTTAAGTCACAAGATGAGTGGATTATCAGAGCATCAAGTACATCAAATTCGTATCAATGCAAAGCATCAAGTTCGTGCTAAGTATGGTAAAGAATACGAAATTACATTTGTCGATAATTACCACCATCACAATGTACCAGTCAACGCTGGTAGATTATGGCATTTAGGAGAATCTATTAAAATACTTGATTCTTGCAATGCTGTATATTTTGTTCCAACACATTGGATGAAAGCAAAAGGTTGTTGGATTGAAAGATTTATTTGCTTAATCTATAAAGTGAAAATATTAAAATAAATGAACAGGAGTGATTAACACAATGGGAAAACGAAGAGTTCAAGTTGAACGACTCAATTGGGACGCATGTGCTTTCTCAGATATTTCTACAGGAAGAGGGTTTTTTATTACAGACCCACCTGAGGTAGAGATTGATGAATCAAGAAAGAAAGCTTTGTATGGTCCTCAATCTCCTCTTTATGGTACCACGTTTTCTGATGAACAAAGTTTTCAGGAACGTTACCGTTGTAAATGTGGAGAATTTAAAGGTACTATTTTTGAGGATGAAATTTGTCCTAAATGTGGTACTAAAATTGAATTTAGAGATGTAGATCCGAGGATGACAGGATGGATTCCTCTTGGTAATAAGAAAATCATTGCACCTCATTATTACAGACTACTTCAGCAAGCTATTGGTAGAGAAGAATTTCCCGAGATCATCTTCTTAAAGAAACGTGTAGACCGTGATGGTAGACGTGTTGATTTAACGGAAGAAGAAATGAAGGAATTTGATCCTAAGAGCCCATTCTGTGGTATTGGTATCGAAGAGTTTCGAATGAGGTATGACGAAATCATAGATTTCTATAAGAAAAAGAAGCCCAATAAGGCTAAGACGTTTGATATGCTTAAGAACGAAAGACTTAAGGTATTCACGTCACATATTCCTGTTTACACTACATTACTTAGACAACAGTCAGTAACTTCAGAAAACTTTTATTTCACAGGTATCGATAAGGATATAAATACCTGTACGAATCTTGCAAGAAATTTAAGAGATTCTGAAGAAATCGAAACACCTGTAATTCTTAACAGAATTCAGTCACGTGCCAACAAGATTTGGGAGTTTAACTTTGAACTCTTGAATACTAAAGATGGACTGATTCGTGATCAGCTCATTGGTGGATCGTTAAATTTCACAGCACGTAATGTAATCGTACCTGATCCTACTTTACTTGATAACGAAGTAGATTTGGGTTATAGCTGTTTCTATGTAATGTTTAAATTAAAGATCATTCACTACCTCATGAAGATTCATGATATTTCATTAGCTCAGGCTAATACTATTTGGGAGCAAGGATATAATTTTGATCCTCGTATTTATGAAATCATGAAACTTATTATTGAAGTGGAGAAACCTTCTGTTGTAATTAACAGAAATCCGACGCTAAATTATTATTCCATTATTCTTATGAATATCAGAAGAGTAGTACCTGATAGTCAGTGTTATACATTAGCAGTACCTCTATCGATATTGCCTGGATTAAACGCCGATTTCGACGGGGACATCCTCAATATCATAGGTATAATGGATGAAGCAGTAAAACAAATGTTTCGTAAGTTTGATCCTGTAAAACACATGATTACATCACGTGACTCAGGATTGCTTAACGATTATTTTGCTGTAACAAAAGGACAGAAGATTGACGTATTTAATTTCTGTCATATGTAGAATTTGAGAGTGTAGTGAGATTTATTTCTCACTACACTTTTCTTTTTATGAAAGGAAATAAAAATACTATGAAAATCAAATTATGTATGGATTTAGAAACATCTATGGAAGATAAAACTATAGGCGTATCTAAGGAAATTTTTGATTTACTTAATACTGAGTATGTAAGTATAATCAGATATCCTTTAGAAAACGTAGATCAATTCATCACAGGATGTAAACTTATTTGTATTGATGAATTAGATAATGGAATTTGCAAAGTTCCGTCAAGTATAGTAAGTACTATCGGACTGGATGCTTTTGGGGATGTTATATTATTAAGTCTTGAAGGAAAAGTGATGTTATATGATACGCAAAAATCACCTTTGAGTACTGAAATTGAAAAAGAACGATTAAAAGAATTAGCTGTAGAATTAAAGGCATTTGCTAATGAAAATATGATGATGACTCGTAAAGAATATTATGAGTCACAAGGATTTTCAGGCAGTAAAATTGATAGACCTGACGATCCAGTTGATTCTGATTTTGTAATTCATGTTGCAGAATTAAAGAAAATGGTTGAAGGTTTTATTGACCATTGTAAAAATAATAATACAACGGATACACTAAAAGAAATAAGTGATTATTTATATGATTTAGGTCTTGACCCTGAAGAAGTATTAAATGATCCAGATTATATTTTAGAAAGATTTCAAGGAGAATAATATGAGAGAATATAAAATAACATGTAATAAATGTGGTAAAGAAATATCAGAAGCACAAATAGCAACTTTTAAATTATGCGGTGATAAATTTAGACCTGCTGGATGTATGTGGAGAGATAACATAAATAAGAAGTTAGTTGACATTGAATTATGTGAGTCATGCGCAAAAATTGTATATGGAAAGATTTACAATTTGACGACAAATTTCGATACTAAAGTTTCATGCCCTAAAGATGATACCATGGATATAAACAAACCTTATGTACATATAGGCTCTAATTATATTTACTCATTACGTAATGTCGATGAATTTATTCAAGCAAACTCAATAGGTTTTAAACTTATTAGAGTTAATAACAGGCGTACTGATGGTTTTGATCAACTTGTTTCGATTGAATTTAGAGTTGGAAATTTTGATGATACTGATTTTGAAGATAGAGTTATTGAAAATCTTCAGGATTTTAAAGATTTATTTATTGATTATTTTCCTGATACACCAATTGAATATTTTAAAGGAAAAGAATAGGAGGGTTATATAATGACAAATGTAATTATTCAACCTACGATTGATACAGCATTTGGAATTGATGATAAATATGATATTGTAAATGCTGATACTCTTAATGAACTACATATGAGTATTAATCATTCCGATCTTAGTGGTATAATAGAAGTGAATGATTATAAAGTAACAGATGGTGAAAAGTATTTATAACAATGGAGGACATAAAAATGGGTGGAATAGATTGGCAGTGTGGAATCGATACATATTCTAGAAATTTAGACTTTAGTGGAGATACAATTAGTACGTATGTAGAATGTCCTGAATGTAGTGGTACCGGTAAAGATAATAGAAGTCTTGATGGACCTTGTTGGAAATGTAAAGGACTAGGATCAATTAGAAAAGAAGATGAATAGGAGAAAATATATGGCGAGTAAGATCGATCAAAATAATTCAAATACACAAAGAGATACAAAAATAGTTCTCACTATAGAAGATGAACTTCGTTGCGGTAAAATAATAACTAAAACAGATATCAGACGAGAAGGAGGTCTGATATCTGTCAATTTTGAATACGACAGAGGATCAGGTATAGGAACTGATCCTGAAGATATAAAGAGGGTTTTAGACCTATGCAATGTAAGTTATAAATCTAATGAAACACGATACAAAATATAGGGAGATTAATTATGTTAGATATTATATCAGATACTAATCCAAATGAAAAATCTACATCTACAACACTTTTAGTACCAGAAAGTGAAAGTAGCCATGTAGACAACCCTCTTGAACAACATATATTTGCTACAACTACTTCTCAGATGGAATCATCTTATTATGCACCTGCAAGAGAATCCATTGTTGAAGCGCCTCTTAGAATTGTAGTTAAAGGAGATATCGAAGAAGAACACGAAACTCATGTATTTAAAACAGATGGTACTAGCATGAGATTTATTACAGAAGGTTATGGTATTGGTACTAGTTTCAAAGAAATTAGTTCATTTCTCGATTTTCTTGAAATACCTTATACACTTGATTCTGTTATACCATTGGAGGATAACTAGACATGAAATCCATGAATGAAATATTTCATTTCATACTTGATTGTGTTTTGTATATAGTTTATGATGCATTATGCGGTTCTATCATAGGTTTAGCTATAACACCTATTATATTAACTATAAGTGATATTATGAAAGGATGATATTCATGAATAATTCAAAAATTCAATATAAAAAATTTACTGTAGGTCAGTCAAATAATTATGATAGTAATATCAATATAGTTTTTGATATTCCGTTACCTTTAAATATAGACAGTAGACTTGATGAGCAAAAGTATTGTGAAAATACTCTAGAATCAATAATGCTTTTATTTAAAGATAATAGTTTTAGTGTAGTAAATGGAGTTTATCAGGTTAAAAATACTGATTCATTAATTAAAGTTTTAGCACCAACATGTGAAGAACCGTATATGCTTAGAAGACTTTCAGAAAATGAATTAAATACATTCTTAAATCAGGCTATTTATCATGAAAGAATTTTGGATAATCATGATTGGTGTATAGACTTCACTCGATATCGTTTTGACCCTAGATACTGCGATTCCGAACCTCATTATAAAGTATTACCTAATAAAATCATTCGCATTATTATAGTGGTAGATTATATGTTAATGGATGTACATACAGTCCAACCTGATTTTACGGAAATACAAGAATCTATCAAATCTATACTTAGAAAGAAATTTAGAGAGAATCATTCTGATTTCTTTGTCACCAGTCCATTTGGACCAAGATTTGATAGTATTTTCATGGGTAGAATTAAAGAAATACTTATTGATTATACAAAGATAAATATAGGTATGCTACCCAAGGGTAAATGGGAATGTAAGTATTGTGAAGGTATGAATGACGATGCTGATAACTCATGCTCCCATTGCGGTGCTGCTAGAACACGTGATTGTATGTCGTGGGAAACAATCATTTCTGATAATGTAAAAGTTAGAGATCTATCTATAATTGAATAAAGTATTAATCTAAACTACCATTATCTATTTCACATTAACATAATCGTTTTGGAAAGGAAGTGGTAGATTTGAGTGATAAATCCGATAGCACTAAAATGTCTGCTATCGAAAATATGATGAATCAAATTACTACATCTTTAGTAGAATCAATTCTAATAGGAGATGTATCGATTCATGAATTAGAATATGAAATTCGTGAAAAATATATGTGCAAAATAAATATGGAAGGATTAAACTGAATATGGACAGACAAATTTTAGAACAGAAAATGAAAGAGCCTGCTAAAATTTATAGTAAAGAACAGATATTTGCTATATTACAGCAGTCAATAATTTCTACTATGGGAGATGGAAATCCTATGGGTCATAAACAGCTTATTATTACAGCTGAGGAATTATCTGAACTTACTCAGGAAGTTACTAAAGAACTTCGTGGTAAAGGAAATAAATTAGGTTTAACTGAAGAATTAGCGGATGTTTTAATTTGTACAGAATATCTTAAGATGATATGCTATATATCAGATGAAGATTTGAATAAAATGATAGGAATTAAACTTGAAAGTTTGAACGAAAGAGTACTTAATGGTACTTATAAATAAGAAGGAGGTACAAATGAGCGAAGCTTATTATGAAATTAAAGGTGTTGACGGTATACGATATGTAGATCCTAGAAAAGAAAAATATAAGAATACTAAATGTATGTCTTGTATTCATTTCGATGTATGTGCTCATAAAGAAAGGATGATTGAAGTCACTAAAAACATTAAGGATATTCTTGAAGCGAATGCTGATACACTAAAGGGTGTTACAATATTTGAAGCTGAATTTCCTGATGCTTTTATATTATCTCCAATTACTTGCAAGTTTTATGAAAGTCGCATGTCTTTACAAATAATAAATCAAATACCGAATTATGATATTGATCATGGTATAGTACAAGATGTACCGTGTCCATACCCTAATGGTAATGCAGGTACATTTCTTCTTAGAGCTGATGGTAGTAAAGAGTTTATGAGTAAAGGATGTTTGGTTGAAACAGAAGTTCATGACAATTCAGCCATATCTAGAAAAGTTGTAGCTAACTCATGTGAAGGCGGGTATTTAGAAAATTGACCGTTTGTAGTATTCACGGTATTAGTTTTGACTTTGGTGAAGTGGATACTGACATTGATGTTACCAGTATCCACGATGATCCTTTTAAAATAAACAAGAAACAACTTACACTAGAACTAGGAAGAAGAACTGAAATAATTCGTATAATAGATGGAAAAGAAATTCCATTTACAAGAGCATGGACAGGAGATAAATGGGTAGATCGTACAAAAATAAAATCAGTGTTTATTCAGGGTAAAGAAGTAGAGAAATTAATTTTCCCTGAAAATTATAATGAAACTCGTTGTGCTAAAGTTTCATTTTACGAAAAGGAGACATGACATGCAAGTTATTATAAATGAAGATGATCAAAGTTATATTGATAAAATAAATAATGATGATAGTATTCCACGGTTTGTACATACAGGTGATAATAGATATTATATTGAGTTTACCGTAACAGATGAAGGTAAAGCTAATCTCTTATGCCAGTATTTAATGCGACCACATGATTTCGGAAAGGAATTCTGTGAGACTTTTGGAATCCACACAGAATGCATACGTTTTTCACATCCTGATGGTAAGAAAAGTGAAATAATAGATATGCTCAAAAATTTCATTTATCAACTTGAAAATATAACTTAATTTAAGAGAGGTAAATTATGTTAGCTATTGAGAAAATTATAAATGGAGAAGAATTGGAAATCGAAATAGATTACCAGTCTTTTAATGCTAAATCAGAATCTACAGGTAGAACAGGAACTTTATACGAGTTTACTGTACTTGCAGTAGAAGAAAAAGAAGAATGCGTCATTCGTGTAATGCATATGGATGATAATGATGAAATTATTTTTAGTGGAGTTGAAGCAATGATCGTTTCGGCTAATGACCCTGATGCACTCCCTTCAGTAGCAAGTGTAATTCCATTGATTGAAATGGAAGAGGAAGATTTCAAAAAAGAAATTTGTGAATACGCAAGATCTATCATAAATTCTTTATGAAAATGATAGAAATTATAAAGATATATTATTTTAATATATGTAGAATAAATACAAGGAGGATACTACAATGGCTGAAAAGAAGTCAACAAGATCAAAGAAATCAACTTATGTAGCACCTGAAGAGGAAAAGGTTGTAAAAGACAAAGCTACAGAACCTACTGAAAAGGTGGAAGAAGCACCCGAACCTGCAGAGTTGTCAGTTTCCGATTACTTCAACTATGTAAAAGGAATGAAAGAAGAAACTGATTCTGAAGAAGTAAAACGAACTGCAGATGTTTGTATGAGTCTGCTTAAGAAGTTTGAAATCCTTGGTCAGAAGGAAGCTGCAAAGAAAGCAAAGAATGCTTTCGATGTATTGAAACGGGACCTTGAACTCTACGAGAAAGGAATTAAGCAGTACGTTCATATTGATAATGTTACCAAGTATCTTAAAGAGATTTCTGGTCATTCCGTAAAGCTTATCGAGCTTGAGAATTTCCCTAGAGAAATTCCAGATGATGTAATGGATAAATGGTTGGCAGTACGAGAATGTTTTGATGGTGCCTACGTAGTTTTCACAGATTACACTGAGAAGACTGAAGAGAAGAATACAGCCGCTGCTGCATCTGGAAAAACATCGACTGCTGCAGCAGTCGAGAAGAAGAGAAAAGAGAAAGATCCTATTCTCTTCGGTATTCTTAAAGTTGACAAATCTGTTTCATCTCTTAAGAATAATACTTATGAAAAGATGTATTTTGTCGCTGATTGGGTCGATGATTACTGCGACCTGACATTTGACAAGATGATCGAAGCTATGGCAGAAAAACTCAAAATGGATAAGTCTGAAGTTGTTAAGGAAATTAAGCCGGTTACAACCAAGGAAGAATTTAAGAAAGAGGCAGGTATTTAATTATGTTTGGATTAGGTGAGATTCAGAGCTTCCTGCCTGGAGATATCGATCTCACTGATGACGAAGTATTTCGTGATACAAGACGATTCGTTCATGATAGAGGGAAGGAATTGAAAAATAATCCACCTTGGGACTCAGGTAATTCTTCTGGAATTTACCTGAGTTCGTCGTCTTCACGAATAAATACATGGATATCTAATATAGCATTCAATGATGCAGATATATTAATAGATGATTCTTTATTTGATGAACTTATTGAGGTTCATTCTGATGAAGAACTTGCAAGTACATCTAGTTCGTTTCGTACTGTAAATACATGGATAGATACTACATCCACATCACTTACTACCGGAACTATATCGTTTTCTGGTAATACAGGAATAACGTATAGAGTAAATGGTTCAACTGCATCTATACGCAGAATCAAATATTCGAATTATGATGTTGATGACGAATGCGTAGTACAGGAATCTGATGAGTATAAAAACTTCGTTGAATTTTATAAAGAAGTCCCATTTTCACCAGTATTTAAAGGTGAAAAGTTTTCAGTGAGTGTAAATCGATCTTATCGTAAACTTATGAATTTGAAAGGTTCATTGTTTGGAGATTGTAAAATTGAATCCGTGAATATTTCTGATTTAAAGTTTGAGTATGGTGACATTTATGAAGTTACTATATATCACGCATCAATATCCAGTGATGGATGGCTAACTGAAAATCGTAAACGGAAACGAGATGTTACTATTCCGTTTGGAAAATATGATTGGGGTGATGATAAAGAATATTATGATGATCTTAAAGAAGCATTACCTTGGTTAGATCGAAGAGCAAACTTTGTTCTTACAAGAGCATTCGAGTTTGCTTAGAAAGGAAAATATGAAAAACAAAAATAAGGTTTTAAACAGAGTGACAAAGTCGCTTCGCAAATCTCAGGCATGTACGCTGGCAGTTGAAGAAATCTCGGAGTTAATTACTGAGATCTCTTTAGTACTTGCAGGCGAAGGTAATTACGATGATTTATGTGAAGAGGTTGCAGATGTAAACATTATGACTGGTTTGATAATGAATACTTTCAAAATCAAATCGTCTGATATTAAGAAAGCTAAGAAATTAGCTAGACCGGCTTTTACCAATTACATGAAAAATCATGATAAGGAATTTAACTTGAAATCTTGTGTTTACGAGTTAGCTAAGTTCCAGAAAGTTATATGCAAAAAGGTAAGAGGTCGTCATAACAAAAAAGATATTATCGACTCAATTGTGGCGGTCGAGTTATCTATAGAGTTTCTTGCGTCCAAAAACTTCATTAAGGATAAAGATTGCAAGAACTGGGAAAAGAAGAAAATTGAAAGAATGCAGAAGCGCATTCGCAAAAATCAAATCGTTTAAGGAGAATAACAAAATGTTTATTAACAACAATTTTAACCCCGTAAGTTATGCTATTGCAAATAATGTAATCGGAAAGGCAATGGCAGTTGCAAGTAATTCTGCTCAAAGAATAATTGGTCCTCTTAAGGCAAGTTTGATGGAATATGTAGATAAGAATATCTGCAGTTATTTCAATATTTCCGGGCATTATGACTCTTATATTTCTAAGAGTTGCGTATCTATTTTGGACGGTAAGTATTTGTCCAAGAAGTACGGTAGTACTCTTATAGATGTAGATCCTTCATTTGCTTTATGTTCCGCATCTATTGAAAGAGTAAAGAAGAAAGTTACTTGTTTTCCCGAACTTGTTAACAAGACAATTGCTCCTGGCATCTATACTTTGATGATGGATAAAGAAGGAACAAGAATGATCGTTCTTAAAGAGCCCATTTTATCTAAGGATGACCGTTCTGATAATGGAATCTTAAGTTCGGTGGTTCATTTTAGTACTAGCATTTTCTTTATTGGACCTAACCGCCAGAAATGGTTTACAAAAGTAAGAAGAGAGATTGATGACCTTGTATCAGCGATCAGTAAAACAAATCAGGATAATAATCGTATCCGTTACAACAGCTTGTCATCTAATGGAGAAGAAGCAAAAGATCTTCAGGTTAGACCTATGAGTATGCTCACATTCCCTGCGAAGGATTCTTTACTTAAAGAGATTAATGACTTTAAGAGAAAGGAAAGTATCTACAAAGAATATGCTGTACCTTACAGAAAGGGATTCTTACTCTCAGGAAAACCAGGTACAGGAAAAACAGCATTTGCATTCTCCCTTCCTCAGTATTATGAGATGGAATGCGTGAGTGTCAATCTCGATGTATTTGATAAACAGAATGGTGACAATGCATTCGGAATGCCGAATACTATTTATATCATTGACGAGATCGATTCTCAGATTGTGAATAGACAAACATCCAGTCATGAAGAAGTTCAGAATCAGAATACAACATCAAGACGTCTTCTTCATCTTCTTAAGGCTATGGACTCTATGGGTCATGGATCTTTGGTTGTTGCGACAACTAATTATCCTGAAAGACTCGATCCTGCTCTTAGAAGATCTGGTCGTTTTGATGTTTGGGTAGAGATGGATGATCTCTCTGAAGAATTTGCAATTGAAATGTGTAAGAATCGTGGTTGTGATCCGGATAAGATTCTTAAGGGTAAAACATTTCCTATTAATCCAGCGCAACTTGAACAGGATATTATCAGAGCTATTTTGGTTGATAATAGAATTGGTAATCAGAATAAGCAGGCAAGTTTCGAAGAGCTTGATCTTAATGAAGAAGCACCTGGAAGTAATATCGAAACTATTGCAGAAGATACAGCAGGAATGAAAATTGAAGATGATGACGATGATGAAATACCTGCACCTGTAAAATTTAGTTGCGTCGGTGGTGGGGCTGTGTTTAAGAATACGGATGAATACGACGACGATGATGACGATGATGAAGATTAATAAAATTTCCCCTAGTGCCTTTTGGTACTAGGGGTTCTTTTTTAAGAAAGGAAAATACCATGAATACTTTAAATTTATTTAAATGGTTGGTAACCAAAAAGACTCATGTTATTAGCACTGATGGGAAAAACTTTTTGGATGAGTTAGAAGGTAAACCTGCTAGAATACTTGTATGTTTATCTGAAAATTTAGCTAATGATTCATTCGTTGGTACTTTTATTAGTTCATATCAAAAGGAGTTTCCTAATAAGTTATTTACAGTTTTACATGAGGGGAAAGCAAATGATGAAGCATTTGTCGTTGATACGATATTTAATGTAAACTATAGACGCGTCGATGAAGAAACTGTTGCAGTTGAATTCTTTGACACTTTTACTGAGTTTTTAAGCACTACGGTAGAGCATTGGATTTATCCTAATATTTTAAATAATCAAGTTTTATTTTGTTTCACAAAGTTGTCACCGTACAATATAAATCCGTATTTAATGCGTAATTTATTTACGCATATAATTGTAGATCCTGACCTTAAAGAGGATCACCACCCTTCGATAGCATCTTCTTTCATATCACTAGGATTAGATGCTAAAATTATCAATAAGGTCCAAAATATGGTATGCGATGAATTATTAAGAAATCCTATTCAGGATGCGCTTACGTTATCATCAGTATTTGCTAATGATCATGCGGTGTTATCAAAGGACATGGATTATAGACTTGATGAATTTTTGTATGACATGGTTGCTTATTGTAAATATGAGAAGTCTATTCTCAAATCACCGCTTGTTAAAATTACTCCTAATTTAACGTATTCGATGAAATCTGCTTGTTCGATATTACCTCTAGAGATTTTATGTTTAGGTACTTATCATTATACGAATAGTCCTAACTCTGAATATGCAAAAACTAAGACGTCTCTTGCTATAGATTATAATCCGGAAAGATTAGTTCATGATACAATAAAGTCTCTTTTGATTTCTATTTGTAGGGATGAAGTCGAAACTGATGAAGACATTGAATATGTAATTAATAAAATATTTGAAATTGCAAAGAAATGAGGTGATTAAATGAATACCGGAACTGCATTCTTCGATGAAGCTGAACAACTTTTAAAATCAATTAAATCCTCGTTCGAACAGGGTATGATCGAAAGAGATCTTGCTTTATCAATAATTGTAAATCATGACCCTGAAAAGTTCAGTAAATGCCGCAAAATAAATTATGTTGAAGATGAATATATCTATGATATTATTGATGGTAGTAAGTATTTTTATCTCATATATAAATCTGAAAAGATTCTTGCTCGAATTAGAATAACAGGAGAACTCTATCATGATTTCGGGTGTGAAGAGTGTATTTGTAAGAGCACAGATCATTTTGATTCTGTTCCAACACCTGTTATTTTAACAGATTTAATTCAGAGTTATAATGAGAGGAAACTTTATACAGATGCTTCTCAGTTACCTACTCTTGAAGAGTATTTTAAGGATCAGTTTTATAAGCAGCATTTTAATGCTATTATCAGCGATATTAAAACCATCGATGATTACGTGTTTGATAATAATTCTGATCATGAAGATCTTAGAGAACGATACTATGAAATAATAGGTGATCTTAAGAACTTGAAATATCATATTGATCATTTGAAATCAAAATAAGAAAGAAGGAAAATACCATGAGTGAAACAAAGAAAGAGAAACTTGAATATATTTTGGGTAAGAAAAGATTCAATAATCTAAAACACGACAGTGATTCGTTGGTTGATAAAATCAGCGATGATCTTCTTGATATCATTTATGATAGATTTAAGAATAAAGATAAGAAGATTAAAACCCTGAAAAAAGAGAATGACCGGTACAGTGATATGCGGTTATGTACAAAGAAGGGCGGATGTAAACATGCGATCGGTGAAATAACTCCGTCAGTTAAAGAGAACAACAAGTTCGATATCATAAGTACAAACGCTTTTAACAGAGTTATGAGAGCACATTTCATCATTGTTGAGAAAAGAAAAGATTCTAAATATTCCATAAGGCAAGATATGATTCTATTTTCAATCAATGCAACAAGTGGTGAAAAAGCTGCATTTGAACTTGCTAAAACTTTCGGTATGAGTAAGAAGACATTTATAGCTCATCAGAAATATATTGAAGAAGGATTTATTCCTCATATGGTTTCATCTATAGTATCTATATGTGATGATCTTACTGCAGATTTAAAGGTTTCTGAACTTATAAAGACATCCAATATTATGTATCTTTGTGATGAATATCTTGAAACAATAACAGGATGTGCATTAACTGAGAGTGCAATGGGAACAGTTATTAATCATATGCTAGATCTTTATAACAAGCATAAGAATAAAACCGAAACAGAGACTAAATAATGTCTGATTTTTGAAGAACACCATGATAAATCAAATAGAATTTCATGGTGTTCTTTTTTATGAAAGGAAGTGTTAATAATGAAACGATTGATTAATAAACTTTTTTCTTTTTTGCATTGGTTACGTTGCATGGTGCTAGAATTGGTTGGTAAGAACGAACAACCGAACCCACCTGCTAAAATTACTTATATAACTACTGAAGTACGTCTTGCTATGGAGGATATTGAATCCCAGTTTACAGGTGTAATGACTGTTAGTAAAGATATATTAGCTTCAAGGTATTTAAGTAAAGAAGAATATTCAGTGAAAGACGTTGCGGAAATTTTTAATGTATCCGAAACAACGATTAGACGTAGACAAAAAATGCTAAAACATCGTCTGAATATTGTTTACACCTTACTTAATGAGAGAGTAACTGGATACACACCGGAAATGCTTTTAGATGTGTTAGAAGAGTATTATGGACCGAAATTCATATTTGATGAAAACGGTGAAGTTGATATCATCGTTTAAAAATTATCCCTAGTGACAATTAGTCACTAGGGATTTCTTTTATGTTGTTGCAGGTTCAGGATTTTCACCTGTTCCTTCTTCCTTAGGAGTTTCGTCCTCTACAGGCTTAACGTTCTTAGGAAGCAGTGCTCTAATAGCAAACATATAATGCTGAGCACGATTTCTGAATGCAGTAAGAACTGCACCTGTGAATACAAGAACTTCTCTTGAAATTGCTTGTAAAGCTTTAGACTGTTCATCAGTAAGTTCTTCGTTCTTAAGAGAATTAATCTTACTTGTAACAGAATTCTTTAATGACGATATGTCATTTTCAACGTTCTTATATCCGTTATTTAAATAATAATCTTCACAGAAGTCTATCATTTCAATGGTTTTTACTTTAAGTTCGGAATTACTGATTGCAATCTTCTTAACCTCTTTTTGATTTGCACCTACCTTGTAGTACAGGCGAATGTAATCATCAAGAGTCATGTCAGAAGGAACTTTAAGGAAACCAAACATCTTTTCCTGAATAACTTCAGGTTTAGCATATTCTGCCAGATCCTTAATACTAATCTGGGAAACAAATGCAGAAACCTTGCCAATATCATCAAGAATTGTCTGTGACTTCAAATTGAAGTAATTGTAAATATTCAAAGTTAAACCGTTATAACTGCGATTTAAAATAGGATCCTTATAGTTCTTAAGGAAATCCGTATTATTCTGTAACTGCGCAGTAATACCCTTAATGAAGTCAGGAAGAATCTTGTTAAAATACCCATTAATTTTATCAATGAGTTCTTTAATCCTTTCAGAAAGTTTCTTTTTCTTTTCAGGATCTTCTTTCTTATCTTCATTTTTAGCCTCCTGTGCAGCTTCAGCATTCTGCTGTTTGTCAGCGTCGGATTGCTTAGAAGTATCTTCAGTAAGTTCAGGAGATGCTCCTTCCTTTTTATTAGGATCTGTGGTTTGATTAGGTTTAGCAGGTTCTTCTGCCTCCAAAACAAGTCCATATTCTTTAGCAAACTTAGCATTGCGGAATTTAATCATCTCTCCTTCAATAAATAAACGAGAGAAAACTTCATCCATTTCAATACAAGCCTCAACTGCAAGAATATTGTAACTTGATCCTGAAGGAACGTTATCCGTTACATCGATAACTTCATCCATGTTTTCAACCAAAACCAAAACCTCATCTTCCAGAGATTTTCCTCTCTGAATGATATTTTGAATAACAACACCGAGGAAGTTTCTGTAATCTTTCTCGAAATCATTGACAAGTTTAATCATTTCCATACGAACTAATTCGTTAGGGATTACATTATCCATGTTATTTTCAAGATACTTAATAGTTTCCTCGATCTCGTCATATACATCTTTAATCTCTTCACCCAATTCAATCATATTTTTTTCAGAAGCTCTCATTTCAGCAAGAATAGAAAACAATACATCTGTCTTTGATTTTCCTGCATTTAAAGCATCAAAATATCTAGAGATATTATTGATTTCTGAAATCATCATAGAGAAGCGAGCTGTTAAAGATTCACCAATACCTGCAGCATTCATAATTGCTTCAGGAGATGCATATTGATCTTTTACTGCAACAACGATTCTTTCAAGACCGGATTCAATCTTATCAAGAGTATCGAAAAGGTCTCCATAAGGATAATTGTCGTCATTGTACTGATCCATAATGAAATCAATAGAGGTCTGTTTAGCAGATCTACTGTTTTCATATGTACTTTTAGCTTTATCATAAGTTCTTCTAGACCAATCAATTAAGGAACTCGCGTCACCATGAATGATATGGTTTACTGTAGTATCAATATCAGCTGCTGCTAATGAATACTCAAAAACTGATTCATGATATACATTACTTCCCTCCGGATTGTACTTAAGAACTTTTCTGTATAACTCCATATAGGAATTTACGTTAAATGTGTAGGTATCAATCTTAGTAATAAGAGTAAATACCAAATAGGTGATGAGTTCATCCATAAGTCTGTTCTGATTAAACAGATAATAGTTTAACGTATTAACAACTTCACCACTAATCTGCCCTTTATCTTTAAGAGCTACAGCAGTATCCGTATATGATCTCATTAAACCGACTGAAGTATTAATTGCAACTTTAACAGCAGCAATCTCTTCCTGAAGTTCTCTCTTCTTTACAGGGAAAGAACGAAGGAATGGAATACATAAAGTCATAATAGCCTGAGAATCCATAGGGACGATATTAGGTCTTTCCTGAGACTTAATATATCCTTTAATATCAGTTACAGGCTTTGTTGAAACGACAAGCTGTCTCTTGATCTTAGAAGTCATATCAGGAGTAAATGTTGTCATCAAATCTCTCATCGAAACTTTACTGTTTACGATATTATTAATTTCAGATGCCGCAGATTTTGCAATCTGAGTTAAATACTCAGGTTTCAATCTTCCAATTTCATTCACATTCTTAAGAGGTGTAGAAAGAGGAATTTCATCCAACTCTTCAGTATGCTGAATCTTTGTAAAGAATTCAGCCATTTGGTCAGCGTCAACTGCAATATCAGATAATACTGCAAATGCATCATCAATCTTTTTGATATATTTATCACTTACGTTGTTGATTACCGGAACTAATACTTTAGAAGCATCAGGATTACCCATAGCATTTTCAACAAGTAATTTTGCACATTGTACATCATAGTTAGTTACATTATCAGAAGATTCCATAATCAAACCATGCTGTACTGAAAGAATAGATTCAAACATAATATTATTCTCCAATCTTTTAGATTTGCTTATGGTTTAAACACCACATTCGGATTCAACTTTTTTAGCTGTATTCTTAATGGTGTTTAATTCTTTTGAAATAGCGCCCATGACTTTTCGGATACCAGATAAAGCAGTATTAACAACTTCTCCCTCTTCGGAATCTTTTGCTCCTTTAGCTTTATTTAAAAGGTCATCCTTTAAATCTGAAAGCTTTTTGATAGCACCGGTACAGAACTCAATCTGTGCAGAGAAGAAAGATGAAATTTTTTTGAATATATCACTGAAAGAAACTGATTCCGTAACATAATCACCAGAAACTTCATCAAGGAAAGATTCATTTTTTGCTCTATCCCATTCGTGCTTTTCACGTGCTCTTGTATCCTGTTCATCTTCACGTCGTATACGTCGTTCACGATCTTCTGTAGCTTGATTTCTGTCAGTTGTTCTGTCATTTCTGTCTGAAATATAATCGTCCCATTTACGATTTTCACGTGCTCTTTTTGTATTTCTATCATTTATAGAATTATTTCTATCACGTAAATTGTCAACAGCTGCAACAGCGCCACCTACAGCACTAACTACACCTACAATTGCTGCTATATTCTTAGCAACACTTGCAAATTTTTCAAGAGCACCTTCAATCTTTTCACCGAAAGTTTTTTTGTCAATAGTACCTTTCATAAGATCATTAGTGATCTTAGTAGCTTCATCTAAAAGCTTATTCATATCTTTAACATCATGAGCCTTAATATTACCACTCATAACGCCCTTCAAAAAGTCCTCAGCTAACTTCGGATCATTTCTCATAGCGTTTGCAAATTTTTCATCCGTAGACTTCTTTCTAGCACCAGTCAATGCATCTTTAATTGCATTTCCGGTATCTTTAAGTAAGTCAATAAATGAATTGAAGATATTGATGATTGTTTCTCCAATTCTTGTAAAAATATTCTTCTTTTCTGCTTCCAATACCAAGATCTCGTTATCTACACTCTCACCGAAATATTCTTTTTCAGCAATGATGTTTTCTAACTTAATAAGATCATTCAAGGTATCTTTTGATTCGAGCAGAAGATAATAGGATTCACACATGAATTGATCATGTGGAGCATATTCATGGATATATGATGATTTAATCATGTCCTATCTCTACCTACCTTTCATATTTCCTATTATTCATGATTTCTTAGAAAAATGTTCCCTACTACTTTTTAAGTCTCGATAAAACCAACACTTCTTATACCTTAGGTTTGAAGAATTCCTTCGCACTACTCATTGCTGACTGAACAGTCGAATCACTCTTAATTCCTTTTACTGTGTTGGCTACTTGTTTAACCCCTTTTCTAGTAGCAGAGTTTCTAACATACGCTTTAGCACCAGCTCTTACAAAATCTCTGTGTTCTACAGCAGCGGATACCTTATCAATCACTCCAGCTTCTCCACTCATAAGCTTCTCAAATGTTCCAGTAACTTCAGTAATACAAGTGATAATATCTTTTTCTTTTTTATGATAAAAAACAGATAAAATCTTTTGTGCAGTACTTTCTTTAGTTAACTTAGTTAATTTATCTTGAAGCTTTTTGGCTTCTGCTTCACCGAGTTCATCTTCGATATTAGCAATAACACTACTGCATTTACTAAGACCTGCTTGAACCATTTGTGCCATTTCAGGAGATTTTCTCGCTAATGATAAACAAAGATCCACTGTAACAGCAGCAGTTGCTGAATTTGCTAAAGATGCTAAATTCGTAAACATTTCATTTGCTTTCATATTTAATCCTCTAGCATCTACAGTGTCATCGTTCATGTATTTAACGATGTTCTTTTCGATCTTGTCATATTCACGCATAATTCGTTGCCAGTCTTTAACTGTAACTTTTTTATTTTTAACTTTAGGATTTGTTTTTACAAATTCTTGGAATTGTCTAAATTTCTCTTTCTGTTTCTTAGAAAGCAAACCATAACGAACGTGGTTTGATAAAGAATCAATTCCCTTTTTAATAAGCGCTCTTGCCTCATTGATAATTTTCTTAATGAAATTTACAATCTTAGTTATAACACCTTCTTTTTTTCCATCGGTTGCTTCTAAGCAATAAATCGTATCAAGTCTAGTCCATAACTTTAATTGATCATAAATAACATCAAGATCATTTTGTGTGGATTCGAAGTATTCATTAACTAATACATTCATTTTACTCACCTCTGAATGATTTCTTTACTTCGTTATCAATTTCACGAATTACAGCATCAATCTCAATCATAATTTCTCGTTGAACTTTGATTTCATCTGTAGCCATTTCAGAAAGCATTCTAGCGTAAACTGTCATTACATCTGTGATATCAGTAACTTCAGTTTTTTCAGTTGCAGATTCAAAAACGGTATTAGAAAAATCAATATTTTCAAGATCCTCAACTGTATCATTTGCCGATTTGTCCGTAGAATTAATAACTTCATACATCCCATCTAAAAATTCGGTTGAAAGAAACTTAATAGCTAAAATAGATGATATAGTGATTCCAGCTTTTTCAAAATCTGAAAGTTCATTTTTATATCTATCAAATGCAATCTTAAGCTCTTCCTTAGTAGTTCCTTTCTTTCGAATTAAACGTTTAAACGCTTCTTTTTCACGTTTAATAAATCGTGCTTTAGGAGTATAATCTTTAAACTTAACTTTTAATTCTTTAAGTTTGGAATCTTTATTTATTGCTGAAAGTAATCTTTCAAGTCGTCCTTCAGCAGCTTTTTCTTTTCTGAATTTCTGAAAGTTCATCTTTGTATCGTGAATAAATTCTTTCAATCTTTTTATGATTAAATCAATAGCAGCTTTAAGCTTTGTTAAGAAAGAGTCACTTGCTTCAGTAATAAAAATAGAACTTGAGGTGTTTAAAGTGGACTCCACATACTCCTCAAGTTCTACTTTTAATTGAAGAGACGCTCTTTCCATATATGAATCAAACCAACTTAATGGTTTAACCATAAAATCCATAGAATTCTGAAAAATTGCGTCCATATTTTTTACCTTTCTTTCAAAGGGATTATTCAGTAACAGGTTCACCAATTACAGATGAATCACCAGATTCAACCTGAGTCATTTCATCGTCAGTTGCATCGTGTGCCTGAATACGAGCAGGTTTTACCGGTTCATTAGAGTTTTTCTCATCAGTATCTGTAACATCATTTCCTGTAAGTTTAGATTTAATAGCTTTAACTGCCTTACCAATCCACTCACCAATCTTCTTAAAGATATTAAGAACACCGGTTGCACCACCTTCATCATTAGGGGTATCATTTACACCCTGTACAGATTTCTGGAACTTAGGAAGCATATTTTTAAGTTTCTCAAGAATTCCGACAGCTTCACCCTTAGTGATTTCAGTTTCCTGAGTAGTAGCTTCACCCATATGTTTAATAAGTGCAGTTGCACCAGCAACACCACCACCTACAGCTACCGTAGCACCGATAATCTTAGCAACTTTACCAAACTTTCCTTCAGAAGGTTCCTGTGTATCTAATGCATTGGCGATTGCTTCACCCTTATCAGCAAGGAACTTAACATTCATAGGAAGTTTAATCTTTTCCTTACTAGCCTGAAGCTTCTTGTAGGCTTCCGTATCTTCCTTGGTAAACAACTTCTGAATGCTGTTCCATACAGATACAAAGAAAGAAATAACTGCATTCTTAACCTTAGTGAATACACCTTCCTTATTTGCTTCTGCTTCTTTACCTGCTTCATTGAAGAGATATACAAGGTCACCCTGAGCACTTTCAGTAGTGCTTTCAGTCATAACCTTAAGCTCACTCTTAGCCATATTAATCTTAAGCTTAGCATCAATCATAGATTCCAGATATGCTGCTTCAGCCATAGCAATATCAAATGCTTTTTCAGCGATCGTCATCTCACGATCAAATTCGTCCATAGCGAATACATTGAACATGTTTCATGTCCTCCTTATTGAATTATTATTAATGAACATCCGGATCAACATAACGATCGGAATTGACATATACTTTATTTTTCTTTTTATTAAGTTTATTACGATTCTTTTTATCACGTTCTGCGATTTTATCCTGAGATTTAACTCCTTTCTTGATATTGGTATCAAGTTGAGAGAGTTTAATGTCTTCAACCGCTGTATCTACAGTACGCTTTGCAGAATCGATTTTAGACTTAATACGACCTTTTGTCGTAGTCAAAGTTTCTACATTTTTCTCCATACGAGCTTTTACGTAATTACCTACATATAAAGCTCTAATAGATTTATTGATAGAATTGATTCCACCACCTGTTATTTCACTCATACTGTTTAAAACAATTTGAGTTGCCTGTTTAATGGTTTCATCATTCATTCCACCTTCAGTACGAGCCGCCTTTTCACTAAGGCGATTAATTTCTGCAGAGCATGCTTCAAATGCTTCTTCGGCATCTGCTTTCCATTTACTCATACTCTTATCAGCAATTTTGGAAATCCCAAATAAACTTCCGGCTGATATCGCTACAGTTCCTATAGCACCGAAAGCTCCCTTCTTTTCTTCACAAAATGCTTTTGCTTCATCTACAGAGACTTCTCCACGTAAGCATTTCTGTAAAAAATCCTTATATTTAGGAACTTCACCGTTAAGAATTTTAATAACTCCATCCGGATTTTTCTCACATTTAATCTTTTCATTTGCTCTACTCTCATCAAGTTTAGCGCCGAAAAGAAAACTTTTCATTTTCTTACCTGCTTCAGTAAGCATTCTAGAGATGCTTTCAAAGATCCTTTTAATAAAACCAAACAAACCACCAGATGCTTTTTGTTCACCTGCCTCTCTGATATAGGATGGAATTATTCCATCCTCAATCAGACGAGCATTAGCATAAGCAACTGCGTTTGTAAATTCGGTATAGATCTGATTGAATTCCATCTCCATGCTTTCAGCAAAAAGAATATTACTCATATCATCTCTTTCCTTTCTTACAAATTAAAATACTGCAAATACCGGTTTTTCAACAGCAGGTTTAACACCATTTAACTCATCAGCTATTCTTGCAACCTGATTAAAGATACCAGATACTGCATAATACAACATCTTTACTCTACTCAGGTTAGCAAGTTTATCAAGAATTGTTACCTGGCGAATCTCCTGTTTAAACTCATTTACAATATCTCTTATAGAGAAAAGAGTATTAAGACACTGAAGTGCAAGTTCAACACTTACAACCGCTTCAGCATTATTTTTATTTTCTCCAAAACAAAAGATGGACTTAATGAAATCATCATCCTTTAAAATAACATCATTGATCTTCTCAATGATTTCAGGATTAGAAAGTTCAGCCATCTTAAATTCATCGATATAAGTCTTCATACCTTTAAGGTATTCCTGATACTGGTTGAAAGCAAATGCAAAATCCATTGCTTTAACACTAGCAGACTTATTACCATACATTTTCTTGATTCCAAATCCTGCGTTATCACCATAGAAAAAGGAAACGATGGATCTGTCGATAGTATCATAAAAATCTTTTATTGTGTTTTCACTACAATCAGGATTTTCACCATTTTCCAACATACCACAAACGTTCTTAAATCCTATTTCCATATCACGGAGGATTTCGTCTTTGTTTATAACGATCCTGTCACCTTCCATGTTCGGTATCCTCCTTTACAGTAAAATATCGTAGGGTGCTGAATCAACTTCTCTACGCGTGTCACCGAGAGTTAAAGATGCATTATCTTTCTTACGATCGATAGCAGAATCTCTATTCGCTCTAGCAACATCAACTTTGAGTTTATCACTCATCTTCGTAAATAAAATACGAAGTTTTTCCTGTTTAGCAAGGATTTTATCCTTCTTATTTCTGTCAAATGTATTATTAGCCTCAACACAAGACTTATTAAGCTCGAGGAAATAAGCCTGTAAAGCTAACGCATCTGACAGCTTTGATTTCATGCGATATGCGTGATATACTAAAGATCTTGTTACCGGTACAATTGCTAAAAGTACAGTTACAGCAACAGCTGTAATGCCAACAGCAGTAGCACCGACAAAGTTATCTTTATCTTTCTTTAAAACAGAAGTCAAATAATTACGGTAGTTTCCTACAGCATTGATTCTGTTAAATTTAGACAGTTGCTCAATAAAGAAAGCACCTGCGCGGTATCTTGTATTACGGATTTTAATCTGATAATTTGTATCAGAAAATCCTTTAATGAATTCAACGAATTCAGAAAGAATACTAGATGTGGCTTCAACACAAGAATACACAAACATATTGTATTCAGTCATCACATATTCGTTCTTTGTTTTAAAGCCCTCTTCGTACAAATCTCCAAGGACTTCGATATTATGGATTGCTGTAAGCACAGTTTCAACTGCGTCTGAACAATCTTTGATATGTTCTGCTATAGAAAGATTCTTAGCAGTGTTTAACGTTTCTACCATACTCTGGTATCCAGAATATTTAGAAATTCTACCCTTTGAATCTGGGATATCATCAAAATTAATATGTCCTTTGGACACAACCTGGTTATACAGGTTTTCGATATATTTATTCGTAATAGGAGACGTTGCATCTTCTAAAACAAATCTTACATCCTCAATCTTTACAGAGTTATCGGATTCTGCTAAAATCTCGGATGCTTCCTTATAGAAGTCATAATGAGCCATAATAACTAAATCCTTTCTGTATTACTGAGAGATCATTCTTCCAATTTCTTTTCCAAGTTTATTAGAAGATAAAGAAACTTCTCTTTCAAGAGTTTCCAAAGTGTAGGTTTCGAAGGAATCATTTCCTTCATATAAGATATCAATAGTCTCACTACCTTCATCTACAATGATAAAAGCGAGTAAGAATAATTCTTTGATTACTTTCTTAGCAAAGTAAATATCTCGTACATCGAACCCATACTCATTCTTAAGATCATCAACCTCAAAAGAAGAAATTACGAAAGTTGCATTAGGAACCAACTTCGTAACTCCAGATAATGAAACGTTGAATTTCTTTTCCTTAAGTCTCTTAAGAGTAGGGAACCAAGGGGAAGCACCTCTTGAACGGTATGATGTATCCATTTTGATATCATCTAAATGAAGTACCAAGTCTTTGAAGAAAGAAATTTCACCTGTAGTCCAACGAATAAAGTTAAACGTAAAGTTACGATTCTTCAATACATTTCCGATGTTGCTAACCATTTCTCTTGATTTAGCTACATGAAGAATTGCTTTGATACCGACGATAAAGTCAATATACTGAACAAATTCCTTTCTATCATTTACAGCCATTAAACGAACAGAAAGTCCATAAGGCTGAAGTTCATTAACTCGTTTTGCATCACGATCTACCATTCTAGGAGTGTTTAAATCCTTAGAATATTTATGACCTTCATCACGTGAAGTAGCTGCTGCAGATGCATTAGCATTGTCAATAACACTACGAAGAATATCTTCCTTCATAGTTTTATTACTTGCTTCACTTACAGGGAAAGGTCTTAAATCAAAATCAGAAAGGTGTTCCTTAAAGAGTCTTCTATTTTCATCCATAACATCGGAATTAATAGCAGCTTCTGAGAAAGCAACACCGAAAGTTCCGGTTTCATCGAGATATAATTTATATTCACCATTGTATACCTTATCTATTACACTTTCGTATAAATCTTCAGGTACAGAAAGATTAGGACACTCAGACTCCATAAAACTACGAAGTGCATTAGTCTCCCTTTCAGATCTGAAAAGTGCATCTTCATCGATAGCAGATTCCAATCTTAAGTTTTGGTGTAATCGCTTCATATAATCAAGCGGACTTCTATCGATAGTGATATCGATAAGCGGATTGGATGCGATTACGGTCTGTACAAAAGATGCGTACACGCGATCCATATTCTTCGTAACGGCAGAAGCCATATTTAGAGGAATAGAGTCCGCAATAATACATGGGAATTGACACGTAGTGCCTTTAGCTCTACGGGCGATGCTCTTGGTATTCATATTACCTAAGTCTTCAATATCTTTGGTTAAATTCTTACCCTTTCTTGCAAGAGAAAGAATCTCGTCCATGAAAAGAGCCATCGTTATTCCCTCCTTTCCTTTAATGATAATTTAAAATAATGTTTTTCACTGTATTTTATATAAGCTTAAAAATTCAAGGGAAAACCACTAAAGTTTTCCCTTGAATAAAAAATATAACTAACCTACGTTTTTAAGCCGTATTTGTTAAAACAACTGATTGAACACCTATACCACCATTTACAAAATAATATTGATTTGAAGATCTATTATATAAATTTACTCTGGCTTTAATAGATGATAAATTTGACGTTGCCAATGTTAATTCTGGTTGGTAAATAGTACCGGCTTTAGAAGCATATGTGAATGTTACCAATGTTGTCCACGTCGATCCACCATTAGTACTATATTCAAGTGTTGCATCTCCATAGTTTGAATAAATACAAGCCCATAATTTAACTTTAGCATATGTGAAATTTTTAATATTACTTGTAAAAGTCATAATGTCTTTTGTTGCTGAATATGATCCTCCAGAATTACGTGCTGTTTCACCGTTATTTGTATCATTTGATGCAATATAAGTTGTATTATTTATAGAAACGGCAGTTCTACTAAAATAACAATTGTATGTTTGTTCAAATGACGCAGTAAATGCTGTTAAAGTTTGTGGTACCTCCCATATAGTAGTACCATTACATACAACTTTAGTTATATTAGTACCATTTACTTTAATACTACCTTCTGTAGTAGGTATAGTAGTTCCATTCATAACTATAGACATATTCTACACCTCCCTAAGTGGTAATAGTTAATACTGTACCAGATAAAGATACTGTGGGAATAGTACCAGTTTTACTAGGAAGGGTTAGAGTAATATTAGACGTTGTATTATTACCAGTTTGAATTTGTGTATATCCGGAAGATGTACCATACATACGAATTAAACCACGTCCATTACCAGCTGTACCCGATGCAGTTCCATTACCTAAATCTAAACGCCCGGTACCAACTCTACTAGTCGTTCCTGTCTCATAAGATGTTAAAAAAGCATAAGTATGTGTGTCTGAATTAATAGCTGAAAATGTTCTTGATATTACTCCAGACCAATATGAACCCGTACCACCCAAAATATATTCATCAGATATCGAAGGATATATGTCACCGGAAATAGTACCACCACTTAATGGTAAATAACTATGTGTATGACTACTATTAGCTTTACCGTTTACAGTAGTAGTTAGAGTTGTAATATTACTATTTAGCTAAATAAAGAATCTGTAAGTCCCTAGAAATATCGAGACTTACAGAAATTTTACTTAACTAAATTCCGTCACCCTTACCATATTATCATCGAATTATAGACCTTTCGACAACTTTATGTAATACAACTCATAACAAAAAAGATATACCCTTACGCTTTTACACGTAAGGGTAATCCAGCCAGTTAACCAAGGGTCTAATTTGGTTACTTTATTGTTATTCATTTACCATGGAAATGATCCTCCAGAATCACTGGAACCACCAAGACCATTCATATCATCGAAAAATCCCATATCATATCCACCATCATCTTCTTCAAACGTAGTGTATTTATTATCAGAATCAAGACCTTCTGGTATATAGTTAAGTGAACTATTAACCAATCTTGATGTTTCTGCTTGAGATCTTTCTATAGCGTTTCGTAATATAGCCTCATAATCTAATGCTTTCATGGCTTCTCTTTCTTCCATGATTGCTTGAGCAACATCTGTAGGTAAAACTTTATTAAGCTCGGATTCGGTTTTCTCATAGATGCCTTGATTACGAGGTTTTTCTTCTCTTTCACCAGGATAATAACCAAATATCTGTAAGTTATTACCATGATATAAAACATACATTGCGATTAAGTAAGACATTACAGAGTCATCGTGAACATATTTTTCGTTAATCTATACATCTCTGTATAGGTCAGACTATATCTTCATCTTATATTCTGTTACCAAATATAAGATGCCTCCAATTTCGGATTTCTCCTACTCTACTCGCTTCTTCACTATAGTATTTCTCTATAGTTATGCTTTCGATAGTCGTTGAACCTTACTTATTATTTATAATAATAAGTCTTGGCTGCTGATTGTCTCTATTCATCAGATTGTCACACTTTACTGTACTGATGACCTAACGAGAGTTCCCAGCAATTAAAGAGGTTTAACCAGACCTCCACTATTCTATTCAAATTCTACAAATTTTTTGCCTTTTTCAAACTTTGATTTTAAATGTTTGACATTACTACGAATTTTTTCGTCATATTCCCATCCCATTTCATTTATAACCTCTCGTACTGAAAATCCTTGTTTAAAAAGATTTTCTATTTTAACGAGTTCATTATATGAAAAAATTGCAGAAGCTTTTTTAGTCTTTTTAAATTTATAGTTTTTACTAAGTTCTTTCCAAGTTTCTCTTTTACGAATACGTAATACAAAATCATACCCTAAATTATAATCATTAGATATTTTTTTAGGTGATATCCCTTTTGATAATAATTCACAAACCAATGTAGCCTCTTCTATTGTATGAGTTGTTAAATTACATTTTTCAGATGAAACACTTGTTGGTTTCTTTAAACCAGTTCTAAAAGCATGGTAATTATTATACGAATATGTACACCAAACAAGATTAGAAATGTCATTATTTAATTTATCACCATCTTCATGATTTATAACTGGAAGATTTTCTGGATTAGGAATAAATCCTTTTCCAACTAATCTATGAATTAATTGTGTTTTGTATTCACCTGCTTTACCTAACTGAAGATTTACGACTTTATATCCTGTATCTTTTGATATATATCCTTTAAGTTCTTTTTCTGTAAATATATTAAATATTCGACTATCCTCAGTTATTAAATATTTAGTTTGAATTTTATATATTTCATCATTATATTTAATATCAATAGTGATATTTTTCCCAATTATTCCATTTGATAAAGTTATAAGTTTTTTAAATTCAATTCCTTCTCTATTATCTTCTATTTCTTTTATTATTGGCAAAATAAATGCACCTCAATTCATTAATAATTAATGATATGTTGATGCATTATAAATGTAGAATTCATAGCGATTTTCGAGCCTGGACCAGCTGCAATCTTTCCTGATGATGTACGTACTAATCGAGATATATCTGTAATAACGTTCTCTGCAATAAAATCATCTTTATTTTCAGAAATACGTCTAGCCAGAATAGCAAACATTGCTTCTCTAGAATGACCTTCTGTGTATACACCATAGAAAGATTTTTGTGCTGCTTGTTTTTTAAGCATTGACTCTATTGTCTCATATTCTTTTTTGTTTTCTTCAGTAAGATCTTTTGCTCTATCATAATATAATCTAGATGCAATTCTTGACTGAAGTAAATGGTCGATAATACCATCACCTACACTATTTCGTTCTACACAAACGATAGCTTTAGGTACATGGCGTGTTACTAATTCAATAATAATCTGTTCATACAACGTTTCACCAACATAAGAACAAGCAAATTCAAATGCAGGTCTAGTTGTATATGGATTAATACCAGTAATAGCATTATTATCCTTATTTGTACCTGTTGAACAGTCAACACCGACAATGTAAGGAATAGAAGGATCTAATTCTTCATAAATCATAAACTGGTAGTAATCTTTTACAAATAAAACATCGATTGGTTTATGCATATTCTCGACGATATACTCAATATCTTCCTGAGGATAAGGAGAAAGTGATGAACCATGTAATCTCTGAAGTAGGATTTCTCGACGAACAACAAGTGCATCACCGATCATATTACTCATCTTAGATAACCATTCTTCATCCAAACCAATCTGATAATACTGGAACTCAATATAAATAATGCGGTTAGATTCACCAGCTTTAGCAAATTCTTTCATTTCATCTTTAGTCATATCGTATAAACGCTCTGACCACTTAACGGTCTTATCAAGAATTATTTGAGCTGAAATACCAGCATTACTATCAAGATCTCCTGGGGTACCATATTTTGTTAAAAATATTAGACTATATCTTCAATATTAATTCTGTTACCAAATTAATATTGCCTCCTATTTCGGATTTCTCCTACTCTACTCGCTTCTTCACTATAGTATTTCTCTATAGTTATGCTTTCGATAGTCGTTGAACGTTATATAATCGTAAAGTTAAAATTTTCAAACATATAATATTTTAGTGTAAATAATAAAAACAGTCCGGTTCATAAGGAGTTATTATTTACCCTAATCTTGTATAGTGTAATATAAAAGGGATTACACACTGTATCAACACGAACCGGTATACAAGAATCGCAGGCCTAGGGGCGTAACGTCTAGGCTAACCACCATACGGCAGTATTGGTTGGGACGTGGTGATTATGAGGCTGCTCCAAACAAAACCTATGTAGAATCAAAAGCCAAGTGGAACTAGCCACTCCACAGCACTTAAACAGACGGGTGACAGTGCAAGCCCGAGCAGCCCTTGCATAGGAAAAAATAAGAGCAATCTTATTTTTTTATTTTTACGATTATATCTTCGCTGCGGATTGATTCTATTCTTTACCTTTTTACTATACCTTTGGAGTTACCCATTGCCACTAAGTATATTACTATCTTAGTTTAGTAGTAAAGACATAACGAATTCGTTCCCGCAATTAAAGAGGTTTTACTTACGCGTAAAATCCACGTAAAGATTCTTCCGTATAATGATCCATTCATTTCTGCAGCACGTGCAGCTGTTTCATAAGTTGATACAGAGTTTTCCACAATTTCTTTTATAAAGTCAGTAAACTCTGGCTCATCATAATGAATAATAGCAGCAGATAAACCTCGAGCAAGTGAAATAGCTTTCGCTTTAGAAGCAGCACCTGCACGAACAGAAATTCTGTTCTTAGTTACAGGATGCCTCATTTCTGTAGCGTTTTTAATAGCTTTCACAGTTTTACCATTTTCATCATCAAAGAATGATTCAAATCGCAAATACTCAGGTAATAAATCTATCTGTGTCTTAATACGTGCTAAGTTTTCCTTTGCGTCGGGTTGTTGTTTATTAACAAAAATAAATGATGTATTTGTAGTACCAAATGAATACCCCCAAGCCTGAATAGCAAGTGCAGATTGCGTTTTACCTTGCTGACGAGGTAAACAAAGCCATGAATCTATTCCGTGTAAGAATAAAAATGCTTGTGCTATATTTCCTCGATTTGCTTTATAAGGAATTCCCTTAGGATTACCAGGATCAGGTATTCTACATACTTCTCTTAGATAATACCATGGATTTCTTCTACATTCAGTAACTACTCGTACAATCTCATCTTTTGTTAATGTACAAACACCATTTTCATCGCATTTATAAGGATCTATAGTTAAAACTACAGGATCATATACTTCAAGCATGAAATAGTAGTTCTTAACACCTAATTGCTTTAAGTCAGTAGCTAACTGAAGAAAAGACACATTAGATGTTCCTATATCATAAAGGCGTCCATTATATTTTTTCAATCGTCCCATGTAATGGATTACCTCCTTTCATTAAAATAAAGTCCTTTCAACGAAAAATTAAACTTTTCATAGATATATTATTATAGTGACAAATTAATATAGGGAGGTAACGCTCATGGAAAAACTAAATAAAGAAAAATCCAAAGCTCCTTCAATAGATGAACGAAGGAAAAGAAGCTACAAGCTAAAAGTTTCATTATCTCATGCATATGTAAATTTATGTGATAAATTAAATCCGACAAATAGTAAGTTTTATATGCATTGTCAAGATATTATCGACCGGGATGAAACTATTGAACTCGGTTGGAAAGACAAAGAGATGATAAATTACGGACTAAACGGTTCTGTGATTCGTTCTATATCGGAAGATGAAAATGAGATATTAGAAGATTTCAATGAAATATTCTCTGAGAGAATGGATGAATTACTTGGTATTAAACCATGTAGAAGAGGTTAACCGTAAAGTCGGAATTTATAAACATATAATATTTATGTGAAATAAAGGAAATGATGATAATAAAAATCGTCTATCCTTATAAAAACTTCATAGCGCTATAGCACATATTCATAGTGATCTATAGGCAGACACAACTAAATAGCGCTCACAATAAAGTGAGGCAATTAAATTAATTTTATGGTGGAGGCGAAAGCCAAGAGCCGGAGGTTTATATGAAGAAAACTAATACAATCGCAACTATCAGCAAGAAAGCAAACGCAGGTTTCGATAAGATGACTAAGGCAGCTGGAATGAATTACTTCGAGAGAAGAAAGTTCAAGAAGACCTGTAAGAACTTCGGTTATGACGTGGGTGTCAACGTGGCAAGTACATTGGTACTTGATACTGTTGGACTTATTGCTCATGGTACCGGTGTAGCAGTAGGAACTGCATACCTTGGTGTTAAGAAAGGTATTAGTAAGATCAGTAATGCAGTATCTGATAAGGCTGAAGATATTAAGGCTCAGCACGAAATTAAGAAAGCTGAAAAAGCTGCTAAGAAGCATATGGAAGCTGAAGTATCTCAGAAGATCGAAGAGATCGCTGAAGAAGTTGCAGAAGCTTTTGAAGAAGAAGCTGATGCAGATGAAGAGGTAGCAACTGAAGACTAAGGTCTCAGTTCTACATAAATGATTCTCTTGTTCATCTGAATGTATAAGCGTGTCAATATCCACCCTACTCCCTACGGGAATGGGTGGAGGGTGTAACCGAAATATCGAAAGATAGGCAAACCATAGAGTTTGTTAAAAGTCACCCCTAGGCTGTTGAAAAGGTAGTTGGAAGAGAAAGACTTTCAATGAGAACTGAGTAAAGTAGAGTACGAAAGTATTCGAACTGGCACGCGCCCTAACCATGGTAATAGTGGAAGGGAGAATCAAGCCAAACCCCTTTGGTAACAAAGGGAAAACAAAAGGAGAATCCGATGGGAGGTTTATAAAGATAGCCATAACAGGGCTACACCTTCCGTCGGATAATCTCGAAATTTTTTATATGGGAGGTTACACTATGAGTGAACTTATAATAATGGAAACGGAAATTATGCTTCTTGAACAGGAGCTTAATGGAATGAAACAAAAATTGGTTCAGTACAAGAAAGAATTCATTGATTTATCTAATAGAACAGGTCTTGCCATAGTAATGGGAAAGCATGAAATTGTATCAGCAAGAAGAATGATGGAGAAATCCATTGGAACATTGGAGGCTGATATAAGAGATGCTGAAAAACGTCTTGAAGAACTTAAAAATGAAAAGAAACAGAAGGAAGTAGAATAACCTACTTCCTTCTTTTTTATCCTTCGTATCCAACTGGATAATTAACTTTAAACCCAATGTATTTATCTTCAATTTTTTTATTAATTGCTCTTGTTATACACTGCTCAAGTTTATTCTTGTATGCTACAAGATATTCCATAGAATGAGGAACTTCGTATTTTTTAGAGTATTTATCACTCTTTAGAATATCGATATAGTACTGAACTGTATCAATTTTACTTCTTGTATATGATAAGATCAATAACTTATCATCATTGGTTCTAATCTTATCAATCTCCACGGTAATGTAATCGATGTCATACTCATCAAGTCTTTTGAGTTTCTTTTTACTAAAGAAAAATTCAGTATAGTAATTATCGATAATATCGTTTACAGATTCACAAATATAATTCATGTAAACTTCATCATTCATAGATGTATCTTCAGATCCTTCAGTATAAGTATGACGGATATCTTTTAAAACGCCACCGATAAATGCACTAGGTGTAACTGATATTAATTTATCAAAATTACGCTGATTGAGTTTTGCTTTTCTTTCTCTAAAGTTATCAATAACTTCAACTGAGAAATTGGTAACTGTTTTCATAGCTTTGTCAGGATCACTAGGATTAATGAATTTATCAAGTGCTGAAGATAATTCCATTCCATATCCTAAATTTTTAGCATAGTTATCAGCTGCAATTTCCTCTTTGAGATCTGATTTAGCAAATTTCAGACTACAAGAATCTACTATAGGTAAAGAAAGAATTTTCTTAAATCTATCTGTTTTTAAAACAGTCTTAATTCCTGTATTCATATTTGCAAATTCATACTTAAGTACTCTACTGATTCGTGAAGGTACAGAATTACTATGAATTGTATGAGCTACTTCATGAAGAAGTAAAGCAGTACATTCTCTTGAAGATAACGGAGCAATCGTATCATCTAATATACGTCTGTCAATTTCTATGATCCAGGAGTTATTTTTAGCCCATAACTCATGTACTACACTACTAGAGCTTTCATTTATGATAGATTCAATAATTTTATCAATAGTAGCCATTTCGGGAAATACTGACATTACAAAGCAAGCGTCAGTTCTTTTAGTTTCAAGTATTGTAATAGAAAACGTCTGATTAAATACTTCAGATAAATTTCTTTCTATAGAATGAATGACGTTCGGTTTACGTCTATTTTTCTTAAGTTCAGCGAAGCATTCATCAATACGTTCAAATCTCATTTTTTGAGCTTCTAAATTCATATTCTAGACCTCATTTCTTTAACGTATTAAACAATTGTTTCCATGATTTTTTCATGCTTAAAATGCTAAAAATAAAGATATATTATATTTTAGGTATTATACAAAGGAGATAATTTATATGACTCACGATAAAGAAATTGTTAATAAACTTAAAACAAACAAAGGAATTTTATTCTTATTATCAGTTTACATTGATGATATTGCATATATCACACAATCATATCATCAATATGTATTTGAAGATGAAAAACCAAATGGATTTATAAATTCAGAAAATAACGAGTTTATCTATATTAAAAGACGAGAATTTAATAAGTTTTTATCATTTATGGTAAATGATAAACTTCAAGTAAAAAACTGGATTGATGATTTTATTTTAGTGAATAAAAAGATAGTTACTCAATCCCATAAATTTGGTAAATCTACATTGTTTCTAAAAATAGATAAACGCCTGATACCTAAACTCAAAAACATTACATATGCATGTAAGGTTTTGAATATAGCAGAAGATGATATGACTAGATTTAATGAGTATATTACTTCCAATATTAATAAATACTTAGAATTATCACGTAAAAAATAAAGTTATAGTTCACAATCGTGTAAGAAAGGAGTGTTACTTATGAGTGGTAAGAAAAAGAAGAAAAAGAAAGTAACCGACAAGTACGAAGATTTCAATATTTCAGAAATGTTGGAAATACTCCTAAAGAAAAGGAGAGCCAAAAAAGACACTAAACAAATTTGGCATTAATAATCATTATGGAAAATATAATTTCAATAACAGATTATAGAAATAAGATTACTAGAGAAGTTGAAAACGAACTACCTGATATATTTAAAGAGGATATTTTCGAAAGTATCTTTGGTAATCATGAACCTACTAAGGTTGCAATGGCATCAATATGCCGTTTCAATAAAAATAATAAAATGGAGGAAACAAAAATGGCAAAAGAATCAATTAATGAAGTATTGTCATCCATTGCTGCTAAGATCAATGCAGACGGTGAAAAGAAGCTTAACCAGTTTAACCGTTCTAATTTTGATCGTTTAATAAATGCAGCAGCGGCAGATCCTGAGTTTAGTTCTCAGGTTGCTATCATTAAGAAGGGTGAATTCCAGGGCTACAAAGATGTAGCATGTGGTAAGGAATTCCGTAAGTGGCTCAGAGGTGTTGTTGAAAGAGCAGGAATTGATCGTACTGAATCCGGTATCGTGGAATCTGCAGATTTTGCAGTAGGAAATCTCGACTGGATGTATGATTTCTTTGCAGAAGTTCTTTGGCTTTATCTTGAAGGAAACAAATTTAGTTTCCCTAAGAAAGAAGACTTCGACGCTACAATTGCACTCAAAGATGTTAAAGAGAAATCTAAGGTTGCAGAAATGAGAAAACCCGGCGGTCCTTCTTTAGGTAATTTTGAAACTACAAAGAAGGCTCACAAAGTTCTTACCGTTAAGAGCAGCTGCCCTAAATACCTTGTTGAAAGACGTAAGGTTTAAGGAGGGTTAATCGACATGTCAAAAAATATTTTGAAAACTGCAATTATTTCAGCAACTGTATCTACAGTAGTTGTTGGTATCGCTTCTTATCTATCGGTTAATAAGAAGAAAAAACCTCTCGATCTGTTTGTAAAGTATACAGTTGACGATCCTGATTTTATTATCGAAAAGAACGCAAAGGGCGATTGGATTGACCTTAGAGCTGCTAAGGAGATAGTTCTTAAAGCAGGTCAGCGTGTTGATATTCCGTTAGGAGTTGCAATGAAACTTCCTGATGGTTATGAAGCAAGACTGCTTCCCAGAAGCAGTACATGTCGAAAGATTAACATCTGGATGGAAAACTCTGAAGGTGTTATCGATCAAAGCTTCTGTGGAGATAATGATGAATGGGGATTTAGAGCGTATGCTGTAGAAGATACGATTATCCCTTATGGTGCTAGAATCGCTCAGTTTAGAATCGTTGAGAACCAGCCGGATCTGAACATAGTCACAGTCAAAAAATTATCAGATGTCTCTCGTGGTGCTTTCGGTTCTACCGGACAGATGTAAGCATTTATTTCGAAACGAAGAGAAGATAAAGCCGTTTGGTTTTATCTTCTTTTTTTTGTATTTTTATGGAAAGGAAATTATGTGGATTTCTTATGATGTAGAAACTATTGATTAATTAATACACCACTCCGTAAATTGAGACTTTTAAACACTATAGTAAGTTGTTAAAAGTTTTAATAGAAACGGAGTGGTGTATTATGATTAAAACTTATAAGAAAGGGAAGGTAACACAACTTTCCAAAAATTTCAAAAGTACCGAATTTGATTGTAATGGTAAAAACTGCTGCACAGAAACTCCTATTGATGACGAACTCGTCAGAGTTTTACAGGAAGTAAGAAATCACTTTGGTGTTGCTGTTAATTTGAACTGTGGATATCGTTGCCCTGTTCATAATAGTAGAGTAAATGGTGCATCCCCCAACAGTCAGCATATGAAGGGATATGCAGCTGATATTGTAGTTAAAGGCGTTCATCCTATGAGAGTAGGTCGTTTTATTGAAACCATCAGTGGGTTCAAAGGACGTATTGGTGTTTATTCTTGGGATGATAACGGATCTGGTTTCGTACATGTTGACACCAGAGGTACAAATAGTAGAGGAATCTACACTGAAAATAACGTGAATGCAACTGCTGTGAACCACTTTAATGTATCTATTAAGTATGGTTCCAAAGGTCGTCATGTTAAACTTGTTCAAAGAAAGCTTAAAGCTGTAGGATATTACACAAAGGCTATTGATATGTCTTGTGGATCCGGTATGAAAGAAGCTATCGGAAAATGGAATGCTGCTCATGGAAGACCTAATGATTATATTTGGGGTCCTTTATGTTGGAATGAAGCATTCCCTAAATAAATTCGTATACACATATGTTAGTATGGGACGGAATTTAGTTAAGTAAAATTTCTGTAAGTCTCGATATTTCTCGAGACTTACAGATTTCTTATTTAGCTAAATAGTAACGCAGAAATAAATTATATTCAAACAGGTAGAATAATAAATAGTGTTGTTGCATCAAAAACTCGTACAACTTTTGATATAGAATTTGATACAGAATATAGAGTTGTACCTAAAGTATTTGCAACATTTATGTCAAATTCAGAAGATTATAATTATGGAAATCTTAATATTTGTATAGGAAATATTTATAAAACTGGATTTGAACTTCATGTACACAATACAAATGATGGTGATTTAGAACCAGGTGTATTATGGATTGCAGTAGGTAAGATGTAACATATAGTTTATATAAATAAAAGTGACTTCTAATTATATTTTTTACATTCCCTTAATCTGATTAAAGAGAAAGGAAATGACAAATATGGCAACAAAGAAAACTGAACTTATTAGTGTTGAAGAAGCTTTGAGTAATATTGAAGGTCGTAAGACTATTGGAATCGTTGAAGCTTTAAAAAGCACAGATAAAAAAGATGAAGATTATTTTGACGGTAATGCGTCAGTTGTTACCTATAAAACAGGTATTCCTCAGCTTGATTATTATTTGGGATACCGTGTTAATGTATACGATAAAGATGATCAGGTTATAGATTCATATCCTTCTATCGGTATTACTGGCGGTTCTATGGTTACGTTTATTGGAAAACCATCAACTGCAAAAACAACTACAGCTGCACAGGTAGCTGCTAATATTGTAAGACCTTTTAAGAATGGTTTTATTGTTCACTTTGACCTTGAACAGGCAATGAATTATTCTCGTATTCAGAACTTAACAAAGTTCTCTATGAGTGATATTGCTGCAGGTAAGTATATACTTCGTCAAGAGCTTAATACTATTAATGATATTAAAGCTACATTGATGCGTATTTACAAGCAGAAAGTTGATCATCCTGACCTGTATAAATATAAAACAGGTAAATTAAATGAGTTTGGTGAAGAGATTGAAATCTTTGAACCTACTGTAATTATCATTGATTCCATTGCTACACTTAGCACAGGTTTCAATGAAAATGATAAAAAAGATATGGCTCGTTTGGAAGAAGTAGGTAGTCAAACAGAACGTATGAGAATTACCGGTGAAATCGGAAGATTCTTTAATGAAGTTCTTCCTTATCTTAGAAGAGCTAATATTATCTTGATTACTATCAATCAAATTAAAGACAAACCACAGCTTGGATTTGTACATGAACCATCAGAGATTTTGTATCTTGCACAAAATGAAGCTCTTCCTGGAGGAAAAAGTCCTCAGTTTAATGCATCTATTCTACTTAAATTTGTAGCTGTAGGATCAGAGAAATATGAAATGGAAGATGATGGATTTGATGGTTTTGGTATTCGTGTAATGATTGTAAAATCTAGAGGAAACCAAGCAGGTCGATTTGTCAGCCTTGTGTATGATAAGGTTAGAGGAATTGATCCTGTAAGATCTAGTATTGCATATGCAAAAGAACTTGGACTTACCGGCGGAAACAAAAATAGCTTCTATTTCAATAATGAAAAAGATCGTAAGTTCTCATTGAAGAACGTTCATGAGGAGTTTAGAAAAGATAAGGAACTTTACAAGATTATGTTTGGAAATATCGTTCCAGTTCTTGAAAGTAAATTGTCAATGCTTACTCAGGATGATCTTACTGTCATTGAAGAAGAAATGAATTATTAAAAAGTAAAAGTCTATAAATACAAAGATATATTATTTTATAGATAAAGAAAAAAATAAATGAGGTAGAGTGAGAAATCATTCTACCTCACATTCTTTGTCAAAAATACAAGAAGGAGGAAAATGCGTATGGATGACACATATGCAAACATTGGATACGTATCCAAAACCCAAAAAAGAGCCATAGTAAGAGGTCTTGATTTTCCAAACATAGAGGGGGATGATTTTAAAGAAAGACCCGGTCTTATCATTAGTGATGTTTCGGAGTGTGCTGGTTTATTTAATGGTATTAACATTATTGCTGTGCCGCTTACCAGTTTACCTTATTCGGATTTTGATATACCGGTTCTTACGGAGTTATCATCAGGTAAGAGAAAGATAAGTTACATTTCAACTAGTAACCAATTTCAGTTTCTCTTTAATGAAAAACTGATTTGGTCTATAACAGGATGCTCTGTATGTCCTGACAGAGTTTTCAATCTTGTTTTGAAGGTAAAGAAACTATTGTTAAAGGCTAGAAAGAAAGATTATGAAAAAGCCAAAATATTGGTAAAGGATTATCGTTTGCAGTTTATGAAAGCAAACAATATCACCATGATTCGATATTCTGTTGATATTGACACAGATTATGTATTAAATCTTGACGGTTCTGAAGAGTATTTGAAAGTGAAAGGTGTTACAAGGGTAACGGTTTTTGAGAGTAAGGATGTAACTTCTATAGTTCCAGAAATATCAGGAACTAATCGAGACGACGTTGATTCTACATCGGATTATATTAACGAATCTGAAGAAAATGATGATGTTCCTGAACAGATTATTATTGATGCAGTATCTGAAAGTATCGAAGAATCTGCTCCAACTAAAATTATTGAGAAAATTAATCTTGATGATGATTTCTTAGCTAAAGCATTTATATTCACAGGATATGGTGCAAATTACGTATCAGTAAATGATTTCATAATGATGTATAAATATTATTGTGATATATCTAGTAGTGAAGATGCAGAAGTTGAGGTTAGTTCGGAGAAAGATATTGAAGCTGCACTAAGAAGAATGTATCCGTCTGTAGGAAAGAGAAAAAGCAGAATGTATACGTTATTCAATACAGTCTTTAAAATACCTCTCCACGGTTACTCTGGTATGAAATGGAATTTTGAATTCCTTAGAGAAATTGATTATGAACAGGTTAAAGTTCGTGATGAATATTCTCAATATCTCGGTAATTATGATTCAATAGAAAATGTATATACCGGACCAGTATCACCAAAGAATATTGATATTCATGAAAGTTCAAGTGTTCGGTACAATAGTACAACAGGTCAAATTTATGAAAATGATGACGAACCTGAATCAGTATATGAGGACGCTAATGGTACAATAGGAAATGCATTTGCAGAAGCGTTTAAGAAAATGAGTATCACGACTGAACCCAAAGAAGAACCGAAAGTCGAAACAAAGATTGAAAAATCTAAGGTTGAAGAAACTGTTACACCTGCTACGAAAGAAAAGGTTGAAAAGAAATCTAAATATGTAAAAGTTTCAAAAGCTACAGATGATGAATTACTTAACTTTATTAAGCTTATTAATAACAGCGGTACTTGCGTTGAGGTCGCAATTAAGCTTGATTGTACATCATCTACAGTAGTACATCGTTTTAATCAAACTATGAAAGAACTAGAAAGACGAGGACTTTCAAAACATATTATTGAATGGCCTTTTAAGAAAGGTTAATACTGGGAGAAGAGTTTCGTGATATTTACGAAACTCTTCTTTTTTATGTCTTTACTCACATTCTATTAATTTTTTCCTATTTTTAAAATATGATAATACATTATATTTTTAGGAAAAGAAAGGAGTGGCTCACAGGAGATGGCTAAAGAAAAATATAACTTACGAGAAGCTTTACTTAAAAGCGATGAATTATTTAGAGGTGATCGATCTATCGAAGGTAAGGGTATGCTTACGATGCCTCAGTACAACAACAGTATGCGAAGTGTTATGTTCGCATCTCATTTAAACCAATATAAAAATCAGTTATACCCTGATTTCCCACAGTTCTTTACAGGTGGCGAAAATGTTGTAGGAAAGTATTCTGATGGTTATAAGAAATTAAATGAGTCCGTTGTTTATCGTAAAATTGTAAAATTTGAAGGACTTGTTGAACACCCTACAGTGTTTAAGATCTTTTTATATAATAAAACTAAAAAGATGTTTGAAGTAATTGAACGTAAACCAGATGAAGATTTGGTAGAAGTATTTGGTTACAGATACAACACTGATGTTATTGACTCTTTTGAAGAGGGTCAAGAAATTGATGAAGGTACTATTGCATACAGATCTACTTCATATGATGAACACATGAATTATTCATATGGAAAAGACGTTCTTACTATGTATTCTTTAGAACCTTTCACATCTGAAGATGCAGCAATTGTTTCTGATGAACTTGCTAAGAAAATGGTAGCACCTGAAACAGAATATAATATTGCTACACTCAATGAAAACGATTATCCACTTAACCTTTATGGGGATGAAACGGAATATAAAGTATTCCCTAATATTGGAGAGTTTTCTTCTGGTATTTTAATGGCAACCAGAAGAAAATTTAATAATCAGGTTTTGTTTGATTTCAAAGCAGATATGCTTGATCATGCTACTGATACCGATACTAAGTATTATTTGAACGGTAAAGTTGTTGATATTGATATTTATTGTAACAACGAAGAATTACCTGACAATTCATTCTATCATCAGATATATACATATTGGTGTTATCAGAATGCATATTACAGACAAATCAAACAGACATGTGAAGAGATATTCGCAACAGGTGAAAAATATTCTAATGATGTGGATTATGCGTATAAAAGAGCATGTGAAATGCTTGACTTAGAGAAGAAGTGGAAAGAAAAAGATTCTGCTTTCTCTAATGTACAGATTCATATTTTGGTTGAAAGAGAAGTAGGATTAACTGTCGGACAAAAAGTTTCAGGTCGTTATGGAAACAAATCTGTTATAGCTTCTATTAGACCAAAAGAAGAAATGCCGTATTACTATGACGCTGATGGAAATAAAGTATATGTTGAAATGATCTTTAATATGCTTGCGATTATTAACAGAACAACAGCCGGACCAATCATGGAACTGGCAACTAACTTTATTGGTAAGAGGGTTAGTGAGACAATGCGTCATATGAAAACGATGAAGGAAAAAGATAAGTTACTTTTCGATGTTATTAATATATTTAACCCGGATGAGTATATTTATCTTAAGAATATTTACAAAGGACTTGATACTGAAGGTAAGAAAACATTCCTTAAGTATTGTGAGGAAAAGAAGATTCACTTTAATCAACCTTCAATGTCAGAAAGTAGTCCAATATTCTATCGTATTATGGAACTTAAGAATAAATATGAGAATATCTTAAAACCGGATAAGATGTATATTCAGAAATTCGGAAGAGAAATTCCTTGTATTCAGGATTCTTATATTGCGAATATGTACACAATTATGCTTAAACAAACAGCAAAGAAAGGTTTCTCCGTACGAGGAATTGGTGCTGTTAGTAGTAAGGGTGTACCTGAAAGAAGCTATAAATCCAAATCTCATAAAGATTTATACTCTTCAACTGCAATTCGTTTTGGTGAATTTGAGACGCTTAAAATTAGGCGCAGTGCGTAGTAATATGTACTGAAAACCTCTTTAATTGCTGGGAACTCTCGTGAGAGACAATCAGCAGCGAAACTTATGATGATATATTATTCTCTTGATATATAAATAAAGGAGATTGATATATGTATAACGATATTGATGAAATATGGAAACCTATTATAATTAATGACGAAGAAACAAAATACCTAGTGTCTAATCTAGGACGAATTTATAGTACTAAAAATAATATGATTTTAAAACCACTTCCAACAAACAACGGATACCTTCGAGTATGTATTTACTTGAAAAATGGAAAATCTGTATATAAATCTATTCATAGGTTGGTTGCAATTGCGTTTATTCCAAATGATGATCAATTGCCAGTTGTTAATCATAAAGACGGAGATAAACATAATAACTATGTCGATAACTTAGAATGGCTTACATATTCAGAAAATAATATTCATGCATTCGAAACAGGATTGAACACATATAGATATGGCGATAATTCACACTTCGCTAAATATTCTAAAGATCAAGTGATTGAATCGTGTGAACTTATGGAAAGTGGTATGTTTACAATAAAAGAAATTGAATTGATGACTGGTATAGATGGTGCTATGTTATATATGATTAAAAATCGATTATCATGGATTAATATATCAATATTTTATGATGTTGAAAATTGTAAACAAACGAAATCAGAATATTCTGAAGAACAAATAGAAAATGTCTTTAAACTACTATCAGAAAACAAATTATCTGTATATGAAATCATGGATATTACTAATGTGAAGACGTCTACTATCTATAATATTCTCATTCATAGATACGATAAATTTAAATATCTATATGAGTTTTATGATGTTGATAAATACACATCGAGTGATAAGAAATTACCAGATATTGATATTGATGTACAGAATGAAGTATTTGGTTATATTAGAAATAATAAATCTACGAAAGATATTATCAATATAATTCATTCTAAATACAATATAAATTCTGATCGAATTCGTCATTTTATTAATCGTTATAAACATAAGAACGTTCAACGACTATCGAAAGGGTAACTTAAGAGAAAGACTTAAGTGAGTAACTGAGTAGAGTAGGAAGTAATTCCGAAATGGGAGGCAACCAATAATTGGTAATAGATTATTGGTTGAAGATATAGTCTGATCTTTATAGTGATATAAAGTTAACACACATGTAATTTCACCGTTGCGATGATGCCGGAAGAAGTAGCACTTATTCATGCTTTATATAGAACTTCTGTTAAAGCAAGAAGAGATTTAGGTAAAGCTTTACTTGATAATGAACCTGTAATTACAGTAAGTAAATCATATGATTCACGTGTTGCAGAGTTCTTTGAAATTATCCTAAAATCATTAGGATTTTCAATTGAGTTCTTAGATGGTGATGATGATCTTAAAGAACTTAATACTACAGATATGGAGTGGTTCGAACTTACTAATGGAAAGAGTTTATTCTGTAGTGAATATGATAAATTCATTATTGACAGACGTCAGGAAATTGCAGATGAACTTCTTGAAGAATTTGGTGCTTTAAACATTGACGAACTTAATGAAATGATCGATGAAGAAATTGAAGCACGTCAATATTTCATTGGTAGTTATGATGGAACCAAAGATTTCTATTTGAACTGTGTAGAGGGAACTAATATTAGAAGAGAAGTAAAATCTAACGAAGAGATTACTGCTAATATTGGTGAACTTATGGATGTAGAAGTTCCGTTAGAATAAATTTAATCAGGTATGAGAGAAATCTCATACCTGACTTTTTTATTATTTTTTGATAATATAATTCTTTATGTATTAAATGAAAAACTCATTTACATATAATGGGATACTGACTGAAATTGTTTGACGAGGATATAGATATACTGCTCCGCCAGTTGTAATGGTTAAATTAGCTGTATATATTTTTCCGTCAGATGTAGTTGAAATACATATTTCTTTTTTAAATTCACGTGAAGGTAAATAATTACTATTAGTAATGGTTGTAAGATGATAGGATGTTTTTGCTATTAAATCAGCACTTGGGGTAGAATTAAAAAATATATTTTTTATTTTACCGCTTTTTGATACAGTAACTTGAATATATGACGATGTAAAACTATCTACAACAGGATCAAATGATTCTTGAAATGCTAGTGTTTTTAGTATATATCCATTTTCATGAATAGTCGATCTATTCCATAAATATACTTTTCCGGTATTTGCTATATCTGCAAATAAAATAGATCCTACATCACCTGATGTTCGAGAAATACCGACATACATAGAATTACTATCACCTAAATAACAAAATCCTGATTTCACTGAACTAAATTGTGTATGCATTGTATATGCTAAATCATTAACATTTCCATTAGATCCAAACGTCCATGTAGGAGGGTAATTCTTACTATTTAGCTAAATAAAGAATCTGTAAGTCTCGAGAGATATCGAGACTTACAGAAAACTTACTTAACTAAATTCCGTAACAGCACTTCAAACTACTTTTCTATGAACCGTAAAGTCAGCATTTTCAAACATATAATATTTTTGTGAATAAAAAATAAATTACATAGCGCTATAGCATGAAACGTAATGATCTATAGGCAAATATAACTAAATATAAAATTAAATATGGTGGAGGATAAAATATCCAAGAGCCGGAGGTACTTATGAGTAAAGAGATTAAGAAGTTTAGTAGTATTGAAGAATTGAATGGTTTCATTTCTGATGGTAAGATTATTTATAGTCTTGCAAATAGTGGTAATATCTGGTTTGTAGAGTGTGAAACTAATTCTATAAATACCCGTACTACTGTTAGTGTACCTGATGAATTTGAAGAACTTATTGAAAAGGCTATTCGACTTGGTTATATCGAAGTAAGTGAGTTTGCAGGTAGCAAACAGTTTAGAGTAAACTACTGTAAAAATTGTTGTTCATTGGCTCTTGGTCATTCTGATGTTATAAAGAAACAAATGATAGAATTTTGTTACAAATATGAGACAGGAATGACGACAAGACGTGAGCTTGAGGAATATGTAGAGCTTAAAAAATAAAAGAAAACGACAGTTGGAATTTACCAACTGTCGTTCTTTTTTATAACTCTTTCTTAAGAGTAGACTTAAGCATATTACCTTTAGTAACCAAATCAGTCTTAATTCCCATACCAATAAAGTAGGCATCTACTGTATTAAGGGTTGTTTTATTATTGACATCATATGTCAAATCATTCAATTTAACGTAACCTTGTTTAGAGATATCTGATAGCATTTCACGTTTAGCAACCATATCATCAGCTCTAGGTCCATTAAGTTCACGTAAACACTCCGTCATACCAAGAGAAACCAACATGATATTTTCAAGATCGGATTCTCGACCATTCTTATCAGCACCAGTAACCTGACCAGTTAAAGGTGAACGAATATCACTAGAAGTTGAAATACCATTCTTTTTTGCTACTGTTTGCTGGGTTCGTTTGATATGAATATATCCAACTGGAACAGGAGTTCTTGTTCTTACAGTTTTTCCTTTATCCATCGTGATATGAGGTAAATACACATATTCGAATAATGGGACATTAATAACTTTTGCAGCTCTTTCAATGTCGTCCATAGAAATAGTCCTCTCATAATCAACGATATCTAAAATTAAATAAGCATCTTCGTCCATGAAAAATCCTTTAAACCAGCGTCTAAATGCAGACGGACTCATTGGATCAAACATATCTTTATACTTATTGGTATTTGTCTTTGTTTTGTCGAATGCTGTAAAGAAGCGATAAATAATATTTGTCATTTCTTCTTTACACGTTTCATCATCAGGTTTACTTGTAAAAATTTCTTGGAGTTTTCTCTTAAGTTCTACCAAGCATTTATTACCAAGAGATGTAAGTAAGATCGAAGGTGTCATACGTTTAAGTACAGAGTTTGCTGCAATAAAAGTACTCACTTCTTCATCTTTTCTAAAGTCAGAATATGGTTCATATCCAGGAGGAATAACTTCGCCGATTGTAGCCTTCAACCCAGTAAAATACGCAACTTTTGAGCCTATCTCAAGATATTCTTCATGTTTAATATAAAACTCAATCAATACACCATCTTCAATTTTTTGACCTTTCAACACACCATATTTATTAGGTGCAACTTTACCAGTCGTTTCATTGAAAAGTAAACCACATTTAACGATTGAATCGTTATCATCATACTTAGTAAGAAGTTTCTTCTTTTCATTAATCTTATGGTAATACTTACCAAAAATTTTCTGAAGAGAGGGACTAAGATCACTAAGATCAACTGTAGAATACATCTTAATATCTTCAATTACTCCTGCAATCTTAGACTGGATGTTATTTCTACTATTTTCAATTACTCCTTCTTTTAAAGCACCACTTAATGTGGAAAGAAGTTTATTAAGTTCATCATCTTCATATGAAGTATCAAACTGAACTAAGGAAGATCCTACATCTACCTTATCACCTACTTTAGCAATATAATCGACAGTTGCATTTTTACCAATAACAACCTGTTTATTAAATACCATTTCAGTAGCCATCTCATGAGATAACTTATCAGTAATTACTGTAGAATCTTGGTATGTGTTATATGTGGACATAATAGCAATTTTAGCCATAGTTCCCATATTAAATCTACTACCTGTATACATATTAGACTTAAAGAAGTCTTTATGCCATGCAAGTAAGTCATTCTTTTTAAATTTATCTCCAAGTTTGAGATTCGTAATAAGTGTATTAGCAATGTAAAAACCACCGCCACCATTTTTCTCAATCTGAGATTTTGTATTAATAGCTTGGCAAGTACCATCTTTATATCTACAAATGATAATACCAAGATCTTCATTTACTTCAACAACTTCACCATCCTGTTTTGCATTGATAACGAAGTCTGTTGATAAATCAAATCTAATAGCTTCTTCCGCACCGTTTGAAATGAGTACAGGAGATGAATGTTTTACAGGTATAACGTGCTTGCTCTGCTTTATTCCATGACCAGTTCTTGTGGGGTCATCACGTGTAGGTCCTAACGGACATAAAATCTCGGCAGGAGAGAAAAGGTTAACATCCTTAAGTTCTTTTTCATTATCAGTAACTTTCACGTATCCTCTAGCTGATACGATATTTGGTTCAAGTGTAAGAGTTTTCTGAACACCAACCGAACCATCAGGTGACGTTGAAAGACCAATTATACCTACCATTGATTTATCATATACACGTTTATCCTGAGTATAAGTTCTATCTTCATTAATACCTCTCCAACCTTTATACATGGTTGTATGAGTTCTTTCCATTTCAAGTAATGGATTAAGTGTAGAATATTCTTCTACTGTAGGAAGAGCTAATAATTTCTTAATAACATCATCCCTAGCAATAGTAAGTTTCTTTCTTCCATTAGAATTCTTATAAATTACATACTGCTTAGCAATAGAATCATAAAGAATTGCAGGAATAATTTCAGTTCTTCTTATACGACATAAATGCTGATTATAATCAGGTGTATACTGAGAATCAGCAAGAAGTGAATTTGCATAAATACAAAGTGGAACGAACTGAGTAGGCAGATTTAAATCTGCAAGTATTTCTTTTGTAATAGGATCAATAGTAAACTCATACGTATTCATCAAAGCATTAGAGATATTTCTCTTACCATATACTTTAACGAAATAATTCATATAAGGTTCTTTTGTCTCCATTTCAGCAATTTCATATTCTTTAGTTTCAATTAATCTGAAACCATTCATTACAAGAGACTGTGCAACGTTTTCAGTATACACAAGAACACAATCCTTAAACTGAATAAAAGATTCACCAACTTTCAAAGTCTTAGGAACTTTTTCTTCCAGTCTATAATCAAGATTAAGCGCTTTTAAAACACTTCCCATTCCTTCCCAGAATCCCATAAGTAATCCAAGAGACACTTTTTGAGACATGGTTGTTGCTGCTGAATACATAAGACGTTTAGGGGTTTTAATACTTTCATATTTATCTCTAAACTCTTCCGGAAGGTTATCTAAAATAACCTCTGCTATAGAACGATTATCAATCGTTCTTTGCGTTTCATTATCAATAAGTATAGGTTTCTTGTTTTCAAAACCAATACAAATCTCATTTTCACCCACCTGAATACCTTGTTTATTAATAACATCGGCAATTTCTTGCTGACTAAACATTATTTCACAAGTATCAGATTTGAACCTTATGAACTGCTTACTAAGTTCATCGTATTCAACTGTGGTGATATAATCACCGTTCAACTTAAAGGCATAACCAACTTCAAAGAATTCTTCAAGATCAGTTTCAGAAGATATTAATTTCTTAAGTCTTTCAAGTGATGTAATTGACTTAGACCCAAAACGTTCAATGAACATCTTGTTGTAATTAGTTACAATCTGTACCTTATCTGGACCAGATTTAACAACAGGATATAAGAAGTTCTGATTAAGTATTAACTTCTTAGCTCCACCAATATACATGAACTTATCATCAATAAACTTAGGAATATCAACTGTAATAGTATGTCTACGTCTGTTAACATCTTCAAGAACCACAGTATGAGTATCCTTGTAATTAAGTTCATCAGATGTGTCTTTGATATCATATTTAATGATAGTCATAGGAATAGACTTTTCATTAAGAGAAGCAAATGCATTAACCAAATCTTTTGGCATAACCTTCTCATTATAAGTTCTATCAAAGTTTGCAAACTTAATAGTCTTAACGTTATTATTTGTAGTTCTCATAACCTTAGATACATCTGATGATGGTATAGGCATATGAGTACTTTGAACAGATCTGAGCTTGTCAATCGTCATATCACCTACAATGATCTTTCCTTGTTCTTCTCTAATCTGTTTATCTCTTGCTGAACTTGCTGACGAAACAGGTTTATTATCTGCAATAGCTTTATTATAAAGATCTTCTAAAAGTTTTCTATCACTTTCAATCTCTTTTTCAGCTAATTTCTTAGCAGACTCTTCGTCTGTAGTTTTTGAAGCAGCATTGTCTGCTTTGTCTTCTAACTTCTTTTCAATATCTGTAGGTTTCTTTTCTGTAGGTTTCACCATAACAGAAGCTACATCTTTATCCGTAACTGTACTCTCTACATCTCCTACAAAATTAAATTCATTAGATAGACTAACTCGTACATTTTCAGCAGTTTCTTCTTTCTTAATGAGTTCATCATCAAGAGCTTCTTCAATCTTTTTTGCTCTATTAGGGATAAGCTTTGCAAGAAGCATTCTAAGTTTCATGGCAGTCTTACCCTTTTCAGCATGTGCCGGATTAATCTTGATAGAACTATTTTTATAGAAAATATAAATATCATGATCGAACTTAGAGCAGATTGTATGATCTTTATATAACGTAAAATAGATCATAAAAATCGGGTTGTTCAATTTTTCTTTAAGCTTACCCGAAAACGCATCTGCATATTTTTCTGCATTGATTATGATATATTTATTTTCATATCCAGCAGTATTTGGATCATTGATAATTTGATCCATATAACTCCAAAACAAATTAACTCTTGTAAACGGATCAAAATTATCAGTTATTTCATGATATATCTGTAAATACTTTGACAACTCAAAGTATGTATTACGATCAAATCCTGAAAGTGTAATCGTAGGTACAGGTGTAAGACCTGTATCTGTTTTAACTTTTTCGTATATATTTTTCTTTTCCTTATCTCTGATATAGAACTTACGGTTCTTTAATCTACCAGAGTAGGTTGTATTGTAGAAATAATGGGAATAATTACCTATAGGAGTATAGTTCGACCCATTATTTATTTCAGAAATTGATTCTGGAATAGACTCAGTATAAAGATATACTAAGTTCCCTCGTCCAATTTTTTCACCCTTAGGAAGATAAACTCTTCTTGTAAATAGGGTTAATTCAGGGACATCAATAGGGTAAATCATTATCTGTCACCTACTTTCTTTGTCATTACGAAAATGTTTTCTGGGTAAAAAATACCAGAAAACTAAGAAAAATCAAACGTATATTATTGTATAGAATAACATGATAAAGTGAGGATAAAAAGATGGGTAAAGTTTTAAATGAATCTGAAATACGGAATAGAATTGAAGAATTAGAAACTAAATTAAAAGAAAATGAAGAGTTATATAAAACTGCTACGTATCCTTACGACAAACGTATTCTGATGAACTCATATAATATTGAGTCTCAATTAGATGCGTTGTACTATGTCTTAGGAGAAAAATATACATATAAACATATGTAAAACTAAATAAAATAAGGAGGTATGGAAATGGTTACATATGATGAATTTGTGGAGAGTGGACTTAGAAAAGTAAAATATGATCAACTCGGAGGTAATGTACACGATATGTCTACTGATGAATCAGAGATGTACAAAGCAATGTTAATTGCTGAAACTCACGAGTGCAAGGACAATGAACATATTGGTATCATTTCCATTCTCTCATGTAATGGGCTAATGTAAAAAGATAAGGAGGGGTGATATTATGTCACCCCTCGTACTTAGTTCTTTTTTTAATTTATTTAAAAACCACATTATTATAAATACATATGTTTTGAAATGCATTTTAAAATATAAAATAAAGAAAGGGTTATAACCATGGCAAATTTTGATGAATTGCTTGAGTCTGTTGTAGACTATAACGAAACAAGATTTGATGAACTGTTCACAGAAGGTGCTAATCTCGAAATTAGATATAAATATAAAGCTTTAAGAAAAGAATATAAAGCACTGAATAAAAAAATTAAAGAATCTAAGAAATCCGGTGAAACTGACAAGATTGAGAAAACCATAGATGAATATCTTGAACTTATGAAGAAAACAAGAAAAGAAATTGACGACACTCCAGAAACTGTTGGCAGTGTTATTGCTGGCTTTTTTATTGCTGAAGTCATGGATTTCTGTGAAATCTTTTTAGCAACAGTTGTTTCATTACCTCTTGCAGGTATTGGTGGAACAATTGATTCTATCAAGATCCTTATTCAGGAAATAGCTGGAATTGTACGTCAATATAAAAAAGTTAATAAAGGAGAATTCTCTATTGAAATGCTTAACATTCGTAGAGCTAAATTAAATTCAGTAATGGATTCAATGGAGTCTTATCTCAAGAAAGTAAAGAAAGGTCTTAATGATACTGATAATGTAAAAGAATCTGTTGAAGACATTAAACTCAACATTTATGAGTCTTGTCATGCAGGTGAAATTACCGAGGCAGAAAGAGATATTCTTCTTGGTATCGTCGAATAATATTCTTAATATAGAGTGGTGTTTACAAACACCACTCTATATTTTTATCCATATATTATTTTAGTAATATTAGGATATGGAGGGACTATAAATGAATTATCCACAAAACTTATATGAAGAATTATACAACAAGACTTTCTTTAGAACTCCTCAAATAGGTCCAGCTAATTATATGGATAAAAAAGAGAATGTAGATGAATGGGAAGAAAAAGTAGATTCTACTATTGCGGATTTCTTTAGGAGAGATAATAACTACGAAAAGCAATGTATGTTAGCGATTCTTAAAAGATTCAAGTTTAATGAAACATATGATAATATTGCAAGATTTTTAGATATATCAGTTTATCTTGTTAAGAAAAGAGTAGACCAAGGATTAGAACTTTTATATGACTATATGTATTTAAAATCGGATCAATTTAATCCAGATATTAAAAAGATATCTGATATGACTGAGGATGAATTTAAATCATATTACACGGAAAATTTAGCTTGTAGAAATCTTACAACTAGATTATCAAATGCTCTTGCTAGATCTGGCATAGCTAGTATTCAGTCTCTTGCATACAATTTAGGTTTTAAATTAAACTGGAAAAATAGGGGAGGTTATTTATTTCCTTCACCTGATGAAATTAAGAATTACCAAAAATTCAATATTAGAAATTTTGGTAGAAAAGGTTATGAAGAGTTATGGGAAAAATGTAGATTAATGGAAGTTAATAGACGCTTAGGTTTACCATACGGAATGACAAAGTTAGTGAAGGAAGATGCATAAAAGCATCTTCCTTCTTTTTTATTCAGCTGTAATACTAATTTTGATTTTCTTTCCATCAGATACGATGTTGTAGGTATATAGACTTGAAGAATCGATCTTTCTTTCAAGATCCGATATGACCTCTTTGGTCTTAACCCCTTTGTCCATAGTCATACTAACGTATAAAGAAGTATCTGAGGAGAAGTCATATTTTAAAGTAAGAATCGAATCAGAAATCTCTTCAACTAGTCTATAGAAGAGTTTGAATTTCGTATATTTTTTGCATACTAAATCATAGAGAAGATCAATGTCATCTCCAACCATGTTAGATGCAAAAGTAGACATTCTTCTTTCCATTATTTTTCTACCTCAACATCATTTATTTTTTTCTTACTTAGTAAGAATTGCATTTTGAATATTCATTGAACGTTGATTGTTTTCAAGTTCTTTTTGGTGTTTTTGTTCTTCTTCCAGGCGTTTTAACTTGGCATCTCGTAAACCAAGTAACGTTTTATAAGGCAATTTATTAAGGATATCATCTAATGTAAGAGATCCCTTAAAAAATTCTAGAAAATTTTCTAGAGACGCGGTAAACTCTTTTTGTCGATTCGCGTACTGCCCAGTTCCTGGAACTGACGAAAAACCTCTTCATCAATGTCAACAGCGACAACCTCCGTTACATTACCACAACTAGGACAAACTACATTCTGTACACCGAATGAGTATGCGTAATCTTCGTCGGTCTGATTCATAATAGCAGAGATGATCTCATAATCAGTAAGAGGTACGTTATAAAGAACTTCAACGATATTTTCGATATTATCTTCACGGATGGTGTATTCCTGGTTTTCATCCTTGAAGTAGATTGCACTTACGTAATTAGTTACATAAGTAATAATTTCACGAACCTTATTGGTATCATCCGGATGCTTCTCATTCATAATAGCTTCAATATCATTAATAAACGGAAGTACTGAATGAATCATATCATAACATGATCTGTTACCAATTTCAAGTCCTACACCGGTTCCAGGGAGTTCAATGATCTGCTTTGTAATAATAGAAGAATCATTGTGATATTTAACAGCTTCTTCACCATCAAGGCTACCTGCAGTTTCCATGATCTCAATAAAACGAGGACTGAGTCTCTTAGTAATAAGAAGATTACGAGGATTGAATCCTACAGAGAAATTCTTCTTACAAGAATCAACTCCACAAAGCAAACCAAGTTCAAGAGATTCAGGATTTGTAGCAATGTAAAGACCATATGTTCCAAGAGACACATCCTTGAATGCAAAATTACGAAGGAAATCATCAAAACTTGTAAACATACCAATTGATGAATTGATAATTGCATTATAAATTACAGAAAGTTTCTTTGTTAAAGTTTCAACCTCTGTAATATCTGCTGATAATGCCAAATCCATATATTCACCGAAAGTAAGACCACGTAAAGTCACTCTGAATCTGGATGCTACAAATGTCATCAGTGCAGATACTCCGATAGACTTACGAACCTGACTCGTGAAATCTTTTAAAAAGTTTTCATCCGGCTTAACAACTTTACCGGTATTAATATTAATTGTATTAACTGTGATGAGTTCAATTTGCTTAGCAACACTCATCTTTTCTCTTTCTTCAGGAGTAAACTCAACTACAGTTCTATCTCCTTCTTTAGTAGCTTCTTTCTCGATCAGTACAGATACCTTTGAAGTATCTTCTGCATTTGTAAGAGCAGCTACAGGGGTTTCAGGCTTGTTTTCACCAGCATTTTCTTTAACTGCAGAAGCAGGTACAAATAAACCTGAATTGTCAATATTACGCTGTTCACCAGCAATAATTGTATCTGCAGAAATATCTGATCCAATAACGTCACTGGACTGAACTACATTATCTCCGTCTTCAACTGCAGCTTCCTGATTTGCAGCTCTAAGATCATCGATATCAAGTTTATCCAATCTGTCAACGAGTTCAGCCATTTCAAGGTCAGTTTCTGGACGCTTAGTAATTCCTACAAGTCTTGCTTTTTCAGCAAGTTCATCCATGTCATTCATAGTCTTCTGAACACTGTCGATTCTTTCATCAGTCATAGAACCACCACGTTTAGGACCATCATCATTATTATTTACGATAGGAACACCTTTTCCCTGACGCTCCTGCATCATCTGTAAAGGTGTTTTATTAACAGCTGCACTAGGTGTAGCTATTGGTTCTTCTGAATTTGCATTTCCTTTAGCAGTCTGGAAAAGGGCAGCTACATCCAGATTACTATTCTGAGTTATTTTTGTTTCACTCATAATTTTAGTTTCCTTTCTTTTTTGTTATGTATTACACATCCGTACTCCAATTAAAATTATATTCTACTTGGTTATTGGATGCAGTAATTCCAATGATAAGACTCCTACTTACATTTTTTATCATAGTAGGAATTTTAAATAAAATAGTAGGAGCATCATTACCATACTGATCTTTGAGAATTGTCTTTATGACATCAAAATCTCCGTTGTTAACTACACCAGAAAAAGATGAACAATTCTGAACTAATTCAGTTTTAAGATCATCTTCTTTTATTTCATCAAACATAGTTAAAACGTATCTAGCGACATCCATTCCAAGATTAGGTAATGTAGGATATGCTCCTTTTTTACCAAATAACACTGTTAAAATATTTTTTGCCAGTGTTTCTGTTTCTGAATACATTTTAGGATTACCGAAATTATCGGTTCCAAATCCAGGATCTATAGCCATGATATATTACCAATCCTTTCTTATTCAAGTGTATTTTAGATAATAAATTATTGAAAATTATGAAGAGAATACATATTGTATTCTCTTCATAATATATTGTAATTTATTTTATACGTACTAATGTAACGCGCCAATTAAATGCACGTGCCTCACTTACAGAATCATTATGAAATAAATAAATTGTAAATATGCCGTTAGTTATATTTACTATAGATACATGCTGAATTGTATTTCTTCCTGTCTGATATGCATACATAAATGTATTATTGGTATTGATGCCATTAGAATTTATTTGTACGTTTGTATTTTGTCCAACCCATGCTTCAACTGTGATAATTGCGCAGTAAATACCATTAGGTATGTCATTTACATTTGTACTTGTACTTCCAGTTCCACCACCTTCACTTCCAACACATGTCATTTGTCCATATGATGTAAATATATCTCCAATAACAGATGCGTTACTATTTAGCTAAATAAAGAATCTGTAAGTCCCGAGAAATATCGAGACTTACAGAAATTTTACTTAACTAAATTCCGTCCAACCCCCTACCTAATATCTTCAACTACAGTAGCGCATCAAATCCTTTACTCAACCATATCAAGAAGAATATCTCTTTCTTCTTTGGTAATGTCACCTGTATGACAAGACTCATAAATTTCAAGTTTTAATGAATTAACTGACATTGAAGATTCAATAACAGGTGATACATTTTTACTTGTATTCATCTTGTTTTTTGCATCCAGAAGTTTTTGCTTTGCTTCATTAATTTTATCAATATCACTTTTTGTTTCGGATTTTACTTCTTTTAAACGTGATATTTCATCTTTTATAGATGGAATATTATTATTAGTATCCGTGGTAGAGGAATTATTTTTCTTATTAAATTTAGATTTGATTTTATCAATCACACCTTCCTGAACTAAAGCCAATAATTCAGTTTTTTCTTCGTCAGTAATATCTCCTGAACGATGAGATTCAAAAATAGATAACTTTATTTCATCTGCAGACTCTAGTAATTTTTCATTACTATTGATAAAATCATCTATTGATGATATACACTTATCTATTTCTTCAATAGATTTGTCTACACAAGAAATTAATCTTTCTGTAGCTTCAGGAGTAGCTGTTGCATACTTTCTTGCAAGACTTTTCAATTCCTTGTGATATGTCTTAAGATTTGAAAATTCCGCTTTTAAAGTTTTCTTACCATCCTTAATACGAGAAATGCATTCCATAGCATCATCACTTGTTTTCTTCCATTCAGCAGCCTTCTTAGGATCAAAATCAGGATTAGCCTCAGTTCTATATCTATTAACTATGGTTTCATCATATTTATAGAAACCATCATAAACCTGTTTAGTTTTAGCACCAAATAAATCCGCAAGTCTATCCGCGTCAGTAGATAATTTTGCATATTTCCATATATCAGAATTGAGATTTTTCTTAAGGGATTTGATAGTATCTTTAGATTTTTTAATTTTCTCATCAATGTCTTTAAGTTCAGAATGTGACTTTATGACATCTTTAGCTTTTTTGTCGCGAATAAAAGCTGCAATTCCAGCAGATACTGCACCTATAGCAGTAATAACACCACCAACTACAAAAGCTTTTTTATTATCAAGAACAACGTCTTCAATTGATTTTTCTTCTGCTAAAAATAATGAATCATCTTCTGTAATATAACCAGCTGATTCTAAAGCCAAGTATTTCAATTCTTGAAATTCCATGTTGTTATTTCCTTTCTTTAATATTTAGAATATTAAAACATATGTACTTATAGTATTGTGATTGATATAGATTTAGTTTATTTTAAGAATTTCACTATAAAAAAAATAGATATAATAATAAAGTATAGACGACAATATTTTAATGAATTTATGAAAGGCTGGTAACAACTATGGCAACGAAAATGAGAAATAGAAGAAAAATTCATTGCCAGTTTTGTGATACTTATTTTTTAGACCCTGATGCATATACAATTCATTTAGAAACCGAACACGAAGATTTTCTTCCTGTTGATTTCTCAGGGTGGAGATATTATTACTATCAAAAGACTGGAAAACTTAAAGGTAGTTGTGTTATGTGTAAAGAAGAAACCGATTGGAATGAAACTACACATAAATACAATAGATTTTGTAATGATCCTCGTTGTAAGGAGAAATATAAAGAAATATTTAAAGAAAGAATGATTGGCAAGTATGGGAAAGTTACTTTACTCAACGATCCTGAACACCAAAAGAAAATGCTTGCAAATAGAAAGATTTCCGGTATATATCCGTGGAGTGATGATCCAAGAATTAAAATTCCTTATACGGGGAGTTATGAAAAAGCGTTTTTGGAATTTCTTGATTTGGATCTTCATTTTAATCCTAGGGATATTATTTCTCCGTCTCCTCATACGTATTATTATGAGTATAACGGAGAAAAGCATTTTTATATCCCAGATTTTTTTATTCCTTCATTAAATCTTGAAGTTGAAATTAAAGATGGTGGTAGTAACCCTAACACCCATCATAAGATTCAGGATGTCGATAAGGTTAAAGAAAAACTTAAAGATGCTGTTATGAAATCAAATAAAAATACGTTTAATTACGTTAAGATTGAAGATAAGAATCATGTAAAGTTTCTTAACTATTTATTAGTTGCAAAACAGAAATTTTTAAATGATGAAGTTGAAAAAATCTTCATGCCTTAGAAAGGAAAACTATTATGAATTTAATAAGACAAGATTATGGAGATAGATTAAAATCTTTCTCTAATGGTTCTATTGATAAAAATGATGCTTTGTTTTTGGGAAAAGTATTTTCAATACTCCCTTTCCAAGTTCAAAGAATAATTATTGAGAATAAAGACCATTTTGGATTAGATGGTAAAGTACCACTTATGAGAGATGATAATGGTCTTATTGTTGCAAATACAAAGCATATTGATGATATCAGATTAAAATGGATTAATAATCCTTTATTAAAGCCACTTCCTAGTTATAAGGAAGCTACTAATGAAGGTAAATTCATTTGGAATTTCGATACCTATCTTTCAACATTGACAATAGGTTCTATTGATAATGTGAGAGAACTGTATTACAAAATATGCTACTTCGTAAAGAAATATATCATGTTTATGTGGAATTATCATTCAAAAAAAGATTATGAAACGATATCAAGATTTTTATTAGAATCCATTTTGGAACCTTGTGTAAGAACATGTATGTTATTATATAAATACATGGGAAGTAAAGAAGAGTATACTTTAACAGAGTCATTCTTTAATTACTTCTTTAAGTTGTTAGAATACACGAGATTCTGTAAACCTATGGATTCGAATGATTTCGCATATGTGTTATCGTCACTTTACGAACTTTACAATTTTGATGTTGATCTGATTCGTGGATCTAATGACGCTGCTGATCCATTTGTTCTGTTATTTATTCATGGAAGAAATGGTGACAACAAAAATGAAAATTTAGAAATAAAAGCAAAAGATGTTACATTAGCATTACATCTTTACAAAACAGGATTTGTAAAGAAAGTATCTGAAAATGCTATATGTACACCTTTCTTTGAAAATACTTCTGATATTGAAATTTTTACTCCCGAATTTTCGGGTAAATCTGAGTCTGATATTACAGTTTTCGGTGATTCCGGTATTTTCAGATCACTTACAGGGAATATGGAAAAATTAAAATCTGATTTACTTAGATTTAATTCAGACTCGGTTAAATCATATATTGATAAAGGGGATAATGTTAAAGTTAATTTCGTTATAGACGATCAGTTCAAGATGTATATTCAGGCTGAACTTGATTGTAAAATTCTGATTGCAAATATCAAGAATAATAACGAAAATAATATGTTAACTATCCTGAACTATGAAAATGATAATTTTGTTTTATTTACAGTATCTGATGATTTAGATACTTTATATGGATTATCGATTAATGAAGATTTATCTACTAAAGAGCGTAAGCTTATTACTATTGATAGAGATGAAGATCTCACATTTCAATTTGTAGATAACTTAGATGAATAAAAAAAGAAGGAAGACTATTTGTATAGTCTTCCTTCATATTATTTTACAGTACCTCCAAATAAATGTATGAACATTGCTAATTGATCAGCATGAATATTTTGCATATTAGCAACTGGTCTTATTGTGTCTCCAGCAATAGCGTCTTTAAAGAACACACCAGTATATTCAGACCCTTCTAATGGATTATATATGTACATATTATTGTACAAATATTGATATATCGTAAAGAATCCAAATTTATACAATATACCTTTTATATCCATATTTAACATAGATGGATCAAACATCTGTTTTTCAAATAATCTAAAGACACTATCTTCACTTTCAAGTATAACAGCCTTTTCTTCATCCCATGTACACACAATACTTACATTCATTTTCTTAGTTGGAAATTCTGGATCTTTTGTAACAAATTCTGTTTCTGTTAGTTGTTGTGATGGATGCGTTCTAGTTACGTCTTTGAACTGATCTTTCGTAAGTTCTCTTTCATAACATATAAATTTATCCATATTACGGTATTCTTTAAATCTTTCAGCAAATTCTTTACTATTCGTATATGCATAAAGAACTGGTTCTAATCGTCTATTAACATCTTTATCTCTAAAATAAAACATGTATATTTTCATTTTTATCCCTCTTTCATTATATTAAGAATTATCTAATATAATAATATATGGATAAAAATATAATACAAGAGAAGACTTTATTGTCTTCTCTTGTATAAAAATATAACTAACCATTATGCTGTGTTAGTCAATTCAATTTTTTTATATTCCAATACAACCATTAAAACCCCAATATACACTATTACTACTTCTATTTAATAGATATAGAGTTCCTTTAAATGTACTTGTATCATCACTGGCTAATGTAGAAGTGTCTATGGTAAATGTTTTTGTTAATATACCACCACTTTGACCATCACTATACGCTTTATCGATTAATGAAACAGTACTTCCTCCGGGTAATGTATAAGTGATTTTAAAATCACCGTAATTTGCATAATAACCATATGCTAGAGTAACTTTAGCATATTTATAATTTTTACATGGAGCTTTAAATGTAATAAGATTTCCTGATGTATTTATAGTACTTTTAGTTTTTCTTTTTTACCGATATTTGGAGTAAACCCAAGTTCTTCCAATACTTTATACGCCGTATCAAAAACTTTTTTACATTCTGACTTTGAAGACTCTACAAATATTTCATCACCGAGAGAACTAAGAAAGTTTTTCTCAGAATTTGTAAAAATACTCATGAGTTTCATTTCCTTTCTTTCAACATTAATATTTTGTTTTCTCGATATTTTCGGAGTAAAAATATGGTATACTATATAGTATACCATATTTTTTATTCTGTAATTAACTTTTCAGTCATGGATCATCTAGATAGATTATGAGACAATGTCAATATAAGTATATTCAATCCACCATTTTGTTGTAGTTGAATACTCAGTACCATTCAAATAGGCATATGCTAAAGATATATTAAAACTTTGATCTATATCCCAATATACAGCTCCACCATTAGAATCAGAAACCCCCATATTTTGAAAATATCCTGCTCTTATTCTTGAAACGTCAGATTTCCTTGGTATTTCCGTTGATACTACAATAGTAGTACTTCCATTTATCTGGGCAAATACTTGCATAGAAAGTATAACTCCACCAACACCAATCAACCCAGCTATTTCATTTGTACTAACTTTTCCAGTCTTAGTACTACCAACAACATGTTTTATCGTGTTGTCACTCACTAATACTCCAGCTTCTCCAGGTAATTTTAAAGTATAATTATCTCTTCTATTAACTGTTGGTATAATATCAGCATAACCGCCCCACTTATTATAAAGACGCAATCTACCAGTAGAATTTCCAGCTGTTCCTGACGAAGTAGCATTACCAACCATTAGATATGCTATTCCTTCTGCAGATGTTGTACCTACATTAGAAACTGCAAAACTTCCGCAATTAGATGATGTATTTGTACCATCATATATATACATGGTTTTAACAAATGAATTTGTCCATACTCTTGTTGTCGAACCTAATGAATATGATACATTAGCACTAGGTGTTACATTTCTACTTGTTAATGTACCAGTTAATGTTCCACCTGATAAAGGTAAATAACTACTCATATTACTATTTAGTGTATCAATCTGATTTTGCAACAAATAGCCCTGGTTTGCTGTAAGCGCCTTATTGGTTACTCCGTTAGCACTTGCAGAAGCACAACTATCTATCAACCAACCAGAAAGTGTACCAACTTTTGCAGCAGTTCCGGTATAGTTTGTACCGTTAATGTAGTTAGAAGTTGAACTTCCTAAATAACATGTACCGGTAAGTAAAGAGCTGGAAGTAAGTCTTCCTGCAGTTGTATCAAGGTAAACACCAGTATCAAATACCTGAGTACCAGTATTTGTTGTTGCAGAAGTAGTACCTGTAATATAAGCTTTAGCTGTAGTATTCAAGGTATTTGTAACTTTTGTATCAGAGTTAGCATCACTTGTCAATGTAAGAGTAACGTTTTTAATTGCTGTTACACGACCATATGCATCTACTGTTACATAAGGCACAGTGAATGATCCTGAATCTGCTACAGTTGCATCTGCAGAAGATCCATATGAACCTGCTGTTGCGCCAGATGTAGCAAGTCTTTCAGCTGCTAATGTACCACTTTTAACATTACTTGCATTTAAGTTTGTTAATGCAGAACCATTACCAGAGAATGATGTTGCAACTAACTGACCTGATGTTGTACTTACATAAACACCAGTATCAAAATATTCAGCAGAAGGCATTCCTGCTGCATTATTAGGAGTACCAAGTAAGTAGAACTTAGTGGTATTCTTATTTTCAACATATGCAGGATTTACACCTGCAACTACGAGGTAATTAGTACCATCGTAAACGAACTCAACAGAAGCGCCAGCACGAATAACGTTAGCCTTTAAAGCTGCACCTTCGTAATGAATTGCCTTTGCACCTGTACTATTTACGTTCAATGTAGCACTTGCTACAGTAATAGCATTTGTAAATTTAACGGTAACATGAGCACCTGCCTTAAGAACAAAACCTGTTGCAGAAGCTACTTTTGCAGCTGTTGCAGCGGCTGTAGAACAAGTACCGTAGAACATTACCTTTCCTTCAATTGTAACGCCGGATGTCGAACTTGTGTGGACATCGGCGAGTGTATTCTTTGGATATAATATATCCTGATTACCGCTTGAATCAATGCGGGTCATCTCAATATGTTTTCTTGTAGTCGCCATATCTCGAGCGCCTCCTTTTCTATTATTCTTTCATGAAAAAATAATTGAGACCCATAGATTTCTCTATGGTAATTACTTAGTAGAATGTTTTTATATTAGAAAGCTGTGTAGATGTGTAAAAAAATCTCTGAAATCCTTATATTTTCGATGATATATTATTATCATGAATATTCTAAGGAAGGAGGTTTTAACATGAGTTATATTGATAACTTGAGAAAGTTATACAACGAAATGAAACTAGCAAACGGTTTTGATACCGATGCTAGTTTCATGACAGCTTGGCAGTCTGATCCAAACAGATATGCCAACATTTTCTCAGTTAGAATGGCTTTGATTCAGGCATTGTCTGATCAGTTGTTCTAACTAGAAAACAAGAGGTCAAAATGCTCATACAAGCCAATCTTGGAATATTCAAGTAAGGGTAGCTGTAACTACCCTTACTTTTTTTGTTATTTTATCGATTAAATATAATTTTTTTTAAGTTACTTAACTTTTTGGGTTTTGTTTAGAATACTTAACTAAATTCCGTGACCACATGACTTCAATAGTCTGATACTACACAACCAAAGATTTAATTCTTTCAATTGCTTCATCAGGTGTGTGACCATCCCATTCCGGAGCATTTTCAAGTTCCTTTACATCAAATAAATCAAAATAAGGATCTACATCATAATGATATGTTGCTTGCCCATTAGGTGTTTCAATTCCTACAATGAACATACCATCATACATCTTACCATCATGATGCATTAATGATTTCCATGCTTTATCTTTAAACATATTACAGATAACAGAAAATAATATTGCTCTATGGTGATATAATTCATTAAAAGTATGGTATCCATCACTCATATCACCAATTCCTGTATCTGGTATTCTTTTAAATTCTGCTAATACAGAACATCCTTCTTGTTCTTTTCTCATAACTTTAAATCCTTTAGCACCAGGATTAAAGTTTTTAATTATAATTGTATTGTCCATATTATTTTTCCTGCATCTTTCGTCTAAACATTTCCTGCAATCTCTCTTGAGGATGAGTCTCGTAATATTTAATTTCTTCAAGGGTTTGCTCAACATATTTAAGAGCATTTGCATATTTTGGAGAAGAACTTACCTCTTCTCTATATTTATTAATTTCTTCTCTTGTGATTATTTCTTTATCGACTAAAATTCTAAGCAATGCCTGCACATCAATTCCTGTCTTTAAAATAATCTGTTTGCTTTCAAGATCGCTTTTAGCAGCATCTAAATCTGAAAATTGGTTTGAATTTAACATAATTACACTCCTTTCTTATAAATAAGTTGTTTCTATAGTTTATTTTGAGGTATTTTAAGGCTCGAAACAAATTATTAATAAACTTTATAGAAAGGAAATAACTATGGCTAATTATGAAGCATTATTAAATATAGTTACTAACTATAAGAACTCTGATGTAGTAGAAGAATCTGTTCGTGGTAAAATTGGTTCTAAAGTAAGAGAACTTAAAGATAGATTAAGTATTGAAAAAGACTGGATACCTACAACAAAAGCTACAAAAACTTATGAAGAAAAAGATTTGGATGAAGATAAATTTCATGAAATTTCAAAAGCATTGCATGATATGAGAGCTTCATCCACGTTTACTGAATATAAAATTTATTATAATAAACTGTGTAAACTTACAGGTATACCTAAAAATGATGTAGTTATCGTTCAATATAAATTGAATAAAGATAAAGAGCATAATTCTGTAGAAATTCTTTATGGCGTTGCTCCTAAAAAGATTACTATTCCTAATGGTAGTATTTTATATCATACATCAACCAATGATTCTATTAAATCTTTAAATCCTCAATTTAAAGGTAAATCTGCTAAAAGTTATATGTATTCAGATCAAAGAGTGTATTTTACTTTGAGAAAAGAAATGCCAAAATTTGCAGCAGATATTAAACAAAATGAGAAAACCACTACTTATGTATGTACTGAAAATATAAAGACTGCATATTTAGATCCTTTAGTTCCAACATATACAATGGGTGCTGTTTATGTTGTTACATCATCTCCTATTAAAGTAGAGAAAATTCAGGACATATTGAAAAAATCTGATGATTTAGTACAAGAATATGTTGATTATGATTTAGGACCAGAATTTGATAATCTTGAAGATTTTATGGAATATTACGGTCTTAAATTTGTTGAAGATGATGAAGTATATCAGGAAGGAATTAAAGAAAAAATAGGAGAAATTACAAGATCTATTTCAGGAACTAAATTTTTAAAGGATACTTGGAAAAAAGCAAGTGAAAATCTTAAAGATGAAATTTCTGAAAAGGATATTTCTAATAAGGACAAGAAAGAAATAAGATCTAATTATGACATTGCTAAAAATAGTAATAATTATACTATTTACAAGAAAGCATTTAATTGGATTTGTAAGTTTTTTGGTATTGGAAAAAATTCTATTATCAAAAAAATTACTGTTGACGGTGATAAAGCTATATGCGATTACACTGAAGCTGAACCAAGAAAAATAACAATTCCTAATGAAACAATGCTTCTTCATGTTTCACCTAAAAAAGGAATAAAAGAATTGATTCCATCTTTTAAAGGAAAACGTGAAGGCAGTAAATTATACCCTACAAAAAGAGTATATTTTACTCTTAGTAAAGATTACAGAGGTGAGGATGTTCCAGAATCTGATCTGTCACGATATACTCCAAAAGAAAATATAAGAACTGCATTTATTGATCCTACATGTAAATCATTCAATGCTGGATCTATTTATGTAGATACAAGCCTTCCTATTCCAGTAGAAGAAATTAAATCAACAACTACAACTGAATCTGCTTTAAAAGAATCATTTATTAATAATGAATTATCATTAGATGAATTCACATTATTATCAGATTCAATAAAATAAAATAATTATCACCTTACTCCGATTTGGAGTAAGGTGATATATTTAATTCATAGCATATTCCTTAGCTAAGCTGTCAATATCTGCAAGTTTAAAACTTTCAAGATATAACGCTTTAGAAAGACTAAGTAAAGTATACTCTGTTACTGCAGCATCAAATGCTGCTTCCTTAACAGCAACTTTTTCATATGTCTTAATCATCTGCTTCATAGCACTAACTACAGAATCTACAAATGTAATCGCAACCATGTAGTATGCCAAATCTGCAAGATAATACTGAACACCAAGATCATAAACAGTCTTGACATCCTTAGGATTTTCACATTTGTTAGCTTTAGCACTGATGTATGCAGATGCTTTGTTAACGTATGATTTAACATCAGGCTTTTCAAAATAACTGTCAAGAGCATCTACTGCTTTCATCATTTCATCTATAGCATCTTTTGCAGGATAACTCTTCTTAGATGTAGGAACGCTAAACGCTACATACTTCTTCTCATTCATGAGATTCTTCATGTTATCTTTATAGGATACAGATGCATCTTTAACATCAGAAAGAATGGGACCATTGACAGTAATGTTATCAACATGAGGATCTGCTAAAATTTCTTTAGCAGTCTTTGCTAATTTCTTAAAGTCAACCGGACTAATCTTGCTGCGGTAATCAGAGTAGACAGTTTTGTACCATTCTTCGATATTTGCAAGGAAATTTGAATGATTCTTTGCAATAGTTTCTTTTGCATCAGCCTCTGATTTAGCCTTGAATGCGTTTTTAAGTTTATCAATTACACCTTCAGTAACATATCCGGCTTCATAAGTAACATCTGTGATGACAGATTCTGTCATATTCATAGAATTAAACTTATTAACCATAACAGCTTCAAATAATGAAGGTGTATAGATAGAAGTAGTCTTACCGATTCCTCTTTCTCTTAAAGCTTCTTCAAGAGCAGCTTCTGTAGTGATAGATTCATCGTTAGTAAGTTCTTCTTCAAGAGCTAAACGCTCTTCTTTTTCTTTTTTCGCAAGTTCTACTTCAGAGATTGCAGTTTCTCTTACGTTATCTTTGATAACTTCTGCAAGATCATCAAGATTATTATCACGAATGACTGCAACGAGTTTGTCATCAATCTCAGGAGTTATTTCAAACTTGTAATCATCTTCGGTAATTGTATCAGGATTGAGAGATTTGTCTGTGTATTGCTCTCTTACGATACGCTCTACAGATTCAAATACGTTCTTAATCACTGATGTGTTCTTAGGGTTACGTCTGATTGCTTCTTTTACATAGAACTCTAAGTCTTTTCCACCGGTTCTTCTGGAAACATAGTCTGCTACTACTTTATCCAAATCGGGAGTAGAAGCTACTCGTCCGTTAACCTCGGGAACTGCATCTTTGCAGATTTTAGCTAATATAGAATTCATACAAGCATTGACACCCTGTTGTTTAGTCTCGTTCAAACGACGGAGTTTCACAACCGGATCATCATTGATCTTGTTGATAGATTCGTCTAAAGAACGCTGCTTATTAACTTCGTCAATGAAATTGATTACGGAGTTATTCATTAAAGGATCCATAGTCTTTATCATCCTTTCGTTTTAATAGTTTAGTATAATGTTTTTATTTGTAGTATTTATGTGGAAAAATAAATGAGAATGAAGATATCTTCATTCTCATTTATTTATTATACTGAATTTAACTCAAATAAATATATTACACAACTGCACTGTTGAGATGATCCGTATAAATTATATAATGTAACTGTTACTGAAGTTGCCGATGTATTAGATATAGTAACTGAACATAAAAAAGTTGAAGAAATAAATGCATGTGGACTTTTTGTATAATTATATGAAGACAAATCTAGGGTGATTATTTCATAAGCGTTTACCGCAATAGGATTTGTACTTTTAACTGAAAATGATCTAAAATTTCTAAAAACAATTCCCGATTTATCCACCTTACTATTTAGCTAAATAAAGAATCTGTAAGTCCCGAGAAATATCGAGACTTACAGAAATTTTACTTAACTAAATTCCGTCCCCACACTCCAAAAAATCATACAAAAAGAACGGAGCTGGTGAGAGTAGGTAGCCAAATCCTACTCTCACCAGAACAAAAGTTATTACATGCAAGTTTACCTCTAAATAATGAGTAATCTGCTCTATTATTGGAATTTTCATATGGATATTATCCATTAAAGATTTGTTATACTAATAAAAAAATAAAGGGATCCAAAAGATCCCTTTATTTCGTCTTACTTATAATCATCCATATTAGCTTTATCTGTATTCCAGAATAAAGTTAAGATATTAATAAACTTATCCTGAGACAAAACAGCACCAGCAGCATGTTTGTGACCACCACCATTTAAATCTAAAGTAGCAATCTTACCACAATCAGGAGCATCATCAATAAGATTACTACTCCTGAAAGATGCAGTACGAGAATTTGTAAATAACATAATAACTAATTTGATTTTTGGATAATCTTTTAAGAGAGTATTTCCTACAAAAGACGCATCCGTGACATCCTGAAGAATTACGGCTACGTTATCTTCATATTTAAGCTCTTCATTACATTCAAGATTCAACGCATATTTAATTCGTTCGTATGGAAATACTCTTATACCTTTAGTCACTCCTCTGTATTCTGTCTTTCTCTGATCAAACAAGAAAGACAATTTCAAAAGTTCTGATTTCGGAAGAGTTGGAAGATATTCATATTCACCAACTAAAGGTATATCATCTAATGAATCATAAACCATATTTAAGAATCTGAAGAAATCTCCTTTATAGCTTTTCCATAAAACAGTTAAAGCATCCATGTAATCATGGTCAATAACACAATCTCTATCTTTCTTTGAAAACTCAAAGGTATCATACATAGATGTATGATATACAAGTTTGATCAAGTTTATCATGAAATTTAAATCATGAAAATCAAATAATCCCATATCAAGAAGAAATCTAAAGTATACATATGCGGCAGACCTTTCTGCAACAGAAAGACCACCATCGAGTTTATATTGTACAATCAATTCTTCAATTTCTCGTTTTATATCTTTTGCACCACATAATTTATTAAATGTAATATCTAATTCCGGAACTTTACACTTTCCATGTGTTTTGAAATAGTTATCGCAGATACATACTCTTTCAGGAAGATAAAATTCATCTTCATTGAAATTATATGTAAATTTACCAAATTCAGGGTTTGATGCGTGATGATCAAATTCCCAAAATCCAATATGTGAATCAGGATAGCAATCAGTGATAACTTTCTTCACATAATCAATAAATACAGTAGGTACATGTAAATCAGTTACAATAATAAGGTATTCAAGGTTTTCACCTTCTATTGTGTCTGATGTATAATGTGAACTGCATGCATATTCAGTATAGTCTGTAATATTTTTATGCGTAATCTTTTCTTGTATAATAGATTCCATCTGCTCTGTATTAGCAGGCATTCCAATTATAAATGGTTTAGCAAAATAAGCATCACCACAATTTACACCACCAAGACATATAGAATTGGTTAAGATTCCACACACAATACCATCGATGTCTGCACTATGTGTGAAGTTAATAGGGATAATAATTTTAGTGTTTTCTACAGTAGTTTCCATTTTGTCCTCCTTTAAAATGTAAATCTGTAACCACCTTTTACAGCAGCTCCATTTCCTTTTTCTAAAACCTGTATTTCAGTAAGGTATTTAATAGATTTTTTTATTTTCTTTACTTTGATTCCTAATTCTTCACTCATTAGATCTATATGGATCTTTGTAAAATTATTAGGATCAGGTCCTGGATTTGTCGTATTAATACGACGGGTTTTGTTATAACCACTTAATACTGTAAGCAAATAGCAAATTACTTTAAGATCTACAAAACTCAGATCATATAATGTAATAAGTTCTCTAAATGCTTCTTTTGGGACGTGAAAATTTTGTCTAAATTGTGCTACATCCACTGTACTCATTTTAAATCTCCTTTACTATAAAAATTTATAGTTGAGAAGGTTTTTACTATATCCTTCTCAACTATTTCAAATAAATAATATACTTCTTTAAATTGCAAGTGTGACAGATTCACTTGCTCTTGTAACCATTGTGTATAATACCTTCCTCTTAAAATCTTCAGCACCATAAAGTTCGGCAAGAGCAGTTACATTAGGCCACTGAGATCCTTGAGATGAATATACAGTGATAGCATATGCAAATTCAAATATATTCATTCCAAAGCTCATGGCTGCTTGTGATTCACTCTTTTCAAGTCTCATCAAGTGCTTATAATCAATAGGAAGATTTCTAAATGTTTTAGGTGTAAAATCTGGTCTAAAATCGCATTCAATACTTCTACCATTATAAGTTTCTTTATTGACATAATCTAGGAAACCTGTGGTTCCGTTTGTAAGAAATAAATTATCTCCAACAGATTTAGACCAATCGTTTCGTCTACATATTACTTTTTCTCCAACATATGGAAGATCAAGTCTTGTAAATCCACAAAATTCCTCACGGAATAAGTTGTTTATATGTTGCTTAAGGTTATTTGTTACAGTTAATACAATATCTGCATTTTTAAGCTGATATGGATCTAAATCTTTCTTTCGTATAATTGCACTAGAACCATATACACCGGGTCTTAAATCATAACCATCAAGAATTCTATGAGCAATATATACAATTGGATTGTCTTCAGCCTGTCTCATGAGTTTTCGTAACGTTACATTAGGATCAACCAAAAATACAGATTTTCCAAATACTGGAGGTAACTGATTTGTATCACCTAATGCGAAAATAGGTAATCCAAAATTAGTTATGTCAGTTTTCATCTCTTGATTAATCATCGTAGCTTCATCAATACAAATAGCTTTATAACGTTTTTTAAGATGATCTTTCGGTCTGAAAACGCCTTTTAATTTAGGTTTTCCATTAGGAAGTATAATAGCTCTTCCATCTTCATCTCTATCTATTTCTTTTATATATTCGTAAAATGCTGAATGACATGTAATAGCAGGTAAACTATTTCGGGCTAACTGTGTAGCAGCTTTACCTGTATATGCAACAAATAACACATCATGAAAAGGATCAAGACCTAATTCTTGTAATATGTATTTTATAGAAGTCGTCTTTCCTGTACCAGCAGCGCCAGATATTTCAAATATCTGATCTGAACTGGCAGAATGCCACCATCTACTTGCTTCAATACCAGCAAATATCTGGTCTGAATTTAATTCAATTCTTCCCATAAAATAATCTCCTTTTAAGATTTTATGGGACTGTCACTATAATGAAAAATGAAAGTGAGATAGGATACAAAAATGTATCCTATCTCGAAAGGTACTTTGTGTTCGATTTTGATTCTTTAAAAAGACCAAATTAGTATTTTTATATGGAATTATCCATTACAAATCTGTTTATCATTTATTAATTATTTATACATAATGAAATATGATCTCATATTTGTATTTGTTAATCCTAACCAATAAGGAGATTTTATGATTACTGATGTTGAAGTTTTTTCATATACATCTGAAGCACTAACAAATTTTCTATTAGTACCATTACTTGTATGCCAGTTTGACACTGAATAAGTTCCATCTGACATTAAGAAACAAGCTGTTCCTACGGCACCACTCTTAGCTTCAACAATATATCCTAGTAATTGATTAAAATCAGATGGTGAAATATATGATGTTACATCAGTAGTCCAAGGTTTATATATAACAAACTTAGCTTCAATTTCCGCTTGTATCCATTTACCATCATGTAAACTTTTAAAAGGGGTTACTGTATCAGCACCGCTTGGTATGTATCCCCAATTTCCTTCCGGATCTTGTCCAAATGAAATATTAGTTAAACTATTATGAGTATGACTCTCAAATGAGAACCCACCTAAGTCATACCATCCATCTATTGTACATTTTAACTTTGAACCAGTCCAACCAATATTAACCGTATTAGAGCTTTGATCTACACCGCCTCCTTGTCTAACAGGAACAAATCCTAGTGAATTTTGCTTGTTACTATTTAGCTAAATAAAGAATCTGTAAGTCTCGAGAAATATCGAGACTTACAGAAAACTTACTTAACTAAATTCCGTCCCCCCTGTCACCACTCTTCACAAAGTCAATATATCATATCTATAAATCAATCGCAAGAGATATGATTTTACTATATAACTAACCTATACATTCATATGTTAAGGTTTTATAACAACACTCGTTAATGTTAATTTACCATAACCAGTACCATCAAAATATCCTTCAGTGTCATATCGGATTCTCAGTTTATATGTGCCTGATAATGATGGTAATGTAAATGTTTTATTAACAGCTGTAGATTGAAGTACTCCTCTACCATCAGCACTGCCACTTATACTTGCAAGACTCATAACAGTAGTTGTTGCTCCTGTTGATGTATTGTATAATTCTACTGCCATCTTATTAACACCATAATGGTTACCATTCCAATATACAGTACCAGTTATAGTTAATCTTTGTCCTGATGGAGTAAAGGTATTTGTTGAAAGTAAGTACGCATATCCATAACCATTATATCCACCACCAGCATCAATTTGAATAGTGATACTATTACCAGATAAAACTATAGGATTAGAAGGACGGTCATAATCAATCCAACCATCAGTATAACCACTTGATTGAAGAGTGTATGACGTAATATTAATGTCAGTAATCTTTTCCCATACTGTAGTAGTTGTAGAACCTTTTACAACATTTACTTTTGTTACATTAGTATTACCAACTTTAATCGTTCCTGATGAAGGTATAGTGGTTCCATTTACAATAATAGACATATTATACCTCCCTAAATTGTAATAGTAAGTGTTGTACCGGATAATGACGCTCTACAAAGTGTAAAATCTGTAGTATCTACTCTACATACAATACTGGATCCATTCCATCCTAAATACATTATATTTGAATAAGATGGATGCCTTCTGACCAAGTTTCCATTAGATTCTACTCCAGTCATTGTTGCATAATTTAGAGATGACAGATATGTTATATCTACAAGTTGTCTCCATGTAAATATTTCATGACCAGCTGAAATAACTCTATAATGAATACCATTATCATTAACCATTGGAAATGCTACTTCAGTATAGTATCCATCTCCATTTGCATGATTCATTCGTATTTTATGAAACCATGTATTTGCAACAGGTGTTGAATTCTTCTTTGGACCTGACGTTGTTCCATCTCCGGTCGTATTCATATATTCTAATCCAGATTTACCATATACTGGAGCATTAGAACCTGAATGTAATAGATATGCTAATCCTACAGCAGTTTCTCCAGAAATAACTTTATTTACGTTACTATTTAGCTAAATAAAGAATCTGTAAGTCTCGAGAAATATCGAGACTTACAGAAAACTTACTTAACTAAATTCCGTTATAACTAACCTAGAAATATAAAATATCTTTGATTTTTATGTGAAAGTACATGTCAAAGATGTCGTTATAGTATGCGTAGATCCTATATCTCCACCAGATACTCCTATAGTAACGGAAGATTTTCCAGAAATATTTATTTCTAAAGTTTTTGTATATGTAGAACCTTGAGATGTTCCATCCCATTGTGTTCGTTTGTATAAAGAATAAACAGTTCCATCAACAACAACATTAGCATCTACTCCGTTACCATCCCAGCTATTCCATGAAGCAGTTTTTACAGAAGCACTTATAGTTAATTTAGTATGACCACTAAGTGATACTGTATCTAACGTAGAACTATAAGTTCTGTATTCTTGATCATCACTTGAATTATCCGTATATGAATATGTTTTAGTTATTGGTGTTGCTGATGATTTCCATACACTAGTTCCATTACATTTAACTTCTGTTATTTGCACACCATTAACTACAATTTTACCCTTTGATGTAGGTATAGTGGTTCCATTTACAATAATAGACATATTATACCTCCCTAAATTGTAATAGTAAGAGTAGTTCCAGATAATGTCATATGACCTATATTCCTCATGTTTTTATATCCAAAATTACCATCACTTTTCTTATATCTGAATAGTAAATCATAACCATTATTTGCATCAGTATAAATATATGGTCCTAAACCACTAGCTGAGCCTAAATGGATACTTGCAAAAAATGGAGAAGAACCTGTGGCAGGGCGTGATTGTGAATCCCATATAGCGTTATTGGATGAATTATATAATACAAGATTTCCATCACTTTGTAATATAAATGTATATCCGTTTTGTGCAGATTTAAAACAAGCACCACTAGGTCCATTACTATTTAGCTAAATAAAGAATCTGTAAGTCCCGAGAAATATCGAGACTTACAGAAAACTTACTTAACTAAATTCCGTGACGACCACCCTACTCTCCAAAAATATAGAAAAATCTTATACCTATCTAGATTTTCTTAATTTTTCAACATTTTTGTAATGTATAGAAAGGAAGTGAAAAAATGAACTTATCTTCTCTTATTACAAGAATAAAATTAGAACTCGGTATATATGCTATAGCATTACCTATTGAAGATATAGATGGAACTATTAGTAAAGTAATTAAAGATATAACTTTAAGAACTTATTCCCAGTATTTTCCACAATATGATATTATAAGAAAACCTAGTGCTGAAATAGAAAAGGCTTCTAGAAATCTTGAATATACTGATTTGATTTTAGAGGTTCCTACAGGTCAAGAAATAGTTTTTGTTGCTGATGTATATTATGATGCATCTGATGTCAGTGGCATTGGTTATTATGGTGCAGGTATGCCTATATACACACCAAATATGTTAGCAGATGTTTTAACTACTAATGTAGGAGCTGATTTAACAAATATGATGTTTCCTAAATTAACATGGAGATTTGATACTCCTAATAGGCTTAGAGTATGGCATTTATATGGAGGAAGCATATTTATTAAATATGCTAAACTTCATGATCAATCACTTGCATCTATTCCTGTATCTCAAGAAGAAACTTTCTTTAAAATTGCATTAATTGATGTAAAGAAAGTATTATATAGTGTACTTAAACACTACAACGAACTTGAAACTGCTCACGGACGTATCAGTTTAAAAATTGATGACTGGGCTGAAGCAGATAGTAAACGTGAAGAATTGCTAAGAGAGTGGGATGATAATTTCCACTTAGAGCAAAAGACCATTTATTGGGCATAAAAATATCCCTTGGAGAAATTACTCTCCAAGGGATTATTTAAAGCAAATATTCATATCCGCGTCTTGTTATATCAGAATAATTTAATTCTAACATACCATAAAAAGTTAATTCTGTTTCTTCATTTGTTTTTGGGTCTTTATACATTATATGAAATAATAACTTCTTTTCTTGTAAATATAAACGTAACCATAAAAAGAAAAATCGTTCATTTACAGGAAGAATATCAATATGTAATTCCTTTTTAAATTCAGGATTATTAAGTTCATATACTATAAGACCTAAAATAGGAAGATCGAATATTTCAAGACCAAATATAGGTCTAATAAAAGTCTGATCTCCAATAGTTTCATTTTTATAATAACCTGTAAAATTCTTATTATCTAATATTTCAAGAACGTGTTCTTCTACAAACGGAACTATTCGTTTATTAAGTATGCATGAAAAAATCGTTTTAAATCTATCTATATCCATTTTTCCTATCACAATAAAACCTTCTTTCTAATAATAGTTTTAACTTATAGTTAAAATAAATATAGAAAGAGAGTTTATATTATGATACCTATTTTACCTATAATACTAGGAAATAAAACGAATGAAGTTACTACTGATACTATTAATCGTAGAAGGTGTGAAGAAATAAAAAATAAAGAAATTAAAAAAAACAAAACACCAACTAATGGTGTAACTTTACATAAAACTCCAGGACCTGAAATAGATTTTGAGGATCCTTTTTTAAAAACTTCCATGGAATTATTGAAAGATATGGAAGAAGAATTAAATGAAGATTACGATCCAAATATTGAACTTGAAGAACGTATTCTTGATATGGAGACATTTTTAGTTGACACTTATGCAAATCAAATGTCATTGGTTCAACTTCTTATTAATAAAGGTATGATATCATCTGGTGAGTACTTAGAATATAAAAAACTCATAAAGAAACAAGAAGATATTAATGCATTATATTCCGATATTCAAACTCGGAGAAAAATTTTAAATGAAAGGAAAGAAATATAATATGTTAAATTATGATTCAACTGTAGATGCATTGGAGCATAAGAAAATTGTTGAGAAAACAATGAAAGTTATAATTGAAGATCTTGTTTATAGAGCAAGTATTCATGATAACTCTAAGTTAGAATCTCCTGAAAGGGAAGGATACGATAGTTTGATTCCTGAACTTAGAAAAGCAAAATACGGATCAGAAAAGTATAATCAGATTCGTAAAGATATGATGGATAGATGTTTATCTCATCACTATGAGGTAAACAGGCATCATCCAGAACATTTTGAAAATGGTATTGAAGAATTTACTTTAGTCGATTTAGTCGAATATTTCGTTGATACCTATTCAGCGTCAACTAAATCAGATACACCTTATTCAGAAGGTGTTAAAATCAATGCTAAAAAACATAATCTTCCTGATGTATTGGTCAAAATATTTGAAAATACAGTAACGGAGTATTTTCCGAAATAACAAATATTTAAATCAGAATTTGTGGTCTGATATGAATATTCCATCTGATTGGTTTTGTTTGACATTTTGACCTCTTAAAATATGACCTTGTAGAGAAATCTACAAGGTCATATATGTTTTATGCATCAAGTTTTGCAAAAAGTTCTGCTCTTTCTTCAGCAGTAATTTCACCATTCTTTTCGCTCTCATAAATCATAAGAGCGATTTCATCTCTAGTGAAACCCTCATCAATAGCAGATTCAACTACAGACTCTTCTGCAGTAGGATTTTCTACAACAGGTTCCTCAGATGCACCCTCAACTACAGACTCTTCTGCAGTAGGTTCAGTAGTAGCATCCACGGATTCTTTTATATTGATAAGAGTCTGAGTGATATCAGCAAGCATCTTAACATCTTCCTCCTTCTGCATATCAGCAGACTCACAGAAGTTAAGCATACTTTCAGAAAGATCTTTATCAATAAGATTTTCATCAACTGCTTCAAAAACAGCTAATTTAACTCTTTTAACATTATCCATGATTGATTACTTCCTTTCTATAAGTTTATTAATACCTTGTTTTGGTATAAAAAAGAAAAAAAAATAAATTGCACCAAAGGTGCTGTACGAATAAACACCATACAACTATGTACAAGCACCTTGTACACGAAAATAATATACTTTTATAAATCGTTACTTTTACAAAGTAAATACTAATTTTTTCATTGATATATTATTTTAATAGATAAAAGAAAGGAGTGATCGTTAATGAATTACTGGTCAAAAAAGACACTAAACAAACAACATGCAATTGAACACCTTACAGAAGTATGTAAGTATTTCGCAAAAGAAATCTCAAAAAGTATTGAAAATACCGAAGAATATACAGAAGATGATTGTAGAATGTTTCTTATTCGTAACTTAGAGAGTGAAGACTCTATGGGTTATTGTATTTCTGTAGATTTTGAAAGAAAAGGTATCATCGAAGCAGTTCTCGATAATAAAAGTAAATCGAAAATTGCAATACTCAATTTTGCATCTTATAAAAATCCTGGTGGGATGTATCTCAATGGTTCTTCTGCTCAAGAAGAGTGTATTTGTCATTCCAGTACATTATTTCCAGTATTAGAATCGTTCAATGATACGTTCTATCATTTCAACAGAGAAAATAAAAACAAAGCACTCTATACGAATAGAATGCTGTATAGTCCTGATATAGTGATTATGGAAGGAAACAAAAAACGATTAGTAGATGTTATCACTATTGCAGCACCTAATAGAGGAGCTGCACTTAAAAACGGAGTATCCGAAGATGAAATTGAAACTACTATGAGAGAACGAATAATTTGTACACTCGAGGTTGCTAAATCTCATGGTGTTAAAACATTATTCCTTGGAGCATTCGGTTGTGGAGTCTTCAAAAACAATCCTGAAGTAGTTGCAAGAATATTTTGTGATGAACTTAAAAAGTATCCAGAGATGAAATTCGTATTTCCTATTCCTGATGAAGAGAATTACAATGCATTTTCATCAATATTAACAGAAACATTTGTTAGAGGATTGCTTGGAGATAATCCATCAGGGAAAGATCCAATATCAATAACTGAATTTTAAGATAAGAGGGTGGTGGTTATTCATCACCCTCTTATTTTTTTTTCTATAAAGACGTTTTCGTAAATTATCACATTATTATAAGAAAAATGAAAGGGATGGTTTAAAATGAATAGTGTGTTATTAAATGATGAAAGAACCGATCTCTGTTTATCTTTACCTCCGTTATTAAAACGGCTCGCAATTATGTCATATAAGTTATCTTCTAAATTCTTTGATTCTCTCAAAGTTAGATGCTTATCCCATGGTATTGAATATCCAGGGGATGACTTTTTGTCTGATGTAGCAGTACTGATGTACTTGTTACCTGGTAAAGTTATGACAGAAGAGGAACTTTCTATACGTTATACCGCTTTAAACTATTCTATACATATTAATGAATTTTTACGTATCATGAAAGTAATGAATGAATTCATTCTTCTTGATAAGAGTAATGCATTAAAGATGTATACTGTAATAGAAAAAGCGAAACATGAAGACCCTATTCTGTTTATCCTCTGTACATTAGACTATGCTTCGAAGCTTAAAGTATATCTTAACCACAGATACGACGACGTCGGTTGTGTGTTGTCTGATTGTATGGATCATTTTCTTGAATAGGAAAAGACCAGTGAGTGTTTTTACTCACTGGTCTTTTAACTAACCTATTTTCATAAATTTAGACTAATGTAATTTTAGCCCAACCATTTCCATCTCGAACACCATTTTCCATAGAACCTGATGTGACTCCTCCTATATATCCAGAACCACCACCAGCTCCAGACCATCCTCCACCAGGACCACCACCATATAATCCGCCTCCGCCACCAGCAGAATTATGGATATCACTATTAGCTTTTCCGAAAAATCCTCTATATAGGTCAGGGGTTTCACCTATATCATTATAACCACCGGCAGTTTGTGTACCGCCAGTTCCATATGAAAAGTAATCATCTGAAACATAATCTCCTATAACGGTTCCATTTCCACCAGTAGTTCCACCACCAGTACCACCAACACCATAATGCGTATCATCGTGATATGAAGCGCCTCCTCCACCACCAGCTACAATAAATAATCCGTTTGTAGATCCATGATCAGCTAACGTTGAGTTGAATGTACCTATATGAGTACATCCTCCTCCACTTCCATTATAATATAATACTGTAGGTGCATTAGCACCACCATTATATCCACCAGGGTAAGTTATTGGCTGAGTGTTTATTTCACTACCTCTTTGACTACAATCTGTTCCTTGTCCACCCACACAGACATATATAGTTTGACCTGCTGTAAGATTTGCATATCCTTTAGCATATCCTCCAAAACCACCTGCAATATGGTTAGTTACATGACCGCCTCGTGCACCCTTAACTTCAAGAAGGTATGTACCTGTAACAGGTACAGTAAACGCTTGTACTCCTCCTGTATAATTAAATTCTTTAGATGAAAAACTAGAAACTTGCCATACAGTTGTTGTTACTCCATCTTTCACCACATTAACTTTAGTTATTTTAGTAGATCCAACTTTTAAACTACCTTCTGTAGTTGGTATAGTAGTATTTCCAACTTTAATAGCCATATCACAATACCTCCTATAAAGTAATAGTTAATGTTGTACCACTTAAAGAAAAATGCGAAGATCTCATTATTTTTGATATAGTTCCACTATTATTAATATATTTAAGATTTCCATCATTATCTAAATATAATATGCCTGCAACAACTCCAGAATTATGAAAACCATAACTAGCTCTATTTGAAGTTGTACTAGCATTACTAGCCTCTGCTGAAAAATGGGCTGCAGTATAGTTATTATTAGCTGGGGCAAATGCCATAGATACTTTTTGTGCTCCAGTGAATGAATTCGATGTTTTTACTGCTTTTGCATTAAGTTGTGTTTGTATATCGCTGGTAACATTTGATAAATATCCAAGTTTATCAATAGTAGTTTTATTATTTATTTTATAATTGCTATCAATTGTCATTGTTTTATTAAATGGGTGAATCTGAATCATTGCAGATTCACCTACTACTGTCGTACCATCTTCAGATTTAAGTCCAAATAATCTAAAATATCCTTTATAGTTATCCAAAGTTAAATTAGAATACTTCTTTCCATCGTCAGCTGCACTTAACTGTAATTCACCACCTTCAGCACCATCAGTTCCACCTGTTAAAGGTTTCAATTGAAGATTGCCTTTCATTCGTCCGCCATGTACAGTCACCATATTACTATTTAGCTAAATAAGAAATCTGTAAGTCTCGAGAAATATCGAGACTTACAGAAATTTTACTTAACTAAATTCCGTCCACTCCCACATGATATAAAATTATTAATTATTTATAAAAAAGATAGACGTTTTTCATGATCCTGTAAAATTTTAAGAATTGGTGTGACCAATTTAGCATAATCTAAACCTTCAATTACATTTTCGCTAAAAATAACTGGATACGAAATATAATCATACACTTCTTCTGCTATAAGACCTACACAATTAATTCCGTTTTCTTTATTTTTATAATCATACGTTACAGGTCTTAATTTTAAAATTTGTTTAGCATATTCTAAATCAAGATCTTTGACATTTTCTTTATATCGTATACTACTAGGATTTGTAAATGCAGATGCATATATAGGTACATTAGCAGTCACACCTGTATTATTACAATGAATTTCCTTAGCACAAAGTCTCGCGACATATGAATTAGATGCTGATACTAAATATACATCTCTATTATCTAACGCTCTATATTGACTAGCCTTTATATTGTTATTTACAATAACAACACCTGTACACGTTCCACCACCAAGCGGTAAATAACTATGAGTGTGAGAACTCGTTGCATATCCACTATGAGTATGATTAGTATCTGCTTTGTTACTATTTAGCTAAATAAAGAATCTGTAAGTCCCTAGAAATATCGAGACTTACAGAAATTTTACTTAACTAAATTCCGTCAACCCACCCAACCTTATTACAAGGTTAACACAATACTCTCATATTTTAACTATTAAAACATTTTTTTAATGTATAGGAAGGTGGATTATTATGTTAACAGATACTAAGCATATATTTAAAATAAAGGATAAAGAACCAGCATACCTTTCTAAAACAGGTATTGCTCCTACAGTTGGTAAAACTTATCCTTTGTATATACCACATTTAATGCCTAAAATTAAAATGGGTGAACCTAAAACAGGTGCTGTTTTTTCTAAAGGAGTTATTTGCTTCAAAAATGCTCCTGAATGTAAAATACTTACAGCAACTTTATTAAAAAACCAAAATTATTTGGATGTTCCTTTTGAACGAAATAAATCTTGGGAAGGTCAAGGTATTAAAAATCCAGACAATACATATACTATTAATAAAAATACGAAAGTAATTTGTAATTGTCCGAGTAATTCATTAAATGACCTTACATTCTCGAATGATTAGAGGTGACAAACAATGGCTACAAAAAATTACGATACAATACAACTTCAAGTACAAGATGAACAAACGTATGAACTTGGGTTTAGACAAATGACAGATCCCCTCAAAATAACAGATTCGAAGAGTGGTGATTCTATTGTTGTTCCATATAATTCATTAATCAATAAATATAGATATTATCTTGAAGATTATATAGAAACTATTGAACTTGACGAAGTTCAGTATGAAACGTTTAGACAAAATCCTCAAGTTCTATCAGAAGCTTTATATGGAACAGTTCATTTCTGGTTTACGTTACTTGAACTTAATAACTGTATAAGTAGAACCAAATTCAATGTAAGAAAGGTGAAATATTATTCACCTTCAAAGATTCATCAAATACTGAATGAGGTTTTACTTAAAGTTGAACAAGAAAAAGAAATAAATATTTATTAATTTAGAGATATGGTATAAAACCATATCTCTAAATCTTTTTAGACAATTATGTAAAGCTTTTGACGAAGGAGGGTATGGTAGTCATGCTTATGTTTGAAGAAACCGTTAAATTTATTCATGATAGTGGGATTAAAAGATTTTCAAGAGACATGGAAAGTCTTAGAAAAGATTTGAATCATATTATCAATCTATTCACAAATGAATGTGATCTAAATCTTATCTATGGTCATTACAACAGAAACGCTCTTGTTATTCGAGCTATTTTAAGAGCTAAATTACACATTGTAACAAAGAATCAGGAAAGCATTAAAAATGCAGATATTAATAACTTTTTCACCTCACTTGCTAAATTTTTATCTAGTGAATTCAATGAATTCTTTATTATTCAAGATTCACGTGACATAAAAATAATTTCTATAAGTGCAAAGGAAATTGGAATTGGTTATGAAGATTTCCTTAAATTCGTAAATATATAATGAGGTGAATTATGATTATCGGATATTTTAAAGAGTATCGTGGTTACAGAGGATCAATTGAACATACTCCTGTTCATTTATTAGTTAATGATCCAAAAGATGATGAATCCAAAATCAGTAAAGATTTACGATCACGGTTTAGATATTATGGTAGACTTCTTGATTGCAAAAGTGATTCAATATTTTATTTTTCAAATGATATAGTTTGTCTTCATAAGATGTTTAAAACGATCGTGAATAATTACATAGCAGTGAATGAAGGAATTATTCAGTGCAACGAAGATACTACTGAATGTAATTATATGTGTCATTGCTGTTGTAAAGATTCTTCGAAGATTGATAAACATGTTGAATACGAGAAGATAAAAGATGCTAAAAATTTCTATGAGAAGATAGAGTAGTTATACTCTATCTTCTTATTTTCCTTTTGACAAAAAATTAAGTAACTGAAAGGAAGTTAACTATGAAAATTTTAGAATTAGTTTTAGAGAACTTCGAGGGTGTATTAGTAGCTATGCATACTAATTACATCAAACTCGATTTAAGAAGTTCAAAAAATAATATTTGTTTGATAACAGGACCCAATGGTCATGGAAAAACTGTATTACTTTCGCAGTTAAATCCATTTGCAACATTGGGTACTTTAGATGAGAGAGATGCATTACCTCTTATAATAAAAGAAAAAACAGGTCATAAAAAGATTATTATCCTTGATGATGGTAATGAATATGAGATTGACCATTTCTATACGCCATCGAAGACTTCACATACTGTAAAAAGTTATATTAAGAAAAATGGAGAAGAACTAAATCCAAACGGTAATGTGACATCTTTTAAAGAGATGGTAAAAATTGAACTTGATATGGACCAAGATTATATGAAACTTATAAGACTTGGAAATAATGTAATTAATATGATAGACTTAAAGAGTGCTGAAAGAAAAACCTTTATGTCTAAACGTCTTGAAGAAGTAAATGTGTATTTGCTTCATTATAAGAAAATTAATTCAGAACTTAATGCATTAAAAACCATGATTTCTATGGTTATGGATAAAATAAAGAAAACTGAAATAGAAGACTTCGATGATGCCAAAGATGAACTTAAAACAAGAAAAGAAGAACTTGATGCAATTGAATCTTCTATTATTTCTATATCAGACAGTATAGGAAAAACAACTTATCAGTTATCTCAGATTCCTTCGGATATAGTTGAAACTATGAGAGATGCTGAAAAGAAATTGAATAAATTGATGAAGGGTTCTGATGGTTCATTTGAAACTTTAGAATCATTAAAATTAAAAGAAAAAACCTTAGAAACATCAATAATATCAGGAAGGGAAAAGAAGAAAACCCTTACAGAAAACCTTGGTATATATTTAGAATCTATTGATGAAAAACGAAATGAAATAGATTCTACTAAGGTGAAAATCGATCATATCATGTCCGAATCTGATCTTGAAGGTTTGAAAGGATTAATTCAAACATTAGAGATTCAGATAAAGAATGAAGAAGGTAAATATAATAAAATAGAAGAAATTAATTACACAAAAAAAGATGTTGAAGAAGTTTTATCTTTCCTTAAAGAAAAACAGGAAGCTTTAAATTCAACATATGAATTTGGTATAGAACCTATTAAACGTGTAGTTGATCTTATGATGAAAGGTGTAAATGTACCTGTTTATATTCAAGATCATTTAAAGAGAGTAATTGAAGATGAAGAAATAGAAAGTGGAAGAAGTTTATTAAATAGACTTTTGTTACAATATAATCCAACTGTCCCTAAAGGATGTCCTAAAAGTTGTTCTTTTATAGAACTGTGGGATACGTTAAATTCACTATCATCTTCAGTTAAAGATCACGACAGCATAGGAAGAGAATTCTATTCGTATATGTCATTAGCATATACAAATATAAAAAATGTGATGTTGTCATTTTCAGATAAAAGAGATTTATTTGAACGAATGCCAGATCATATTAAAACTGGATTTAAAACTGATGTGTTATTTCATAAAATTAGATCCACCGAATTTATTTATGATCAAAAAATATTTTTTGATGAATTATCTTTTATTACTGAATATGAAAATTTCAAAGAAATGAAAGAAACCTTAGAAGTTAAAAAGAAGGAACTTAAAAACCTTTTAAAAACATCACCAATTACATTACTGCAGGTTCATTTAAATGAAGCTGAAAAATCTTTAGAAGATTATATTAATAAATTAGCTGAAACGAAAGAAGAAATAAGAGTTCTTGAAGGAAATATACGAAGGGATGAAGCTACATTAGATGATGTAAAATCATTAATGGAAATCGTTGAAAAGAAACAAGAACTTGAAGAAACTTATGAATCATCTAAGAAGCAGGTTTCATTAAAGCAGGAATTGCTTGAAACTAAATTCAAGGAAGAAAATATTCTTAATTCTTATAAAAACGAGAAAGTTAGATTACAGAATCTTATTTCAAAACTTTCTCACAATATTGAGCAATTAAAACAATATAGACAAGAATTATCAGTATATCAAAAATTTTATGATGATTGGGTTGTACTTAAAGAATCATTATCATCAAATACAGGAATTCCTCTTATATTCATTGATCTTTATCTTAAGAAAGCAAAAGCTGTAGTTAATGCTTTACTCGATCAAATTTATGGAGGTAAAATATTTGTAGAAAAATTTGATATTAAAGATGATAGTTTTACAATTCCTTTTAACAAAGAAGGAAAATCTATTCAGGATATCAGATATGCGTCTCAAGGAGAAAGATCATTCTTCTCTATTGCATTATCATTTGCAATTTCATTTGAAAGTATGAGTAGATATAATATCATGCTACTTGATGAATTGGATTCTGTATTGGATGAATCCAATAGATCTCATTTCATAGCATTAATTGAAAAGTTAAGAGAACTAATTGAGGCAGAACAAATTTTCTGTATATCACATAATAACATGTTCTCAATGTATCCAGTAGATGTAATATCTGTAATAAATAAAAAACCTGAAGATCATAGAATGGCTAATTTTATTGAACTTAAATATAATTAAAAATAAATTCCCTAGGTGGATAATCCACCTAGGGAATCTTTTGCCCAAGTAATTAGAAATACCCAGAAAGGAGTTAACATTGGAATTTTCATAAAGTAATCTCGAAAAGATTACAATCCGCATCTATACATAATCATACAGGAGGTGTTACCCATACATAACAAAACGTGTCCGTATTGCAAAAGAAATACTGCAGCTTTCTAATTACTTATAAGTTTGTTTTAATAATAAAAAGTAAGGTATGAACTTAATCATACCTTACTCAAAAAATCAAGTTATTTAAACATCTGATACAATGTAGCAGGACCTGCAAGTCCATCAACTTTAAGTCCACGTGTATCATTCTGGTATTCGGATACATACAACTTAGTATAGTCGTTATATGTTTTAGATACCTTGGTTACGTTAATAATACCTTCCATCTCATATTTACATACAGCATATAAATATACATGAACGATGTATGTAATCATTTCAAATGCCTCTGCATTTTTCTTCAATACAGAATAACCAGGGCAAGCTTTCTTTGTTTTAGGTCCATAAGAACCATCTTCAACAAGCTTAGTACCATAGTATGTATTAAAGATATGCTGAAGCAGTCTTACTGTCTGTTTCTTTGTCTTAGGTCCCCAAACACCATCAGCATTGATATCGGAACCGTCAAGAATAGAATTGACCCATTTCTGATATTCACAAATAACTACATTAGCTGCAGCAATTTCAGTTTCAAGAGTTTCAACAGGAGTTGAATAATCGATGAAATCTGCCAAACCAAAGTAATACCATCTGCTTGTTTTAAGTTTCTCTTTATATACATTGAGCTTAGAACTTCTCATCTCAATAGTATATCCATTACCGAGATAACAACCAACATGTGTCAAATTCTTGTTAAATACAAGACATACTTTGTCCTTAGGAATAGAAGCAATTCTTCCAGTCTTAGTACAGTTCTTGTAGTATCCTTTAGCTGTTCTATCAACACCGGATAATTTAAAGAACGCACCAGAGCAGTCTGCTCCAATTTTTCCTTTTCCTTCTGCTAATTTAGCATTATAATAGTCTTTGTTATAGGTTGCTGATCCATAACATGCATAGAGCTTATCCATTAAGGTCTTAGTGATATTATCACCATTAGCACCCCAAACATAAACAGCTCCCGTAGCATACAGTTTTTCAAACCAATCAACAACCTGGTTCTGTGAAACAACATTTGCCATTATTGTTTACCGTCCTTTCTTTTTAAGAAGTTCTTCATACTCTTTGATAAGGTTTCTACCGTTATCTAAATGGTATGGTTTTCGTTCCATTGTTTTTAATGCTGCTTTAGATAAGAAAAATGGATTACAAAGATTTTCTAAGTATCCACTATACTGACTAGCAGCACTCTTTTCAGATAATACCATCACTGTAACCTCTCTTTTGATACATTTAAAAATAACTTGATTTTTATTATAATGTGGAATAAATAAATATCTCTAATAGATCAATTTCTACTAGAGATACTTATTATCAAAAATTACAATGAACATTGGAAGAACTTCACCATGACCCCAAGACACCTGATAAAATCTGTATTTTGAAAGATATATTATTTATATAGAATATATGAAAATACCAAGGAGGGCTATACCATGTTTGATTTTATGAAGAATTTCGATTTTAATAGTTATTTAACTCAAGAGATTACACAATCTCTCAAAACTATGCATTCGTCAACACGAATACCTAGTAAATATATTAATTACGATGATATGGATGATTTTGAGTCTATTCATCATCTATCATTCAAAGAAATAAAACAACGAAATCGTATTGAACTAATTGATAGTTTTAATTGTGATAGAATGGTAAAATATGCCAAAAATATATTCAAATCCTATTCAGATTTAAAACTACCATTCTCATTCATTTTTGAGGAATTTATTATAAGAATTCCTAATAAACAGCAATCCGGAACGAGTTGGTGGGTTCATATACGTAACAGTGATCCGAAAGAAAATAATTTAGCGGTTATTGACATATATTCGTTTGAACCAGGTTATGGTTTAGGTAAAGCTGATTATACTACAATATTTGTCGATCCTGAAATTTTAGACGTTGAGATTATATCAAAACCATATTTATCTGCTGGTTTAGATGATTCTCATATACCTATAACAATGGAAATCCTTCAGCATATCTATATACCGTTTTTCATTGATAGTAGTATTTGGACTATGTCAAGTATTGAAAGTCAATTACAGATGATAGACAAAATGAGAAATGAATATAAACAAGATATTTTTAAATATGCAGCAGATCATATAGGTGACCTATTATTCAATGTTAATTCTATAGCATTATTTTGCATTGCTATTAATTATGAGATCCAGTGTCAACTTGCTACACGACCGACAATAAAGGTGTCTTCTCATAATAGTTTAAAAAGATTATCTAATCTTAGTTCACGAGAACAAAAACCTGTTACTAAAACTGATGATAGAAAGGTTATTACTATAGATGATATGGTTATTAAATTTAGTGACAGAAAATCTTATGAAACGTTTCAAAGACGTGCTAGAAGACCTTGTGAATATCAATATTCTGTTACAGGACATTTCAGACATTATAAAAAGACTGGTAAAACTATTTATATCGAGTCATATAACAAAAATAAAGATAAACCTTTTAAAGGTAAAACAATAATCATGTAATAATGAGGGTGATAAAATATCACCCTCATTATTTTTAAAGGAGAATGACTTATGGCAATTAAATGTAAATTGAAAGAATATTATTCAAAACCATTAGATCGTTATGTAAAAGGATCTGAAAAAATTTTGATTATATGTGATATTTCCAAACATGTAATCCCTTTTATGAAGAAAAATGATATTATAACAGTCCAAGATTTCGTTGATCATGTGATTAGTTTGACTGATTGGAAATTGACAGGAAGAGAGATTGATGAATTTGATAGTTATGTTTTTGATTCAAGAAGAAACTATTTAATGGTGGTGTTAGGTATAAAAGATGTATTCATGAATCCTCATAAGTATTTTGAGAATACTGAGAGCAGGGATGAGTTTGAATATCTAAGTGACTTAGTAGGATCATGGGACGATTTTTCAAAGTACAAGATTTCGTTACTAGAGTTACACGGTCTGGAAAATTTGTCATCGTTTTCAGATGTTGAAAAATGGTATTTTGATAATAATGACTATTATCTTAACTCAGTGCAACATCATGTTGTAAGAGTATACCCTAGAAAAATGCTGATGGATAAGTCATCAAGATTATATCATATTTTCGAGATGAATAAATTCAAGGGTTCCGAAATGGAGAAAATTCTAAATAGATTAAGTTCATCATTACTCTTTTCCGGAGTACCTTTGACTAATACCGAATTTCCTTATAACTTGGTGTTTGAATGGTATAAGATGTTTAAAATGGATATTACTTATCCGGAAGTAGTACAGATGTTAAATGATGCGAATGCTGAAATAATAACAATAACAACACCAGAATCTTTAGAACTTATGATTGATAAGTCTAAACTAGAAGAGTTTCTAAATAAAATTCAGCACCAGTACCAGCATGTTACAAATGTATGGTACAAGTTCTATATACAAAAAATTAATCTTACCACATTAGCAAAGGCTAATGATACACCATTATTTGACATAGTATACAGATTACAAAGTGGTGTTGGAAATTCGTTTAGAACTATGTATAAAGAATGTGGCTATACACCAGAAGAAGACAAGTAGAGAGGATGATACTAATGAAAACTATAGAATTAACTCTGAAAGATTTGAGCGAATTTAATTTGTTTAATTCCATAAGTGATGTTGATTTTAAACACGAAATCATTTTATCGATGCCTGTATCGAAAGATTTCGGAAATTTCACTGAAGGTATCACTAATTATTTGGATACCGGATTTATAGATATTAGCCGTAATAGTCCAAGATATATTTCCGATATGTATTATCGTTCAGGCAATGGATATTATGATGATCGTGTATATTACAAACCATTAACATCATCTGATACATCAATATTTATCGGAACTAAAATAAATCATGTATTTTCGTTTAGTATAAAAACGATTAATAAAAATACAGGGATTGTAAGTGAATATGAATTTGCGTATGAGGTACATTTCAGCACGAATGTTTTATACAGAGAACGGGTTATGAAACCATATCAAATGTTTGTAAATAGACTTCATCAAAAATACGAAAATAACCTCAGTGATGCATATATTTGTGTGTATAACTTCGTAGGATTTGAAAAATCTATTACCGGAATGATGACGACAAAGAAATTAAAACCTTTAGCGATGATGACAGACATAATCAATGAATTAAAAGAGGGGCAACATCCAAGCGAACTTCGGGATAAGTATAATCATAGGAATGAAATTATTATTCAAAGGAATTATAACAGCATAGATTTAGATCTTCCTATTATGCCGAAAATAAAGATTTCATTTGAAAAGTTTGCCCACAACAATCGCCGGAAAACCTTTGATTATATTACTATAGAATTATCAGTGATCTCCTCTGGGTTTGATAATGATATTAGAAAATTCAGAGAAGATTTTAAGAAGCACAAGAAAGAATACGATGCATATATAGTGAAGGAATTGGAGGCTAATACCAAGTTTAAAAATTTCGGCATACCTATTAACTTCCTTAAAGTAGACAAAATACTTATTACTAATGATTGGTTATGTATTTATACACTATCGTTAAAGATTGATAGCCCAGAGGTTGAAGAAATTACCTATACAGATTCAAAAACAGGAAGACCAGTGTGAAAAACACACTGGTCTTCTTTTTTAATTTTCTTCGTAGAAAACGAGACAAATCTGATCTTTATTAATACAAAGCATTTCAGGAACATAGGAAAAACGCTCCTCTTTACTAAGTTCATTGATATCAGATGTTATACTCTTAATTGACTGATAGTCTGTACTATAACCCATAGTTTCAGTTCTCTTGTAATTTCCATCTTCACCAACTTCGCCATTGATACCAATAAACTTAATATGATCAACATATGCAAAGTTGTTTTCAATGGTTCTCATGATGTTAGAAATATGAAGTTCATTGATTCCTTCTGAGTTAAGACTCTCAATCGTTTCTTTAATGAACGTCTTTAATTCATCATTTGCTTTAATAGAATCAGTTCCAGCAACCAAATAAATATGGAACGCAATAGAGATATTAACTCTATCGATGATCTGATCTTCATCACCAATGATGTAGTTCTTACTTCTTCCGTAGGTATTATACCATTTAAGGTCAATATATGACGCCTGACAGATAATAGAAGATAGCACTACTTCTAAGTTCTGATACTGAGAATACCACTGATCTATCAAATAAGTAAACATCTCATAATTGGTTTTACCTGATTCATTTTTTGTAAGTTCTCCTTTTGAATTATAGTGATTCATAAGTGAATACTTAACCATAGGAGAAGAATAAAGATATATATCTCCATTCGTTACATTATATAACCTATCATCTCTAAAATACATCGTACTTCTAAGCATTGATAAAGGTTTGATAAGATCAACTCTATCTGTGAATGTAGAATAGATGTTGGTCCACTCATAACCTATCAAACTAAAGAATGCTGCAGAATTAGGATAATTATTGGTTACATGTGTTTCACCTTTTTCTTCATCGACTTCCGGATCCTTATAAAGAACCACAAAACGAATATCGACTTCAGTCATAGGGATAAGTTTTGAAGATTTATTTGTGATATACGTGAAATTACCTCTTGTATTAGAATTATCAACCATAGGAGTTTCATCAGGTAAAATATCACCAGATTCTTCATCTGTTGATTCTTCCGTTTCGTCAAAGGTAGCGTCACTAAGTTCACTCATTAAAGATACATCATATGATGTTGTATCAATACTATCTTCAATGTATTCTCTTTCTTCCACAAATACTTTCATTGTTTCCTCTTCTTCAAGAGTATATTCTGTAGAAGAAGTTTCATCATAATGAGGGATATACCCAAGCTCCTCATTAGTATAATCCTGAAGTTGCATTTGATTACCTAAAGTAACATGGTCATTAGTCTTAAACTTACACTCAAACGTAATAACGTCAAGTTCTTTGTCATAAGATGTAGGAACCATTTCAAGGTAGCACGCTTCAGTACCACCATCTTGAATAATCATCATAACACGCACATAGTTATTTTTAACCTGTGTACGTTTACCAACATAATCTTCTTTTGAAATTCCAGGAATAAGTAATTCCGGATTCCACTGCATGGATGCCATAAGTCGTAAAGATACAGTATATTCTTTCATTTTACTCAATGGTCTTTGAACTGTAGCCTGACTGATAATGAACTGTGTTGGTACATTTATGTTATAATTAATAAAGTCAAGTAATGATGTTTGATTAATGATCGTCAAATAATAATTAACAAGACCGGGATGTTTTGTCAAACTCATAAGGAAAGGGTTTGAATATACAAACATATCTTTTGTAATACGACTTTCAATTTCCTCAGAATCAAAAACAGTTAGTCCGTAATCATTGATCTCATTATTACCTGTAGTTCTTTCGCTTGATCCATGACAACAAGGACAAAGTTTATTACCTTCTTCATCCTCATAATATCTGTGGGTTTGATAACCACAATCAGGACAAGTCATAACCACATTCTCGATATAATATTTCAAAGTTTCTGTTTCACTTTTAGAAGCGATCCAGTTTAATTCCCAATCAGGATCTTCTCTATCATAGTTAGGATTAACTGAAGGATTGATTTCATTCAACCATTCAAAATAATCTTTCATCAAGTTTTGATACACAGTTTGTCCTTGGAAATTAATAAAACCTTTATTATCTTTGAATCCTTCTTTATACAACGGAACAACACGATTATTTGAACCGGATTCCATTTCATAAGTATAAAGAAAACCAGGATCATGTGTAAACGTATATCCACCATCAGGATTTTCCCATTCGTTATAATTCATAGAAATATCCAATGTATTTGTAGGATATACATAGTCTTCATTTTTACATACCATAAATCCTGTATACAAACGAGCTGCTAAATCATCACGGCGCTTAATGAAATTAATTACATTTCCATTTCTAGCTTCGTAATTCTCAAAATACAACTCAAGGTCATGGTCTGTGCTAAGTACAGAAGCTGTACTAAATTGAGTAGCCGTAAGTCTTCTCAAATCTTCAATACTAATATTGTCCTGACCACCTTCAGCAGCTGAAGTAACAACAGCTCCAATTATGAAAGACTCATTATATGAATAAGTCTCAGAATCTTTAATTATAGTAACTGCCTTACCAGAGTAAGATTTAAAGTTACCATTCTTACCCATAGTAGTATAGGTAATAATCTTAAGTTCTGAATTAAATTCAGGCTGAAAATATGAATCGTTTAAACTAAAAGAAAGCCTAAGAACATTTTCATCAGCCATCTTGTAATAACAGAACGGATCCTTTTCAGGTAAAGAGTTTTCAACTCTTAATAATAACTGTGTATATTCGGTAGCTCCAGGTGGTTTATACCAAGCATCAAAACCAGCAAGAATTCCATCGAATCTTACATCAATTATAGGATAATTAATAACTGAGTTGTCAATAAGTGCCTCAGTAGTTTCTGTTCTGATACACTGGCGTCCAATAACTTCAAGAGCAAAATAACCATCGACAGTTCTTCTAATCTTGATATACGGATTCGTTATATCAGAAATTGAGTTGTTAAACTCTGTTACTACATACTTAGCACCATAAACATATTCTGTAGAAGCCAGTTTTGTCTTTTTACGAGTAATTTCAATATCGTAATCAAACACAAATGGAATGTCTTCTACATAAATCATAGTATTCTTACTCAGATAAATAGTATTCTGAGTCGTTGAAGTTGCATACATATTAGCTTCTTCGAATACTTTACTAAGTTCATTCTCATCGAGAACAAGTAAAAATCTACATTTAGATGCAGATCCTAATACATTACTTAACTGAAACAACGATGCGTAACTATATATTGATTCAGGTAATGTAGCTTTTTGTATAAAAAACTCTTTTAACAACGTAGAAGTTGTATAAAAAGTATCTTCAGATATTGTAGCTATCTGCTCTGTAGTAAGTCCAATAAGTCCGGATGATCTTGTTGATATATCCTGACCAGGGAAATACTTAGGGATAAGTACATCTGTTGTAAGGGCTTTTATATCGAAATTATCGCGATAATTTCTTGTTGTACTTTCCAACTTAAGACTCACCTCATTTCATTTAATATCTTCTAAATCTTAATTTGTATACTGTACGTCCTAGTGGATCTTTCACCATTTCAATAAACGGAGATCCTACCCATGTATTTCCAGTAGACAAAATATTTTTATCGTATGTTTTAACATATGTTGTACTGCCATAATTGGCTATATTGTGCATCATGTTAAATTCAGAAATAATATCAGCATTCCAATCACGTTTAAATGAATACTGATATGTAATATTAATTTCAGGATTTGTTACATATTGACCCTTAGACCAAGTCATTATAGAATCTGGAATATTTGTTGGAAATACTCCGTATAACTTCGACCAATAGATAATGTCTTCTCCATTTTCTGCACACACGATATAGTATGCTGAACAAGCATAGTCAAGCTCTCTATTAGCAAGATGATTCTGAAATGGCTTAAGAAATCCTTTATTTACATCAGATATATATTGAACCCATAACTGATGCATCCTAAATAATCTTAGGTTTCTATCATCTGTAAAAGCAATACTCACTTCACTAGCAGCCTGTGAATCGTCAATATGGCGTCCATAAGCAATACTATTTCCATGTTTAGTTCTCCCATAAGTATCAGATTTGATAGTTCTGTCTTTACATTCAAAACTTGTCACTCTATTAGATGGTAACATCATAAATTGATGATTTAAACCAACATTTTTTACCAATTGCATGAGAGTAGACATGTTATTTTGTGATTCAAGAACAAAATCAGGGTTAGTGGAAACTTGTTCACTTAAACTCACAGATCCATTAAAGTTTAAAATATTGCAATCAGGTCGTGTAAAAAATACATGTGCAAAAGTTCTTGATAAAACGTCATCAGGTGTTGCTACCTTAAATCTATTATAGAATCTACTATATCTATCATGCAATTGGATTGATGATTCTTCTTGCATATTATGAATACTTCTTAAATCATTTACAGCAGTAATAAATTCATTATTAGAGTAATCAGTCCCATAGTCATATTCATATCGTTTTGTTTGATTATTGTAAACACCTAAAAAAGGATAACCTTTCGCATTCTGTACCTTTTGAGGAGGCATAGCGGAATCTGGCTTGTCTCTATATTCTCTTTGACCCCCAAAACTGAAATTTTTAATAGAAGATTTTTCAGCAGGAGTAAGTTCTACAGTACTTTTTTTTATTTTATCATTTGCATTAGACCAAACACCTGTTGTTTCTCGTTTTGTTCCAGACATATTTTCTGCAGAAACTTTATTTACAACAGAACTTTTATCAGTCTGCCTTGCAATAGCAGCATTAAATGATGCGTCTGTGTTAGCATATAACATTGCATCCATAGGTTCTAAATACGAATAATTAACAGATGGGTGTTTTAAAATTACCCATCCAGCAATTTCTTTAGTACTTATTTTTACCCATTCAACATTATTTACTGTTCTAAAATCACTAAATTCTACAATCTCTCCATCTTTTATAGTACCTAACAAATTCTTTTCAGACGTGTTAGTTGTAGAGTATACTTTTAATGATGATCTTTTTGTATTTACGACAGCGTAATCCAAGGTTATTTTCACCTTCTTTCTTTGCATTCTGCCTTAAACTATTGTTTTCAAGCCAATTTTATATCAACTGAAACTTTTAGATTTAAGTGATATATTATTTATTTAGAATAAAAGAAAGGAAGGATTCCCATGGGCATTAATTTAAAAGACGTTGTATCAGTTGGTGGAGAAGTATTGAAGAAAGCTGAAGAACATATCTCAGAGAATGCGAATTTGCAAAAAGCATTATTTGGTACTTACTCTAACGGAAAACCTAGAAATCTTGCAGATGCTATTTCCGGTGAAGTAATTCATCCTGAAGATAAGCTTGCTATTACGAAACGTCTCGCTAAACACGAGAAGAAGAAAAAGAAAAAAGAAAGTAAGGGTAAACGATATGCAAAAATAGATATTGACAAGCTTGCTTTCAATGATGAGAATGACGATTAAATTTAAGAGGTGATAATATAATTATCACCTCTTATTTTTTTATACAATATTGATTTTATATATACCAAAAGAACCTTTAGATTTTGACTGTAAACGTCTATTAAAAACTTCTTGAAAGATTTTTGCTTCCTTTTCTCTACGTACTATTTTACAACTATCTTCCAATATAGTTCTATTATATGAATGGTCTATATTCATAAATGAATAATCACTTTCACAATCACCACACAGATGTAATCTAGGATTCGAAGACGAAAATGAATAAATAGGACTGAGCAAATATTCTATTTCATCTTCAAATAAGTCATCATTATTATAGTCTTCAGTAACTTCACTAAATATTTCATCTAAATCTAATTCTGAATGGCTTTCTCGTTTGATAAATAATTCAAAATATAATGATTCTTTACTTCTAATATTATCAACTGGTAAATTATGTTCGTTAAATCCTCTCATATCTTGCATAGTCATATTATAAGTTTCGTCATTTCTATCAAAATCAGAATCACTTAAATACTTCATTTGAGATGTTGTATCTAAACATAATGCATCATTCATAACTCCATAAATACTATTCATTACCATTTTAATTCCAGGCATTAAACTTGTTGTATCCATCATTTGTATATTAACTCCCATATCAAAACCACTCCTCTATTCTATTCCATTTTAAAATATGCGCTTCTCTAAATAGTAAATGACTTGAAACACGTAACCTCATTTTATCATATTCTTCTTTAATTTCGTTATGATGGTTTACATCACCTAATGAAGAATATAAATCTTGTAGAGTTGTAAGTAATGTAATATAATCAATATTTTTATCTTTTTTAATTTTATCATATGCATTATCTGTTCTATGAACAATATCATCCCTTAGATCCAATATATCTACTCTATGTTGATATAATGGATAATTTTCTTCTTCTGTTATTTTACTAAACACGCAAAAAGGATCTTTTCTTTTACCCATTCCCATTAATACATCACCATCTTTCTAATAATTCTAAATAAATAATATATCTCTTCATTAACTAAGCATAATATAATCAAATGACATTCTTATAAGTAAAATAGAAACGGAGGTCAGATATAATGGCTTTTTTTATAAATGAAGAAAGATTCATTGATGAAAGTGTTGCTAAGTTGGACGAAAGAATACAAAGTCCTATTACACGTTTTATAGATCAGACCCCTACATTTGTTACATATTATCATATTAATATGGATGAATCTACAACAGATGCTGGTTTTATGGATGTCGATACAGTAGTTGGGAAAAATTCTCCTCTCAAATATCAACAAATCAAAAGTTTTCCAATTTATGGATTAGAACAAATAGTTGCTCAATTACAGGAAACTGAGGTAGGTATTGATTCTTCATATGAAGGAGAAGCTACAATTCTTCCCAACACAATAAAACCACTTCCTAATGATTACTTTGTAATTTCATATGTAGGCGGTAATGTATTATTCAGATTAACTGAAATTTTTTACGATACAATGAGATCTGATAATTTTTATAAGTTCTCATTCAAATTAGATTCTATCGATGATGATAAAGCAAAAAGTTTAAATGACCAAGTATATGATAAATATACTTGTGTGCTTGAAAATATTGGATCTGAAAATAAATGTATTATTCAAGAAGATTTCAAAGAGCAACTTGATAAAGTGGATAAGATGTTTTCGGATATGGTTTCATTATATATTTCAATTTTCTATGATGAAAGATACAATGCAATCATCGGAGAACTTCCTGGTGGTTTTAGAATATATGATCCTTTTATGTGTTCTTTTATTAATAACCATGAGTTATTCAAAAAGAAGAATTCTCTTGAAACTGTTTATCTTGAAGCAGATCAGATAGCTGATAATAAAAAGAAACTTAAATATGAAAGAAGTATTTTCAGATTTTTTGAAAGACGTGATGTTGAACTTATTAAGACATTTCCATATACTTTATTTAAAGGTATGGCCCGACAAGAGTCAGCATTCTGTAGATGGGGAGATGAATCGATTAAAGTTGTAGATCTTCCGGGTGGTGTTATAGATGGTCTTAGTGAAGAAGTATATAATATTTTACCACAAGTTACGGTAGAAACTATAAGACTTAACGGACCTACTAAATCAAAGTATCTTAAACTTATTCAGAAGTTTATTCGAAATGAATCTCCTTTGAATATTTATGATATTGATCTGTCTCTTAATGACGAACTTATACAATTAGATGCAAATTTGGAAATGTTCTTCATTACACCTATTTTGTTGTATATTATTAAACAGACAGTAAATGAATTTAATAAGACAGGTATTGCAGATAAACCTGCTGATAAAGAATATAAATGTGAGTAAGGGAAATTCCCTTACTCGCATTTATCTTTATAACTAACCATTATTATTTCATAACAGCACTTTCAACACCAATTCGTATCCATGCATTAGAGCTGCTGGTAGAATTTGATTCTATAATTATTTCTATAGTTGAATATTTTGAAATGTCGACTGAATAACTAAATCTATCCCAAAATAAACACGAATAGTTAGTTACCACATCATAAACTTCATTTTTTGAAAAAATTTCTGTAGAACCGCTTTTTACAATAGTTCTTATATTTTTTGCATATGCATCACCATCACATGCAACTCTAACAGATATGTCTAATGTTGATGCACCTTCAGTATTTATAGATCCAGTTTTAGCATACCATACAGATACGGTTGAACCATTAGTATGACCACCAACTCCCCATAAAGGATCAGTTGCACTAAGTAACCAGTTACCGTATGATAATGAGTGTCCTGGTGCCTGATATGATGGATTAGGAGCTATAGTATCTTGTAACACACCATCTTTTACTATATAAATAGGGTCTGATACTACTTTCCATACAGATGTTCCATTACAAATAACCTCTGTAATTTCGGTACCATTAAATTTAATATTACCTTTTTTAGTAGGTATAGTAGTTCCATTCATAACAATAGCCATATTTATACCTCCTAAGTAGTAATAGTTAAAGTTGTACCAGATAAAGATACAATAGGAATAGTACCTGTTTTACTAGGAAGTGTAAGTGTAATATTTGATGTAGAGTTATATCCTGTTTGAATATCTGTATATCCTGATGATGAACCAAATAATCTTAAATATCCTCTAGCATTCTTAGCAGTACCTGACGCTGTATTATTACCAACATGAACATATGCTTTACCAACAGTACTTGTTGTACCTAATGTAGCAGGATATATTTGTGCATATACCCCAGTGTCAGTGCCAATAGAATAGAAGTATTTAGAACATACTCCAGACCACATATATTGTGTTGTGCCTAATGAATATGTAGCTGTAGTAGAAGGTTGAATACCTCTAGTTGAAATAGTTCCAGTTAATGTACCACCTGCTAATGATAAATAACTATGTGTATGATAATTAGATGACCATGCAACTGTATCATCACTTACTTTATACACTACAAGATTACTATCATCTTGTATTTTTAAAACGTATTGATCTTCAAGAGAACGCATACAACCACTACTAGGTCCATTACTATTTAGCTAAATAAAGAATCTGTAAGTCTCGAGAAATATCGAGACTTACAGAAAACTTACTTAACTAAATTCCGTCATATCTAAGTAAATGTCGAATTTTGTCGAATTTTTTGTTGCATTTTCCACAAAAAATAAATAGGAGATGAAACAAAATCATCTCCTATTTCTATTAATCAGTTTCTACAGCAATAAACCTTTCAGTATTTCTCGTAAAGAGAATATTGCAAAAACCAAATCCTAACGTTAATGTAACTTCTAATCCTTTAGCACCTGTTTCATTCAATTCTTTTATTATATCTTCTTTATCTGGAATAGTTACACTATTCTTCCAATAATCTGCATCTTTTTCTTCATATGGAATTTTAAGTTCATCTAATAAAGATTTAACTTTTTCATATTCTGTCATTTTATCACCTCATTAAAATGTGATTATATTTGTAAATGATTCTGTTTCTCTATTAATACCATTCTTTTTATATCCTGTACTTACACAGTTTATTTTAAGAAGGTCAGTTACAGATTTGTATGGTGCCATAATAGAACCAATTACATTTGTATAGTCAATATATGGTTTTACCCAATCTGGAATTGAAGCATTATTGGGTATTGCTAACACTTGCATTCCTTTTGATTTGATATTAACTTTTCCATTTTTAACACTCTTGGTTACAAATATTCCAGATGTATCATTGAATATTTCATCAATAATAATTTTATGAATATCTGGATTAGTTCTTCTAAGAGGTTCAATGTCTTCTTCTTTAAATATCATAAGCTTAAGTAATTTTACTTTAGAAGGAAGTTCTATCTGGCTTTCAGGATTTAATAAATTCCAAGCAATTACTCCTCGTACAGATTGTTCACTTCCAGGTTCAGCATACGCTGCTAATTCTTTAGCATTAGCATTTGGTAAATAAGTTAAATTACCACACTGAATGTCTTCCATGATAGTTTTTTGAAGTTCCATTAATTCATTTCTAAGACCTTTAACATCGATTTCTTCAGCTTTTAATAAATAATCTTCTGATAATCTTGTAAATATTTCCTCACAAACATCAGATGTAGCTGACTTTTTAAAATCAAATCCCTTGATATCGGTCTTAGGAGGATTAAGTAAATTACCTTCTCTAAGTTTAAATAATGACATGTATCTTTTCTTTACTTCAGAGATAATTAATCTTCTCATAAAGAATTCATTCTTCATAGCATATCGTCCTCTAAATTCTTCAGGTATATTAGAGCACTTACCATAAAATAGAAGTATGTCTGTTACTACCTGAGTAAGCGTATATGTGATTGTATTTATCAAAATAAACTCAATATTTTCCTTAGGTTTATCAGACAATTTTGCAAATTTATCGAAAACAAACTCAATCCATTCATCAAGTGCTAAAATGTTTGAGTCTGTATCTATAACCATTACTGTTTTTCTTCCAAAGTTTTTAAGTCTGTAAATACGGTCAAAGACTAGATATTGTGTATATACATATTTCATATATAAAGCACCTAATTCTTTAACCTCCTTTTCAACACTCTTGGGAATATCATTTGGATCCATGAATGCTTCTTTACAAGCAAACGAATTATAATCCAAACCACTTAAAAATTTTCCAACAAACTCTTGAGGGATTTCCTTTTCCCAAGATCCATCTTTCTTTTCAGCTAGTTTTTTTGGAAGAACTGGATAAATATTTACATTATCCAAAATACGTTTATTAAGTTCAATTACATATTTATGATCTTCTGTAAATTCCTGTAATCTATTACGATAATAAATTCTATTGATTTCATTATCATCTAAATTACATACATATTTCCAAAGCATATCTTCATAAGAGTCTTTCCAATGAAAAAACATACCTTTTAATTTTTCGTAAACATCTCTTTTTGTATGTGGTTTCAACCACGATACTGTTTCTGGATCCAATGCTATTTGTTCTCTTACTACTTTTAACCAATTAAAGCATTCATTAATATCCATAAAAACAAAATTATCTGCAATAAAAGCTTCAAATGTTGAATAGCAAGTACTAATAACAGATTGGCAAGAACCTGTGGTACATCCACCAGACCATTTACTAAAAAATGCAGATGCTGGCATACCACTAGCACCGTAGTAGCTATTCGCATTTATCTTCTGAATTTGTTGTGCCAAATCGAGATCTTTATATCGCTGGCTTGTTTTATCTTCAACTTTAAACATTTCTTTCTTTAAAGCTTTTCTTCGTTTTAACATACCATCAAGCATATTAGCAATAGGATTTGCTGCTTGATGTTGATTTTTATAAAAAGTACCATTACCCGCAATAAGAGGCTCTTTATCTATAGCCCAATCCATTATTGTGAGTAATGTCGAACTTTGTGTTTCTCTTTTAAAATTATTATCTATTACAACTGATGGATTTGAAAATGATTTTTTCATTTCCTTTTCCACAATTTCATCTACTTCATCTCTATCCCATTCAGGGTTAATATCTAACAAAGCATCTACTGCATCTGCTTTATAGAATTCTAAAAAAGGACTTTTCATATCATTTTTCCTTTCTGTAAGATTATTACTTGAATGTCTTTTAGAGCATAAGAAAGGAAAAAATAAAAGAGTACACCTTAAAAAGTATACTCTTTTATCTAAATTATTGTACTTGTAATTTACTACTTAGTGTTTTAGAAATTGGAAGTTGCCTTACAAAATCTAACAATTCAAAAATTGTTTCCTTTAATTCATAAGGATTTCTAGGCGTAGTTGCCCTTAATACAGGGGTACCATATAATTTATAGCTTTCAAAATCCGGATACCACGAGTCTGGTAAATAATCAAGGTAATCAAATATGTCAGTATTTTTAAATGCAACATATGGAGAAGATGAACCACAGTCTTCACCAAAATGGTGTTCACAACAAAAAGCTGTATAATAACCTTTCTGATTTAATATCGAAATTGTAGAAGCAATATTAGGATCTAATTTCACAAATTCAACTTCTTCATTACACTCAGGACATCCTTCATCTGCAAACACTTTAAGAATATGACCAAAATCTAATTTTAAGCCTCGTGTTAAGTTTACAGCATTGATATTTATTGAATACTCCATTTGAACAACAAAAACTTCAAAGCAACAAGGACACATAAACATAGCACATTGCATATCTCTTTTGATATTATATTCTTGCATAGTTGCGTAAAATTGACCACCTGGAACTGGTATTACTTTACGTTCAGTTTTTGTAGACGGGCATGAATCTGCTTGGGAAGGAATGAATTTCGCTTTTAAAATATCAAGCGGTTCACGTAATGATTGGAAAATAATTTTTTGCATAACTTTTGTACCTCCAGAGTTTATTATTATACATAAAAATAATATATGCATAAAAATAAGAAAGACATCAGAATCCTGATATCTTTCTTATCATTTTAATTTGACGTAAAAATATGAAATCTGCGTGTCACATTACTTACAGCAGTTATTTCATATGCATTACCATCATATGTGAAATCAATATAATACCCATTACCAAATGTTGACCTCCAGTAATTAGCAAGCAATACCACTTCAGTATAATATAAGTTATTACATGATATAAATATATACAAACATGTTGAAGGCAGAAAATTTAGTGATAATGTATATTTTATATTTGGATTCATTGCAGTAATTTGATTATAAAATGACGCAATTCTACATTTGAGAGCTGATGTTACATTACTAATTTAGCTAAATAAAGAATCTGTAAGTCTCGAGAAATATCGAGACTTACAGAAATTTTACTTAACTAAATTCCGTCCATGTCATTCATGTAGTTTCGCGAATCTAATTGAGATTTGATATATGCTTCTTCTTCATCTAAAAGTTGGTCATATAATTCGGATAGTGATCCCTCATATTCATTTTCATTCATTATATATTACCTTCCTTTATAAAAGATTAATATAATGTGAAATATCTACGTGAAGGATATTTACCTTCACGTAGATATATTTTATAGATTAGATTGAATTGTGAGCAAAATATACCAATAAATACCTTTCTTATAAGCAATTCTGGTAGGTTCACGTTTATATCTATTATGAATACCTGTTTCTTCTGCCCATTTATCTAAAGTCTTTTTGATAGTTGCAATATTCTTATCATTAGAATTTGTCTTTCTAAATAAAGAAATACCAAATGACAAGAATTGTTTTGATTTGATTTCATCCATAGTATGCTTTTCATCGTATAAATAGATGAATAACACTGCACTGATAAAATCTTCAATCTCAGTAGATCTTGAATCGACTAATATCTTAACAAGATACAATCTAAGTTCTGAAATTGATAACTGAGCTATTTCACTAGCAGTTTCAAGGATTCTTAAATCAATACCATTTGTAAGTAAACTAATGATTATAGAATGACTTGCAGTTTCTGCCTTTGAAGTATCATTATTGTAGTCATCAATTAATGCACCAGTATCATAAGTTTCATTCTGTGTACTTACACTTTTACCAGCCTTATAATTTTTCTGATATTCATTTGCGATCTTCTTAATAAGAGAGTTTTGATCATTACGAATACGCTGAATATAACGAATCATTTCCTTATCAGTAGCCTCATCAAAATAAGGTTTAAGGAATTTGTAAGATGCTTCTATAGATTTTCTCAGAGCACCAAAAACATGTCCTTCCTGCTTGAAAATAAATTTCTCTGTAAGATGATCTGCTGTATATCTCATAATACCAGGATTTGCACCATACTTAAAGTATTTACTAAATACAGATGGGTATGAAGCTAAAGCATGTATTGCTAATGTACTATTGATACCAGACTCATCTTTATTGATGATATAGTATCTAAGTACTAAATAAAATACACAGAATATAGGATTCTGTTTAACAAGCCTAAAATTAGCACTGCTTGATACAGCATCTGCTGCTTGACCTATTACTTTAATACATTCTTTTTCATTTAAATTAAATAAACTAAAGAATCTAGCCTTATCATTATCTGTAAAAGGAATTAATGATATAGGACAAGGTTCGTGAAGTTTTTCAGTATTTCTATCAATAAACTCTTCCACATATCGTTTGAAAAGTTTATCACCATCTCGTGTTTTAAGAACAGCTTCAATTGGAGGATACAATACATCTTTAATGATATGAGAATCTGATGCTGCTTCTAACATAACATCTATCATATCAAATGCATCATCATCTAAAGCATCTTCCTTAAATACTTCATCACTAACACCAAGATACTTTTCAATTGCTTCTTTATGTTCAGAGTATAATTGATCTTTTATTTCTTCGAATGGATAAAATTTACCAGTCTTAACCATACTAGGATCTTGATCCTCCTTATCAACATGACCAGAAAATTTCTTATCATATTCAGCAATGAATACCTTTGTAAAGTATCCATACCAATATCCTTCTTCTGGTATGTTTTCTTTTTTACATTTATCAGGTACCCCATCAGATACATCAACTCTGGAAGTACAGTACTTGATATTCGTACAATTAATTTTTGCTTCTTCTTTGGTTTCTCTTAACGCGGCATGCTCATAAGATTCACCCTTATCCCAACCACCTCCAGGAAGTCTGTAGCGATCATTGTCGAAACATAAGTAAACTTCGTCATCTTTCATTATAATTACTTCAGAACGCCCTCTTAAAGGTTTATCAATTCCTTTAACGGTTACATACGAATAGTCTCTATCATTATAGACTTTGAACTCAACTTTTTCAATTTCAAACTCACCTGTTTTAGCAGTTCGTTTTTTATCATCAGATTCTGTAATATAGCACCAGTTATCATGGATATCTTCAACAGATTCTTTATATAGTGATACATAAAAATATCCATTTTCATTCAAATGTTTTTTATTGATTTTTGCAATCTTATCATAAAACCTAATCGCTTTTTTGTTATCTTTATCCACATAGCAATAAATTTCATCGTAGTTGTCTTTATTTGTTCTGATAATATCTTCAATAACATCGGTTCCATAACCTTGTCTTTGATACTTAGGAAGAATAATAAAATTACCAATACCAAGATATTTTTTACCTTTGATATTATATTCACTGAAACCAACATATCCGATCAATTTGTTTTTAAAATATATTGATTTCATACTCTTCTTAATAGCAGATTCAGACATATCAGAATCTTCGTCAAATACATCTTTCATTACTTTTAAAAAATCTGATATTTCATTTATTGAATTAATATTTTCATATCTGTAATCAGATTTTAAGGATTCCGCCATATATTCACAAACCGTATTTTCCAAACTTTCAGTCATAGGACGCAACTTTTGGTAATTCTTTAAAACAAATGAATACCTCTTAGACAGTTCGTTATTTGTATAGCGATAATCGTAGTTTTTATCGTAATCCTTATCAATCCCTTCTTTTAAAATGGTATACATCTTAGCACCATTTAAAGAAGCATAAAGGTCAGCATTAAGTTCAGTATAAATGACACCACCTTTAACCATTACTTTCTGGCGTCTCTGAGGATCTAAAGATCTATTCTTTAATTCACAATGCCCAAGTCTTATATGTCCAATTTCATGCATTATTGTAAATACATTCACATCCATATCTCTGCAATCGAAAAAACATGGATAGAGTAACACAATATAATCTTTATTATCGTTCTTAAACGCTGCTCCGGGAGTAAGTGATTTCTTATCATAACAAAAAGCAAATGTTATTATCATTCCATCAGGAAAATTTAACTCTGCTTGCGGTACGAAATAATCAGCAACATCACGTTTTTTCATTATTTTTTGTACATCTTCATCCAAAAGACTCTCTTCATATTTAAGAGTAAGATTTTTGATAAATTTGATTATAGTTCTTTCATTAAGCTCCGGATTCTTTCCAAGCTTATGAAGTAATACTTTATTTCTAAAATAGTTACCAATATACGATTCAGTAACTACATTGTCTTTCATAGACAAAAAAATCGTTCCATAGTTATCAGGAGATACTTTACCACCTAATGGTTTAATCTCTTTATTAACTTTAGTACATACAGATTCTAAACCCTGTAATTTACCTAAAGATATACACAGACTTTCTTCAAAATCACCAGAATTATTTTCATTTATCCAACCAACCCTACTTGGTTTACTAATCTTTGGATTAAATCCTAAAGATTCTAAAACCTCAATAGTTTTATTCAAAACCTTAACTCTATCTGATTTAGAAGACTCTATGAATATATCAGTATCTCCAAGAGAACTTAAAAAGTTCTTTTCTGATTCAGTAAATATACTCATAAGTATTATTTCCTTTCTTTTTCGTCATTAATAAGTTGTTTTTTGGATATTTTGACAGAGAAAGCCTAGTATAGAATATTCTATACTAGGCTAAAAATATAACATATAACATGTTTTTATTAATATAAATATGCTATATTGATTGAATAACGCGTATTACCACCATAGTTTGGTGCAGAAAAATAATATGTTGAATTATTTACATAATAACCAGCGGTTTCCCATGTATGAGTATTAGTATTAAAAATTTGGTAGTATGGTTGACCCATTGGAATAGGAATATCATTTGTTCCTGTATTATATGTCCATGCTACAGCATTAGTTGCACTTCTTCCATCTAAAGTTCCTGTTATAATACAAATTCTACTATTTACAAATTTTTGTACTCTTAGTGTAGAACTATTCCATCCATTTCCAACTGTAGGCTGAAACCTATATCCACTAGGTCCATTACTATTTAGCTAAATAAGAAATCTGTAAGTCCCGAGAAATATCGAGACTTACAGAAATTTTACTTAACTAAATTCCGTCACAACAAAACCTTACTCAACAATACCAAGAAGAATATCTCTTTCTGCCTCAGTAATTTCACCTGCATGACAAGATTCATAAATGTTGAGTTTGATTTCTTCAACAGACTCTTTTACTTCTTTTTCCCCGAGAGCTTCAAGAAGATCCTTCTTATAATTCTTGATACAGCGTTTCATTTCCTTGATAAGACCCTTAATTTTAGCACGGCGAGCATTTAAAATATCAGGAGTGATCTCTTCATCCTTTTTCCACTGCTCCATAACACCAACAACCATATCAACGATATCCTTAATATAGCTTAAAGGTGTACCGATACTAAATGTAGGTATGCCGATAAGGAAAGCCTTTATATGGCTCATGAATGACTGGAACAAAGCACCGCATACAGCACTTCCGAATGTGTCCTTGATGTCATCAATTTCAGCTTCATACTTATCAATAAGATCGATAAGTTTGTCACACTTTGTTTTAACACCATTTGCGTCCTTATCCTTATAAGATTTCTTAATATCTTTTACGGCATCTTTGTACTCTTCCTGAAGTTCACGTAACTTTTTGTTCATGTCAAGAGTTGCTCCCTCAGTAAGATAACCGTAAGAATTTTCAAATAAAATGTCAGAAACAGATTCTGACAGATACTCAAAATTTGCCATGGTTATAACCCTTTCTTTATTTTATATTTTAAAATGCATTTTAAAAACATATGTATTTATAATAATGTAAATTGCTGAAAATTGTATTGAAAAACAGTAAATTAATGTATAAAAATATAAAGGAGTGATTGATATATGCCATCATTTGAAGAACTTAGTGCTTTAATCGCTCAAGAAAGCGTTAAAGGATCATTAGGGCGTGCTAGTCTTAAAACGATAGAAGGAACAAAGAAAACCGCTACAGCTATTAAAGATAAAGCAGTTTCAGCAAAATATAAAGTTGTAGATACCTATAAGAAAGCTGAGTCTAATGAAAAAATTGGACCTGCTGTTAAAACTACTGCAAATGTAGCTAAAAAAGCTGCTGGTGTTGCAACATATCCTATATCAAAATCATCTGAAGTTATTGCTAATAAAATAATAAGTAATAAAGAAAATAAAATTCGAGAAGAATTCAAAGGTGATCCTGAAAGAATGGAAAAAGAACTTAAGAAAAATATTGACAGACTTGACGAACTTAAGTCTGACGTTATGGCTCTTGAAGTTTGGACTATTGGATGGCCTGTAGCACTTGCTACCCTCGGTACGATGGATAATGTATTAAAAGGAGTTATTGCAGCAGGTGCAGCTGTACGTGATGATAAGAATCTTGTTAAAGGTGTTGCAAAGGCAACCGCATGGGCACCATATGCTCTTGCAAAAATTAGTAAAATTAGAGGTAAAGAAATTACAGGTGATTCAGCTCTTAAGATAGTAAAAGATACTATGAGTAAAATTATGGGTACTCTTAAGTCTTGGGCAGAATCAGATCAGCCTCTTATCAATACTGATGCTAAACCTGTTACAGAGTCTGTAAATGAAGAATATCATATTCTTTCAATGATTTGTGAAAGTCTTGTTAATGACGAAATTTCGTTTGAAGAAGCAGTATATTTAATTGAGTCTGCAGGTATTAACGAAGAAATATTTGGATAAATTTGTAAGGAGTATCAATTTGATACTCCTTACATTTATTTCCCGAAATGATATATTATTTATTTAGAATAGTTTCGGAGGATATATAATATGGGTTTTAGATTAATGACCAAATTAAAAGATAAGTATTTTGATAAAGATTGGTATCTTAAATTTGTCGAGTATTTTGATAAAGATTGGTATCTTAAATTTGTCGAAGGTATAACTGAAAATATGAGAATAACTGAACCAGTTCATGAATATTATGATGAATATTATGAAATGGAATTACCTCCTTTTATGAATAATGGTGATACAATTGATATAGAATACTCACTTATGTCAAATTATTGTGGAAATTTCGTCATTTTAAATAAAGAAGCTCTAAAATTAAAACATCCAATAAGACTTCTTCCTATAATAATAGATTTAATCGCAGTTTTCAATTTCTTACAAGAATATGAGAATTGTGAAACCTATGATGACACTAATGAATTAATGGATGAAATATTTATTTTAGGGCAACATAAATTAACTCCAGAAATAATAAGATCGTTCTATAATAAAAATTGGTATATGGGAGGATTCTTTGGAGAATATGTTGAAGAGTTTATGAATGGATATTCAGTGAAAGGTATATTTTCTAGTTGTATACAAGACTTAGAATGGGCACTTAGTTATTTATATGGGGATAACATAGATTTTGATGAAATTTATGTGTCAACAGATATTGCGGAAACAATTTATAAAAATATTCATTCATATAATTTAATGCATGAAAATTTAACTTTCGCACAAAAAGATTATGAAATAAAAGATATTAACGAAGAGAGAACTGAGAGTCTTAGTTTTGGCTAAGACTCTCAATTTCTTTACGCAAAAAGGAAACTAAACAAATTAAACTTGAACCAGTTAATGGGATTTTTATAATCCATTATTTCAGGATTTTAAATAATAGTTCTAATTAGAAAGGTACGAAAAATATGAATTACGGAATATACGATCAAAAATTAGTTAGTAGTACTCATATGGCATTAGAAACCGGTGAATTTATATATGATCTAACCCAAGAAGACGATGATCAATGGTTACATTTAGATTCGATAATAAAAGGATCTAAAGATCTTTTACGTATCGAAGAGGTATTGTATAATAAAGTTAATATTAATAGTTTAGAATGTGCTAAAATAAAAGCTGCAATGATATTTGATATGGATTATAATTTTGCAACAGGAATGGCATTTCAATTTTTAATAGCACAATGGATAAAAAGATTAAGAATGCATGTACAAGATTCTGATAATTTTGAAAGTTTAGTGTTCGATCCACGTATAATGACTCATTTTAAAGTCGAGCAGTTACTAGAAATATTAGAAGGTAATGATACTACACGGATATATAATTATCAAATAGCTAGAGAACTATGTGGTTTCTTACAAAGATATAGTAATGGGTCTTCGAGGTTTTTTGGAATACACTCCGGTGAGCTTTTAACAGATGTTATATATAGATTTTTACAAACTATCAAAGTATCGAATAATTTATTTAACATAACAACTACTAATTTATCATCTTTTGAAAATTCATATGCATCACTTGGTACTATTGATGAATATGTATGGATGACTGGTGAATCTGGGAGATATAAATAAGAAGGTATGTATATACCTTCTTATTTTTTCCATATTTTTTGGAAGCACATTATAATAATAGCGTTAATAAAAATTTAGAAAGGACGGATCCTGAATATGTTAAAATTTAACAGTGTGCAGTGTTCGTCAGATTTAACAACAATTAGTGCGAAACAAAAGATTGAAACGGATGCACGAGTTACGGAAGAAAAATTAGCGATAGCATCTAATCTTATAAGTGATTTTTTAGATCGCATTATGGAAGATACTCTGACGAATCAAAACCCTAAACAACTCTATGAATATGACATTGACCCTGATGTCGATGTTAAAAATCTTAGAGTATACATGGATGATATCGTTTATCATATTTTTAAACATAACATGTATGCTATTCCGGATATTTTTTGTAAAGAAGCATCAGATGTAAAACCGGTTGGAAAAATAGTTATCCATGCATCTAATACTGTACGATTTATTTCAGCTACAGATGTTAAACTTGAAAGAGAGATAACGGATTTACTAACAAATGATACTTTAATTTTACAATCGAAGAAAGCTACTGTATACACAGGGTTTGATCATTTGGTTTCTCAATTACCAAATGCATACGCGACAAGTCGCTGTAAATCTATCATGGATATTTTAAAAGATAAAGGATATTGTACTCATTGGGAGCCAGTGAGTATGTACATGACAATTTCTATTAAATAGTGTGATTTTATATATCAGTAAAACACTATTTTAATATTCTAAAAGAAAGGATATAATAATTATGGGAATTATTAATGCAGGCATTCAGTCCATAGCAGAAGAACGTGCTAGGACTACTTGTAGAATAGAAAAGATCCATTCCGAAGTAACTGAATCTGTTGCAGATGAGCTTGTTGCTGGAGCTGTAACTGAAGTAGTTAAGGAATCGGCAGATGATGTTGATCTCGCAGAACTGGAAGCATTATTGCAGGAATTACCAGTTGATGCTGAGGAAGAGAAAGAAGAAATTGCTCGTATTCTCGCCGTTGAAGATGATGACATCGATATTGATGACATTGTTGGCGTAGTTCAGAATGCTGAGTAAGAAAGGAAGGAAACTAACATGGCGAGAATTTTAAACGCTAAAAAAAGAAAATGTGACGTTTTATCAAACGGTCCTATTCCGGAACTTGGTTTTGTAACCGGTCCCGTTTATAACTGTAACTTAGTTACAGATACAATCGTTAAACTCGTATCTAATGGAAGAAGGGTTTATGAAATTAACCCTAATAATCCCAAAGATAAAGTTTTACTTACTGTGGCAACATGTTCTACATCTGCTTTTGATGGTGAAGTTGTTGAAAAGCCCGAAGTAGTTGTACCTGTTGTTGAAAAACCTGAACAGGTTGTAATGACGGCTTCTAAAGCAGATGAGACAGATCCCCACAAAATCTTCTTAGCGAAGATTGGTAAAACAGAGGATGAATGGAGACAGATGTCTAAATCTGAAAGAAAACGTCTTAAATTACAATATGGCGACAAGTCAGTAACAACACAGAACGTGAATAACGAAAATGAAGGAACAAAGACCGATGAGATCCCCGATGAAACTCCCGTAAATGCAGGTGAAAACAATCCTGTTGTTGAAAATACAACAGTAGAAGAAACACCCGCTGTGGAAACTCCTACTAACGAGGAAGTAACTGAAGTGGAACCCGGTACCGAAGAAGCTGTTGAAAGTGCTGACATGTAACGAAAAAATAACCTTACGTCGAAAGGCGTAAGGTTATTTGTTTTGTAATTATCAATCATCTATAACAACAGACGTTGTTTCGTCTGTAGAATATACACCTCCCTCATCATCATCCTCGGGATCATTAAATCTTACATTCTTGAATTTGTTTCTTAAATTAATTAATTTCATTGGTTGTACCACCTTTCATATTTTTATTCAAATAAATAATATACTTATATTTTTTATGACTTTTACATTTCTATGATTAGAAATACAAAATACTAAATTCCATATTGAAAAGAAAAATGAAAGGAGTAAAGTAATATGGGAATTTCACGTTATGAAAACCAGTTTATGAACTGGGTATTTGAAATTATGCAAAATGGTTTTTATCAGAAAAATGAAAGAACAGGAGTAGCTACAAAGAGAATTTCTCACCTTATTTTAGGTGTTGATTGTAGCAACGAATGCCCTATTCTTAAGGCGAAGAAGACATTTTGGAAGTCTTCAGTTGAAGAAGCATTTTGGATATTCCGTGATGGAAGTAATGATATTCATGATCTTCGCCCTCACATTTGGGACGATTGGGCAGATGAGAACGGAATTGTGCAGAAAACTTACGGTTACCAAATTAAGCAGTATGACCAGGTAAACAGAATTTTGAATGATCTCGCAAAGGATTCTTCTACAAGAAGAGCAGTTATTGACCTTTGGAATAATGCAGATCTTCCGGAAATGGCAATTACACCTTGCGTGTATACAAGTGTTTGGGATATCGTTGATGGTAAACTGAATGTGCTTGTCACTAGTAGATCTTGTGATCTTTTAGTTGGTGGTGTATTTAACATTTTCCAGTATACAATTCTTAATAAGCTTTTTGCACGCCATCTTGGTGTTGAACCTGGTATTCTTACATTCGTAGCAGCAGATGCTCATATTTATGAGAACCAGTTTGAAGGTTGTGACCATATGCTTAAACAGTATCAGGTGCTGTTAAGTATTGGTATCGTAGCTGATATGTTTGGCGGACTCGCTGCTATGACAAATGAGCAGTATATTGAATATGTAAGAAGTCAGGCAGCTAAGGATATTTCAGCAGATGAAAATGATCCTGGTACGATTTTGAATATTAGCAGGTTTAAAGCCGTTTGCCCTATTATCAATGAAATGCTTGAAAATGATCCTGAATATAATTTCATTGATTTATATAATTCTGATCCCTCTATCAGAATTGATGATAACGGAAGTACAAACTTCTTTGATACAGTGATCGATGACATCCATGTTGATGGATATATGAGTATGCCTAGAATTGATTTTCCTGTTGCAGTTTAAAACTATCCCTAGTAAGGTCATAACCTTACTAGGGATTTCTTTTTATTAATAATACATTACAAGATTCTTCTTAACGTAATCCCCGATTTTTACATCCGTTACATAAGGAAGTACATCGGAAATTTTAACCATTGAAGTCGCATCAAATTCTGTATCTGCAGTTTCGTCTGCAACTACTAAGAATTTGATAGAAGGATCATCATAAACTGCAGCATGACACCATTCTTCATTCATGTCACCATGATCCTGATTATAATCCGGATCAGGAACAATCGTGCCTTCAGTATCAACTCCAGGAGAAGGAACAATAGGAGCTACTGGAGGTTTAGGAATAATAGGAATAGGACAATTTGGATGACAAGGAGGTTTTACTCCAGGTCTATGACCAGGATGTACTGGAGGCATAGGTCTATTTCCAGGACAAGGAGGTCTATTAATAACAGGATCAAATGGTGATAAACCTCCTGCAGGTACATTGAAATCTGAAGGTGCATTAGATGTAGCACCGCCATTCATTTCAATGATTCTCCAAATTTCAGTGTCATCAGCAACATAGCAGAAATTATTGAGAATTGTCTCAACGTCAACATAAATTGTGTTAGGAACACATGCCAATCTCTGGGAAGGAATCGTGATTCCAAAATCTGCAGTATCGAATAATACTACAGAATGAGCAATAATACTATTCACAGTACCGGAGCCGTAAGCAAAAGTTGTATCCTGTGCGGAAGGTCCGAGATTCTGAATATAGTATGCAGAACCCATATCAGTGAAATTAGCATAAATTGTAATACCGTTGATGGTAAAATCAACATACTTAGGTGTAGTATCCATTACACCATACTTAGCACCGCAGATTCTGCTGATAGCAAACTTCTTACGAAGATACTCTGCACGTCTGTAAGACAATGTATTAGTAAGTGGATCAGGGTCAAGAAGTAAGTTAACTTCATCGGCATCAACCTGAACGTAACGAATACCCCCATCAATAATACCACCATTTGGATCGGTAATCTGATAATTCAGAGCAATCTTCAAGGAATAATACAACGTATTAATACCTGTAAGTTTAGACTTCTTAATGAAATCAAGAAGTTTTTCATAAATAGCCTCATTAGGCTCTTCTTTATAAAGATCCATTGTGTTAAGTTTAACACAAGTTGTGATAGATCTATCTACAGTGTTTTCTCTAACATATGTGCTAGACTTAAACGGTTCAACTACTTTAGTCTCAACGTTAGTCTTTCTAGACATACGATAAATATTTTCACCGAAGAAACCATATAAATTATACATAATCTTATTTATCCTTTCTATTTATTTTTTGTTTATTAAAAACCGAATCGTGGTCTACCATATACTCAATAGTAAATTCGATTCTGGGTTTCCAAGAGTAATATTTCATTGATGTTCCTTCAACTATCAATGAATCGTCATACAATATGACATCTTGTATCATATCTGTATATGTCTTTACTAGATTGTCGAAATCTGGTTTACTTATAGGTCTAATAAAACCATATTCTGCTAAAAGTTGTTCAATAGGTTTCATAGACTTAGGAATAGGCATATACGAAACACAAGTAAATTTACAAGGAGTTGTTATGAACGGAAGATCCATTTTATCAACTTCTTTTCTAAAAAATATTTTATTGTCTTTAGCACCTTTGACATAGAAAAAAGAACCATTTGATGTGGATCTTGGTCTAGGTGTAGCTTTTGGTAATAAATATATTATGAAAGATTCCTTCTCCCATTCTATATTATTTATTCTTTTCATTTCATCAAACACACTAACTTTGTATCTTGATAGTTTGTGTGTATCCAAAAATTCAGTTATTCGTTCCACACTTCTTCTAGGAACATTCCCAAATTCTTGTTTATATTCTTTTTCAAGTTTCATGTTTAGTTTTCCTTTTAATTATAAAGTAGTAAAACCGATAAATGTCTTTTCGATTTTATCATAAATAATAGATGCAGCATTATCTCCAATATCTCTTAAACCAGCTGCATATGTTGTAATCATCATTGTTGTCTTCAAATCTGTCATAGGAGCTATAAGATCCAGTCCAGATAATGTAGCAAGATAATCAATCAATGATGTATTATTTCTGAATAATTCAACTTCATTCGATGGAGACATTGAAAGATCTGAATATAAGTCTTTTATTCTAAGCTGTACATCAACTTCCATTGGAAGTCCATCAATCGAATAAGCATCTTCTGATGAAGGTTTAGTAATTTGAAGAGATTCTACGATTCCCAAATTACAATTAAATACTCCAGGATAATATGCTTTAATTAAAAACGGTGAACCATACGTATTTGATGTACTTTGCTTTGGCATACATAATGCAATTAAATGTAATAATGGAACTAATACATCTATAAAAATAGAATATTTATTTCCATAAGGTGATCTAAGGTGAATATCAATTGTATAGTCTATTCCATAATCAGATCCTTGATAGACTTCAGGAAGAATAATATTTTCACCTTTGATTACACTTTTACCTGCACTAAGTAACTGATTCATTACAGTACTAAATTGACCGTTTCCTCCACCGAGACTTTCTGCAAGGGCATCTAAACCACTGTCTGTGAGTTCATTTAATCCTTCCATTCCAATACCAGCAGAATTGGCAACAAATTGAAACTCTTTCATTGCCGATGATGCAGTATCCATTGCAGATTTAATTTGAGATGCCGATGTTGAATTTGCTAATGACTGTGATGATCCAGAACTAGGATCTACATAAAACTGAACAAAATTTGATGTTCCTTGAATTTTAGTAGAATTATTTTCATTTGGATCAACATGAGTATCATCGATTCTCATATCAACAGTATTTCCCATAAGAGAGTTAAAAAATGCTCCACCACCATGTTGCAGTGTATTCAAAAATGAATTCCACGCATAAGAACCAAGTGATAATGCACCACTATGGTATTTATCAGCATTCCATCTATAGTCTCTCCAGTCAAATGATTGGAGAGATTGACCGTTTATTTGTTCTTTTAATTCTAAAAATACGGCTACTGTACGACACATACTATTTACATATTTCATATATGTCGTATAGTCTTCTTCAAAATCATAATAACGTAAAACATCATCTACATCACCACTCATTCCAGTAATTAAAGGACCAATATTTCCGTTAGCTGCTTCAAGTAATGCATGCGACGTTCCTTGTTTATTGGTATTACCCGGAAGAAATTTAGCTTTTCCAGGAATAAGCATGACTGTAGGAGCATCAGTTATAACTTTTTCTATAAAGTTCTTTCCGATAATTCCTGAAACGTCATCCATCCTAGGATCCACTGTATCTATAAATTGATAAGGTAAACCAAATAATCGCATACTATTAGAACATTTTGCAGAATTTCTATTGGATGAATTACCTGTCGATAATGTACTAGATGATGACCTACCTGTATATTCTGGCATATTTATCACCTCTAACAAAAAAGTTCATAAGAGAGTTAATTAAAACCCTCTTATGAACTTGTTTTCGTAATATTTACAAACCGCCACTAGCTATTTTCTGAGCAGTTGAGAATTTATTTGGATCTGTTTTAGAAGCAGTCATTTGCTGTTGTCCAGCCCTTACTCCATTATTGTTAGTTTGAGAGTAAATGTTGTTGTTAGTCACTACATTTCCCCCAGAATTTGCGAGACTTTTTAAGTAATTCAGAGCGTCAAGCTTATCTGAAGACTGATCAAGCACTGCAAGTATCTGAGATAAGTAATGAATTACAGAACTTACATCACTACTATTTGTAGGCATATTCTTTCCACTAACAGGAGCAGATGTCATATGTGGTTTAATAATTCCTGTAGAAGAAACTCCTCTACCACCAGCACCAGCACCACCACTTCCATACATTTTAGCTTGTACATCTGAAGGCATTCCGTTATATCCAGTAGTCATACTGGTTACAGAACCAGATGTTGTAGCTGATTTATGAGCATATTGATCATAATACGCTTGTGCATAACCTGCACGTTTATTTTGTGCAGACTGACTCTGATCAGCAGGTCTTTCATAATCAAGCATAAACTTACTTGTCGCATCAGAGACACTACTTGTTGTTTTCAGAGTATTTACAAGGTCAGGATATTTACTAAGTTCATTAAGCAAATGACTTGTTTGAACAGATTCATCTGCAATAGATTTACCTCTGCTTCTAGCAAGATCTAAAAGAGCTTGCTTTCTACTGTGATACGTCCATTGTGCAAGACCATAACCTGCAGAGTCATGTGCAAAATTATTATATGAACCATTATCAACCTTAGCGGTATATTCTGTATCAGAACCTACTTTACTTTCATAGCTATTCTGAACATTGTTTGTACGTAATCCAGATTCTGCATGAAGGTTTCCAAGAACACCAGCAATACCGGCATTTGTCATACCTTGCTGTTTAAGCAGATTCCAAATTCTTTCAGCGGAAGTTGATCCTTTTACAGATGTATCAGCTACAACCTCACCAGTAGAACTAATAGTACTACCTGAATATGCAGTACTAGATGAACTGTCACCAAATACACCAGACCAATCTTTATTCCATTTTCCTGTAGTAAATCCGGATACAGCTCTTGATCCAAGTTCAGAGAAGAATGAAGTAATCTTAGAAAAGAAATCCATTCCAGAAGAACTTGAAGTTGTAGCATCACCTGTTGTAGAGCCATCTGCACTACTTGATACAGAACTTGCATCCGCAATACCTGATCCAGGTTCTCCTGGAGTCCAGTATGTAGTATACGTTTTATGCCCTGTAACTGTAGGAATTGGGCTGTTACAACTCTTGTCACTACCACAGTTATAAACGTAATGTTTTCCATCTTTGTTATATGCAAAGATTTCAACGTGACCATTCACACCAATAATATCACCTTCTTCAAGTAAATCCCAAGAAGTGAAAGGATGTGAACTAAACCCAGCCTTTAATAATGCTTGGGTATTAGGGTTTGCGTAATTATTAGATACAAGGTTTGCCTTGTCATCTATTACTCCAAAGAATTTAAGACATGCTGTAACGTAACCAGAACAGTCGGTTCTTACACTTAATGGTTTTCCACCTAAAGTAACAGTAACCCATCTTGACTGCGAATATCCTACGTGAAGATCAGCTAATGCTTTCTTTACAGCACGTACTATATTAAGCCATTTTGCTCTTGCTTCTTGCTTCTTTTCCTCATTTTTAGCATTATTCTGTGCTACTTGCTTAGCTTGTACATCTGAAGGCATTCCGTTATAACCAGAAGTCATACTAGTTACAGAACCAGATGTAGTATTACCATATAAACGTTGTTCTACATCTGATGGCATACCATTATGACCTTTTCCTCCAAAGCCCCAAGCAGCTCCAGTTTCAGCAAGCATATCAGCTTTTTTGAATTTTCTAGATCCACCTAAACGGTTAGGATCATTAACGATATAATTTCCATCGTTGTCTTTTCCAGTAGCAACGACATAATGTCCTTGTGGAGTATATGGAGTTCCATATCCACCAGATCTACCAGATAAAACTACAGGATTACCTGCGTTAAGTTCAGAGTCAATAAATGCTCCAGAAGGATTCTGTTGCATACGAGTTTCGATACCATACATATCTGCTGCGGCACCAATACCACCCCAGTTAGTTCCTGTATTGTCTCTTGCTCCAACTCTTTGCATTGCACCAGCGGCTTGAACAGGATCAATATTTCTACCAGTAGCACCAGATGCAGCCATTGCAAATGCAGTAGGACCACATCCAATTTCACTCATAGATTCCCCAGAACCACCTCTGGTATATTGCATTCCAGCCCATCTCGGATCTTTTTGTGAATAGAAAGGTACTGCAGCACCAGATCCGCCTTTACCACCTTTTCCTCCCCAAAGAGAGTTCCATCCGCTTTTAACAGCGTTCCATCCACTAGATGCTGTATCAGCTATCCAGTTACCTGCTTTCTTAGCTCCGGATACGGTTGCATCCCAACCTTTTTTAGCAGTATCTTTTGTCCAATTCCAAGCATCTTTTGCACCATCAGCAATTTTGGCACCAACGGTTTTATTTTGATCATCATTATATTCTGCAAGACCCATTACATCAGATTCAAGTTCCCCATTAGCAACTTTCTGCTTATAGGTTTCGAAATCCATTGCTAAATCAGGGTTTTCTTCACAGAATGTTTTCCATTCAGTCTGAAGGAAGTTTTCCTTATAAGCTTCCCAATCATTAATTAACTGAGTCTGAGATGCTTTTAATGCTTCTTCATCTTCTTTACCAGAAATTGCATTATAAAATGCAGTAGCAATACGGGTAATGAAATCATCACCAGTAAGTGCACAGTAAATCTCGTTTGCGACGTCAACAACACAACCTATATCAGTTTCAACCAAACCACCAATAGCTGCTGAAATAATTTGCATCTTCCAATCAACATCTGCTTGTTTACATCTAAACATACGAGCTGTACCGCCCTTGCCAGCAGAGTTAATTGCTCCTAATACAAGGAATGCACCATTTGCAACTACAGTAGCGATTGCACCAACACCAGTTGCTGTTACACCTAAAGATATACCTAAACGTGCAGCAACGGCTGCTAATTTCTTAGCAATCCATTTACCCATTTTTCCGACAAGACCTTTTGAAATCTTTTCAAAAACTTCAGTGATTACTTTTTTAACACCAGTTGTACTTAACTTACCAGCAAGTTTTTTCCCACCTTTTTCCATAATAGTGGAAGCAACTTTCTCAATGGCTTCAAGAATACCTTTTTTAGCTGCAGCAATAATACTCTTAGAAGCGGCATCTTCAGCAGTTTCTTTTACAACTTTCTGACCTACTTCTTTAATAGCAGTTTTTGCTGTTTTCTCGAGAGCATTTTCAGCAAGGTTTTCAGCTCCTTCATTCGCTACTTTACCAGCACCAAATTTAGAAACTTTCTGAACAAATTCTTTTGCAGAAGCTAGGAATCCTTTCTTACCAGCTTTTTTAGTTGCTGTTTTTGCAGCTTTTTCAGTCGCTTCTTCACCTGCTTCTTTCATAGCTTTATTAGCAAGAGCTGGTGCCATTTCATCAACTGAATGACCTGTAAGTTTTGCAACAAGTGACTGGGTTTTAGCATCACCATGTTCCATTGCATAATTCATAAGTTTATCAGATGTTTTTGTCAACCAACCAGATAAACCTCTTTTATTAGGATTTATACCATCAACTGCATCGTGAACGATGTTATATGCGCCAGATAACTTTGCACCTTTTTCACCATGTATAAAATTGGTTGCTAAATCTTTTATCATAGTAAACTGCTTTGAAGCGTCAGTCTTTTTGATTAAAGATTTTCCAAGGTTTTTAAGATCATCTAACTTTGTAGGACTCTTAATAAAATTAACAAGTCCTTTACCTGCGTTTAATGCATTTTTACCAAAGTTTTTAACTCCAGTTCCGATATTACCTAATGTTTTGAATGGATGCCTTATAGCTGTCTTTACTGTCTGTACAGGATGAAGTAATGCATTAACTAATCCATTCTTTCTCTTTCCAGATTTACCGTTAAGTAATCTACTAAGTCCAACACGTCCAGTTCTTGCTATTGCCGTAGATTGACTATCCCATTCACCATCTTCACCAAGTAAGAACTTCTTAGGATCAGATAAAATAGAACCCCATCTACTAAACTGATTTTTTACGTTAGTGACTGCATTAGCACCACCTTCGTATCCATCATTTTTAGCAACACTAGCCATAGTTTCAGCAGAACCACCAAAAGCACTAATGATTCCTTTAAGAATTTCCTGAACATTTTCATTTCCTAGTAGTTTTACTAGTGCAGCTATTGCACCACCACCAAGTAAAATATTTCCTAAACCACCTACGGTTTCTTTAATCTTTTCCCATGTACTAGATTTTTCAGTATGAGTGCTACCACCTTCACCTTCTTCAGCAAGATCATTATTGTCAGCTTTGATTTGATCATAACTTACAAGTGTATCTTTCTTAGAAAGTGCTTTTTGGATAGCAGACTTATTATCAGTATTATGGTCTAATCTTGCAGAAGTACCATAAGTTGTAAGAACACCAGTCTGACCAACGATATTAACATCCTGAGTACCGGTGTCATTAAGTTTTTTAGCTGCAGATGTGTCAACATCTACAATCTTTACTTTAATCATATCGTTATTAGAAAGAACTTTTTCACCACCACCAAATCTTACGATTTCAGGTCCGTTCTCACCAACAACAGCGTCACCTTCTTTAGCATTATCAGTACCATCTGCATATCCACGACCACCAGTCATTTCACGTAATCTGGATAATGTTTCATTTGTATGAGCATCTCTGCTTTCTGATTCAAGATGACGTATATTTCTTCTAGAATTTTTAGCATCAGCAACATTTTGTCTATGTTGCATTCTGTTATTCTTTCTAGCATTCTTTTTATTTTCCCATGCTTTTAAAATCTTTTCATAAGCTTTCTTTCTATCACTATCATTAAGAGTAGTATCAAGAGCATCAATAGCTAAAGATTGCATAGGATTTTGAGGATTATTCGCAACACTCTTTAAGCGTTTTAAAGTTTCCTTAGGAATTTTAAAACCAGTATATTCATTATATCCACTAGCACGATGATCTGAAGCAACTTCCATGTTAGCATCAGATGTGAGGTCTGCCATAAATGCAGATTGCTCATACTGTGCAGAACGTCGTTCAATTCGTCTAGAGTTGTGATTTTGTCTCACATAAGATACCATAGATTTAACTCCATCGGACCCTCTGCTAACTAAATCAGATATACCTACTTCAATTCTTTCAAGTAAAGTTAATTGATCTGTTAATTTATCTAATTGCTCTCTTTCAACATCAAGCTGTTGGGTTATAACTTCTGATGTACGTTCAGCATCACCAATTTCACCACCAGTCGTCAATAAACGTTGTACATCGTCATGAGAAATACCGTTCATGCCTTTACCACGTCTATATCCTCTAGTTTTCTTATAAGCTTCTAACGCCTCAGCCATAGCTTCTTTAGAACTATTAGAATATTTGCCCTTTGTAAGTTCTGCAATAAGAGCTTCACGATTAAGTTTATCTCTACGCTCTTGTCTAGATGATAAACGTTCAGCACGTCTTGCCTGTCTAGCATCTAAACGATCTTTTCGCCCATCTCCACCATTATAGAAAATATTTTCAGCCCATTCGAGTTCGAAACTATCAATATCACCATACTTGGATTTTTGTTCATCAGAAAGAGAATTCCATTTCTCGTTCATTTTTTCATAACGATCTTTGAAATCCTGAGTAGTACGATATGATTCATCATACCATTTTTTTCTTGATGCCTTGGCATTTGATCTACGAGCAAAGTCACTTATTTTACCAAAGATTCCTTGCTTATCACTCTTATCACCTTTTTCATCTTTACGTTTACGATTAAAAATTTTCATTACCATTTTCTGGAAGAACTTACCTATACCACCAGTAACTTTTCCAAATGCATTCTTTAATGTATCAAACGCACCTGTAATTTTTTCTTCCATTCTATCATAAATTCTTCTAGTTAATCCAGCAATAGGTTCTGCTAAATTAGCTATAGGATCAATTACTTTATCAAGTATAGCATCTTTTACATCATATAATGCATCTGATGCAATACCTGCTAATGGAGCAACAACGGTTTTAGAAATTCTCGCACTTAACCGTGTAAGAAGTCCTTCATTTGTTTTTCCTTCTTTATTTTTAGGACCAAACAATAACTCATGGAATCTATCTTTTGACGATACCATTGATGTTGCTAAACCTAACGCAGCTCCACCAATAGGTCCAAGAGGTGTAAACATGCTCATGAGCAAACCAGCACCAGCACCTACTGTTCCACGTGCAGCCATACTTTTAGCATTAGCTTTAGTTTTGTCCTTAGGATTAGCGTCTTCAAATGCTCTGTTAAAAGCACCTAAAATACCACCAATTCTTTTCTTATTATCACCTTCTCCAACTTCTTTACCAAAGATTAAGTTTTTGAAGGTATCGGAATTTTTAGCAATACCTACAGCAGTACCAAGTAATGCACCTGCAACAGGACCACCTACTAATGTACCAAGTAATCCACCACCAGTAAAAGCACCACCAATAGCACCAATGCCAGCAGAACCAATCATATCATGTTTGTGTTCTTTGAAGAATTTCTGGATTTGAGGTGAAATTAATCCGCCCTTACGAACATCATATTTTTTACCATCTTTTCCTTCAAGTTCTTCATGTTGATCACCAAACATGAGTTTTTGGAAACCTTCTGATTTAGTGAAAATTGCTGTCGCAGTACCAAGTAATGCACCTGTCAAAGGTCCACCTACTAAAGTACCAAGTAAACCACCTGATGCGATACCTAATCCAGCACCTGCTACTGCACCTTTAAGTCCAGCATCAGAATTTTTCTTTATATTGTCTTTTAAATCTTTCTTAATGTCTTCGAAAGATTTTTCACCACCAAAAAGTGTCTCACTCCAGCTCTTAAGCCCCTCTTCGAGAAAACCTTTTACAGAACTGGTAGTCTTTGTTCTTTTTCCATCTTCTCCTTTTGGACCAAGAACGAATGTAGCCATGTCTTCTTTAAGTCCAGAAAACATGTCATGAATCTTTCCTGTAATAGAAGCATCTTTGTCACCAAATAAGGTTTCTTTTAAAGGAGCGATAACAGCATCCTTCATAGAATGACCTAATGCAGTAACACCTTCTCCAAACAATGCACCCATTTCAGCATATACTTTAGCAGGGTCACCCTGTAAAATATAATGCATCATATTACCAAGATGCTCTGTTTTATTAACGAAGAATTTACTTCCTTTTCTACCAGAAGTATTAGAAGATTGAGGTTCATCTAACGCACCAGCGAGCTGAGCTTGCAATTCAGCTTCATCCATAAGTCCAGAACTTGAACTAGATGCATTAGAAGAACTTTGATTTGATGAAACTGATGCATTATTATTTTGATTTACTGCACCAGCTTTAAATTTACCATAAGGGGTTTTTCCTGTTACTCTTACATTGATACCTCTTTCTAAGATATCAAAAATACTTGTAACACGTCCAAGTAATGAAGTAGGAGTGTAAGGAGTAGTTCTTGTTGCATGTCCGTCTGAACCATAAATAACAGAAGCCATAGCTTCGTCTATAGTCTGACCATGTTTTGTAAGACCAGATAACTCTCCAAGATTATTCTCTTCAAGTTCTTGTATACGTCTATTTCTCATAGACTTAGCATTAAGTCTTGCACTATTTAAATTGATTCCACCTTTTCCATGACCAAATGACATGTAAACAGCTTCTTCAAGAATCTGTTTTAAAGCAGCATCTCCTTGAAGAGACCCTATAATTGCATTAATGTCACTTCCAGCACCACGCCTAGTTAAATCAATTCTTTGACGATCATCTTTTTCAAGAGCAATATAAAACTTTTTAAGTAATGCCTCAAAAGCTTCTTGTCTTTGTTCACCAACAACAGCAGAGTTAGCTACTTTAGACATAGTCTTTCCAAAATCACTAGAAGCTAAACTGCTAATTACTGATTCATTTATAGAACCTAAAAGTTCTTTTGTAAAATCCTCATATCTTTGGAAAGTACCAGATTCTCTATTGAATATCTGTGAACCTGCAAGAGCTTTATCAGGATCACCACCATTTAAAGCTACTAATTGTCTTAAATAAGCAGTGCTTTCTCTTAAGTATTTAGGAATTTCAGTCGTAATAGCATTACGCGTTATTCCGTCAAAAACAGCAGCATCTGTGGTTACTTTACCTGCAGTATTAAACTTTTCTTGTCTCTTTACATTGATATCTAGTACAGAACCTAAGAATTGTTTTAATCCAGATAATTTTCCTCCAGATGATGCTTTCAATGTTTCCGAAGATTTCATTAAAAGTTCAGTTACAAAGTTTCCAAATGTCTTATCAAGATTCTTTGTAGCTTCTTTTACAGACTTCGGTATAATCTCTTTCATGAGAGTTGTAGTTACTAATTTAAGAGGATTAGCTACTAACTCTTCTCCAAAAGTATCAAGCATTGATGTTAACTGACCAGGCATTGTTTCAGCATAACGTTCTTTAGCATTTTGCTTAATCAATTTTGCCAAATTTGCAGTATTTAAATTACCACGTTTATCAGTTACATCGGCTCCAGTTAACCTGTTATTTACACCACCAGGTTTTTTAGCAGGAGCATGTACTTGTCCCATCATTTCATAATACGTCATAGATGACGCAATGAACTTGGACATATTTTCATTATTATATTTAATAAGAGCTTGCAAACTATTATTGATGTTTGTAAGCATATTTAAAGAAGCTTCAGCATTTCTTTGATTCATAGTCATCATTGCTGAAGATGTAGCAACGATAGCATCTACATTGGCTTTTGCAGCCTGCATCTGAAACTTCGTTTGTTTCGTAATGGAGTTATTAATGGACGTCAAACCTTCAGGGTTTAAATTGACCTGAATCTGCCCAGTTGATCCAGCTTCAGCATCGTTGATTTCACCAAACGAATAACTCGTTGATTCATCATTTCCACCCGATGATCTGGAATCATTATTAAAGTTACCTGACTTTAAATCTTTAATCGCATTATCAATAGCGGTTCTACCCATTTTAATATAACGATTAGATTCAATAGCCTGTGATACAGCATTCTGAGATACTTTTGATCTCATGAACGTTCTTTTGATTTGGGCGGCAGATTCAGCGACCCCATAAATGTTAGGACTTATTTCTTGCAAGACACTTCCTGCGTTAGACCCTAACGATCTAGTAGCGTTTTTAAGCCATTGCGCATTTAGCTTAACTCCGTTATTAGTCTTATAGGTTTTAGAAACTTTTATTTCTTTACCTGCCATAAAAATATCACTTCCTTTCATAGAAGTATTAAAACAATGTTTCCGGGGTGGAAAATAGGGAAAATATTCCATATACCCAAGTTGGGTATATGGAATATAAATTAATTAAAATTAATTATAAAAATGAATTTAGAAATAATAAATTCATCACCATTAACTATAATTTTATATGTCGTGATTACTTTCCAATTTAGAAAGACGCTCTTCGATAGAATTTAAACGATTTACTGAGTCTTGCAATACATGAACAACAAGTCCAATGAATTCTTCATACCGCAATGAATAAACATATTGAATATTGCCGTTTTCATCAAGATCAGGAATATCTCTATCAATTTCTTCATATACAGGATTACCATTTTCATCAAATTTTTGAGTACCATCTTTCTTTAAACTTGGTCTGGTTTCAATAATGGATTTAGTTTTAACGTCTTTACAGAACCCAGCAAAATCTAATGAATTCATTCCAAGTTCATTCATAGCATCTTCAACATCTTGAGAAATAAATCCTATATGTGTTCTTCCAGAAGTTCCATCTTTAAAAGTAAATGAAACAGGGATTAATTTCATAAATAATTTTTTATGAATATCTGTTAATTCGTTTATATTATCTTTCAAGTTTCTATCGGATGTAGAAATTGTTGAAGTTACAGCAAAAAGTTGTTTCCATTTACGTGATGAATCTCCTAATCCAACATCATCATTTTTTCCAGGACGAAATGCAGTTGGTGCAAAATTATATGTTTGAGATGATCCGGTAGCAGTCGTTCCAGAAGCAGTTGCACAAATAAATATTCCTGCTGAATCTGATCCTGATGATATAAATCTATTATTATTCATAAAAATACCAGAATTGATATCACAAGTAGCGTTTTTATCAATGGTAATCCAATACTTCATATTAACAGTGCTTGTCATATTAACTTCGTCTGTAAAGTTATTTACCCCATTCCATGTATTGTCATAATCACGTAAATCAGAAAAATCACTAGTGAGTGCAACTGTACCACCTTTAGCTGGAAACGTTATTGTTACATTACTTCCAAGAGATGCTGCTGAATAAATATTTGCGTAACTTTCCGAATTAGAATACAATCTAATACATCCACGTTTATTACCGGCTGTACCTGTATCTTTATTGTTACCTAAAAATATATATCCTATACCGTCAGTATCAGCGGTTCCTTCACGAGTATAATAAGCAAATCCATCATTTACTAATAACGCCCTATTACCACTTGAAGTTCCGCTTATAAATGGTATTCTATAAGTTGTTGCCGTTGATGGATTTGTTGCAGTTACTACAGCATGAGAGGATGCGCCAGCTAGTGTTACAACTCCAGTTGAGTCACTTTTCAATATCCACTTGGTATTAGTGTTATCATATATTCCAGCATTGCCATCATTTGATGCTAATGAGATCTTGTGTGCAACTGTGGTATCATTTACAGACACTCCGGCATTATCTTTCTCTACAATAATACTTCCACTCAAAGTTCCTCCGGTTAATGGTAAATAACTACTCATATTACTATTTAGCTAAATAAGAAATCTGTAAGTCCCGAGAAATATCGAGACTTACAGAAATTTTACTTAACTAAATTCCGTCAGACCACCAACCATCTAAACTTTCAAGATATACATTAAGCGTCAGATGAATTTGTTTGTTGAACTCTTCTAAATTCAACAGATGCTACAATCGAAAAATCTCCTTTAGCCGTATCATTAACAAATTTAAACATAGTTTTACCTAAAAAATAAGTTCCTTTATATTTATTAGTTAACGCTTGATCTTCAAATATTAGTGTAAACTTTTTATTAGGTGTGAGTGCATCGACATCTATATCAGCCATAGCGCCATATATAATAAGAGAATTAGCAGTAGACTGTGCCGTAAAAGTTGTATCAAGCCAAGGATTTTCAGCTTCATCATCAATGATAGCAGTATTACTATTTCCGTTAGTTGTAGTTTTACTTGAAGACTTTGTTTTACCTGCCGTTGATGGTTTTACAACCAAAGCATCACTACCTTTAATTACATCACTACTTACTGAAGCATTTTGAAAATTAACCTGATCATATAACCAATTAATACAATGCTTATTAGGATCAGTTTCAATAGTTCCACCTGATGCATTTTGAACGCTCGTTGTTTTCGGAATAAAAACACAAGTTTCTTTTTTCTCATTTCTTTCAAATGCCGTACAACCACCTTTAAAATTAAGTATATATGTACGATCTAATCCAAAAAATATCATTGACCCGGCTTTATAGAAACCATAAGCAGCATCAAGATGAGCAATCATTTTATTAATTGTGAGTGGAGGTAAATGCATAACTTTATAAGTTTTATTATTTTCAAGAGGACTTACTAATGCATTTTTAATTCCACTTTCACCAAATAGATATCCTAAAATACTACTCATATTTACATTTTGAAGAATATCATTCAGCTGTTTCTTAACACCTGTTGCAGTTTCTTCTCTATAAAAATACAACTCCAGACTAGTATCATATTTATTCATTTCATTATCAGAGGATGCTCCTCTAATCTTTTCTAATAAATCAAGATCAACTTCTCTATCTACATCATCAGTATCATCGATTGTAATAAATGTATCATTGATATAATTTTTACGAAGAGATCTTTCACTTCCATTGTAATTTTTATTATACTTTTGAATCTTAAGTTTTAATTTAAGATTTGTTTTATTATTCAAAACCTTATAGTATACAGAACTTTCTAACATAAAATTTATTTTAAATATAGGAAATACATCCTTCATATAATTATTATGTATTTCAATACCTGTAATACATCTTTGGTCTAAACTTATGGCTTCACCATTTATTAAAAAAATACATGAATCTACTATGTATCTCCATGCTTTTAAATCGTTAGGATTAAATAAAGCCATTTTAACTACCATCCTTTCACAAAAAATATCACTTAAGGTAATGTGCCTTAAGTGATATCAAATTGTCAATTCCTCTAGCATGAATCTATGTTCATAAAACCTTGTTGAATTAAGTTGAAGTAAACCATTGTGGTCAAATTTATCAATTAGTTGTAAATCGATACTATTAAGCTGTTCAACTGTAAGTTTTTGAAACATAGTTTCCATATCTAGACATTTAAAATTATTACAAACATCAACACGTATTTCTTCAGGAAATACTTCTGAAATAGTTTGAATATTTGTAGTGTTCAAAGTTATCTTATTTTCTTTAAGTCCTTGAGTTAACCATTTCACTAATGTAATATTTCCAACATTTGGAATTTTTTCTACGCTTCTGTACATATCTCCTATTACAGAGAATAGTAACATGTAAAATGATTTATTTGAATAGAGATTTAATTCTTCATTATACTCTCCATTTGCTTTATTTAATAAAGCTGAAAGATGCCCTTTTAAATCACATGTAGTAGTAGACTTAATTGGACTTCTTCTTAAATAATGACATACATAATTCGGTATCAACGAATATTGTGTGTCGGTATATTCTCCTGATATTACGAGGTTTTTTCTACTAGGATCTTTTGATCCAATTATTAGTGGAACTAATGATGAATCAAATCCATTTGTTGTTATCAAATATACCCCTTTTATATAATTGCAAATTTCTTTTGCTTGAGGGATAATCACATTTGTAAGTTTTTCTCCCATATCCATGTACTTCGGATTTCTGGAATATTTAACTGAATAATAAGATCTGAAATCTGAATTATATTCGTCTTCATTAAATTCAGTTGATCTTAAATCGGTCATATAAAGATACACTCGTGTATCTAAATTATTACCTCTAAAGAATTTTCTATAATGTGCAGCGAGATTAACTATATTTGATATAATATTTTCATTAAAATCGTTACACGAGTAAACTTTTCTGTCAACATCTTTTATCCCAGATAGTAATCTTAAAACTGATTCAAGATTAATAAAAACATTAACTGAATCTGTAGGGTTCAAAAAATTAAGACTATCTAGACTCTGATCATACATAGCGTATTTTATCTTCATGACATTGAAACATACAGAAAAGGAATCAAACTCATTCATCATAGTTACATTTACCTTTCCTATAATTCTATTATCAAAAAGTTAATATGTTAGAAAAGTAGTGTGGTAAGATCCAAAAGACCTTACCACATACAATCCTAAACAAACCGGACGTTCAAAGCTTACTTTTTACCGTGCTGCACACTCTCTCTTACGATTCTCAAGATATCGATGCCACTATTACCGCCGTGATTACGCTTCTTAGGCTCCTTGCTGATAGTATACTTGTAGTTACCAGAACCGATCTTTTCAACCTTATCGATCATAACCATATACTTAGGAGCGCCGTCCTTGTTCACCTCATTACTACTCTTTCTCACCATATCGGAAAAGATACGAATGGGGTCAAGCAGACATGTGATATGTCTGTGTTCTCTGTCCACCTTAATAATACGAGGAGAACATAATCCTGCAATCTGGTTAGCCATACCGGAAGTAAGACCTAAAGTCTTCTTAAGGTTACCGCTGTCAACAAAACTCTTCTTATCATTCTTTGTGTACAGATAAGATGCGATAGCGCCCCAAACCGGCTTAGACAACTTCTGAAGGTTGTTATTCTCTTCACTCTGGAAGATCTGCATGATACCTTCATCCTTGCCCTTGTTCTTTCTCTCTGCAATTGCATCATCAGGAAGCACGATTGCAAAAGGTGCGAACTTCTTAGAGAACTCAAAGGAAACTACATTCACATGGATATCTTCAATCTCTTCGCCGTTATTTCTAGCGGTTGTTGTGAATGTGTTCATTCTCTTCTGCAGATATTCATTTACCTGCTGTGTTGTAATTTCATACTTTTCGACAGTCTCGACAGGTACGATTCCTGTCCTGTTTTCGTTGTTGGCCATTTCTGTGCCCTCCTTAATAATATGAATTTATTTGTGATAAATAGAATCTTTTGATTCTAATATATCCTTAAAATAATATATATTTAAAGTTCAAATATATAATTAAACAGATGTTATGAATTAAATATTTATTTATTTAAAGAACGAATGTCCTACATCATCTGTAAATAAGTACTCACCATATTTATTTTTTGTAGTACCTGACGAGAAATATAAAGCACCATCAGTATAATCTGGTGTTGAACTAAGTAATGCTAATCTACAAGCTTCTCTTGTTATGTCTGTTATTTCAACTTCATAATACCTTCCATCATTAAAAGTTGAGCTCGCATTTTTTTCTGTAAGTGATTCGTATAAGGTATCTATTCTTGCGAATGAATTAGTATCCTCAACACGATTCATGAATACTTGTGCAACACGTATTTTAGAAATTAATAACTCTTCATAATCAAGTTTTTCTCCTTTATACCTAAAAGAGTCTCCAGTCACTTCAGCTTCAACTACACGAATTAATATTTCCAAAGTTTCATCATCTACAATCATTCGAGATTCTTCTTTTTCTAAAACTTGGATATTAATACTTCTGTTTTCTTGTGCAACTACTGACTGATTACTAACTTCTATTTTCTCTGTAAAAACTTCTTCTTCACTATATTCAGTTATAGGTTCGCTGTCACTACAGCTTATTGTGATAGGTTCTGGTGTTTCAATAGGGATTGGTTCAATAATTATAATTTCACTTGCAGCTTGCACTGTAGGCACATCTCTTGTGACATCTATAAGTGTAATAAATAAAATTGACATTATAGCAGTCAATACCACTATTATTGCATCACACTTTCGTATCATATAATCAAGTTCCCTATTTTTTCTATTATATCGTTTCATAATAAATTAATCGTCCTCTCCATAAACATCATTATCTAGTAGTTCTCCCGTAAGAGTACTTCTTTTGCACCATAATGAATCAGTAGATATGTCATTTATCCACATCCGTCGTTCGATTGCATATTTACATCGTACATCATGTAATAATTCTAACGCTTTAAACAAATCGTATGTTGGATTAAGATCTGCAAATATACAATCAACAAGCCCGAAAGGTAAAGATACAATTCTCATATTATCGTCAAATATTGACATTGGAAGAAAATCCATTCCACAGTAAAATACCCTACATAAAGTATTTAATACAGAACTACTTTTATCGATAGGTGTATTATCTGCAATAAATGAAAATGCTCCCCAACTTCTTTCCATTTCTTGGACATCGAAGCACTTACAAAAATGCACTACTTGTGCATAATCTGTATGAACTATTTCAGGAAGTTTATCAAATAAATTTTCTAATAAAAGAATAAATGATGACAAATTCATTTCAGCATCAAATTCATCATACGGTTCACATCGTAATCCGACAATTTGACCAATTTCTGTGGTTATTAATGAATGAGAATCATCTACATGTGTTGTAGGTTCTACAGTATACCTTTCCATTTTTGGTATTTCACAATGTCTAAATCTATAACCTTCCTGAAAATAGTCATAATCTAATTCATGTTTCATATCTCACATCCTTTCAAAAGTCATACTAAATAATAATATACGATTATTTGCAAAATCTTAAAATTACTACTAGAAACATTTCATTAATGTAAAATTAAAGTTTACACTAAATATTTTAATAATCGAAAGAGAGGTAAAAAGGCTATGTATAAATTAGTCACAAACGACTCCTCTGCATACGCACTTTCTATTCTGCCTTTTGAAGCAATGCTCGAAAAGAAAGGTGTGCAGAAAAAAGTTATTTGTATCGCGTTTGGTACCGAAATCGATACCTTAAAAGCAGTTAAGGAAATTTGTACAGATGAATTAAAGACCGCTGTACTTAGCGTATACGAAGATTCTACTTTAGTTCGTGAATTGAAAGATTACACAGTACTGGAGCAGATCACAACTGCTACCATCGACGTTGATGGTGAAGAGGTTGAAGTTCTTATGGCTAAGTTAAGTCAGAGTACTTCTATTCCGGATCAGATTCTTGCTCTTGAAGGAGATGTTAAGGCTCTCACTGAAGCAAATGAATCTCTTAAATCTGAAAACTCAACTATGAAACAGAATATCAGTGATCTCGCAACTGCTAAGGAAGAATTAGCTAATTTGAATGAAGAGCTTGCTGAGAAGATCGAAGCTGTTGAAACTGCCAATAAAGAATTGGCTGAAAACAATGAGTCTCTTATCGAGAAGATTGAAGCTGTTGAGACAACAAACAAAGAACTTGTTGAGTCTATGACTGTTGTAAGTGGATTACAGGACGGTCTTACCGAAACAAATTCTGAAGTTGCAACTATCAAAAAGCAGCTTGCTGGTGTTGATGAAAATGAACTTGATCTCAATGGTCTTAAGGATTACAGAATCCAGCAGAGTAAAATTAACCTTGCAACTTATCTTGCAACACATACTGTTACAAGTGACGCACACAAGGGCGTTGCAGCAGAGTATTCTATGACAGCAGATAAGCAGTCCCAGCTTATGGCAGTTATTATGATGTGTACTCTTAACCCTGAGTATCAACCTAGCTGGAATGCATCCGGTGAAGTTTGTACTTATGATTGGACTCTTGATGAGCTCCAGGTATTGGCAGCTACTATCGAAGCTACTGTTAGACCTTTGGTTTCTAAGCAGCAGACTATCGAAGTTGAAATTAAGAATGCTGAAACTATTGAAGCTGTTAAAGCTATCGATATTACATTCTAAATTAAATACCGTAAATATAATGCCTAGGTGGAATTTCCACCTAGGCACTTATTTTTGTTAAATGTATCTACTGTGATTCATTTTAACTTGTGCAGTATTTACAGTAGCATAGATCAATGTAGTATCAATTTTACTATGACCTAATAAAACCTGAACTTGTTCAATTGGAACACCTCTATCTAAAAGATTAGTTGCAAATGTACGTCTAAATCTATGAGGATGGCATTTCTCTACACCAGCTCTTAATCCGATTTCTCTAAGAATTAATTCAACACCACTTTTTTCTAATCTATTATAAGGATATTTCTTTGTGACAAATAATGCAGGATTACTATCAACTCTAGTGTTGATATATCTTATTAAATGAACTTTGGATTTCACATCGAAATAAATAATTCTTTCTTTACTTCCTTTACCAAATACAATTCCCTCACGTGTATTAAAATCAAGATCTGCTACATCAAGTCCACATAACTCACCAACACGAATTCCTGTAGAATATAGAAATTCAACCAATGCCAATTCTCTATAATTTTTACAAGCATCTTTAATGGATTCGAGCTCTTCGTCAGAAAAAGGCTTCTTAATAACCTTTTCACACTTAATTTTTTTAATTTTTTTAACTGGATTTTTCATAGAATAGTCTTCATCTTCAAGCCAGTTATAAAATGAGGAAAAAACTCGTCTCATATTATCCATGGTTATATTAGAACATTTATTAATCTCCTGATATTTCATGAGATAACTCCTAACATCAGCTGTACGAGTATCAAATACCGTTAAGTCATCATCCGATTGAACTAGGAAATTAAATAAGGTATCATAATACATTTTAAGCGTCTGACTGGAGCATCCCTCGAAACGTTTACTCATTAAAAATTCTTTAAGGATATTATATTTGCTAGCAAAATCAGAAGGGGGCTTTGCAAGTATTCCCATCTGTATTGCTTGCTGGTGAAATGGATCGTTGAATAATTCCTTCTCAGCGCCATTCATCATTAGTAAATCTCTTTTTCCTTCATCACTCAACTGAGTAATAATGGAGTCCATCTTTTGTTTTTCTTTCTCGTTTACATCGAACACAACTACATTCTCCTTTCATTTGTAATTATTTATTCCGTTTGGTTCATTAAAATAATATGTGATTATTTACAAAAAGATAACAAAAAGTAAAGGAATTTATTATAATGAGTAAAAAATATAGAGGCTTATTATTAGCAGATATTCATTTTGGTGCAGTAGAAACTGACCAAATACGATTAGAACTTAGGAAAAATCTATTTAATTTATTAGATACTAGAAATTTTTTTGACTTTATAATTATTGCTGGTGATTACTGGGATAAGAAAATATTCTTAAACGATAGAGCAAGTGATTGTGGATTGTGGCTTATGAATAAATTAGTTCAGTACACCAAATGTATAAGAGTTATATATGGTACAGAATCACATGAAGCTGATCAGTACCATATCTTTTCTATCTTTGAAAATAGAAAAGGTTTGGATTTTAAAGTTATACGAAATGTATGTGAAGAAGAATTACTTCCTGGAATGAATGTATTATATCTTCCTGAAGAGTATATTAAAGATAAAGATTCTTATTATGAAGAATACTTTTCAAAAAAGAATGCATATGATTATATCTTTGGTCATGGTGTAATTGCTGAAGCAATGACTATGATTAAAAGAGAATCTAAAAAAGAAAAAAGTGATGGACGACTAAAACCTGCAACTTTTACAACAGCTGATTTTAAAAAATGCTGTAAAGGTGAAGTATATTTTGGTCATTATCACGTTCATTCAGTTATTCAAGGATGGGTTCATTATATAGGAAGTTTTACACGTTGGATTCATGGCGAAGAAGAACCAAAGGGATATTATGAAATAACTTGTGATTTGGAGTCTAATGAAAAATATTCTTCGGAGTTTCACGAGAATTATGATGCTCCTAAATTTAAAACATACTCATTTGGGTATGAGCACGAAATGTTTTCATCAGATGAAATGTTTGAAACTTATTCCAAATCGCTTCGTAATCTTGTAGCAACAAGCGATTGTGTAAAGATAAAATTCATTTTCAATATACCCGAAAATTATCCAAATCCTGAATTCTTTATTAATGGTATGAGAGAGAATTTTAGGAATGAACCTAAAGTAACTTGTGAATTCGTAAATGGATATGTGGCAAAGAAAAAATCTACTGATGAAAAGGTTTTAAATGAAATTGTAGATAAATATGATTATTTATTGAATAGAAATCTTTCAGTGGGTGATGTTCTTAGTACATATATCAAAGATAAGAATGGACGAGAAATAGAAGGAGAAAAGATAAGTACATACTTAAATACAGATGTACTTAAATTAATAGAACTTGAAATGGAGGCAAATAAAGAATTATGATTAATATAATTTGTGAATCTATTTTAATATTCATATTAATGATATTTTTTAGTATAGTAGATGATTTTGTTCTTCAAACAAAGTTATGTAATTTTAAACAGAAAAAATGGTGGGATGAAAATTATCCATTTGAAAAGTATGAAAATGATTATAAAATTTCGTTATTTATTCATTCATTTGAATGGACTTGTATGGTGTTTATTCCGTTAACGATATATTTATTAATAAGAAGTTATAATCAACTAATGAATATGTCTGGTTTTATATTATTTTTAGGATTCTTTTTTGCTAATATTTTTATTCATTACTCTATTGATGATATGAAAGCAAATAAAGGATACTTATCACTTAAACAGGATTTTTTATTTCATTTATTTCAAATATTTTTAACGTGGATATTTTTTCTGTGTGCATTTTTCATACGTAAATAAAATAACCCCTAACTACATAATGTAGTTAGGGGAAATTGTTTTGTTATTATTTAAGAGCATCAATTTCAGATTCCATGAATGAATCAAAATCAACTTCAGGGCTTTCAACAAATACAGGTTCAGTTCCGCTCATAAGATCTTTTTCAAAATCTTCAATAGCAGATTCTGTTTTTGCTTCAGGATCTTTAGCTTCACTTAAACTCTCAGCCCAATCCTTTAATGCCTTAATATAAGAAGTTTTCCACTTCTCAAATGCTTCATTAGGAGTTCCATCCTTAGGATCATAGGAATATGCTCTTACATAGATAGCTGTTTTATCGGAATTCTTGTTTTCATACCATCCATCCGGCACTGACTTAAGGTCATAATGCTTATCGAATGTAATTCTTGCGGTTGTATAAAGTTTTCCATGATATACACCATCTCGATAATTGTCTTCCTTGATTCTGGTTTGACTATGACCGGCAGAAGAATACTTTACTTTGTATCCAAGTCTATTAAGTAATTCTACTGTAGACTGAATTTCATCATCGATCTTATCACCAGACTCATTAAATACATCCTGTCTAAATTCTTTATCATTAAGAACTCTTTCACAGGTAATTTCATCTTCCATTTGGCGATTAACGTATTCTGTAAACATTTTCACAGTCTCTGTAAATGCAAATTCTGTAACATGTTCATCATGAACAGATTCTAACATTTCATAACAAGATTCACAAACTTTTTTCGCCGGAGAAGAAACCAAAATGTCATTGATGAAATCTCCAAAATTACTTTCAGAAATCATCAAAGAAGGAATCTTAGTGTTAATCATATCAATTGCAGTATTAACGCGTTCGGATACAAATTCATCTGTAGATCCTCGACGAAGTACATCTACTACAGAATAAAATGCTTCTTTCACGTAAGATGATGCAACTTCTCTATTCTTACAAAATAAAGGATGATCGCTTGTAAGTTGATCTACACAAGATTCTGTAAGCCATTCTCTGAAAGTCATATTCTTATTTCTAGCACTTCTAATAACACAGATTAAATCTTTTGCAGATTCTTTAACCTCTTTTTCTTTTTGTGCCTTCTGAACTTCTTTATAGTTCTCAATAGCATGGTCAAGATTTGAAACTGCCTGGTCAAGATCTTCTTTCTTAGTATCTTTATCAGCACGAAGTTTCTTTACTTTTTTAGCTGCATTCTTTACATCAGATGCATCACAATCCATACCGAAATTTACTTTATCATCCAAGGATGATTCTTTCACTACACCGTCACTATTTTCATAAAATGCAATAACACCATTATCGACAGATGTAAATTCAATTGTGATTTTAATTCCCTTAGAAACTTTTTCGTATTTTACAACTACTCCATTTTCCTTAATTGGTTTAAAACCACAACTTACAATTGCGGTTGTTACGCTTGCAGGATCTGTTTGGGTATTAGCAAAATTAAGAGTATAACGATTTTTCTTAACGTTAATCATAGACTTAAAAGAAGCCTGCTCATCGTTAGGATTTGTTAACTTAAGATCTTTCTTAAGTTTATCATATAATTTTCGAATTTCAGAATCGAATACGATGTTATTTTTATAAACAACACCTTCCAAAGCAACAAAAGCACCAGCTTCTCTAAGCTGTGAACTTACAGATTCTTCAACTTTAATGGTTCCATAAATAACATCGCCATCATCATCTGGATCCGTAGGATCATTATCGTTGTCGGCTGCTTCAGAATCTGTTGCAGATACCATATCTTTGATACTGGTATTTGATAAATCCGGAGATAAATCATCACCAGTTAAAGGTACAACAGGCATCATAGATGTAACGTCTTCGTTTACCGCAAATCTCGATTCTATAAACTCCTGTAAAACATAACCATCTTCAAGAGATAAAGAACCAGATAAAATCTTAGATTCAATTACTCTTTCATATAAGAAATCAGGAGTCACTCTATCATCAGGATAGTTCTTATAAAGGTTACGTTCAAATTCAGTAAATCCTTTTTCACCTGAACTTTCCTTATAGATTCTGAGTTCATTTTCTTTAGCGTCGGCAATTTTAGATGCCATTTCATAAACAGCATCTTCACCATTCCAAGCTCTCTCCATAGTATATGCTTTATATAAAGATTCACCGTCATTTGCTTTAACGATTTCTTTATAAGGTAAAACACCTTCACCGACAAACTGAAGAGGGCTAATGTTTGCGTTTAATCGTTCCTTAATAGACATACCACCGATGGTGTCATCAGCGTCCATAGCTGCTTCCATTAATCTATCTTCATTCTGACTAATAATATCAAGCATTGCAAATGCACAGGATTCTGATAAATAGCCTAAGGAATAATTTTCAGTGATTTCATTTAAAACTTTAATATCTTCCAATACCTTAGCTTCCATATATCTACTGGTAAAACCAGTTTCAACTGCGCTAGGAATAGGGCGTACATCAAATTTCATATTTGTTCACCAACTTTCCATAGAATTAAAAGATTGTTTTCTTAATACCTTATTTTACGCTTTTCACACTAAAATATCCCAGTAGGAAAACCTACTGGGAATAAATTATTCATTCTTTCTATATTCGATTTCTCCATTATAACCAAACATTTGGAGATTTCTTAATATAGTATTTGTATTAACTGGACTTGAATATCGCCCTGCTTCTAATGTGTAAATTCCATTATTAGCTGTTATAAACAAAATCTTTTGATCAAATTTCTTATTTATAAGATCTGATCTTAACTTAATAAGTTCAGTTTTATTTTTACTTGATTTAATTCTAATAAAGTAATAATACTTAGAACTAGTAACCCAATCAGAAGACTCTTTACGAGTTCTATTTATTTCACGAATAAAAGTACTGAATTCGTAAATATTATACTTTGTTAGTTTATCATATTCAAATAACGTATACACATCTGTACTATATGTACAACTTTTACTAATACATCTTCTATACAAATTCGAAATAGGTTTTTCTATAATATTATCACTTGATATCTTCTGAAGAATTTGGTAATGAGCAGTAATACAATCTTCAATGGAATTAAATTCTTCCATTTTAGTTCCACCAAGTTGAACTCCTATTCCAACTAAATTGTTTCCAATTATTTCATTTCTAAAGAAATCTGTATATAATAAACACATTCCATACGCAACGTCAACTTGTACGTTAAATTCTAGTGCATATTTAATGTATAAATTAAGAACATCATCTTGAAATACCTTATTGGTTTGAGAAAATCTAACAAGTTGATATTCTGTTACATTACTTGCACCTGCTATATTCTTAACCATATTGCAGGTATCTCCTTTCTTTTTATACTTAAAAAAATGTTTTTAGACCTAAAAATAAGAAAAAAAAGAACGGGTTTGTTAGACCCGTTCTTTTCGTTAAAGCATGATACCAGAATTATGGTACAAAGGTACAATCTGAGTCTCATAAATGTTATGATACTGAGATGCTTCTTCTGCTGTCAAATCAAGTTGATAATAAATTCTCATTACGAATGTCTGGAATAGCATTCGTGTAAACGAACCGCTTCCATCATCATCCATAAATGCAAACTGTTCAAACATTCCAGAATCTATGTCCGAATATATTTGACTTAACACGTTTTCAACTTTGGTTTTAAGTTCTATTAATCTGGTATGACCTGCGGGATATAGTCCACCTTCGCAAAATTCGGAATCCAAACTTGCAAAGATGTAATAACCTTGGGCTTGTGACCAGGTTTTTAATCCTTCATTAAATTCATCTTTAATACGTCTTTCATGCTTTTCCAGATCTTTTTCTTTTGCTTTTCTAATACCTGTAACAAAAGATTTAGTTGTACTAAAAACGGCTTCAGCTGTCATACATTCTGTAGTAACATCTGATACAAACTTTGTACCTTTCTTTCCTAATTTCTTTCTCATTTCTTTTTTGATTTGTTTGAACTTCTTCATGTTCTTTCCTCCTTGTGATGTACTGTATTCAGTTGTAAACGATATTCAATTGTGTGAATTATTTCTATTCAAAATAATAGTATATGGATGAAAAAATTGACTTTTCGCTTTTATTTACACGACATTTTATTAAGTTTATTAATATAAACTTAATCTTTAAGTAAAGGAGAATATATACATGAAGAATTATTCTACTTGGTCACTTCAGGGTTGTGACTTCAGTGCTTGGAATCCTATTGAGGATTATGCGGCTGCTGCAAAAGATAATGTGGATTTTGTTATCCTCAAAGTCATTCGTAGAGATGGTAACCCTGATAAGTTGTTTGAAACCCATTGGGAAGGATTTACTTCTAATAATGTAGTAGTCCAGGGTGTTTATAACTATTCATATGCAACAACTGTTGCAGAATTTGAAAAGGATGCAAGAAACGTTCTTAATATTCTTGCAGGAAGAAAAGTCATGGTATGGCTTGACATCGAAAACGAATTACTCAGAAATCTCGGACAGACCCTTATTGATGGTATTAAAGCGTATGCAGCTATCATCACTAATGCTGGTTTGGAATTTGGTGTTTACACCTATGTATCATTCTATAACAGCTATTTGAAGAAGTACGAGGATCAGCTTGATTATCCTTTCTGGATAGCAAGATATCCTTCTTCTGAAAATGTAGATAACGATGTAATGCCTAACGTTATGAAGTGTCCTGATATTGGAAAAAGACTCTATGGTTGGCAGTACAGTTCTAAGGGTCAGGTTGAAGGTATCAAGGGTAATGTAGACCTTAATATCTGGTTCGTAGATATTGAAGCAACTTGTTTCGAAGAAAGAACTGAAACTACCACAGATGCTGCAGAGTACATTAATTCTGGATTCAGAAAAGAAATGGCTAAGTTACTTGGTCTTAATGAGAATGCAAGTGCATCTGATGTGCTTGCTAAGACAGTAACTATCAGTCAGAACAAAAATAAGAATCATACAACCGTAACAGCTCTTGAAAGACTCCTTAAGTATCATGGATACTATACAGGAGAGATCGAAGCTGATCTTGGTAAGAAGCCGTCTTTCGGTAATGGAATGAATAAGGCTACCTACTATTATCAGGCTAATGTTGTAAAACTTAGAAAACCTGATAGTGAATGGACTGCTAAAAAGAATTCTTATAAGAAAGCACTTAGTCTATAATAAAAACTAATCATTTTAACAAAAAAATAAGAGAGTGGTACCAGGTGTTCCGCTCTCTTATAGTTTATCGTAAATAACTATAAATATCAATCTGGACTAAGTATTATAGTAAATCAGGTTTTCATGTAGTGAAAACAATTTACACATAGTTCAAAAATCGAGTTATGTAAATCAGATTATTTATACTCTGAGACAGTAAATCATTTTCAACTTTAGTGATCTTCCGGTTCTCAGGAGCTGGAAGATCACTAGGTTTTACATATGGTACATTAATAATTTCTTTAATACCATATGAATTTCTAATGATTACGTTCACTTTCATCACCTCACTTTCATTTATATTCACTAATATGATATATAAATGAAAAAGGTGATTTTTACACCGTCTTTTTGTCTAGCGTGTGGGGACGGAATTTAGTTAAGTAAAATTTCTGTAAGTCTCGATATTTCTCGGGACTTACAGATTCTTTATTTAACTAAATAGTAAGGTGAATAATATTACATTAAATGGATATACAGCCTCTATTATAAAAATGACAACAGGATATTGTTCTACAACTGGAACTAATGGTGCTATTACAGTTTCATTTGCATCATTAAATATTCCAGATGGTGCAAAAGTTGGCTCTATAATATTATCACCTAGATATGGATCAAACTCTACATCTATGTATACATGGTATACAGCACAAGTAAACAACATGAACGGAATAAATATATATGGTAGATATGTAAATAATGGTGCTATAACACATGCAAGTTCATTTGATTTCAATTATTGTATATTTTATGTAATGGATTAAATTAATATGATATAAACATCTTTGTAAGAAAATACCAAGGGGTATTATTATTGAATATTCCTTGAAGTAAGTAATCATGTGAAAATAAAAAGTGGTAGGACGACTCATACGGTACGTCCTACCACAATTTCTCTTTAATCAGGTTTATAAATCAATTACGATCAAATCTATATACATCACAGAGGAAAAACACGCTAAGAAATCATCCCACCAATAATGAAATCAAAACGCTGCTTCGTAGCAAAAATGAAACAAACGAAATACTTCAAAAAGCATTTTGGTATTTTACAATAAACCTGATTAAGATTTTGTTATCAATTTTTCTTTAAATTGTTATTTATTATCTCACAATACACTAATCTTTTAGAAAGGAACGAATGTCAAATGAAAGATACAACGAAACAGTTAAAAGAAATGGATGATCTTATTGACATTTACAAACAGACAGTAAAAGATGTCAAAGAATCATTCATAAATGATCTTAAGGAAGATAACTTAAACATCAAGCTTGCTGAAAAATTGGAATATATCTCGGATGACGATATCAAGAATATGTCATTAGTCGATATCAATACATTGCTTGATGAATGTGATTGTAGTCAGGATGCATTCAAGACTGCATATTATCACTTACCTGATAAGTCCATTACGTTTAACGAATTTTGTGTAGATGTATTGGCTAAGTGTAAAGAAAAGTGGCTTGGTATTAAAGAAGCCGAAGGAAACCTTAAGGAGCTTGAAGATGAAAAGCTTGATATTTCCAGATCTTATGCTAATGCATTGAAGTCTCCTGAATATCGTCAGGCTAGACTTGATCATCTGGAATTTTTGAAAAAGCAGGCTGAGTCTGAGCTGGATGAAACTAAAAAGAAAGAAATTCTAACTAAGCTTGAGCATATCGAAAAGAGTCAGAATTTCTCCTTTTTGAATGAACGCCTCCACTCGGTTGGTAAAAAAGAAGCTATGAGTATTATGAACTCATATTTCGACCAGACAAAAGGTCGTTACATTATGGAACGTTATTATGCAAGACTTAAACGTCTTGATATTAATAAAGCTCTTCACGGGCAGTTCTTCAATTTAGAAGAGAAGTACCTTCCGGCAACATATGAAGTTTTTAATAACTTCTTCTTATATCATGTAATCAGATTTATTGCGTATATCAATATCGATATTAAGCATGAATATCTTTACATGACATCTATTATTGGAGCATTAAGAGACCTCGTTACCGGTGAAGCAACTGAAGAAGAGAAAGCTACCATCATCAATGTAATGAAAGATTTCTATTCTTTCTTCGAGTATCATGATATCATCGAAGAATTTAAAGAGAAGAATTCTAGTTACAAGAATCATCCCGACCGAATCGAAGCTGAAAAGAAAGCTGCAGAAATGAGACGAATTCAGACTCTTGCTAGTATTAAAGCAGAGCTTGGTTCTTTATTCGATGAAAATGCTACATATGATGATCCTGAAGAATTCTTAAAACAGATCATTAATGAAAAGCTTAATATGCTTAATTTCATTACTGAAAATGGAAATCCTGGTGGGTTACATTCATATGAAGAAATTTTCAATGAGTTTACAAGACTTCAGAATATTATATCAGAACCTCCTGTCGAAGTTCATGTATCAAGTGAAATTACTGAAGCAGAATGTGAACTTGAGGAATCTGATGAACCAGAACCTGAACTTGAGGAGGATGATTGTGATGGATCAGACGAAGAAATTGAATGTGGTGATGAAAGCAGGAATAACACCGAAGAAGAATAATCAGGAACCTATAACTGATTCTAACGAGCCTATTGAAGTAGACTTTTCAGCATTATTTCCTGAATCCAGTGGATACACATTCCAGACAGTTCCTGAAAAGGTAAAAGAATAAAAAATAAGACTAACGGATTTTTGTCCGTTAGTCTTATACTTATTTTTTAAATCCATTTGGATTAAATATAATCTCATTTGGTAACTCATCGATATCAACATCGTTATCACGAGTTCTGAGACCATGTGTTAAGGGCATTAATCCTAATGATCCTATATTAAATACAGTATCAATTATTTCAAGTTCCATAAGTTTTTTAGCATTTTCATTTCTTAATGATTTAGGAATTGCATATACTTTTTCAATCGAATCTTCAGTAATACCTTCTATTTCAGGATTATATTTAAAATCCGGTTGAAATTTCCAATTTGGAGTTTCGAAATGATTAGTATCATATATATCAACTAATGTTACTAATCCATTAGCCAGTTGAGTAAGTAACATTTCATCTCCTGTTTTTAATTTGAAAATATGCTTTTCGGGTTTAAATCTAATAAATGCTTTATCATTAAACCCGGCATCACCAGGATATATCGAAAATTTACGTAAATGAAAATACGCGGTCCTAACATCACTGAACTTTTCACTCTCAGGAATTTGATCAGTTTTCAAAACTATAGGAACTATTTCTCCTGTCTTAATACACTTTGTTTTTTCGATAAAAATTTCATTACCTTGTCTAGGTATAAGTAACTTATCTGTTACATAATGATTGGAATCACATAGGATTCCAAATGAATCTTCACCTATAGACTTTACGGTTCCAGTAAGAGGAATAGAACACCAAAGAAATAATACCTTACAACCATAATGATTTTTCTTTGATATAATTTTCAATTTACTCACCTTCTTTACTAAATTTTATACTCCTTCAAGACAATATTGTCTTTAGGAACTCCACAATCTTTGCTTTTGATATTATAGTAAACTTTTATAGATTTATACAAATACTTTGTATTCTTAAAAAGCTTTCTGTAAAAATCAATATCAGTATCCCCTCTATAGTTCTTTTTCTTATTGAATTTTGCATCATTATCAGCAAAGATATTAAGCTGTACATTTGAACCAAATAAACCCAAACCAATTAGGAATCTTACTATTGGTTCATAAAATTTTCCAGCAACAGCTATGGTTATTGTATTTTCCATATCATAACCAAGATTATAACATATAGATGCAGCATCCATTACACCTTCACATAAATTAATAGTGATTGTCTCTTCGGTGAATGGATCAATTGCTGAAGAAACTGAATAGAAAATTCTATTCTCCGATGATTTACGGCATATAGGATATTTAATCCAAGGATATTGCATCTTTTCAGTTATATCCCTAAATAAAATATGAGAGTTGCCATATGATAAAAATCCTACATAATTTTCTTCAAACATTTTTGCAATTCCTGGTGAACATGTAAGTTCTTTAATCTGGTTCTCATTTAGGAATTGGTAAAATGAAGTTATAATTTTTAACTTGTTAACTTCTTCTTCAGTAAATCGTCTACCTAGTCTTTTTTCTAGATATCTGACTTTATCATTATAAACTGGTTTGGGAATCTTATAATCAAATACATGAAATGATTCACCCATAATTTGTTTTCTATCAACCTTGTCGGCAGTTTTATTCAAATTAGTAATATCTGTAAGTATATCAAGATCTGTCATATCAAGACGTTCACATACATCTTTATCAACAACACCTCCAGCTGGACATTTAAAGCAATTATACATAATACTACTATTATCCGACAGGTCTACTTTAATATAGAAGTGACCGTGTGACGGATTTGAACTATCGCCACAAAAAGGACATCTGGTAAGGTATTGTATTTCATTAACCTTTTTAACCCACATGTCTCTTGCAAATAAACGGTCAAGGAATTTTTGTTTAATTTCCTTATTCGTCATAATTTGTAATTTCCTTTTTAAAAAATTTAATAAATTGTCCTTTCAAAACTACAAAAAGAACAGATACTGAAATTAATCAGTATCTGTCGGATATGTTAGAAAATATTTTTCAACATCTTCTTTTGGCATGAAATCAACAACATCGAATGATGTGTCTAACCTCCAAAAGCATTCATTTGGATTATTGATAATAATGCCATATGTTCTTTTATATGCTATATAAGCATTGATTTTTGCATTACCCTCTAAAGGAATAATAGATCTGCTTAAATAAAATACTGGAATTTTAAATCCGTTCCCAATATCTATATTCTTTTTAATAGCTTTTCCTCGTTGTGCTGTAGCATCCAATAAAGTATGGTGAAATATAAATTTTTCAGGTTTCATTACAGCATCATTAATATATCCATACTTGGAAAGCATAAGTAACATATTTCTTTGAACTGATCCTAGTTCAAATACAGTATGAACTTCCCAATAATTTATATAAATACCTTGCATTACTTCTAGTAATATATCACGCATATTCATATTGCGTAATAATTTAGCAGGCATTCGGTTATCAGATATATCTTGCAAAACATCAGGAGAGTATGTTTTTAATACATACTCTCCAACTTCAAAACATGATGGAAAACACATAAGAATAGTCGATATTTCTGCAGATTGTCCAAGTGTTACATAAAAATCTGCAGCTTTAGAAAACGGCATTCTAAATGGTAAACCATATTCACCCATAAGGTTAATAAATTCATGAACCTTAAGAGGATTATGAATTAGTTGTTTCATTAATGTCTCCATCTACATGTTCTCCATTTTTTCGTCTTACGAAAATTTGTTGATATGTAACATAGTCTCCATCTTGAATAGATTCAGACATGAATGCGGGAAGAAAATCATACTTAGGAAATACCATTGTTGTATCTCCTTCAGTTTCATCGCATACTAAAGTTACATATATATTTCGGGTAAATCGCATAGCTGCATTATAAATACTTGAACCACCAATAATCCAGATATTATCTGCAATCATATGTCGATCAGTAAAATTTATAGTATATGCAATTGCTAATGCTTCTTCAATAGATCCTGCTACAATAGGCTTCAACTCTGAATCCTTACAAGTTACTTTCTTATTCGTAGTAACTACTATATTAGTTCGATGAGGTAAAGGTTTACAACCAATAGATTCCCAAGTTTTCCTGCCCATAATTACAATACCATGTCCATAACACGTTGTAAGTGTTTTAAAATTAGACATGTCTTTACGTAATTTATACATCAGTTTTCCGTTCTTACCGATATAATTTTTAGCATTACGTGCTACAATTGCAGAGCAATCTATCAGTTCGTCATATTTCAATCCTTCATTTCTCAAGATAGTAATAAATGCATTTTTTAATACATCTTCTTCTTTTGGAAGAACTACAATTTTGAAATACATTGCATATGTTAGATCAAGTATTATATAAAATAATACTCTCATCCATCCTGAAATTTCAATATCATGAGTAAATATAAAAGATATCATACATATAGAGACAAATGGCATTACCATCATACCTGTACAATAAAGATATTGAGAAAATACTATATTTGCACTAAGTAATGACATCGGTTCACCACTTCCATCTCCCATAAGACGATTCTCTTTTTCATCATAATGACGAAGGGTATTAAGTACCTTTATGGTCAAGTGTGCATCTGCAATAGCAGCAATAATTGGAAGCATCAAAATCCATATCTTAAATAACTTAAACCATGTAGTTTTAAGTAATGTAAATGGAGCCACTTTATCAAGTATTACTACAGATAAAAATGAGATGATAAAAGTTCCAATAATCACACTTGTAGATATTAAACCTCTCTTTAATAAAAAGAATTTACTAGTCTGCATATATAATGCAGATCCAAAATTATTTTTATCAAAAATATTTGTTTCGGATGTATATAACGGATTCATCTGTTTTACCTCAATTCTTATTCATTTTACTTTCATTTACCTCAAGCTTTAATCTTGAAGGCACATAGAAAAATGGTACGCTTGTCGTCTTATTTACATAAGTACCATCAACTAATGTAACTGTAGATTCTACATACAAAATCGTAGTTACATTATTACCTGCAAGAAACCTTTTATATTCTCTATGATTATTGATTTCGTCAATCATTTCATTGATATCAGAGAAATATGATTCTGATGCAATTGTGTTTGCAGCAAAGATCTTTTTACGAATAAATTTTTTCTCTTCCCTATTGAAGACATGGTTAACTGTAGCATGTTCACTTGTTTCATAAGTAACAACTAACAAATAACCTTTCTTCTCAGTTTTAGGTTGTTCTTTCTTAAAAAGTTTATCTAAAATTTTTCCCATATTATTTCACTAACCTTTCATACAAAACCTCATGGATACTATTATCTAGTAATCCATGAGGTCGTTACCAAGTTAAATAGTTCTTAAGAAGAAACCAAGTTCATCTGTAATTGAATTTTTCTCAACATCAATCTCTTGTCCGAATACGTCCGGATTTTCATAACAGCAATATGTAAATACTGTATTATTGATAGTCGATAAAATTCCCATAATACAATCTTTGTCGATTTCTTCCAGATATCTATACTTATTTTTTAAGAGGTCTTCGATAATATAACTTTCTTCGCAGTCCTCTTTAAATTTAGCGTTTCTAATCAAACGCGTATTAATCTTTTCTTTGATATTACCTGTTAAAATATACGGAAGTGCTACTCTATCTGTAAACACACTCGTATTATCAAAACCGGATTCTCTAAGAATTCGTTTCTTAAGGATAAGTGCTAACTTAATAAAGTTAACACGAGAAATACCCAAAGTATTTCTAAATGATCCTAAATTTGATGCAAACAACGACATGATAAGTTGCTGATGTAACGGCTGAATATTGAAATTCTTAACATAATAATCAAGTTCCTCATCCGTAATAGTGAATCCATATTCCTTAATCAGATTATCTACCTCGTTATTTACAGATTCTTTCGCGATAATAATCGCACCTTCATCGAGCTTCTCTAACTGCATTTCCATTTTATCTACGCCTGATAATCCATCCGCATTTCTTGCATAAGTAAGCTCTGTAAATCCTTTGCTGTGCTGTTCTTTAATGAAATACATAAGTTGATATTTAATAATCGTTTTAATAAAGCCGGTCACATTCTCTTTATACTTCTTAGCAGATGCATCCCAGTTTTCATTAAACTTAAACTTTACAATGTTTTCACTTATAAGAACAACTCTTGTAAATCGATGAATAACAGTAAATTCATCAACACCAAGAATTTCTCTTTGCTGATACATTCTGTCATTATTAGACTTATTCTCCATTACTTTCGTTTTTACGTACACAAAAAGTTTGTTATACATATCACAAGTATCATTGAAGATTTTGAATAAACCTTTAAATGCATTATACAAATGAGGAGTAGTCTTATTGACAATAATCTTGTTTTTACCAAGATAATGGAATATAATAGGAGTCATCATCTTAATACCAAAACTTATCTTAAGAAGTGTTTTGATATGTTCATTCGTAAACTCCAAAGACTCCAAATGTTTCTTTTCCTTGGTAAGGTATTTTTTAGAACCATCATCTACTTCAATATCGTCAAGATAATTATCTTCTACCAGATTATGTATCTTAGCAATGATAGATGGGGTAAACATCACCTGATAGATATACTCAATAAATGCTTCAAGCTGGTTCTCTCCACTGAAATAGATATCACCATCTTCATTATCAATAGAGAACTTGAGATTTAAGTATATCATCAAAAGTTCATGTTCAATATCATATTCATGAATAAAGAAATTCAGATATCTACATATAATAGGTAACTGGTTTGAATATGAATCTTTCTTAATAATAAATTGATTATAAGCTTCAAGCTTCTTAATACCGAATATCTTATCGAAATGAATAATACACTTCTGAACATCATACTCAAGGTATGTTTCTGCTTTCGTCTGAACCCAGACGTTAATAGGAGCTTTAATCGTCGCCCTGTCAATCACAGGTTTTGCAAGTCCGTCTGACCCGTTCGCTGCTAATAATTCAGCTTCAATTTCTGATCGTTTTTTTCGTCCCATCACTGTCTCTCCTTGTTTTATTTTGGTACTACGAATAAATAATATATCCCTATTTTGAATAAATCAAAATAATATTACTTTCTCCTCGTAGACGTTGTGGATGTAACCTTTCCTTTCTTAGCTTTACCTGTATTTTTTGATTTTACAGGAGTATGCTTAATACCTGATGATCCAGGAAATGTAGAAGTTACTGCTGTTTTCTTTTGATGAATATTATTTCCAGATCTATTTCCAAAAAGACGCTTCATTTCTTTTTGAATTTTTGAAGTATCTGCTTTTCCTTCAGCAATAGCTTTCTTTTCAACATCATAAGCTGATGTCTTTAAAGATGTTTTATTATCCACAATGGAATCTACCAAATTTCTAAACTCAAGTTTTTTGGTGTAACGAAGACCAGATTTAGACAAATATGTCAGACAATTTTCGTAAAGAAACTTAACTGCAAAATAAATAGATTTATCATACATAAGTTTCATTTCAGAGTTTGATAATTCAGGTAATCGATCTGCATATTCAGGATCCAATTTTTCCTGAAGAGCATCAATCATATAGCCATGAAGTTTATATAATGCCGCATATTTATAAATGAAACTTGGACTATTGGAAAAGAACTGTATTACATAATTATCGAGCATATGTTCTTTCTTCATAGTTTCAGTATACGGCATAAACTGTATGACTACATCATAAAATTTTCCAGGTGATGATTCTGACGGAACCTTAATGTGAATATAATAGGAATCGTCCAAAATGGAGTACCCTGCAACAGAAATCATAGATTTAAACTTTTCATATTTCGGATTAAGCTTTTCTCCAACATCTGTGAAGGGTACACCAAATGGGTGATGAATAAAATCACTTAAGGTTTGATATGTCGGATCATCTACCTTTAAAAGGTTTCTGTCCATATATCCACCTCATTTTACATTCCGTAATTTCCTCTCGAAATTACTAATTGATTACCAGTGGTAAGCAAACTTACAAGATCTGATGAAGCAATCAGAATCTCTCTGTCTGTTGCTGCACTGTTTACAACTCTTGTATTGAAATTGATGTGAGGATTTAATGTATCACTCATATCAAGATCAAGCGCTGTACCGGTATAAATCTCAATTTCATTAATGAAATCAAATAACTTCATATGTGTACCAGGATTTACAACACTTGATAAATGTTCCATAAATCCGTCAAATGTGTTTTCATCATGTGCGAAACGAACTTCAATTCCAAGTCCTTCAGTGATAGCGTACATAGCATCATCCAGACTTTCAATATCAGTAATCTCAATTTCACAATCATCAAATCCATTTGCAAGTACACAACTTCTTACATACCGGAAAGCATCAAACATAGTTTGAAGCAGGAATTTATCCTTTCCTGAATAATCTCCATTTACAATTTCTTCACGAATAGTTGCAAGCAATGAAGAATGACAACCAAGGATAACTCCATTTCTGTATGCTGATTCTGCAGCTTTAACTGCGTCATCCATAGCATCTCTTAAAAATTCCTGACTAAAGTCAGTAGTGGAACCAACTTCAATAGTTCCCATTTTAAGTTTAAGACCAAGGTAACGTCTTTGAGCATCATCCGTCTCAAAGTTAAATGTACCAAGTCTCTTATATTTCTCGATAGCATCATCGAGTTCTTTCTTAGCATCCGAAACATACTTTTCATACAGACTTTCATCGTACTTAAAGTTTGTAAAGATAGAATCTTTATCCGGATATAAATCAGCTGCACCACAGTAACCAAGTCTGAAGTCGAAATCAGATTCATTTACTTTAACAACAGGTTCGTATCCATCATAGTAATCAACAAACAGAATCTGATTTTCAGATACTTCCATAACTTTAATACCAGGGATGTTACGTTCATCAATGTTAATAAATTCAAGGAATCTATTAATATCCACATCTCCACTTGAACCGCTAAGAACTACTTCTGATCGCTTCATAAGTTCAGACTCTACACTCTGTGTAACAACCTGTGTATTACAAAGCATAGCTAAATCCTGAATTCTCTTACGGTCAGAATTCTTTGTAGCACGATAACCCATGAGTACCAAGTTAATATCTTTTGTATTTCTGTATTCTGCATTAAGATCATTCAGAATGTCACCCTGAAGAGCAACCTCATCATAATTAGGTGCAATACAAATAAGTTTCCTGCCACGCATTTTACACATGAAAGACAAAGGACGAAGAATATTCTTGTAAAAGTTAAGAGTAACTTTATGGTCAAGAATAACTACATCATAGTCTTTACCACGTTGGCAATTATCATCGCTGTTGATATAAAGTCTGTCCATGAGTTTTGCATGAAACATAAAACCTTCAACAACTTTTCCCTTTGTAATTCCATCTGCAGCTTTAACTACAGAAATTGCAGGGAAACCAATTTCTCTGTAAAGATTAACGATAGTATCAGTCATTTCAGTATCTGCATTAGAAGATACATATACAACCTGTCTAATATATTCACACATTTCATCAATAGAAAGTGATCTGATATCAACAGCTTTGTTTGATAACTTTTCAACGATAATCTCTGTTAATTCTTTCATTCTTGCCAAAACGTTTCTGGGCAAGAAAAACATTTCACGAATATCAGAACTTCTTTTATTGAAAATCTGATACATAGAATTTGCAGACAAAACTGCACTGGTTGTTCCATCACCAACTGCAAAGTTAAGTCTACCACAAATGTCGGAAATCATTCCGGCAATAACGTTATCAACATATCCATATTCTGAATTATAACGGATGTTTTTCATGATGGTAAAACCATCTTTTGTTACATGATAATTAGGTGACTGTGAGATAATTGCATGAGCACCCACAGGTCCTAAAGATTTCTGTAAAGTAGCAGCAATCTGATCAAATACCTGAGCGATTCTGCTATTCATAATATCTTTTTCGATTACATTGATTTCAGGGTCATGTTTAATAACCGAATCAATGAATGTCATACGATTTTCTGACATTGTGTACCTCCGTTTATGATAAAATTGTTATGGTGGTGTTTTACGATTAATCATAAATTAAGCAACTGAATATACACCCCATTTGAATACATACTTTTCGGATAAATATTTCATATTAACAAGATACTCTTTTTTATCATCATCCACAAAATTATATCTGTAGTTATTTGGAATCATAATTGCTGAAAAATCAAGTTTCTTCAATTCTTCCATCACTAATAAATGCATAACATCAGAAAAGAAATATGTTGTATCTTTAGGAACCTTTTGAAGAACTTGTCTTATATCACCAAACACAACTTCTGCATAGTCTCCAAATTTATCATGAACGTCTTTTTTAACATATTCATTTTCTTCAGGATAATATACAATTATCTTTTTTGTAATTTCATTAGCAATCAAATTACCAATAATAGGATGAATATTTGTATCTATATTTACGTTGAAAAATATTTCTTCAGTATTAACTATAGAAGCTAACATTGAATCCATCTCTTCACGTGAAATATGTTTATCATCTTTTAATAACTCCATTAAAGGATTTTTTTCTTTTCTGTTAAAGTACCATCCAAGTAATGCTCTTGGTGATAGGTATCGTATTTCATTCATGTTGAATAATTCGTCAAATTTAGTTTCTTCCTTAAAAAAAGTAAGGAAAGTAAACCAAGGTATTTGAAGGCAGTCTATATATTCAACAAAAATACAAGATGAATTTTGAAACATCTTGTTTGATGATCTAAACCGTATACGGTTAATTTCAGGGTCTTTAGATCCTTCTATCATTATATCACCTCACAAAAAAGAAATTGGAGAAGATCTTTCGACCTTCTCCTCATTCAGAAATCTTTTAATTGAACGGTAATTCTTCAGCGTCACCGCCAAGTGCTCCACCAAGCATTCCAAAACCTGCACCGCCAAATCCACTAGGGGATGATGCAAAATTTGTAGATACGCCAGAGCTCTGATAATTGTTGTAACTATTATTTCCACCGGAATAAGAAGAATTTCCATTGTTTGGTGTAAAAGACTTAGATCTTTCACTTGAGTACTTACGAACATGCTCAGAATAAGGGAGCAACAACTCCGTCTTAGAAATCATATTCATAAACAGATTGAAGTCTGAATTAGCATATGTTTCCTTCTTAGCAACACCTGTGTTAGGGTTGTAATCAATTCTGATCGCTCTCTTAGCAAACTTATGTTTGAAAGTGCTTGCAGGAGATGCAATGTTATTAGCATCTACCATTCCATAGTAAACGAAATACATATCAGGAATCTCACTACCATCGGTAGGAGCCATCATTTCAATTCCAACGATGTTTCTTTTAGGATCACGACCAGTCTCTACAGTAACACCAAGAGATTCAGGACATGTTTCTCCATTCAAAACTACGCTGTTATAAACAGGCAATATTACTTCATTAAACTGAGCAACCAATGCCTCACAAGCATCCAAAGTTAATGCTGTTTTACCTTGACGATTCTGATCATATTGCATGATTCCATTTCCATCCGGTCCAATAGCCGGACTAATTGTAATACTAAAATTTTGGTTCCAAAATGAAGCTGCCAGTGATGATACATCGGATGAAAAGTTCTTAATCCTTGTATTCACATTTAATCCATTGCTACCATTCTGTGTATTTAATCTGTTAGCGTTGTTTCCCCACATTAGGTTCCACCAATCCTTTCTTTGATTATTCTCATGAAAATATTATATGTCTATTCTTCAATTGTATCTTGGTTTTCACGAGGTAATAGAGGATTTTCTTCTCTATACTTTTTCAAAATGCGATTTCGAATATCGCCTTCAATACGAATTCGCATAGGAATTCTTAACATACGTGTATAACGTTCAATGAAATTACCAGTAATTATAAAATCATCGTAATATTCTGACATTAAAGTCAGTTCAGTTGAAGGACTTTCTCCTTCACATAGTTCCAAGAAATCGTCAACGGTTAATTCTGCATCATTAATGACATAATTCATAATGTCAGAAAGATTTGCAAGAATAATGGTATCTTCCTCAGGAAGTTCTCTCTTAAAAGCCTGAGATGTTACATCTTTTCTTCTCACAGCATTTTCAAGAAGCATTTCCTTATTTCTGTTGATATAATTTAGGAATAAATTAAAGAAGTTCTGCTTCATATTAATAATGAAGAAACGATACACAAAATGAACAAGATCTTCCTGTTCTTCATAAGACATTTCTCCAAAATTATTTATTCCTATTCCAAGTTTTTCAAATAATGTATCCTGCATAAAATTCATGAACTCATCATGCTGAGATACAAGTTCCATTTTTTCATCGTCATCTTCAATCATACCCAAAGAGTACTTATATGAACTGATGAATGATGCAATGTAATCCATACGGAAATTATCCGGATTACGAAATTGAGTCAAAATATTTTCTTCAAGTAATGCCACAGGAACCTGAGACAAGAAAGAATCTTCTACATTTGTTACATTTTCAATACTCAAAATTTGTCAACCTCTTTTCATACTTATTTGGTTTACGAAATTATCCGAGTATCTTAACCTTCATTTTAGGTATTTTCATTGTTATTAATTTTTGGTCCATGTATTGCATGGGGATTGATCTTAGGATCAATATGGTTCATCTCATGGAATTTGTTTACGAATTCTTCAGATTCTTCTATCGTTACGGTATCACCTGTAAGTACACCCATCATCGCTAATGCTGAATGAGCAAATATTTCAGTTTTACCACATTGACTACAAGTAACTATTTTTACACCTTCAGTGTAATTACTTGGATCAATATTTTTTGAGACTGATTTTCTTATAGGTAATCTAATCGACATAATATTTTTATCCTTAGAACCACAAAAAAGACATTTCCATCGATGTAATCTTTCAGCTGTTATTAAAGCCATTTTAATTACCATCCTTTCTCATTTTAGTTCCTATGATTAAATGAGTGTAGTTTTTTAAATTGAAAATTATTACAAAAAAAGAAAGGATCTACTGACAAAATAAATCCTTTCTCTTAAATTTCAGAATTATTCTTCCATTTCTTTTGCTACAAATTTACGTACATTAGTAATCATTTCCTTACGCAATTCCCAAATAGTACCTTGTACATAAAAACCTCTAGAAGTCCATTCATTCTTAAACTTCTCGATATCGAAAATTCGTTCCCAACTTATAGTTTTAAGAATTTCTTTCTCCTTACCAGGTAATCTATCATACCATTCATGTAATGCATCATATTCAGGCTCTGATAAACTTCCTTCATACCATGAATTATTAAGGACGTTATGCCATGCATCAAAATCAGATAATAAAACATCATCTTCTTCAATTTCAAATTCAATACAGACATATTCTTCTCCTGCTACACCAACACCACAAGTTTCTAAATTATCAGGAACTTTGTTTTCACCATCATATATGTACCAAGCCCATACTGGTGGGTTTTTAAAAGGGTCTGAAAATCCTTTGGGAAATTCTACATGTCTATCAATCATTTGTTCAATCATAAATCCATAATGGTCAGAAAAGAATGAATCTGTTTTAGACATATCCGTTCTATAATAACCATTTTGCATTATTTTATAAAGAACATCAGGATACTGAACTGTAAATAATTTTAGTTTCATATTATCTCCTTAAATTTCATGATCTAATCCATTCACAAAAGATACTAAAGATGCAAGAGCATCCATACTTTTACAATTCTTACTTACGCACAAAGCAACTTCAAGAGGAGATGCCTTTTCCAATCTATATTTTTGTTTAATATCAGGATATTTTTCTTTATCAACTTCTGATAAAAACATATCTTTCGGTCTAGCATAAACTTGCTTATCATTATATTGTGCCTGATAAATGACAAGTTCTTCCCCTGTTTCAGTATGTTTAGCAATAGCTAATACTCTATATAAATACATAGGTATTTCCTTTGCTTCTTCAGAGAGCGTTTCTCTCTTGAAATGTCTTACATAGTCACCAACTTGAATTCTTACATCCATTGTAAGTACCTCCTATATTTTATTCATAGAAATAATATATTTCTACAAAATAAATAAGTAAAATATTGATATAATTTATATCACGATTTGTATTAATCTAAAATAGATGTGATAGTGAAGTTGTCACGGAATTTAGTTAAGTAAGTTTTCTGTAAGTCTTGATATTTCTCGGGACTTACAGATTCATATAATGGAGATAATAAAGTAGTATAAATATGAAGAGGATGGAATTTCCATCCTCTTCATTATTTTTAGCGATTGTCAACAATGTCAACACACTCAGCGTCATCTTCAAGTACAACGTAATCATTTCCACCTGCAGCGATAAGACCGATCTCACCACCATTAATAGCAACGGTTGATTTATTAAATTTACCATGACTGTCGCTACCATTAGGAGCTTCAGGAGATCCAGTAAAAGGAACATCTCCACCAGCAAACAAGCTTTCAATAGTACCACCATTTACAGTAATATCGATTGTATCCATAATTCCTCTACAGCAACCTGCAACAGTCTTCATCTGTCCACCATTGATAACCAGCTTAGCATTCTCGATAGATCCGTTTGCACCGCCAGCATACAAATACTCGTCGATTACCATTCCTTCACCTACAGTAATAGATGTATTCTTGATTCTTGCAAATCCATTGTTACCACCAAATACGGTATATGTAACATGACCTGCATTAAGAATCAATTCACCGTTATCAACACGGCACCAAGATTCTTCGATAGGACCACCATACTTAACATTGTCACAGCTGCAATCACCAATCCACTGATCACATGCACCTGCACGGATAGATCTTACAGTACCACCATTCATAACAATCTTAGAATTTACGGTATATGCCTTATGAAGACCGCCACCGATAACATGGTTTACAGTACCACCTTCGATTGTAATAGAAGAATTGGTAGGTGTCTCATCATCATGTCTACCACCAAATACAGTAGTAACGATAGAAGTGTCTACCAAAAATTCTCCGCCATCCCATGCAACAATACATCCTTCAACACCATCAGTTCTTTCCTTAATAGTAAGAGGAGTACCATTACCAAAGATGAAATATTCACCTACAACAGTCTCTGCAGTAGGAGTAGTTGCATTTTCGTTAGCAATTGCCCCATTAATAAAATTAGCGGTTACCATCTCCTGTACAATTGCTCTTACATCAGCTTCAGTAGCAATAGGAGAACCATCATCAGATTTCTGTCCATCAGCAATCTGCTTACACACATTACCTATGAAACCAAATAAAGTTTTATCTTTACTCATGGTTTTATACCATCCTTTCTTATTTTTGGTTTACGATAATGTTTTTTATAACAAGCATAGCCAGTTGAATTAGATAATAAAAACATTATTGTAAATTCAGAGAAAATAAGGAGGTATCGTATAATGAGTTTCCTCGATAATTTATATGCAATTAAAAATGATCTCAATGCTGTTCTTGAATCTGGTAAAGTAGATACTAAGGCTGATAAAATTGCTGAGCTTGAAGAAAAGATTGAAGCGATTAAAAAGAAAGAAACGAGAGGTTTCATTACTAAAGATGAAGCTGAAGATGAGATCGATGATGTTGCAAAGAAATTAAAAGAGATTAAAGAAAAAATCGATAATAAAGATGAATAAAATTAATCCCTAGTCTAGATTATCTAGACTAGGGAAACTTTTTATAATAATTCAGCCAACGCTTTTACATATTTATTTTTAAGCTTAGTTGTTAACGTCTCATGAAGAGATAAGTGATCTTTCATATCTGCTATTTTGACAGCATAAGCAACCACATCAAATGATCGTTTATTTGATATATTTATAATGTATTCATCATAAGTTTGTCTTTTCTTATCATGAGTCAATAATCTTAAACTACTAATAAGATTTTCAATTTCCCAATCGAATAAATCATCGGATTGAGAAAGATAACTCTTGATATCATCATACGATGTTTTAGTATCTTCGATAATATCATGTAAAAGTGCAGTACATGATATTTGTATAGTTGTATATTCACTAAGGAATCTATACACATCTACGTTTTGACTAGCATATATCATAACACGTCTAGCATGTTCAAACGTTTTTTGATCATAACGTGTTTTACAAAACTGTGTTACATTGTCTAATACTTCTGATGTAAAAGGCATATTTAACCTCCATATTATCTCATATGATCTCTTTGTAAATGATTATTCATAACATCATTTACAAAAATAGTCATATCCATCTTTTGCCAATCACCTGCAAAATCAGTATGCATCATACACATACGTTTTGCAATAGCTTCCGTAAGATATCTTTCAGATGCTTCTCTTGCATTATCAATAATACGTCTAGCAGTTTCGTCAATTTCTTTTTCTTTGTCTTCAGTTTCAAGAATAGTTGTTATTCTCTCTCCTAATTTCTGATAATATTTCTGTAAAATCAGTTTATATGATTGATTAACATCGTTTCCCCATGTATGCTTTCTTTCAGCATCGAATTTGTCATGAATAACGTTATTAATCATAGTTGTTAATTGCTCATCAGTAGTTCTTTCAAGAGCAAGTTTTGCAAGTTCATCCGCAATTCTATCTTCGACTTTTCCATCGATATTGATATTTGAAATACTTTCCATTAGTTATTCTCCTCTTCGTCATTTCTAAACATATCACTTAGACAAACCATTCCTAAAACTCCATTAATTTGCGATGTTAAACGGTCTTGAGCTTTTCGAATAGTTTCTATATCTTCAGGACTTAATGATCTTGGTTTTAATTCTAATTTAACTGCTTCAAACTGTGGTTTCATTTCAGATTCCATTTTTATATTTCCTATAATTCCAGCAGTTTTTTCATTTTCAAGTCCTAAATTCATGAAATGTTTTTTAATTCTTTCATCGTATGAATCTCTCTGACTAAATTCAGGTTTACAATGACAAAATAAATCAGCATAGAAAGATTCAGGATGAAATAATTCGTTAAACGGATTTTTCTTCATTCTTTAAAAACCTCAATTCTTCTTCAGGACTATTAAACACTGGATCTAAAACATCATACCTGAGTTTGCTAGCATTCTTTTGTGATTGGAATTGTTTACCATTTTCATCCGTACCATGAAATGTATAAACCACTTCATCCAAATTGACTTCAGTATTAATCCCACTAAAGTCTCTATTATGGAACATCGTCAAATTTCCAAGATTGAGTTTTGTTCCATTTTTTAAAGCTAAAGGTTCTTCAATAAGAACATATCTATCCCAATCAAAGTCAGGATATCGTAATAAACGAACATATCGAATCCATTGATTACTAGATTCAATACATACAATTCTAACATCATCAAGAGAAATCTCTTTATACGATACTTTTGTAGGTAAATACTTGTACCCTCTAAAATCAATATTTTGAACTTCTGTCATAAAATGCTGTGTTAAAACACCATTTATGATATCTTTTTCATTTTCATGATCATACACGAATACGTGTGCACTGATATAGAATTCAGTTTTTTCTTCATTCAATCTTTGGAAAAACTGAACTAACTTATTTTCAGAATATGAGTCTGGTCTTCGTACAGGAACGAAAACACAACTTGCTTCATAAATTTTCATACTATAATTTCCTTTTCTATTAATTCTTTAGCTAGATCAATGAATAATTCCGAATCAACCAAATGTACAGGATATTCAATACTAGTTATTTCTACCCTATCAAATTCATGTATAGGAATTCTTTGTTTATATGCCATAATACGCATTCCTATACTCTCAAAGGGTTCTTTTTCCGAACCCTCTGGAAGTATGTATTGAAACCGTATCTTATGGATTTTCTTTTTTCCAATGAACGGTCTGTGCGTTACCGTTGCTACAGCACGCATTAACATTTTTCATCAACTCCTAAAAAAAGTAAATCTTAAAATAGATATCAAAATATTGATAATCTACATGAAACCTTGCATAGTATAATGTGATTAAACCACGTTTTTCAAAATCACCACACATAAACTCTACATCAGGTCTATCTTTTTCGTTATAAAATGGAAATAATTGAATATTTCCTTCAATTGGTGGATATCCGTCGTACTTCATTTCAAACAACTTCTTTGTACCAATGATGTCTACATCAGTATCATCAATTTCAAGTGGTTTGAACTTTTCTGAATCTAATTTAATTGATTCTAATTCGATATCCATTTTATCTTTAACTAAAAGAGTTTTATTAATGTCACAAACTTCGATTATGCTACGTTCAACACCAGCCGTTAAGATTGCTTCTTCACATTCTAAAAACTCATCAATAAGTGATTTAAATTCCGATAATTCTCGAATAAAAATCATTCTATTTTCTTCATCGTTAAATAAAATTCGTTTAATACACTCCTGGAATTCATCTTTAATTGTAAGTATGAATTTACCTTTAAGTGATTCTTGAGATATTTTTCCTGGTATCACGATAGACCCATTATAAATATAAAAATCTTTCTTATAAACTTTTGAGAGTTTTACTAAAACGTCTCTAAGTTCTTTAGTCCACCGTGTTTTCAATTTCTTTTCTTCACGCAACGCTTTAGCATCATCCATAAGCTTACGCTTTAATTCTTTTAAACTTTGTATATCGTGATCTTGACTATAGAGTTCTTCAAAATCTTCATAGCCAAGAGCAACCATACGTTTTTCAATATCAGTAAGTAAATCCTCTACAGTAACTGCCATTATATCACGCTCCTAACTCTTCGCAAGCTTTTCTATAAAGTTTATCCATTGAAGGTAGATTAAACCACTTTCTTCCTGTTGATAACCAGTTCTTAGTCTGGAAATTATCAAATGCCTCTTTTGCAACATCATCATGGAAGTCGGATGCTTCAGTATGAAGCGTACGAAGATGAGTATAAGTATGGATTTTCTTATCCCCACCAAGAATATCAAATTGAGATGCATCAAGTATTGTTTTAAAATGTAATGCACTCGGATCAATATTCATTGCGAATATAGTACTAGGATAGAAGGATGCCATGTCCATATCTATAGCATATTGGAATATATTATTTGTCTTTTTATTTCCATAAAGAGCCATTCCTGTCGGAAGATTTAATCTTGGGTCTCCAACTAGTGCCCCTTCAAATCCTACTTTACGTCCTCCACCTTCATCATCATCATCTTCATCTGGTTCCTCATCAGGTTGCCCAAAAGGTGTTAAGTTCACATTTTCTCCAGGAACCATTCCTGATGTTAAGAAATCGTAATACTGGAAGTTACGAAGTTTTACTGTTTGTTTAAACTCTGAATCATACGGTGTGATGTTTTGATATGATGTAGCATAATAACTTTCCATATCACTTGTGTTATCTTCAATACCTTTTTGAAGTAAAACGTCCTTGATATTGTAGATAAAGTATTTCTTATAATTTCGATAGGGGAAATATTTAATACTTCCTTCTTCGCCGTAATCAAGCTTAGAGTCTTTTACAACTTTCTTACCTATATAATTAAGTGAGAAAGATCTAATTTCAGATTGACCTTTTCTTATTGCTGCATAAGTTCTCATCTGACAGGTATAATTCGTATATCCTGTGTTAAAGAAAAAGTCTGTTTTTGATTTAATATCGAAATGAAAATTATCTTTTTTAAACCAGCATTCCTGAACTGGAAAATCTGGATGACAGAATAAGCTTTTAGGGTCAATACCTAAAACCTGTGCTCTTTTATAGATATAATTCACGTCGAATTCAAAGTTCCAAAATGTAACAAAATCAAATTTTCTTTTATTAATCAACTGAAAAATATGAGTTAACATCTTGGCTTCATCTTTATAGAAGAAAAATTTGTAATCAAGACATCCATATGACTCATCAAACATCTGATGAAGTTCTTCTTTTATGGACTCTTGATTTTCAATAAATTCAACTTCTTGCTTAAGTCTACTTTCATGTAATTCTCTTCTATATAATTCTTTATCTCTTTCACTTTGAGTCATATAAGTCATATCACGTTCTTCATAACCTCGACCTACTAAAGCGAAAGTATAACATTTCATTTCATCGTTATCAACCAAAGTCACAAGATCAATAGGACATGTTGCTGGGTCAGCTAAACCATCTACATCAAGAAAGTCCGTCTCTATATCCATGAATGCCTTTGAAATAGGCTTTGGTCTGTCATTATCGTACATAGTCATCCATTTATATCTATATAATGCTCTTACGTCATAATCAGCGCCATATACAAATGGATACATTAAAAAATTCTTAAGTTCACTATAACGTTTGGTCTTATAAATATCAGCAGCTTGTGCTTTAAGACCGTCACCACCATCTTCAATGATAGCATTAATAATATCCTTATATGCAACAGTTCTTTTTTCTACTCTATCGAGATAAGTATAGTTTAAACTGTATGGAACTCCATAAGGATCTAAATGTGTGTTTCGATATTCAGGTTTCTCAAAGTATATATCTACCGGTGGGTTAGGAATAGTTGTAACATGTTTTTCATTTGTATCTAAATCCTTCCACACAATATACAAAACATCTGGGATACCTTCTTTTCTATTCTCTTTTACATATTGGATATCGACAAGCATCGCCGAATCCTTTGGTATAATTTTACCCATAAATCAAACCTACTTTCATAATTATGAGTTTACGTAAATGTGAAGTAACTAATCAAAAACAATAATTGAGAATGCATACTATATGCATTCTCAATTATAAAAATCAATTACTTAATCTTGTAATGTAAAATTCACATATGTTTAATTATAGTTTCGTATATGATTCATAAAATCTTTATACGAAACTCCATTAGTTAGCCATTTTTTATAATTTTCACCTGAATCAGATTCGTGATCATAATCATAAAATTTTCCAGTTATAGGTGAATAAAGTAAATAATTACCTCCACCATCACCCGATACAATTTTCATTTTTTTATCATTCCAAAACTTCAATGCATTATCAACCACTACATTAAGTGATTCAACTTTATAAACTTTATTATTTCTTTCTCTATATTCAATGGTTCCATATTTCTTACTATTTTCTATTAAGAAATCTGTTACAATTTGATCCTTTTTATCTTCAGAATTTGCTGAAGATAATAAACTATTTAATTTTTCACTCAATTCTTTAATTTCAATATATTCATTTTGTACATTACTCAAAAAAATAGAAATATACTTATCATCAAAATTATTAACATATTTATTGAATTTTGATTGCAAATAATTAGTAATAGCAAAAGCCTCAAATACTTTATAGCCAATATTTGAATCTGGATCAATTTTATTTTTTGTTTCAAACTCATTAATTATTTTTAACGCTTCTTGCTTAGATAACGGTTGTTTACCACTTGGTTTAGCCCAATATTTCAAAATAAAGTTACACTGACGTTTTCTGTCATTTTTTGAAGTAACGGATTCTAATAAAAAGTCAACTTCTTCATCAGAGATAACGCCATTATAGAAAGATTCATAAATCTCAAGTTTGACTGTGTTAATGATATCCATTTTTATATCCTTTCATAATGTAATTATTATATTGTGAAAACAAAAAATATCGTAAAAAACTATGGGTGTAACAAATTCGTAAATGACGGTCATATTTATATTTATTGAGGTGATTCAAATGCAATTTTCAGAATTCATTGAAAAACGTTTTGGATTAAAACTGTATACTTATCAGAAGAAATTCATTGATAAAGTTGCAGAATCCGAAACTAACGAAAAGAAAGATGTAGTTGTAAAGAACAAAGTTCTTGCAACAGGTTACGGTAAACGAATATCTCATACATTTATTGAGGATTCACTTATATAGATTATCAAGGAGGAACCAAAAATGGCTAAGAAAGTATTTATTTCACAACCTATGAGAGGTAAGACTGACGAATTCATTAAGGAAGAAAGAGAGAAGATGATCGCTGAGATTAAGTCTAAGTATGACGATGTTGAGATCATTGATTCATTCTTTGAAAACTACAATGGAAATGCAGTTGGATTTTTGAGTAAGTCTATCGGTAAATTATCTGAAGCCGATATGGCAGCTTTTGCTTCCGGTTGGAAAGATGCAAGAGGTTGTAAGATCGAGCATGATATCTGCGAAGCATATGACATTCCTATCGTAATCGATTAGGAGGTAGCTTATGGGTAAGAAACATGATGATGACGAATATGTACCGTCCAGATATAAGAAAGATGATGCTTTAAGAGATCTTGATGAGCTTGAGAGCATGAGTTCTTTCGTATTACCTTCATCTATTGCAAAAATTGAAGAAGGTAAGAAAAAAGAAACCGTTGAAATTGAAGATGATGATGAGCCGTGTGATAATGAATGGCTTGATGCATTATCTACACTTCGTACAGAAAAGAGAAATCTTAAAAAATTAAGTAGTCTCTTTGGTGAAGAAGACGGTGGTAAAAAGAAAAAGAAAAAGAAGAAGAACCAGGATGGTCCTAAAGATCATACTGAAGATTTCGAAAAAGAAGTAGCACTTTTACAGGATATTTTAAAAGATCAGACTAAGTTATCTGATTCTTTACAGGAACGATATGATATCTTAAACAGACAGAAATCTTCTGCAAGAGGTGTCGGAAAGTTTACAACCGATCTTATTAGTACTTTGAATACATCAAGATCACTTTGTAAAGATATCGTTAAAGAACTTGCTAATATCAAGAAGACTACAGCAGAACTTAACATGAAAGAAAAAGAGAAGTTTGGTAAAAATGCAGCTGGTGAAGATGGTGACATGGGTCAGTTTGCATCAAGTTATCTTAAAAGAATCATGGGACAGAATGCAGATGGTCTTATGGGATCAAATGATTTTGGTATTGATGATATCAATGATGGTGACGAAATGTTCGGTGATATTCTTTCTAATATGCTTGCATCGGATGACTATGAATCCAGAAGTTCTGATGCTGAAAAGTATATCAAGTACGAGAACCAAAAAGTTACTGTAAAAGTAATTGTCGATGATGATAACGATACAAAAGTGTTTATCGCTGAAAATGAAGATGGAGAAATATTAGATGATTATCCTTTACCTTCAACAGCAGACACGTTATCTATTAACAGATCTACCATGATCGCAACTGATAAGTTCGGTCAAAAGTTCCCTGTTATATTTGCGTAAACAAAAAAGAAGGAGATGTGGTATTAATACCACATCTCATTTATTATTTTTAAATTATTCTCTCGGCTTACAATAAGAACCTTAACGCCTGTTTATTACGTCTTGAAGAGAAACTCTTCTTGTCTTTTCGGCTTTTATATGTTCTAACCAGGTATCAATCCAACCTATAACTTCCATATCACCTGCATATTTTTGTTTTAGTTGGTTAATTTCTTCCATACATTTATTTTCATTAGGTTGAAAATGATATATTTCAGATACTAATGATAAAACTTCTATTTTTAACATCCATCGTGGATTTTTTGGCATGCCACAATAATAAGATCGTTTTTTATTATCAGTATCGGAACGTTTACGTCTAGATTTATTATAATTAAGTATACTCATTAAACTTCCTTTACAAATACCATATGTTTCTTTCATGTAAAAGTACCTCTCTTTCATTAATAAAATTAATAATATTTAAATCCTATATACAAATGATAACCCATACTTAATGTAAATAATGTACTGGTTATATAGCTTATCCATTCATGATCTTCACAAATGAATTTATTCATTTTATTTCTAAACACCCACTTCTTATCAAAAGATATAACTAAAATAGAAAATATTAATGCTAGTGGAAAATACATTAACAAAATATATTCAATAAAATTTTTAATCATTTTAATACATTCCTTCCTTCAAATAATGCCATACCAAGAACAGACTTTAATGCTTCATAAAGGTCACCGGCATCTTTTTCTTTAAACCCCTTTATCATCTCTTTCATCAAATACGGATGTCCTTCTGTGTAAGTCATAATATCTTCCACAGTTTTATATCCAGATTTAATCAGGAGCTTTTTAGTTCTTTTCTTGATATCTAGATCAGTTACTAAAGTTTTTTCTTTATCATTCACAACTGTTACACTCCTTTGTTAATTTGAGATTTGAATTTATCTCTAGTTGACATTAATTCTTCTAATGAATCTTCCAACATCTGATTTATTCGTTTCGTACCTAAACCTTTAATTTTCAATAATGCATTTCTATTATACTTAGCCATAACAAATGCATCAGCATATGTCTCTACGCCAATTTGTTTTAAACCTTTGTATACGGATTTAGGAAATTCGACATGTATATCCGTCATTCCATATAATTTATGGTTATAGAAAATTATCTTAGAAAAGCAAATATGACTATCATGTCTAACTGTATTGAATATATTGATTAATTCTTTTTCTTCATCAGTACATTTTTCGTAGGCATCGAATATCAATGAACTACGGAAAAATGATTCATCTGTTGAAATATATTCTTTTATAAAACAATTAGGATCTAATATATCATTTCTATAAGAAATACCAATGTATCTAGGATTAATATGAAACGCAGTATATAACTGAGGTACATGATTGAGGATAATTCCTGCATAATAATTATCACGAATGAAGGACAAAATAGGTTGAACTACCTTCATATGAACAGAAGAATCTCTTTTACAAAAGAATCCATAATATCTCTTAATAAGATCCGCTTTCTCTTGATCAATATGTCTTAATAATTCAATTAATAAATAATCAAAGTCTTCAGGTGTTTTAACAGGAATTTCAGTAAATGTAAAAGGATCTTCACACGGTATAATTCTAATACCATACATAAACATATCAGACAAAAATTCTATTTGTTCTGCACTTAGATATGATATCCACTCGCAACTCATTTTACGATACAAACTTCTGTTAAGATATCGATATGTCATGAAAATATTTGGTGTTCCTTTATAATATTCATTTGCAAGAATATTTCGTTCATCGTCTGTTCCATTCCATCCAGGAGTTTCTCTACATAATCTAAAGAAAATATTTGGATTCATATATCCATTTTTTAAATCTTCTTCCATGTCAATTATGAACTGTGCTAGTTTCCTTTCTTTACTATTTCTAGATTTTAAGGATGGAAATTTTCCATTATTACGCATGAAAGAAACAAAATCGGTATGCAGATAAATAATATTATTACATTCACTTCCACTTAAACATCTTACATCATCTTTAATCATAACAAAGTACCTCTCTTTCATTAGTTTATTCTAAATAAATAATATACTTATAAAATGAGAGATTTTTACAACAAAAAATGAGAGTATAGGAAATCCTATACTCTCAAATTATTTTAAATAAATAAACCATCAATCATGATATTGAAATCTTCAGTTACATAAGGTAAACCTGTCATATCAACAGCATCCATTCCGTTAAAGTGATCAACATAAACAAACAAATTACCATTTGAATATTCACAGAAACAGTTGTGGAATGTATGGAACTTGATAAAATCAGATTCATGACCTTCTGATATAGTAATAGAAGCATTGTTAAAATTAACAGTTCTTCCTTTAGCGAATTCAGTTGGTAATGGAAATGCATATCTATACTGCTTAACACCACCAGCAGAAGATCCGTAAGGAATAACTTCTTCTGTAATAGTACCGCTAGCATCCTTCTTTGTAATAGTAATACTTTTCTGAATGCTTGATTCGTCACTAGAAATTACTGTAGGATTATTTGCAATACTAGGTCTAAAGTGAGCAGACACTTGATATTTCTTATCACCAAAAGTTGTACATGACCATTTAAAAGATGATCCATCATCATTTTTTGTTATTTCTTCACTATGAACTATGGCAATAGATGATTTAATATCACTCTCCCATTTCTCCAAAAGTGTTTTTCCATCAGGGAAAAATATTGCTCTTGCAAGAGTGGAGATAATCATAGGCTTCATACTTTCTGTATGTTTGTCACGGTTCATAAAGAAAACCATTTTTAAATTTTTCATATCTTTTACCCTCCCTATACAAGTTTAGCAATCTCAGGCCAAAACTTTCTAATTTCTCTCGTATTCTTTACGATATCAGAAAGTGTATTCTGACTGAGTAAGAAACCACCAACGATTGTGTTGTCGATAGCAAAAATAACATAAGGAAGATAATCAATACAAAGTACAGATGAACCTCCATAAGTATTTAAGTATCTTTCGACGAAATATCTTACTGTAAGATTATTCATTCTAGGTGAAATCTCTTTAAGAAATGCAAACAACTCCTCAATGTTTTTAGGATCTTTAGCATCATACTCATCTGAAATAAGCTGCATAAGTTCCGCTTTCTTTTCAGTAGTTGTTTGGAGGGCACAGTTATTAATTAAATCTCTATTATTAGCTTCCCAAATATTTGTAAGGAAAAACTTTGAAATTACAAAAGAGATCTTATCATGAAGTGATACATCCAAAGAGAGAGCATAATCTCTATTTAATACTCTCATAAACATATTGGTGTATACTTCATTTGTAATTTTCATAAGTGTCGTATTTCTTGTAAGTACCTGACTTCTCACATGAAAATGATATGCCAAGAAAGCTGATTCCATAAGGATATACAGATTCTTCATAGGCATATCTAAACGAAGATTATCTGCATCTAACTTACCAAATGAAGAAACAAAAATACTTACAACTGGACCACTTGGACTTTTATGAATTACAAATGGTACAGACTTTGTCATCTTCTGAGTAGTAGATGTCCAATATACTAAACGGATAACACCGTCTTCGAAAGCCTGCATGACTTTAGGTACTAAAGGAGAAATACGGGTTCTTTCTATCTGAATGATTTGTTCTTCGATAAAGCTTTTATCTAAAACCTTTCCTTCTTTCAGTGCTTTAACAGTGCGTGCCTGAATTTCTCCAGACGCATTGAATAAACCATAGATAAAGGAATCGGACATAGATGCTTCTGTAAATAATGAAGTTTGCATTCTATCAAATCCGCCTTTCTATTTAATATTAAATAGATTGTTTTTTGAGGTTATTTTTAGGAAAAAAAGAAAGACCTCAAATTAATGAGGTCTGTTAAGAATAGATGCAAACATTAATCTTTCATCATTCGTCGCATTAGTCAATAAAACATCAACTAAACGTGTGAAATTTGTTTGAAATACATAATCTTCGTAATTTAAATATAAAATCTTATGATCAACAACCCCATACTCGTAAAAATAATTAAATACCGAAAGAATTCTTACAAGACAATTTGTCGTCGTTAGTATTACTACACCAGATTTGTCATCGACAAATAATAATGCCTGAATTATATTTTCAGTAAATTTATTTATTACAATAATTGGAGCGCTATCCTTTATCAGTTCAATCAACTTACATAGTAATATTTTCTTAAACTTATCATTTACATCAGTTCCAAGTTTCTCTACTGTAGGAATTAAATCATCTTCCATAACAGCAATGCAAATAGCAAAATTATCAGTTTTTTCTATTAAGTGTAAGCATGTTCCTAAGTTATTATCTAAATTAAAAATTGTCATTTGTAAATCCTCTCTTTCGTTTATTTATCAGGTAGTTTTGTATAATCTGGAATTTCAGTTGATTCTACTTTAAATTTAAATTCAGAATGATTTAAATTAATGATCTTTGAATGGAATTCATCAAATTTTCTCATTAGAATAACCTCTCTTTCTTATATTTATTCAATATAATAATATATCACTGAAAATATAAGAAAAACGGGTTTTACAGGGTATATTATGGTGATCGAATGACATGACGGAATTTAGTTAAGTAAAATTTCTGTAAGTCTCGATATTTCTCGGGACTTACAGATTCTTTATTTAGCTAAATAGTAAGGTAATTACTAAAACGAATGTAGTATACTCAACAATTGATTCTTTATCTAATAATGGATTTTATTCTACAACATATAATTCAACTGGCGACCAAACAACAAATATGATTCATATTACATGGGATAACAATTTCATGTCACAAATCAAATGTGGTTTAGATTCTCAGATATCGCATAGAACAAAAGCATCTGGATCGTGGCAAAACTGGAGAACTATTCTGGATGCGAATAATTATTCTACTTATTGCGCCTCTGCATCCCATACCCATAGTGGTTATGCAACATCAAATCATACTCATACTGGATATGCATCATCATCTCACACACATGTTTATGCGGCTTTAACAGGTAAACCAACAACACCTGTTTATGTAGGTTCCAAAGTAGTAACATGTACTAGAGGTGAGATAGTTATTCAATTTAGTGATGTTGGAGTTTCAACAAGACCGTCAGTAGTGTTAGTTGTAGTTGAAAGTGAGCAAGGATTTGCATCATATATGTATGATTCTTCTACAACATACATTAGAATTATAGCAATGAAACGTTTAATAGTAGATACTTCAGATCATGAAAATATAACACCTATAAATGGAAATGTAAGATTAGGTCTTGTTATATATCAATAAAAACATCCCTAGATGGTATAACCATCTAGGGATAATTTATTTAACTAAAAATACCGGCTGCTCATTACTCTTCTACAATTTCACCATCAACATGTTCGACTTCTGCGGCTTCTTCAACTTCTTCAGCAATATCAGTATCATTACCATCATACATAACATCGCCTTCACCAACAAATGTAGGAGCGTTAGGATCAACCATTTCAGCCGGGGTCATTTCCATAGGCTGCATTCCAGGATCAAACTCTGTCTGAGCCTGTTGCACAAAACCCTTTGTCTTCAATACATCAAATACATTTACGACCTGTCTCATAGTTTCAATACCACGAACCGGAGTATCATTGTCAAGAATAGACAAAACCTGTTCGATATCCTGGGCATCATAAACAACAACGGTCTTAGTTTCAGGTACATTTACATTTTCGTTTACTTCACTCATTGGTGTAGTCCTCCTAAACTATAGTTTTTAGTTAACGATCTTTTTCGTTACTAATTATGTAAATAAAATAATAAAAAAGAAAGGAGTTATTAGCTCCTTTCCTTTCTATTAATAAATCATTTTCTTTATCAATTTCTTAATCTCTTTACTTCCGCTATAGAAGCTTACGAAACTCAATGCTCTACATCCTTCAGCTAATGATTTATTGTAATTAATATCTTTGAATTTATACTTGATCTTAGGAAGAGAATGAAGGAACCATTTATAAATTTCCGGATAAGGCCTTGTTGAAACTCTTCTGGATAAAATACAATTACCCAAAACTTCGATCATTACCTTAACATCATCTTCATTTCGAATATCAATTTCTTCCGGAACCATAAATGTATTCTTAACATTACTACTTCCTGTAGCAAGTACATATGCAATTAAGCATACATTCTGAATCACAATATCATCGCTGGGTTTTCCACTATCTAAAAATCCAGGATGAAGCATTTCATCTAATCTATTGAGTTCTCTACTCACAACTCCAAGAGTTTTCTTTGATCGTTTGAAATATTCATTATCTGAAAATACAATGAGTTCATTAACCTTAAGTAATTCATCTCGATAATCCGGATTATTATCCGCAATCATATCAATAAAATTACCAAGGCAATCACGTACTTGATAAATTAAACCAACACATTCTTTTTCATCCTTCTTTTTACCCCGGTATTCAACCTCTTTCCAAATCATTTCATCGAAAGATTGGTCTATACTCATAAGCATTTGCATAATAAATCTTCCTTTATAGATATTACTATCTACAGGTTCTGATTTCATGCTTCCTCTCCATAAGATACTTTTATAAGCATATAAGTTAAGAGGATCATCAGGTAGTACACCAGTCTCAACAAAGCTATCATCGAGAATTGGTAAACCATTAAGTACACGAACTGCTAATCTAATATCGTCATGAAATGCAACGATACATCTTCTACATTCGATAGATAATTCTAATGAGTCCTTTATCATTTCATGTCTACGAATCATACGCTCTCGTGTATTACGTATGATATTTGCAACGAACTTAATCGTTTTTGTTTTAAGCAATTCTTCTTTTTTACGTTTAAACATTTTGCGTCACCTCCAAATTATTCTAATAAAATAATATATCTTTAAAAATATTATTTAAAATCGAAATTAAATGTAGATCTAATTGAATCTGCTGATTGTTTGGACATCTCTGTATGGTATGCTTCAATTTTAAATTTAACTTCAAGATCAATATAATCTGTTTCATCAGTCAACTGATCTTGGATCATGTCTTTGACCATTACAGATTTAATACCGTTTTTAAGATATACATTACAACACCAATCAAGATGGTGACTATCAAACATATTGATATCTATTTTATAATCGTCTTTAAATAAAACATCCATGAATTCTTCACAGTTATAAGCATAGTATTTACCAATATATTCAGTAACGTCTTCATTACGACTAGAAGTTTCCATACTTGCTTTAATTAACGAAATATATAAAAGTAAACGGTATTCAGCTTCAATTACTGGAAATATATTTTTAACACATTCCTTATATAACTTAGCAAAGTTTTCATTTATTTTTACATCATGATTCATATAGTCAACTATACAAAATGGTTTGTATGTTTTATTAGTTATACTATCCATTCGTTCATAATACGTTTCATGACCTTCACATCTTCCACCACCTGGGTGTATAGGTCGTTGGATTTCAGTAAATAGTCGACATCTAGCCATTTCTGCATTTGTTATTATATCTAATTTATATCTTGATTCTCTACGTCTCATAATTCTTTATCACCTGTAGTTACAAAATAATTAAAATCATGCACATCTTCTGTAGTAAATAAACTTTCGTCTGAAATAGATTTTTGAACCTCTAAAGGTATATGCTCATAAGGGTTTTCGATTACTTTTTGAATTCTATAAACAACTTGTTGTTGAACTTCTTTTAATTCTTCAAAATACATAGGTCCATCTGATGGATGATTTAAAATATTGAATGCTTTTACCATATTTAAAGAACGCTGAATTGCAGCTTGAATATAGCTCTCTTCTTCTTCAGTAAATTTTAATCGTAAATTATTTGTAATTAAAAATGTATGAGCATCTGTAAATTGCATTAAATGAAATTTATCATTACTCGCTAAAGTATCTACAGTTTTTCCATGATTAATCATTGACTTAATATAAATTATGTAACCATCGTCATTTTCACATGGTTTTTCTCTTAAATCTTTTTTACAACGCTCTGTATATTTTACAGATGTTAACATATCTGGATATATCATATTATATTTTCCTCCAATCCATTAAAATAATATATGTTAAAACTTCATTAATTACAATTAAAAAATATTTTTTTATACAAACTATAACAAATAAGTAATGCAAAGGGTATGGACCTTTGCGGCAACCGGATAATTGCGCTGCCTTGGATGGATGAGACCCGTCAGATTTAGTTCTGGTCGGGGTATGTGGGATTTGGCCGCGCTTGTGCCGCCATTGATGGATGTGTCTGTACCTATGCATTACAAGGGCTCGGAAGATGCCGAGCAAAATAAGCCGAATAGGAGGAAACACTACTCACGGTGTTTAGCGGTTAGGAATGGATCCAACAGCATCAATACACAGTGATAAAGTAGTACCTAAGACGGCAAAAATAACCTGAGACCGGAGTGAGTTTACAATGCTCACTCCGGTCAATTTATCCGATTTTTAACTTGAAAAACAGTTTACTAAGCTCGGATACTTTTGGTGGAAAGGAGGGACTCATGGCTGGTTATTTTCGTAAAGATAGCAATTATGTCTACCTAGATACCGACTATATGGAATTTTATATTCCACTTGAATTTTTCGACCAAAGTAAAAGATATGCAATCGATTATTCTTCATATATTGAAACTTTGGGGTTATTTTATGTAGGAATTTTCGAAAATGGAAAACTCAAGAATTATAGAGTTATGAAACAACCGTATCAGATAACTGTGTATGTATATGATTCAGAAAACAGAAATGTCAACTTACCTGGTGGAGAAACACCATGTAAGGTTCTTAAATATAATAAGAATATGAAATTAATGAATTCAAAAATCATTCAGGATGCACAGTCATCATTACAGTATTTAGACATGGTAATGAATGGAAAGGTTCCTTCCAGTGTACCATATGACATGGCAGCTTCACTCTGCCAAAAAAATAAGATGGTTAATAAAGTTAATTTTGGTGTTAGACCTGAAGTTGAAGAAATGGTTATAGCACTTAATTATAGAAACCCATCTAATCTTTCGGAACCATTTGCTAAAATTTATGGTGGAGATATTAATGTCTCTCCATATGCTTACGTAACAGTCGGAACTAGGCAAATATGTCAGTACGCATCTACGTTCTCATCACTTACATTCGAGGATATGGATAGTATGTTAACAACGTCTATTAACCGATCACGAAATAAGGGAACAGAACAATTTTCACCTATTGAAGAAATCATTAAGATGTAAATTGTTGTTGAAAGACCCGTAATTAACCAAAACAAATATATAAAAATTTTAGAAGGAGGGCTATATTTTATGGCATCAGCAATCCAGATTGTCCCTAAAGGACAATACCCTCATGTCGAGACATTTATCTACGACAATACAGAGGTTTATGATACTCCTGCTGTAGAAACTGATGACACAATCAAAACGATTCATGTCTTCAGATCTGGTAAGGGTATTGATAATAAAATCGTAAAAATGAAAGACCAGAAGTCATTTAAAAATGTATTCGGTCCTACTGACTATAAGAAATATGGTCAGGCGCTTATGATGCCCTATGCTTCTCTTGGATCTGGTTACACATCTGTATATTGTATGAGAGTTATGCCGGATGATGCAACTTATGCTAACTCTGGTGTTTATGTATACTATCGTACAGCAAACGTTACCGTTTCTGAAGGTGTTGTTGATGAAAACGGTGATCCTGTATACGGTGATGATGGTATCACTCAGCAGACCAAGGATGTTCAGAAGCAGGTATTTCAGGTTATGTTCCGTAGTAAGAGTTTTGCTCCTACCGTGGATACTGCAACCAATAAACTTACTGATGGAACTAGTGCAGTTCACACAGTAAAAGAGATGGACGCTTTGATTAAAGCTGGCGTTGAAGATATTGAAGCTACCGATGGAGGTAATAGCTGGACATGTCTTCCTCTGATTAAATTTAACTCCACCGGTCGTGGTGTTTATGGAAACAACTACAAGTGGAGAATCACAAAGAATGCAGAATATGAGAAGGATTATGAGAGAAAGATCTATACCTTTGAAGTTATGTCTGCAGAAAACGGTCTTGAGAAGATTGCTACATATGTTGGTAGCCTTGTTACTTCCGTTATTAATAACGAGTCTATGCTCGTTGATGATATTATTTCTGAATACGACGCAGGTGAGTATCCTGTAAATATCGGCGTATATGAAGAAAGCGTTGAAGCTGTTTATGATGCTTACGTTGAATTCTTGACCGGTCTTGCAGAAGATACAGGCGTTGAATTGGAAGTTCCTGAAATTGATGAGTTTGACCTTTTATTTGGTTTGAATCTCAATTCTTCTTCCAAGTATGAGTATTTCCAGGCTATTACACCTGACAATGATTCTTATCCTATTCCGGATGATGAATATGGTGTAAGCATGGGTAACGATATCGGCGTTTACTTAAATGGTGGTCACGATGGTTCTTTCGGTACATTTATCGATACTGAGAAGAAGACTACTATTAACGGCGCTCTTGAAAAGCTTTCCACTAAGGATTACAATGCTGCTGTAACAGCAGGTATTACTCATCTTAAGTTTGGTGAAGCTACCGTAGAAGACTATATGTATGCAAAAGCATACAGTGGTATTCTTGATAAGGCAATCTTGTCTGTAAGACGTACTCCTGCAGATTATCTGCTTGATGCTAACTATTCTTACTACACAAAGATTTCCTTGGCTCAGTTTGCTATCGCTCGTGCAGATGCTCTTTGCTACATTGATACCGGTATTGAATATGATACCTTCTCTAATGCAGTTCTTAAGAACATCGCTAAACTTTATGGCGGTATTTTTGCAAACAGAATTATTTCTTTGAACGGTCATAACTGGAAGGTTTCTGATCCGTTCACTCAGAGAAAGGTTGTTGTATCCGCTACTCACTTCATTGCTTCTGAATTACCTAAGCATTGGAAGACTAACGGTATTCAGACTCCTTTCGCAAAGGCATATGCAAGAATTGTAGGTCATGCTAAGAACTCTATCGTTCCGGCAGTTGATCTTCATGAGGCTGATCTCATGGATACTCTTGCAAATATGAGACTTAACTACGTTGAAGCCATTGGCGAAAACGTATTCCAGAGAGGTATTCAGAATACCGCTCAGACTATCAACTCTGATCTCACTGAAGAGAGCAATATGCATGTTCTTCTGTGGCTTAAGAGAAATATTGAAAAGGACGTATTCGACAATCTGTACAACTTTGCTAACGCTTCTGAGCGTGCAACCTTCAGACAGATCGAAGCGGCTAAGTACGAACATATCATTGGCAGCCTTGTTCATTCTTTCGATATTAAATTCGATATGAATGAATGGGAGTCCGACAGACAGATCCTTCACTGCTACGTAGAAGTTCAGTTTAGAACTCTGATGAAGAGAGCTATTATTGAAATCGACGTAAACAGAAGAGATTATGCGGCTTAAGAAAGGAGGGTATGACCAATGGCAGCAGTAACTATTCAGCAGGGTATTAAGACCCATGATGATGCGCAGCTTACAAAGTATGCGTTGTTTCTTGGTGGATTGGACGTAACACACGACGTTCTTGCGTCTTACGATCCTTTCATCGGAGGTAAAGCTAGATTGTTTATGACAAGAATGCCTACCTTCATGCTTGATAAACAGAATGGTATTCCTGAGCAGCTTAAGAAATTTAAGCATGTTTTGGAGTATGCAAATACCGGTATTTCCGGAATTAATGATATCGACGTAAACAGTGAAACTATCACTGGTGGATACGTTGGTCGTGAATTCCAGATCCCTACAATCGCTAAGAATAACACCAACTCCTTTACCGTATCTACTTACGAATTTTCTGGTAGACCTATGGGTGAAGTACTTCATTGGTGGGTTTCTGGTGTAATGGATCTGCAGTCTGGTTTCGCAACCTATCATGGTGTGGACCTTGAAGTAAAGCAGTCTAATCACACTGCAGAATTCTTCTATGTTGTAACTGATAGAACTGGTAAATCCAATGGTATCGAATTTGCTTGCATGTTTGCAAACTGTTTCCCTACCACAATCAAGATGGACCATTTGAACTACAGAGCTGGTGAAGCAAGTATCGCTGAAATGGATATCACATTCAGCTGTACTATGTATGACAGCCCTCAGATCAATGCAATTGCTAAGCAGTTGCTTGAGAAGTATCAGGTTCTTATGGACTCTATGCAGTTCTGTCCTAAGTTCACTATGGAACAGGATTCTGGTGTTAGAACCGCTTACAACCCCGATAACGGCATGTTAGAGGAAGTTTAAAAAAAAATAAGAGACTACTGGAATTTCCAGTAGTCTCTTTATTTAATCCCAATGTTCTGGATATTTAGAATGTAGATATGCGAAGAGTTCTTTTTCAAGTTCTTCCTTAAGATTTTTATCCGGACATACACCTTCCTGATAATAACATGTGTATGGATCATCATAAGTATAAATCAGTATAGAATAAAACGCATTATCAGTTGTACATTTCACAGATATAAAATTTTTCTCAAGATCTAACCAATCTTCTACGAATACAAATTTATCCATTTATAATTTCCTCTCTTTCTTATCGTCTTTCTTTTCAGCTTCTATGTAAGGTCTCATCGCTCGATCAATAGCCCATTGATCTAACTTCTTTTTGATAATTAGTATTAAAATAATACCGACGATTATCGTTAATAAAATAAGTACTTTTGTAAATAATGTCATGTAATCACCTCATTTCTGTTTTAATTTCAAAGAACTGTTTATTAATAGATTTTAATCTATATAAAAATACCATTTTTCATTGGGTGAAAATTCTCCTTGTGTATTGGAAGGGTAGGTGATCTGGACTGAGATCACCTACCGATCGTGTTTTCATAATTTGTTTTATTTAATGGTAAGAACCCAATAATATGACCAATAACTTCGTCTTTAGCCAATATCATTTTTTGACCGTTATGGTCAAATATATCATTCTTGTAATCCCATACTTTATCACCTTTAGAAAATTTGACCATTTCATTTCCATAAGATGTTGTATAATCTTCATTTACTATTACATGAATTTTTTCTGGTTGCATATTGCATCACCTCCGAAATTATATGAATAAATTCAATATAATAATATATCAATAAAAATTATGATTTTTCATCAAAAGTTTAAGATTGGATTTAAGTGAGGGGGACGGAATTTAGTTAAGTAAGTTTTCTGTAAGTCTCGATATTTCTCGAGACTTACAGATTCTTTATTTAGCTAAATAGTAACAAAGCATCTTCTAATCATACACATAGCGGTATGCTTACAACTTCAAATTATACTAGTTATTGTGCTACAGCAAACCATTCACATTCAAATTATGCATCTTCATCACATACACATGATTATTTATCATTAAGTAGTGGTGGTACAGTTGTTGGCAATATTACATCTAAAACATCATTTACAGCTTTAAATACTGCGCATTTTTATGCAAATACAGGAACTAGCCAAGGAGTTGGAGGATTTTTTTATGCAAAGGGAAATAATACATATCTTGTTGCTAATAATTCATCTTCAACTTCATATTTAAAATTAATGGCTATAAATGAAATTCAATTACAAACACCAAGTAGTACCGATAGTTCTTGGACATGGGTTGGAATGCGCGGAAAAAGTTTTACAAACGATTCTTCTATTAAATATAAGAAAAATATACATTACATGGATGATAAATATGCATATGATCTATTAAAACTAAAACCTGTTATTTATGATTATATCAATGAAAATAATGGTGTAAATTGTTTAGGACTTATTGCAGAAGATGTCTATAAATATTTAACATATCCTGTAATATGTAATGATAATAATGAACCTGATGGAATAGATTATTCAAGATTTGTATCACCTATAATAAAATTATTACAAATACACGATAATAGACTTTCAAAAATAGAAAATTTTTTATTAATACCATAAATAAAATTCCCCTAGGATCGAAATGACCCTAGGGGAATTTACATGCACCAGTATAATATAATTGTAAAAGTCATCTTTTATCCATTAAAGGTTCACAATGAATTTCGTTTTCTCTATAATTTATAATTTACGATAATGAACTACTTGATGACTGAAAAATATTTAGGTTTCTCAAACGGGGTGTAAACTTAGTCCACTGACACGCTTGTGAACATCACGGCACATTATGACTAAGTATTGCCATTTTGTATTACATCTCGTAAATATCTCCAGATATATAATCAAACCTAAATTTTCAAGTTGGTTTTTATCACATTTCTTTCTGATTCTTTTTTCGGTTCCGGGACCGATTAGAATCTCATGCACATTTTTGAGCAATCGTTGCCCGAAGAAACGCAACGTGATTAATATTCGTCTTAAAAACATCTTAAACGAGCTGTGGTTTTTCGATCTTCTCATTTTTACCACCTCCTTTCATTTAAGCAATTAATTCTATGTATTTACGATAATTAATAATCATTAAAAAATAGGGACATTTCTTTAAAAGACTTATGAAAGGTTGGTAAAAGAAATGGAAAAGAAACCTTTAAAGAGTCATCCTGTAAAGTTTGTTCAAATGATGTCATCAAGTGCCCATACATATGGTAATGCAGTTGCTTTTATTCAAAAGTGGTTAATTGATCAGTTTCCAAAAAATGATGAAGGTGATAGTATTTTTAAATCAATTAATGTTAGTTCTAAGATTGCTCATAGACAACTTAGACGAACATCTAATGAGATTAGTAAAAATTCTAAACCAGCATTAATGATACGACCACGAGTAGACTTTAATGATGAAAGATTTTTACAGGGTACTCCTCTTACAGATAGATTACTTTATAATTCATATAATTTTGGACCTGATGCTTTACAGCCATTTTTCTTTGATAGTAGAAATCAGGTAGCAATAAAATATCAATTAAATAGAACTGTAATGTATGTAGATGTAGTTATGGTATTTTCTACATTAATGCAACAGTTGAATTATGCAACATATTTAAAGAATAAAATTCCTATGAATAGCCCGTTTGATCTTGATACATGTTTTGAAAGTTTTCTTTCTATAGAACTTATGGAAATGATTTCAGAACTATCTGGTGTCGACATTAATCAAAATGGTTCTGTTAAAAACTTTTTAAGTTATATGAATCAAAATTCCGTAAATCCTGTAACGTATAAATTACAAGGGAGTACGAATAGCCAGGAATTTTATAGATACCATCCTGTAAAAATTATTACAACGATACCATCATTTGAAATTGATGATGGTGAAAGAAATGGTCAGATCAATGATAATTATCAGATCAATTTCACTATACGAATGGAGTTTTATACTAATGGTATGTATTTCTTATTCTCGGATAAAGTATTTAAGATTAAGAAACCTACATTTAGTGATGATGGAACGATCATTCCTATTTTTACAGATGTCTTGTTAAAAGAAGATTGGAATTTACAAACTGGATGGACTCAATATAATCGTGCAACATGTGGTCTATCTCAGAAGAAAGATACTATTAATTTCTCAACGCTTCTTAGTCCAGCAATCACAGCTGCTATAAAGCATTATACAGACAGAAATTATTATGTTGGAGAAATCGTTGATATTAGAATAAGGGAACAAGGTAGACTTATGAGTCCTGGTACTGAGTATTATGTGGATTTTGATAAGCTTGATATTCATTTTAATAATGACGATTATGGATATTTGACATATACAATCATGATTTGTATAAATCCAGAAATGATCAATAACTTGATCAAGAAAGAATTCAAATTACAATAAATTGAAGGATGAACCATTTGGTTCATCCTTCTTTTTTAAACATCATATGGAATACGAGTTTTTACTTCTTTAGTATTATATTTAAGAACACACATATGATCGTCACTTTCAATAACAGTGATTGCATCAAATCTAGGTGCGTCTATAAATTCTTCGATAGAAACTTCACTATTAAAAGTTCTACCGGAGTCATGACATAACATGATTTGTGGAATAGGCATATGTAATTTTGCACTCCACATAAATACTCACCCCTTTCAACTGTCATAAATTATTGTTAAAATATTTTAACAATATAAAACTTTATTAGTATATTGAATTTTATAAAAAAATAAATACACTAGTGAGAATTTCTCACTAGTGTATTTTAATTTACTTAGTCTCTGTTTCAGGTTTTGTTTCATCAGATACTTCACCTTCTGTGTTTTCAGAGCTGTTATCAGCATTCTTTTCAAGATAATCGTACTGACCTGCAATCTTAATAGAATCAGGTGTATATCCTTCATCTTCATCAGATTCTGTAGATTCAACATACGTATCAACTTCTGCTTCATAGCATTTACATAAGAATACTCTTTCAGCATTGTCAACAAAGATAAAATCTCTGTGAATCATATACAACTTATTTTCGTGAACGATTTGAGAAGTACCTTTATCATATGTCTGTAGTTCATATGTAGAATTAGCAATATCTTCCCATCGATCTTTGTTTTCAAGAACGAATTTAAGTCCTAAATTACGTCCATCTTTAGTTTCATCTTTTGTAAGATATAACGCTTTATAAGCGTAAGGAATAGGATCTGCCATTTATTTTTTACCTTCCTTTACATAGATTTTCTGTCTGCAATTTCAGCCATCTTTGCTGAATTTAATCGTGTATCTCCGTGTACTCTGGAATATGAAAGATAACCATTCATTCTCTCAATTTTTGTTAGATTCTTAGAACCGCATTTAGGGCATTCATCAACACCAACACCTTCTTTACCGCAATCTTCACAATAACAAAGAGTAAAATTAACTCCTTCATATAATCCCATTTTCATAGCGCGTTTTACATATGACCGAACTGCATCTTTATTATAATTTATGTCGTACTTAACGTACTGAATTCTTCCTCCCTGGAATAACTCCCAGAATCTGAATTCTTTATCTTGCTTTTCAATTCCATCCATTTCTTCACTTACATGACAATGGAATGAATTTGAAACATAATCTCTATCAGAAACATTTTCAACTATACCGTATTTTGCACGGAATTGATTTACCTGAGTTCCACATAAACTTTCTGCAGGAGTTCCGTAAATTGCATAATTTATATGATCTTCAGCTTTAAATTCTTTTGCTTTCTTATTAATATATTCCATTACTTCTAATGGAAATTGACCATCTTCTCTAATAGATTTACCATTGTGAATTCTATTAAGCTCATTAAGAGCTGTAATTCCGAAACTAGCAGTAGCATATCTAAGAAGAGGTTTAATCTTATCATTAGGATTAAGATTTCCGTTATGGAATCCTCCTTGACAGCACATAACCGGATTGGTAGATGCTCTCATATTTCCTAAATAATTATAAGTCATTATATGAACTTCTCTTGCAAGTTCAAGATATTCATCAAGAACTGTATAGAAGTCAATATTTTCTTGTTTTGATTTAGCATAAATCATTGGCAAGTTAAGTGAAACTACACCAATATTAAATCTTCCTGTAAAGAACGGTTTATCATCCTCATCAGCAGGTTCAGCACCACCTCTTTCATAAAAAGGCGATAAGAATGCTCTACAACCCATAGGTGCAATAACCTCACCATATTTATGCCACATTTTGGCAACAACAGTGTCACCATCAAGTGATAAAAAGTCAGGATACATTGCTCTCAAAGAGCAATCCAATGCTTTTTCAAAAAGCCAATTTAATTCTTTACCTTCTCCATGTAAGTCTTCAGTATATGTGAAAACTAACTTAGGAAAAAGTACAGATTTTTTCTTTTCGGGTGCTCCCTGTCCTTTTGCTCTAACCTCAAGACACACTTCAGCTGCCATTGAAGCAAAAGTATCAGTAGATACACCAATTGTAAATGTAGTAAAAGGATAATCTCCTCTGCTACTAGCCACAGTATTTAATTTAATTTCAAGACCCTGGAATCCTTGTTCCATTTCTCTTCTAACATCAATCATAGCTTCTTCATGAGCTTCTTTTTCAATGTTTGTCTTAAAATTATGATATACTTCGTCTTCTGAAGTATATCCCATAACGTTCATAATAGAACGCATCTTAGATTTGAAATGTTTGTTAAAATGAATATCATAACTCTTTTGTGCGTAAGGAATCAAAATTTCATCAATACGTGGAACTGTATAACCTCCGTACTGTTGTGCAGCCGCACTAAGAATGATATCACCAATAACATCAAATGCAACATCAAGTGATTTGGGTTCATTGTACCAAATATTACCCATTTCAAAACCACCTTTAAGCACATTACCAACATCTGCTAAACAGCAGTTAATACAATCACGTCTACTGCTCATATCATGAACATAGATGTATCCATCTTTACACGCCTGTAATTGCTTAACGGTTAATTGGAATTTTTGATATAATTCTTTATTTAATTGACCGAATATTAAAGAACGCTTAGTACTTACTAAAGTAGAATCTGAATTTGCGTTCTCTTTGTCACCAATATACATAATAGCCTGAGATTTCTTATATACAGAATCCAATATTGCAACAAATGATGTCTTGTAATTTCTGTAATCTCTGTAACTTTGTGCTACAGTTGGAGCTATATTGGTGAGACATTTTTCTACAATATTATGCATCATAGGAACCGTAAGGTATCCATCTCCGTTTTCTTCTTTCTCCCAATTGTTAGGATCATTTACTGCACTGGTTACAAAATTCTCTATCAGTGAGACTTCATTATCAGAGAATCTGTAAATTGCTCTATATGCAGATTTATTAACAGCCGAAATGACTTTACTTATATCAAAAGGCTGAATTGTATTGTCTTTTTTAATAATTTGAATCATAAAATTACCTTCTTTCCATATGATTAATTTAATGTTTTTTGAGGTCTAAAATATGAAAAAATTAAAAATAATATAGCATTGGGACAAATATATAACCTATATTAAGGAGGGTAAAAATGGAAAAAGTAATATACATGCAACCTGTTACTAGATGCGGTGAAGTAAACATGAATGGTATTTTGTATAGTAAAGAAACTCTCGAAAAGGCATTAGATAATGCATTTAATATTAATCCCAGAGGAATACCTGTTACGTATAATAGCCCTATTTACAATATTAATGGATATATTCCTCCTGAAGAATTTTGTACAGTAAGACCTGAATGCATCATAGGACATGTTGAATCTAAAGATATGATTCATTATGATACTGAAGTTGGAGTATATCCTATAAATGAAAGATCTTTTCATATATTAAAAACGTTAAAAGAGAAAAATTACAAATTGGGAATCAGATATCTTGGGAATGTAAATATGATTTCTGATAATATTAAAGAAACTAAAGATATGAGAATTGTAGCATTTGATTTATTGAAACCAACAGATCAAAATAAAAGTGATTGGGATAAATAAAAATGAAGAAGAGTATAGAAATATACTCTTCTTCATTAATTTATATTGAATCATCACTAAAATCATCAATATCATCTGTGTTTGTTTTATTAACCGGATTAAGTTTATCTTCAACTGCTTTAAGTTTAATTTCTTCCATCCATTCTTCAATTTCATCTGTATCGATAGAAGGAAGATATTTATTAACAAGCTTAATCGTAAGATTTTTAGCAAGATCAATCTGTGTAGGATCGCTCTGCCATTGGTCTCCAAGAAACAATCCAAGTACAAAAGTCTTGATAGCTTCAAATGAAGTAAGAGACTCTTGTTTAATAAGATTATTTGCAAATTTAGGAGGTGTTAATTGAACTTCAATTTCATCGATATCTTCATCTTCAATAACTCCGGAATGCTTTGCTACAAGTTTGTAGAAATCTGTAATTGTTGAATTGAAGTCTATCTGTAAGCTCATAACACGACCTTGGAATCTTGTATTAGCAGTTTCAATTGATTTTGCAAAATCAGCTTCATTTAAATAATTCATAATAGCAGAAGGTACACCAGTACCTAAAATATAGCTATTTCTTAAAAGTTCCATAAGTTCAGTATTAAGCTGAACTTCCTGACCCTGTAAGATCTCTGTTTCATATCCGCGTTCGCCACTTCTTCCCATTGGAATATACATTTCTGTACCATTACCAACTTTTCGAAGCATTGTAGTATATGACATTAAATCCATAATATTTACTTTATGGTTTTGCTTATCTCTTGCAATTTCCTGAATCTTATTACTAATATTCTTATCAATACCTGAAGTTCTGATATAATTTACCTTCTGGTCATTAGAATATAAAATAATAGATGTAATCTTGAAAAGAAGTAATAATAAATACAACTTTGCATAGAATAATGATGGTTCTATCATTGAAACACCATTCTTATTCTCATCTTCATTAACTTTAAATTCACAGACATACTCAGCAGGAATAAACTGGAATTTAAGTTTTTTACTATTGAGATCATAGTACATAAGTGCTTCAGCAATTACTTCTTTAAGTTCAGTATTTTGTTGCAAGAATTTTTTATCAAAGCTCATTACAATTCTATTTACAAGATTATCAATAATGGTTCGCTGTCTTCCAGTACGATCATATCTATTATAATATGTCGTACTTGTCATAATACCATTAACCGGACGAACATCATCTTCCTGTATATAGAAATATCCTATAGGTTTATTTAAGATTTTTAACGGAAATAAATGCGTAGGATCACACAATTTAATGTAACAATCCGATACATTTTCAAAGTCTTTTTCATGTTTTTTCAAACGTTTCTTATCTGTCTTTGATTTATAAACACCTGTATCAACATTTGTTACTTCTTTGAAAAGGTTTTGTTCTCCTTCATTCAAAAACAGATTAGCGTATTCAGTAAGACCATCTACAGATTCAAGTAAAAATGGAAGAGGAATTTCATCATTGCATACAGTAATATTTTCCATGTATGTTTTGATTTCTTCTTTAACTTTCTCTATTAAATTAACTTTCTTAAGATCTACCTCACCAAAATGTACTTTACTCATATGCTGTTTTTCTGACTCTGTGAACTGACTTAAAAAGTCTTCAGCACATTCTGTGAAGTATTTATCTTCATATTCTTTTTGTTTTTCTTTTTTAGTTTCAATACCAGCAGATTCAGTATGAAGAGATTCTATAATACTCTTTTCTGTATAACTTCTTGCATCACTAATAAAACTCTGACCTGTAATTGGATCAGATGTCTTTTTAGAAAAATCTGCAAATATCTTACTATACGGTAATACATATGCATAGTATGAACCATATGTAAGAGTCTTTGGAACAATGTGGTCTTTTATAATTTTCTGAAGACCAAATTTCTTTTCTATAAACTCAAGTTTAGAAGTTATATTTTCTTCGGTTTCTTCAGTTTCAAAATCAAATAAGAAATGTCTTGAAATACCGCCATCTGTTACATCAGGAGAAACTATAGCATCTCTCATAATCAGAATTGCTTCTCTAAGTTCAATGAGCTGAGATGCAATTTCCTGGAGATCTGCATATTTAAGCATCTTATTCTGATATGCATCAGATAGAAATGTCATAATCTGACCATCATCTGAATTTAAGAATGATTCGATATCTGGACTATTCCATCCAAGTCTCTTATCATTATCAAATAATTTAGCCATAAAAGATGAAACATCACTATCCTGTGTATGGTTAAGACCATTCATTTCACCTTTAAGAATTTCATTAAACTGATTCGTTAGGTAATCATGATCATTTTTCTTTACAGTACCATACAAGGATAACTCCATCTGGCTAATCATACTGTCTATATTTTTTAATAATTCATCGTTTCGTCTCTTTTCTGATGAAGAGAATTCATCAGTATTAGTAGACTTCTTATCGTTATTTCTAGCCACGATTATAAGTCTCCTTTCTATTTAATTAGCTTAAAGCACTGTTTTTGAGACTATAAATTACTTGAAAACAATTTTTTAAAAGACTAAACGAAGGGGTGAACGTATATGGGTATTTTTAACAAAAAAGAAAAATTTAAATCTTCTATACCTGAAAAATTCCATAATCTTTCAATGGATAAAATGACCGATTCATTTATGGATGAAATTAACGCACAATTTCCAGACATTAAAACCCCTGCGTACATTGACGTTGAACAAAAGAAAGGTCATATATCCGAAAATAAAGCTAAGGAATTAAAGAAGCGTTATTTGCTTCATTCAGTAGAAGAACAAATCAAAAAAGAAAAAGAAAAATTCGATAATGAACAGAAATCAATATTTAAAAAATTCAAACAACCTGAAAAGGTTAAACAAACCTTAGTATCGGTTTATGAAAGTGAAAGTATTGGTATCATTTCAAGAGAAGAATCTGATTACTTGATTGATGCGTTAAAATAATAAAAAGAACTAGGTGGATTCCACCTAGTTCTTCTCTCCGTTCAAATACGGTACTGCAATGTAGTTGCCGTATGTAATAGAGCATTCGTAATCTAAGTGGTTCATATATCGAACCTCTTCAATCCAATCTTCTCTATCATAGTTTCCTGTATCAGGATACTTGCTTGTAATCTCATCAAAGAGACCCCAAACCGTATCTGTACTTGAGTCAATATATACTTGTGTATAATACTTATCGTAGTTATTAAGATTATCCAGATAAGCTTTCTCTTCAGCTTTTGCTGATACTACAAATCCAAGCATTATTACTATAGAAACGATACAGCTACCAATAATAGCAATACGGATTCTAAGCTGTTTAAGCTTCTCCTCCTTCGCTCTTCTTGCTCTGATCTTCTGCATCACAGGACTGCTCTCCTGTACTCTCTTCTGACTTCTTATCTCCATCACCTGTAATTCCATTTGTATCACTCTCATCCGTCAATTCTTCGGATGTCCTTTCTGTAGTATTTTCATCATAAGAATCATGTTCCCATTCATTTTCGATAGATTCATCAACGAAGCAATCTTCGTCTTCATCTAATTTGTAAGTTTCATAATACCTAAGAACTTCTTCTTTAAGATCATAGTAACGTTTTGCAATTTTTGCAACTTCGTCAGAATCTGCTTCAGACTTGGTTACTGCTTCCATAAGTTCATCAAGTGTATCAGCAAGCGACTGTACTACCGGGAAAATCTTATCGCATGTAGCGATAAATTCACATTCCTTTGTATATAGATTATCCATTGTTTCAACAGATTCTTTTATACGGTCTTTTAATACCTTATCACTCACTTCTTTAAATAGCTGAAGGTTGATAGGTTTAATACAAACTCCAACAAACTTATTTCTTTGGTTACGCTTCTTTACCTTTTCAGATAACATTGTAACTCCTTTTACTACTCCGCCAGCAATTGCTCCAGCGGTTACTCCAATTACGATTGCTCCAAGTGTGTTATTTTTCTTCATGATCATTTCCTCCATCTTCTTTATTTTTATTTTGATCATCATCAAGGTCGATAATTTCTAACTCATTATCTAACCAGTTTGCACGTTCAAGCATTAGCACATTTATCAATTCTTGTTGATCTTTTACAACGCTATCATATGATGCGATACAATCATCGCATATTTTCTTTGATTCTAAGTACTTTTTTCTAGCTTTAGCATTCAATATGGCTGCGAAAATATTAATGCCTACACTTAACCATAATGCTATATAGTACCAAACCATTATAACACCTCCTCTACTCAACATCTCCATCACAAGAGTGAATACAAATCCATTTATAACAACTATCAACGAATTCATCGATTCTGGAATTTGTCATTTGAGGAGGTATATAACCATAACCGTATGAGCTATGACAGAAATTTGTAACTGCTAAACTTATCATAGCTAATATCAATTCTTTGCTGATTCCCTCCATATTTCTATTTGAGTTGAATGTAGGTCCTGTCTTATGTGTAATATTTATAAGGTGTCCAAGACCTATAACTCGTGTACTACCTAAATCCATTGAACCTTTTGCAGTACCGGATACTTGAAACTTGTATCCTCTAAAAGGCTGAAGATAACCAACGACCTCATTATCACCTTCTAATTTAGGATCAATAATTTCAATCGTAGGTATACTTGTACCAGGAACGATATTACCCCATTCTAATACATTTAGGGTTTCTTCATTAATTTCTCTCTTCATCATAATAAACCTCCGGCTCTTGGCTAAAAGCCTCCACCATATTTAATTTTGTATTCAGTTGTTTATAACTCGTATAGATCTACGGTGTAATTAGTAACCACCACTTTAAAATACCTTCTTCCATCTTCAAATTCATAATCAAACGCAGAAGGGTGTGGTTTACCTTCTCTAAATATCTTCTCAAGGAACCTAAAGAAAGAACCACTTCCGGTATAAAGAACTACATAACGTCTGTTATCTTTGTCGATAAAATAAATCATTTTACTTATAATAGGTATATTGTCAACCTCAATAAGTGTGTAATTAATATCTTCAAGATTATTTACAGTAAAATTATTTCTACGAACAACATCAAGTTCATCTTTACCGAAATAATATGCAGTACCATTTGTATCACCTTTGAAGTTTACCATAAACCATTTAAGATTTAAGATATCTTCCTTAACTTCAGAACCGCAAACGTCTGTGAATTTTTCAGCTTTTCCCATTTGTGTATCTCCTTTTCTTTTTTATTTTTATAGGTCATCAGCTTGTATTCACTAAAATATTATATCACTGAAAATTCCGACTTTACGGTTTTATTTTATATGACGTATTTTCTCAGTAATATAAATTACAGCATGCGTATTAAATACAGTTACATTAAATTTTACATCATAATCATCAAATGAAAAATATAAATCATTTTGATATCTTTCTATAGGTATTATGTGGAGTTTTGCAGCATAAAATAAGTCTACATATAAATGATTTTTTGAATCAACTAAATATAACCATGGGCTATTTTTAAGTTTATTACCATCTTTACCTAATAAATCACATATAAATAATGGCAAGTTTAAAATATCTAATTCATCAAAATTAATCTCTTGAATAGATATTATCTTTTTTGCTTTTCTAACTGTCATTTTACTATTAATGACAGCATCAAATTCATCTAATCCAAATGAATATTTACATTTATCATGTCCACTAAAAAGTATTTTAAATGCTTTACATTTTTGAATGTATTGAGTATGATATTCATTTGTTTCAATTAACACATTTTCAAGTTTATACATATCATATCCCTCCATATATCATATAAAAATAATATATGAATAATTTTAGTATCATAAAATTTATATCCCTTAATTTAAAACCAAAAAACACTAATTTAATCCTATAAACTAAGAAAGTAGGTGACAAGATTGAAAGTCCAATTACTTAATACTGACGAGTTTATCTTGGTGAATAATCTTAAACCTGTTACATCTCACGTTATGATGCAACGAGGAAATATAGCTCATCCGGAAGGACTCTTTAGTACTCAGATTTTTGGTATGACGCCAAAGGATCGTAAAGAAACCTTTGCGTATATTGATTTAGGGCACATATTCTTCCATCCTCATATATATAAGATAATCAAAAGATTTTTCAGAAACGTTGAAAAAATAGTTGATGGATCATCCTTTTATACCATCAACAGTGAAGGTCATCTTGTATTATCTGATGAAATTCATGGAGAAACAGGTGTCCAATTTTTATATGATAACTGGGAAAAAATTAAGTGGGAATATACAGATTCACCTGCAAGAAATGAACGTATAGATGTGGTAATGAAATCTAAAAAAGCTGAAGTTTTCATGTCAAAACTTATTGTAATTCCTCCATTTTATAGAGACGTTACGTCATCTTCTGGTGGTGGTAAAGTTCCTGAGATTAATAACTTTTATGTGAATGCAATTCGTTTAGCTTCTATTTTAAAAGAAAACGATGTATTTAACTTTAATTTATATTCTTCTCAGGCAGCTATTCAAAATTTAATCGTAGATTGTTATGATTACTTTAAAGAAAAATTACAGTCTAAAAATGGTTTACTTCGTAAATACCTTATGGGTAAAAACGTTGACCTTTGTACACGTACTGTAATCACAGCTACTTCATTTCACGCAAATAAACCTGAAGATATGCAGGTTAATTTTAGATATACTGGTATTCCTATTGCCCAAGTATTATCCTTAGCTCATCCGTTTGTAATGAATTGGGTTAAGGGATTTTTTGAACGAGAATTAATGAATGATTCTCAAAAGAATTTAATAGATACTAAAACTGGAAAAGTGATTTCTCTTGTAGAAATGGAAAATCCTGAATTGGTGTTTACTGATAAATTCTTAAAAAAGAAAATGGATTCGTATATAAAGGATCCTGATACAAGATTTAAACCTATCGAAATTCCATTAAAGAATGGTAAGACATCTTACCTTATCTTCCATGGAACTAGATATGATATGAAAAATAAAGATGAACTTGCAACAATTGCAAACAGAAAAATGACATGGACTGATGTGTTCTATATGGCGTGTGAAGATATTATTAAAGATAAGCATGTTATTGTAACACGTTATCCGTTAATTGACCAATATGGTCTGTTTGTTTCAAGGATTAGAGTACTTAGTACTTCTAAGACAATACCTATGCAAGTTGGAGAAAAGGTTTATCCTTTTTATCCTGATATTGATTTAAATCTTCCTGATAGTAAAGTACCTACATTATTTATCGACTCAGTAAGATTTTCGAATTCATATTTGCCTGGACTTGACGGTGACTATGACGGAGATCAAACAACTATGAAAATTATGTGGTCTCAGGAAGCAAACGATGAATGTGAAAGAGTTATGAATAGACCTTCATTCTTTGTAAGAATGGACGGTTCATTAGTTCGTTTTGTAGAGATTGAAGCTATTCAGACATTTTATAATATGACCAAGAATCCAAATAAATCAAATAAGTCACTCAATGTGTCAGAAATTCATAATTTAACAAAGTTAACTCCTGATGACATTACATTTGATAAATTGGTTGAATTATTTGGTCATACAGAGCATCCTGATGGATATTATCCGAAATATAATCCAGAGGATACTATGACTATTCCAGTTGGAACTTATTGTAATAATAAAGAACCTATTGATACAACTATAGGTAGATTTATTTTCAATAAAGGTCTTATTGAAAAATCTGGAATGGTTAATATTTTAGGATATATAAATACAGAAATGACTGAAGGTGCATTTCTAGGTGGAGTTGAAAGAACTATTGCTACTGCATTACTTGAAGGACGTATAACAACTGATCAAATGTATGTATATGTTGATACAAGAGACTGGATGTCTTTACAAGGTCATGTTCTCGTAACACCATCATTTACACCTGCAACAATTAAAATTCATCCTGAAGTTGAAAAACTGAAGAAAGAATTATTTAAGAAGTATGAAAAAGAGCTTGCTAGTGGTGATGCTACTATAGCAGCTGAAATTGAAAAACAACTTATTGCTAAGACTAAAGAAGTATTTAAAGATGATATTGGTATGGATCTTTATAATTCCGGTGCTCGTGGTAGTTTAGGAAATAACTATAAAAACATCGCTCTTATGAGAGGTGCTGTATATAATAGAGCAACTGGTCAATATGAGGTTGTACAGAATTCTCTTAATGATGGTCTCGCAATTAAAGATATTCCTATTTCATCTAATACAATTCTTGAAGGAGCCTATCCGAAAGCTTGCGGAACTAGAGACTCTGGCTATATTTCGAAAAAGCTTCTTGCTGAATGTCAGACAGAATTTTTAGGTGATAAAGACAGTGATTGTCAAACTAAACGCGGAATTAAAATGGAACTTACAGAAGATAACTACAAAAATTACATGTACAGATATATCATGGTTATGGGTAAACCAGTTTTACTTACTTCTGATAATATCAAAAAATATGTTGGAAAAGTGGTAGAGCTTAGAACTCCTATGACTTGTGTTAAAACACAAAAGGGTGAGATCTGTAATATTTGTGGTGGTGATTTCTATTATATGCTTGATAATAAAGCAATTGGATTATCCGCATCTCGTATTGGTAATGCTCTTACTAAATACAATATGAAAAAATTCCATGACAACGTAATTAAATTTACAGAAGTTGATTTGGATGATATTTTAATATAAAAAATGATAGAGGTTGGAATTAGTTTCCAACCTCTATCGTTAACTTAGTTATTATTGAAATATAATTGTTTTTAATGCAGATTCATATATAACATACATCTTAGTTCCATTCACAACACGATACTTAGTATTTTTCGGTCTATCTAAAAGACTAAAATACGACAAAGTATTTATAATGTCTTTGTCAGAGAATGGTGGTGTTTGTTTAATATGATACGCATTTATCATAGTAATCATCGCATCTTCAGTAATATATATTCTTCCATTATTCTTCAGATAATTATTAGAGCATGGAATAAAATGCACAGGATCTCTACTAAGATCTAGTGATCCTGAAGAAAGCATTCCATATATATTCTTAAGCATTCCAAACTCAGCTTCATAAGTTTTATTAGGTTGATAATTATCACGACCTTCAAATCCGATCCAGAACTTTAAAAATGATACTAAATTTTCTCCTTCCTTAAGTCTGTATGCAGTACCGTCATTTATACTATCATACTTTTTAATAAAATCATCCCACATATCACAAATAAGTCTTGATGGATAATGTGAAAATGGTGCAGGTTTAGATACTGTCTTACAATATTCTTTTCCCACATAATAAAATTTAAGGTGTTCTAACGGATAAACAACAGAGAATTTGATTTGGTTATCTGTAAGATACCTGATAATCTCTGGGTCAAATTCAATAAATATGAATTCATATTTTTCACTCATAAGAGTATCGTTAAGAAACCTGGTTACATCTTTTTCAAAGTTTCTGTTAACTTCTTTCATAGAAGGAACATCTTTTATATGTTTCATAAGTCCTTCATAACCAATACGCATGGATGCGTCGCAGTCTTTCTTTTCTTTTTCAGTATATCCTCTTTCATAAAAACGGAAATATCCATAATTAATATTTAAAAAAGGAATATTTAATTCAGTAAGGTATTCAAACCCTTCTTTCTGGTCGATAAAAGGAAAACATACTATTAAGTTACTTTTACTCATTTTTAGGTCTCCTTATAAAATATATTGAATCTGGTGTATCATTTACGGTACACCAGATTCTCTAGTTATCATATTACATAAACCACTTTTTGATATTAATATTAACCCTGATCCATTCAAAAATAGTTTCAGGTTTTTTCTTAATATCAGATAATCTGAAACATGTATCCGGGTATTCATAAACTACAACATAAGGTTCATCAAACCTTTTAGCATCTGTATAAATTTTCTTAATAGAAACTTTTTCCAGATGTTTCTTTCCATGGAAATTATGTAAAATAGCATAATCTCCTTCTGAATATTCATTAACTACATGGTTTGCTGTTGATACATAAGAACAAGCAAATGTAGAATACGCTTCATTAGCTTTATTGAAGATTATCTCTGTTACATTGGGCATCTCATCATATGGAATTTCATCAGTCTTAATTATCCCATTAATAAAATTAACCCATTTATCTTTAAAGTAATCAAATTCAAAACGTTCTGATTCTAATCGTTTTAAAAATACAGCCGGATCTTCTCCTCTTCCTTCTCCTCTTGTTGCGAGAACTTTTTCATCACAGTCACAATATATGATATGAATAAAAAGATCTTTAGGTGCATGTGCTAAGAAATATCTTATTCCTTCAGGATTTATGATGTAACTATACCATCTCTTAGGATCGAGTTCTTCATATGTAGCGCAATACTCAATTCCTGTTTTTTCATTAATGGTATATGCTATCATCTTTCCTGTATCTTTAATCTCCTGCATTCTTTCTTTAGTAATAAACCAATGCTCTCTTCCATCTACTTCATTAGCTCTAATCGGTCTTGTTGTGAAACTTACAATAGGTTCCACATCATATCTTTCTTTCAAAAGACGTGCAAAAGTATCTTTGGATGATCTAGTCTTTCCAACTATTAAGATCATCTTTTTCATAATTTCTTTCATAGTTAACGTTTCCTTTCCTATAACAAAGCTGGAATATGACCTTTTCTAGAAAAGTCAGTCAAAGTATTTTTATATTTTACAGCATCAATATTTTTTGTAAATATCCTACATGCTTTAATAATATATTCAGGCGTATTCGTTTCAGTAGAACTTATTTCTTTTACTGAATACATTTCAACTGATGGGTAATAATCTGTGGTTATTGCTTTTATAACCACAAATCCATATGGTTTGTGTATAATAGCATAGACTTTTTTACCTATATTTTCATTTGTCTTTTTCATCTTTTTCCTTTTCCTATATAATTATTACAGTTTGAAATATATAGCAAAAATAACTGCATAAAGCTACAAGTACAAAGAATACTACTATTACACCTACTGACATAAATATCCTATTCAGAATATATTCAATCATAGTTTCTTCAGAATTTGCCATACACCATAATTTTATAATACCTGCTATAAGCAGTATACAAATACCACACATAAGATATTCTGTAAACCCATCATGTGCATAAAATTTTAGTATTTCCATATTAAAACCTCTTTTAATTAATTGAAGCTATAATACTGCATATTAACAAAATTCCTTCAATTCCTGCCATAAAACGATACATATTGATTTTTGTCTTAAGTTCGAAAATTTCATTTTCTAAATGCATCTTTTCAATATTACAACTCATCTGAGTAAGTTGCATTTTCGTTTCATTTACAGATGTCTTGTTACTAATATATGCGATCAAAGCTTCTTTTTCATTTTCATCAATTTTACCAATAACTTCATCAAGTGACTTATTCAATCTTTCAACTTCTTCTTTTGCAGATTGAATTAAAGCATCCATCTGTTCAACTTTATCTTCTACAGGTAAACGATAATGAACAGGATTATTAGGATCTATCAAAGCCATTTTCTATATCCTTTCTATCCAAAAATTTAAAATACACATTAGTCCTTGTGATAACTAATAAGTAAAATAACTTTTGAATTTATTCTTTTTTATTTATCGAAATTCATCGATACTTTTTCGAAATAATTTTTCAATATACTTAAAAATTTATTTTGATACTAAATTAATAAGTTAGATAGAGTACCTAACTTATTCTGGATCATCTCCATCAAAGAAAGGTACCCAATCTTCTTTTGTAAGAGGAATAGCGTCATACATAATTTGACTTCTCCACTCATTATACATGCGTTCTTGGTCCTTTAATGAATCTGGAGATATAACACAATCCATCTCTTTATCCATAATATCTTGAACTATGAAAAGAGCTTCTTCAATTGTATCCTTATCTTTTTGAGATATTTTCTCCAATTCAAAAATACGCATTAAAATATCCATCGTAAACTTATATTCAAAACATAAGGTTTGTATGTCATCTTTAGCCATACTATAAAACATCGATGGAATGTAATTTCTTCCAAACCGAACTAAGTAATATTCAAAATAATCCGGTATACTCTTAATGAGTTTCTTTTTACACTTGACAAACTTGTATTTGGAAGAATTTTCAAGTTGTCTTAACGAATAATAATATTGTGCAACCACCTTCTTTTTATCATGATATCCGATAAGTTTTTCAGAAAGTGAATTTGCAGTTGTATCAATAACTGCATATAGCATAAGATCACATCCTTTCTCTTATGCTATAGCCTTACACATATTATATATTGAATCAATTTTGGATAAAGTAGATGTTGAAATCTTCTCCTTAATAATATCTAACGACATAATAGATACTATTAAAGCCATTATCATCTTAGCAATAATTATTACGATAGGCTTTAAATCAAGAAGAAGTGTTTTAATTGTGTTAAACATCTTCTCACCGGTAAGTTCTTCAATAGCCCATAATCTTGTTTTCTTACTTTTAGGCTCATAGAAAGATATCTTACCTTTCTTCATTTTCTTCTTCTGTTTCTTCTGCTTCTTCTTATCAGCAAGATAAATCTTATACTGAATATCTTCAATATCACCTACAATCTCTTGATACTGCTTATCAAGTTTTGAATGAAATGAGTCGATATTTCCGACATCCAGATTAAAACTTTCAAAAGCTTTTTCTTTTTTGGATTTTTTGTTTTTCTTACTCATTGGATAAACTTCCTTTCTTTTTTATTCTAATAAAATAATATATATTTATTTTCATAATTTAAGAGTAATATTTTGGAAGAAAAATTTGTTATATAAATTTCATATTGATAATATTTTTTTATAAAAGTATTAATAATTTAGTAAATTTTCGAAATCTAATGGTAGGACGGATTAGGATGTCAGAAGATTAAAAGAAGATTAAAAGAAAAATAAAAAAGATTAAAATAAAATTAAATAATAATAAAGAAAAATTAAAAAGAAGATAAAAAGTAATAATAAAGAAGAATAAAAAATTAAAAATAAAAAATTAAAAATAATAAAAAAGTAAACAAATAAATAAAGGGAAGAAAGAAAAAAGAAGAAGTGTATAATAGAGACGAGGAGGAACGACGAGTCTCTATTATACATTTTTTTTTTTTTGACCTC